GGTTAGCTCCAAGTAAAGGGATAGGTTGAGAATTGGCTTAACTCTCACTGAAGTAATATATATCCGAAAAAATAAGCAATAACGGTATCCCTGTAAGGATACCTATCTTACCCTACCTGACTATAGGGTATTAGTTAACTGTCTAATTCGATTTACATTCATTCCTAATTGATTACCATCAATTAATCCATTCATTTCAATCTCATTATCCATTTTAACTAATAACTAATTTATCCATCCCCCCTTGATCCCCCCTTCCAAAGGATAAGAATGTGTTGTAAAAAAAGTAATTTTCAGTCTCTGGAAGTCAACCGAAGGGGTCTTCCCAAAAACTTTTTTACAACTGTACTGCTTAATATGCTGGAAGTTTTGCGTTGCTTCTAGCCGGTATAGGAGTGAACCTGTAGCAGCAGGTGAACTTCGAGATATGTCTTTTTCATGTTCCCTCGCTTACCGGGAACTGCCCTCTCCGTTTGGGGAGGGCTTTCTTTTTTCTCCGATCAAAAAAAGAAAGGCGGTACCCCGAAGGGTACCTGCCGTATTGCCCTTACCAGTAGTCTTTACGACCGACAAGGTATTCCTTTACGATTTCCATCACCGCGCTATCGATAAAGGTAGCGCCCGCGAACGGTTGAATGGTCATGGTCTTCTGCTCCTTGTTACTGGCAATGTAACGCAGACGATAGCTCAGTTCTTTGGCAGCACTGAGCCAGATGCCGTTAACCCAATACTGCTGTTTAGACTCATCCCAGAACGTAACCTTCTGGTTATCAATCTTGGCACCGTTGAAGATATAACAGGTGCTCTGACACTTCCCATCGACAACCAACGTCCGTTCGATGATAACGAAGTCCGGGTTTTTGATGGCATCTACAAATTTGTGCACCACCGCATTGCGGGTAGCACGGTTGTTGAACAGTAACCAGTTAGGGTTGAAGTCAAACGTTAATTCTGCGTCACATTTAAAGTGTTCTTCGCCAACACTCAGGGCAATAGTCATTTTATACCTCGATATCTAATGGAGTTAAGCCGCAGCGGTTGCTGCACTTGCCAGAGAACGGTCGCCTACCCAGGCACCTTCTGGAGTCGAGTAATACAGCCCCAACGTATCCAGCGTATAGCCAGTTTGTTGGAACAGGTTATCGCTAACACAACGCACGAACGCTTTCGGGTTCAGGCTATCGATTGCGAAGTCGCTTTCAAAGCCCCACAGCTCCAACCCCTCGCCTTTCGACAATGCTGCAACGTACAACCCTTCTTCAGTTGTCGGCTTCAATGTGAACAGCACGGTGTTGGTACCGTCTTCGTAACCCTCAATGCCGTTCTCCGTAAGACGGATAGAAGCACGTGAGCAACGTGTCGGTGTTAAGCTGCCCGATTTTACACTCGGCGCGTAGTTAAACGGATATTGGTTTTCGTATGAGGGAACATCACTTTGCTCCCCATCGTTAATCTCCTCGAGGTTGTGTGCCCGAAGAAGAAGCGGTGATTTATAACTGGACAGTCTCAGACCGTCAGTCTTCATCGTGTACTGGATGGTGACCCGTTGACCACACAAGTCCTTCGCTGTAACTCGCGCACGGTTCAATGCGTCGAGTACGCGACGAGCGATGCGTGGAACACGGAAGATGGCGTTGTCCGGGGATGTCCGAACGATATAGCCGTAGTCGGTGTAAGAGAGGATGGTCGCTTCCACACGACGGGAAGGTTCCAGCTCGTATGCTTCACCGTTGCTACGCTTGACGATGAAAATACTGACCCGACGGTCGCGTGATTTAGTCATCACCGTCGGAGTGACGTCAATAGCCCGCATCAACTGCGGACGGATTACAGTGACCTGGAATGGTAAGGTCTTCTTCGGCACGATGCCGAAGGTGGTGACCTGAATGGTGGAAATCTTTTCATCGTCCGGACCCGGCTGGTTACTTAACCACCAAGTCAACCAACGAGAGGTGTTCTGTGGAATGGCTTCGGTCGAGTACAGGATGAACTCACCTTCGATGCCTGCTTCGAGCAGCATGTTACCGAGGGTCGTGTTAACCGCGGTATAATGGCCGTTCTTGATAACGGATACGCCGTCTACTCGCATGACGGAGCAGACACAGCCGTGGGGATAAACCCAGAGTTCAACCGGTTCGTTCTCAGGGATGATGCTACCGATGCGGTTGGACCAGTCAGTTTTCTTCAGGTAATCTCTAATCATTTTTAATAGCTCCAATTGAATGTCACGTAATTACATATATCCGAAAAACTTTTCACAATTAAGGGCAAGCTATGCGTACCTACGACCCGCCTTCTTGGGATAACCAAGATGAACCTTTACGCTATAACTTCAGTACCGGCGTGTATGAGTTGACCAACCGTGTACTGGGTACGGAATCAGCGATGCCAAGTTCGGTGCGGAAGATTTACGACCAGTTGTTCAGTAAAGTAACCATTGATGTTCGAATGCATAAACGTATTCTGCATTACGTGTCAACTATCTTCAGCCGGGATACCAACGTCGAATGGTTCGGCTCTGCTCTTCTCGGCGTGCACACCATCCGCTTTTACGACACAGACCGTGACCGTTTCTTCGACGAAGTGATTCAGGTGGATGAAGATTATCTGACCGAATTGCTGAACGATAAAAAGCTTTCAGACATGGTGATGGAATGGAACGTCACAGGCGACGTATTCAACTTAACGGTTGTTTACCTCGTGCATCGTTACCTTTCGCTAATCGATAAAGATAAATTAGCATATGATGCAATTGTGTCGTTAGTCGAGTTACTGCAGTTTAAGTTCTACACCTCGATTTATTCGCACTTCTTTAAGCGTCCGGTTGACTTACCGGCAGCGGAAGCCACGTATGCTGCACTGTCCATGAAGTTCGACATTAAACAAGTCGGCTCTTGGGGCAAACATATCCGTGCGCGTGCTGAGTATTTCGTGTCGAAAGAATCCCCGCATTACGACAACATCAAACGTTTTCAGGATACCCCGAAGATTATCTACTTCATCTCCGACCTGAATACGCGTACCAAACAAACCGTGAAAGATTACTACGCTATCCTCGATGTGGTGCGTCGTGATAACTCGCGTATGCTGGTACAGTCGGCGATGGTTGACGTCAACGGGGAGACTATCCTGCGTGACCGTGTCTCAGCTTTTAACACTGCCAAGCAAAACCTCCTGGAAGCCTCTATGTCGCTTTCAAGCATGTACAAGGAGGAGTTAGCCCGGGTTGTGTTAGAAATCGTCCCTAAGGCGTCCCCAAACGCTCTGAAGACCATCATCGTTTATATCACCAGTCTACCTTACGGGAAAGAGCGTGGTGAGGTTGAACAGATAATGGTGGACACGCTGACTCATGCATTTGATTACGTCACCACCAATCGCGTCAACTTCACTGATGTGGCATTCTTGCTGAATAAGTTGCGTGCGCTGTACATGGCTTCGAAAACAACAGATCCCTATATTCTGACCCTCAGAACCCGGATTGAAAAGTTAGCGAAGAAACATACCCATTTACGCCGTGACGCTGACTTAGCTGCTTTACGAAATGCACTGTTGTTGTATTTCATGATACGCGCCTTGGCATCAGTTAATAATTGATTCCGACCCTACTCCACTTTTGGAGTAGGGCTTTTTTTCTTTTTTTGCCAAAAAAATAAAGGGGCCGAAGCCCCTTAGAGAAAGTTCTTGAAGATGCAGGAACGATAACCAATGAATCCGTTAGATTCAAGGTTCATCATTACCGCACCGCCCGGGTCGAGGTGGTATTTGTGAACGGTTACTGAGATATGCTTACCGCGTTGGTGTTCGGCCATCACGCTCATCAGGTCAGACATCCACGACTCGCCACTGATGAACATATACGTCGGCGGTGTGTTCTGGTTAATTTGCGCACAATGTCCGTTGGTGAACTCTTGCTGCTCAACTACGAACCCTTCGGGCGTGGTGTCGATTTTGTGCAAGACCTGTAAGATGCAGTGTGGGCAGACGTATTGCAGTGTATCGAACATGGCCTTCAGGTCGTGCTGGCGTAAATCAACGTTGATGTATGCTCGCCCGGTACTGTACAGGATTGGAACAATTTCCCACTTCTGGTCTTTACGCAAGCCTAAGAGATAATGATGATTAACCCCGGGGCTACGGGTCAGTGGGTTGTGTTTGTTAATGGCTTCCCAGTTGATGGCCTTACGGTGGTCGAACTCACTGTTTATCATGGCATCAACATCGCGAAAATATACGTAACTCATCGTCTTTTCCCCAATGTTAAAGGTAACGTTTCTTCAAAAGCAATAAAGCCATTTCTGTCTAGGTATTCCATAACGTCTTCTCGGGCAGCTATCGATGCCGGCATTTCAACGGTGTGGGTGCCTTCAATTTCCATCAGTTCATTCCACTTGTCGCCGAAGTTGTCTTCAGTGACGTAGTGAAACGGTTCTCTCGGCATTGGTTTTTTCTGTTCGTATTCTTTCGTGGTATAGCGATTACTGAAACGAAACAGTAGCGTGTCGCGACTGCGGTCGAAAAAATCGACGCGCCTAATAATCTTGACAGGATAACCGGGGTACAGTTCTTCCAACGCCAAACAAAATGGCCTAATCTGTAAGTTATTGCGTATGGTACGACGCACGATAAATTGCCGACTCATATTCATCATGAAATGGCTAAGCTCAACCTTATTCGGTCGAATGAACGCGCACCATAACCAATGAGCACCGTCTGGCGTGTGGCGCTTCGCCTTCTCAATACCAAATTTTAACTCTTCTGCAAAGTTACCTGCAGTCCGTGCAAATTCACAACGTTCTAGTTTTTCAACGCTATTATAAATTTTTACCAGCATGATTAGCTCCAAAATACATAACTATTTCTCATACCGGTAACATATATCCGTAAAAAAATAAAATAAGAAGAGAGGGCCGAAGCCCTCTCCCTTAGTGCCCACAAGTCCATACGTACACCTTAAGCACGCGGTACTCGTTCTCCGGGTGATTGCGCTCAGTGCGAGAATAGTCATCAGGAGGCGGTGTGGGCTTCACCATGTCTGCAGCTGGGTTCAGTCCTAGCCATACCAACACCGAAGTGCAGAATAACCAAGACCAGACGCACAAGTACATTAACATCTGTTATTCCTCCATAATAGAGGAACCAGTTGTTTTTAAAGGGAAATTATAAGTTTCCCGCAAGCTGCAAAGTGGTTTGGTGCAAGAAGTATATCTGGGTCATCACGTATGTCATGCCCGCGCTGGTACTAATGGTAAAAACGACTAACATCATTGCTTTGCGATTAAGCTGTACTTTTGAGTCACCGGTCAGCTCGTTACCCGAATTGAGCAACGCCACCGAGTGGCGCAGACCGAGAGCGACACAGAGCCAAATCGCTAAGATCGCAGTTACATAAGCTGTAGTCATTATTTCATCCTCTGCCGTGCGAGGAGCTCTTTTAAAGACTCCATCGTTGCGACATTCTGAAGGTCAGTGTTAAGGTCCCCAACCAACGACTGCAGTTTCGACCGCAGTTGCATCGTTCTAACTGGGCACCGTGTTGCCTGAATTTCACGTGACAGAGCTTCAATCTTAACCATCAACTCCCGCTGCTCTTGCTCTTCGCGCACCTGCTTCTCTTCGTCATCCTCTTTTCTCCCACTGACCATGTTCTGATGACGTATCATCACACGGTGGTTAGAAATTTCGTAATGACCAAGATTCTTGCCGAAGATTAAAAGCCACATCGCTAACAGCCAAGAAATTACCAAGTCATCGTGCCCCGAACGTACGTGGTCGATGCGGCCACCCCTTTCCACCAACCCGAGAATCTGGTCAATAAGTTCACCAGACCGGATAAGGTGGGCCGAGATGCGTAGAGCCATGGTGAACACTTCACCGTAAAGCTTCCGACGTTTATCCTGGTCTGTGGAGAATCCAATGTATTTGCGGAACTTGTCCCAGAACTTCTCAGGCACTGGCCCGGGGCCACGACGGAACTCATTAAAGAGGTCATCGTAACGAGAAGCATCCTGGGTGACTCGCACAAATATGCGGCGGTGCAGGTCGCGCACTTTGTTCTGTAGCACAAGCAATAACGCGTCTGCCACAGACGACCCGGTGGACCGTCGCTCAAGGATTAACACCGTGCTGGTATACTTCTCCATAAACCCAGCCAGCCAGTTAGCAAAGCCGATGACGTTCGTTTCCTTCACGTTCAGCTTCGCGGCAGTTTCAGCGGTCTCGGAGTTGATCATCGTAAAGCCAATCGCATCGCGACCTACTGCTTCTGATGTATCGAGACCGATGATGTGCCTTGTACGCATCTTAGACGCATGCTCAGATTCTTTGTAGAACCAATCTAACACATAACCGGACGAAGAGATTTCCTTAAACAGTGGAGACATCCGTGACTGCGTCATACGACGCGCGTCCTCTTCGCTGTACGGCTTGTTGAGCCCGCCTGTAGTCCACGTACCCCCGTAGTCACGGAGAATCTGATCACGTGTACCTGTGGCGTTCGATATCATTGCCGCGAGTTCAGCGTCCGAGGTACCCAGCTGTCGATGGTTCAACTTAACGTAGAATATCAAACGGGGTTGCTCGCACGTTGCGTTGCGGATGATTAGGTCAATCAACATCTTCCTGGATGGGATATCAATGTATCGTTCGTCCCATACAATACCCGATGTCATCAGGTTGTGAATATACACCCCTTCTTCTGTCGCAAGGTCCCCCGGCGTCGTTGCGATGACGTTGCCGTAGGGAACACCGTGCTCTTCGTTGATGCGACGTGCCGCTGTACCTGAACCGAATGCAGCAGGCAAAATGTGGTGGATGTTGTTGGTGAAGGGGCCTTCATCCGAGATGAGACGACCGGCAGTCAGTCCACGGCCCACACCGTTTGCTGATGGGATATCGTTCTGTCCGATAGCCGTAATCAGTTTGTTACCCTGCGCCAGACATGCAAACGCTTCTTTGTTATCTGGGTCGTCTGGATGGTGCGGCCACAGATACGCCGGCAGGTTATCGCGGATACGTTTCAGTGTAACGATGGTTTCCTCGCGCAGTACCGGCCCACGGGTAACGTGAATGGTACGGGAGTTCTCCAAGAAACGAATCAGCCAGCTCTCTAACCCACAGATACCGATGGTCTTACCGTGCTGACGCAGGAACTCGACACCGGAGTCAATGTTGTTAAAGAAAATCCAGTACATCGCGAAGTTACCACGGTCGATACGGAACGGAACACCGTTTGAACCATCCGCCGGGATACGTACACATTCGCGGAAATAATACCATGGGTTTACTGCACACTCTTCGGTGACCATAATCTGCTGTTTAACGGTCAGCATCGGGTCAAAGGGGTCAACGTCTTGTAAGAGTGGGTTGTGCAACGCAAGGTGAACGTACCAGTGTTCTACACCGAGTTTCTTCAGGGTGTCTGCAAATTTGAGAAAGTGTTTGTTCTTTGTGGTGTTGTGAATGATGGCACCCGGGTAACGGGCCCAGTCACCTTTACGTAGAATCATGTTGCCATACCTCCCGGTATAGGTCTAGGGGTTGCCCCCTAGACCTTAGCGAGATTACGTTGTTAAATGAGCAAGCATTGGAGACAGACCTAACTGCAAGGTGTCAGTCGGCGTACGTGCCAACCAACGAATGACAACAGTGCCACCTTCAGGCACTTTGTACGGAACGGTCAACTTGTTGAGCCATTCACCCACCGCGTAAGTCTGTACCTGACCGCCCACATGCAATTCGAAGTGAGTCGGTTCAGGCGCAGCACCTTCGGTACGGCGGTCATAAAGCGGATAGCTGTTCCCATACAGCTTGGCAATCCATTCAGCCTGCGAGGTCGCCCCACACTTCAGGTCGATATCCGAGTACGAGACGTTGGAGTATTTGAATTTCGCAAATACGCCTTCGCCGTAACGGTTACCATCCTGCACGTACTCCAGATAGAAGTTCGTGTTGAGTTCACTGCCCGGATTAATGAGCGTGATGTGGAATGACTGCGCATGGACAAACGCGCGGTAAGTCGGGTTGACCTTACTGACGTCGACCTGCACATTCAGGCGTTGCTTAACCCCGTAAAGTAACGGGTCAAAGACGGTGTTGGCCGTATACTCAACAAACGCAGAGGCGTCATACACCTGTCCGCGTGTCAAGTTGTACAGGAAGAACGCGATACGGTAACCGCGGTTCTCATCCAACCACATCGGTACAGCGTACAGCTTCAGCGAGTAACCGCCGTCGACTGCTTCCGTCGCCGCTTTATAATCGCGGACAATCGCGCCATTGATGTAGCCTTCTCCCGCATACGTCTCTCCCTTCGCCATACGGTAACTGAACACCAGAGGAAGTTCCTGCCCTGCGTTCGACGCGATGTAGTAGGTGTCGTGACTGCCTGCATTACGCAGACCGTTTAACGTAACACGGCTACCGTCAATCGGTAAACGCTTCTGACCATCTGTGTAGATAATCAGGGCATTCATCGGAATGTCTTCGATAGGCAGGTTAATCGGGAGGGTCAGCACTCGAGAGTCCGTATCCAGAATGAACGGCGATTCGAGTTTCACATCCACGATTGTACGGGCCGGCGTTTCTGCCGCCATCACCAGATTCGTTTTGATGATTTTCGCCACACCGGTCAAAATGACACGGTTGTTATCGGCGTAAGCCACAAACGTCACCAGTTCCCCATCTTCGACTTCCGCCACACAGTAACCCGGTAGCGCCGTGTTAACCTGCGTGTCTTCCCCTTCGTTACGCACCGGACGTACCGGCAGCAACGTTTCGTCCAACTTCCCGTTTTTGTAGAAGCCCGACAGCACTTCCGCATTATCATCGATATCGATACCGCGGAATACACGCACACCCAACACATCTGGACCGTTAAAGGTCAGATGGTCATGGAAGTCCATGGTCGCTGGGTGTTTAGAGCTATCCACGTAGATGCGGTACTTATCCGATTTCAACGGGTAGTGGCCGCCTAAGCGTTCACTGTCGTTGTACACCTGCACGTTACCGTACGGTTTCGTCTTCCACGTAAAGTTGGTGTAATCAACGTCGTAGATTTCGAACAACATGCGATACGTGTTGTTTTTGACCAGGTCACCGCCGTTGGGGACAAAGCCTGTCCCCGTTTCTTTGTTGTAAAGCTCCGACGGGTCCCAGAGTCGTAACCCGCGGTCTTTATCCACGATGCCGGTTGTAATAGTCGTCGCCATTGTCAACCCTTAATTTTCAGATACTGATTGAGCGTTACCGCGTTATTGAGATAACGCGCATTAATGCGGTCGAGTAGGGCGTACGTCAACTCGGCAACCTCTACAGTTTTGTACTGCAGGTGTGGATGCACACGAACGAAGCGCCGGTCAAACCCGATGAATGCGGGGTCGAACGCTAACAGGTCGTCGTAGGCTACCATGATTTCGTCCAACTGCGTGGTAGAGATGCGGTTAGTTTCGTCATCTTCCACGACAGTCAAACGACCCATCTGGATATCCCACATGACCTTATTAAGGACAGGGCTGTACAAGTGATACCACGTAGGGAGTGGCACAATCGCAGCCGGGGGCGGAGTTGGGAACCACGTGGACAGGTAATCTTCAATACGATTATCCATGTCTCGCGCTTTATCTCTCAAGGAGTACGTGTCCCCTTCTACCAATGTCCGTAACGGGACGGTCGGGTCGTCAATGGAGTAAGGAACCCCATCAGGAATCGTCGCCACGCCCAATGCGCTGTCTTCGCGAAAGACAACGTCGTCACGGTGCATCAGCCGCCCACCGGCAACAATGCGAACCACTTTGTCCTCACGGACATCGTAGCGGTCGTTGTTAGACAACACGCCACTTGTTACAAAGCCATGTTCTGGAACTCGCAAGGTCCCAGTGACGCCCCGCGCGCGTAGTTCGAGCTTATTGACTTCACCGTCATTGATGAACACTTTGTTCACCACGGTGACTGTCGGCCATTGAACGGTAAAGTCCACGCCGTGTACCAGCGGGTAACCGTTTAACCATGCCTCGACAGTTTCCATCGGCACGAACAATGGACGGTCAACGCCGTCCGCGCCACGAGACGTCACACCAATACGAATCTCCCCGTCTTCCACTTTAAAGGTGGTCGAACTAAAGAGATGGTAGCGGTCGGTAATTACTGTCGGTCGACGACGAGTGCGGTCTACAGTCCATTTAACAAGACCGTCCTCTTCGGTATAGTCCACACCCTTTTCAGCCGGCAGGTATTCGCCCGTTACTGCACCTGACTTTAACTTCTGAAGGTAGAACGTGTAGTTCAGACCCTCTTCCATTTGGAAGTCCGGCGCATCGTCAATGATGTCCATCGCTGTGTTCTGTCGGCTCACTAACGCTTCAACCAACCGTGCGGTCGGGTTACGTGCGTAGTAGTAAGCGTCGTCGTTATGCGGATAAGAACCCAGCAGCTTACCGTACGCGTCATATTCGTATACGGTTGAGCGGCGAGCTAACAAATCCGGTAAACGGCAGAACCAGCCCCGTTCATTTAGCTCCAACTTCTGCGGCGTATTTGCGGCATAGTAGGAGACTGCGTTATAGCCATAGGCGTCAGTACAAAGCTGGCGCGTAATGTTACGCGGCTTTGCTGCAGCCAGTCGGTTAGCGGCGGACTGTTCCAAATTGGCAGCCTGCCACTCAACCACGTTGGAGTTCGCCCCAACCATCGCCGCCACAATGTCTTCGTCGCTAAGGCGATACAAATCAAACAGCCGGTCGGTGTTAAAGAGCGCACTTTGCTCCATGTAGTCGTCGCGAATGATAACCCGCACAATGACGTCGTCGATGTTGGTCAACTGACCCCACGTTACGCGCAAGTCTTTTACGCGTTCGGTTGGGATGCTGATGTCGTTGTATGTCAGGTTACGAATCGCTTCGCTGCGATGGTGGTGGTAGTACCGTCCCCGGTTCTGATAGAACACGTGAATCTCAACATCATCGTTAAAGGTCCACTTATCATCACCTTTCGGCAGATGCAGCAGATATTTACGTTTGTTGTCGAGTGTCGAGGTAAACGACTTCACATCGCCCAGGTTGTAATCAACCACACGACGTGCACGACCGTCAACACGCAGTTCAACATCGTCCCACGTAACAAGGTCGTCCACTTTGAGGTTATCACGCAGTTCCCCGTTCACCCACACCGAGACGTGACCTTTCCGCTCCGCCTTTAGTTTGGCAATACGGTCGATTACGGCTTGACGTGCCAGCAAATTCGGCACGGTCATGTATTCGGTGGTGGTTGGTGGAATAGTGGCGGCTAAGTCACCACCTGCCCAACCCGGATAGAACTTAATGAACAGGGTCTCGGTATCCGGCCACTTGTACTTCCCGCCCTGCGGCATTGCCAGCAGAACCGCGCCATTCTGGTCACGATAGAAATACATGCTTTCGGTCGGTATCCCCAGCCCTTTCTCATTGTACACCAGAATAAAGGCGTTGAGTTCGTTGATAACGGTTGAGACTTTATACCAAATCCCCGCAGGGATATTCAGGTTACCTTCCCGCACGTGCAGTTTACCGAGGTGGTAGGCATGCCACCAACCAGAACCCGGTAAGGGGATGTCGGAGAGTCCGTCACGGACATGGCCTATAGCCCCGGTCTTCTGCGTGATTTTGTGTGGGGCGATAATCAGCGTGCCATCCGCACCCGGACGTTGCCATGCGTATTGCTGCGCATGGGCTACAAGCCAGTTATCCATTAGAACTCCTTAAAGTCCACCGGAGGTTTGGTGTGTTCGTTCAAAGTGATTTCGTACGAGCGCACGAATTTGTCATGCTGCTTCGTAACCTTCGAACGTTTCACGACCTGCCCCAGACGGGTACGGTTGTAAGTGGAATTTTCCAGACATGCTTTCATAATCACTAACAGACTCGGTGGGTATTCCACCGCAGAACTGGTGAGCTGTTTGGCAAACGAAATGCCGAAGAAAGCACCGGAGAGATTCTGCAACAACGCAGAGACGTTGAAGTCTTTCAGACGCGGTGTTACGTCAGCCGCAACCACCATCTGTACAAACTCCTCCACGTCACGCGGGATGAAGAACTCAGTACGCCCGGTTACCGACTCAAAAATTTGCATCGGTAAATAAAGCTCTTTCCCTACCATCTCTTGCAAGCGGTAGGCAGTTAACTCGTCCGGCGCACCATTATAAAAGTGGCCAATACTGAATAAAGCAGCGAGTGCTTTTATCTGGCTACTTTGATATGGGGTTAGTCCGTAGGTATGGGAGATAGCATCTGCCACCCACGTGCTAAAAATCTCATGGTAGTAAGGGAACTGCGACATGAGCGATTGGCGGTTTACAGCCGGGTTTGTCCAGACCAGCTCCCACCGCGCTTCATCCAGACGAAGGTCGTGCTCAAGCACGTCACGAATCTGCAGTTTACCTTCACGGTCCAGTTTAGTGAACGGGCGTGCATCGACGTACACAATTCCATCGTGAATAATCGGTAACGGGAATCCGGCGACCGTCGCTGTCTCAATGACGTAGTGTATCTGCTCCGACATTGCGATCGTTTGGTTCTGAACACGGGCTAAATCGAGATCGGCCTTAATCTTTTCAAGATTGAAGCTGGTGAAATGAAAGCCCTTATATGCGTTTTCAAGTGCCATGAGAAAATCCTTAGTATGACCATCTGGTCTTTCAAAACAATGTATGGAGACTCTGATCCATGACTTATATCCCACGAAACAGCTCGCCGCTGAATAACAAGCAGGGATGGCAGGATAACTCCGTTCCTGAGCTTGTGCGGCAAGCGATCGGCGACCCGATTCACAAGCCGCTGATCTTCACGTTCGGCGGACGTTGTGTCGATAACGAAGCATTCCCGCTTTCGGGCGATAACCTGCTTTCGTTGATTGGTCGCGATGTCGTCGACTACCGTAGTAAGTACGCTACGTTCAACACCCCGTTTCTGAACATGTTCAATGCCAATGGCAACGAAATGATGGTTCAGGTGGTCCGTCCTGATGATGCCAAAGTCGCTATGCAACGTATGGCCGCGGAAGTCTTACTGACTGACGTGGAGATTTACGAGCGTAACACCGACGGCAGCATTAAGTACGATTCGACTGGCCAGGCGCTGGTGAAAGAAACTCGCCCGGGCATGCAGATCGTGTTCCGCGTCATGGAAATCAATGACGCCAACGGCCTGTTCAAAAACGGCAAGCAGATGCAGGGAACACTGACCGGTACCGGCGGTGAGAAGTCGATGATTATCCCGCTGTGGGATATCAAAGGCCCGTATGCATCCAGCGATGTGAACGGTTTCGGCTACAAGCTGACCGTCCCTACCGCGAAATCTTCACCTGCCTTGTCTGCAGCTTATCAGCAGAAGGTAGGTGGTCGTGTTTATACTCTGCAATGGTTCGAAACGCTGGCTGGCGTATCGTCTCCAGTTATCTGGAAAACCTTGAAGGGTATGTCCACTCTGAACTTCAGCTTCAAGCCGAACGCTTACTACGAGCCGATGGCCACCGAGCTGGACTTTGAGAACGTCGTGACCCCGGCATGGCGTAACACCATTCCGGAAATCGGCGCGCTGCCGGACTACGGCCCGTTCGAAGAGTTCCACGTTTACCATGCCAACTTGAAAGCACTGCTTGAGCAAGTGGCCGGTCTGATCGACAATGCTCCTGCTGACCCATACCTGATTGACATTTTCAACGGTCTGGATCTCAACGGGAACCCATATGATGGTCTGATCGTTAACCCAGGCACCGTAACCGGTAAAGCGACTTTCAGCTCCCAGCACGTTCATTATCTGAGCGGCGGTAGCGACGGTACGCTGAACAATGACGTCTTCGACGAACTCGTTCGTCGTGAAATGTCCCTGTTCCCGGAAGACGGTAAAGTTCGCTACGACAACGAATTGAAATATTCGCTGGGCTGTTTCTGGGATTCCGGGTTCAGCTTCGAAACCAAAGAAGTGCTTTGCAACTTCATCGGTCGTAGCCGCAACACCTTCCTCGGTCTGTGTACTCATGTATACAACGAAGGGCGTAATGACCTGCAGGCTGAAGAGTCCGCAAAAGTTGCGCTGATGGAAATGGTGTCTGCTGTGCCGGAATCCGACAAGTTCGGTACCCCGGCTGCACGTGGTCTCATCATGGGTCAAACCGGTAAAATCCGTAACAGCTCCTATAAAGAAGCGGTGCCGCTGATTTACTCAATCGCGAACTTCTTCTCGAAGTACATGGGTGCGAAAGACGGTTACTGCAAACCGGAATACCGCTTCAACCGTGGTAGCAAGACTATCATCGAAGATGTGACCGATGTGTCTATGCCGTGGAAAGGGAACGAAGTGTATGCGTCCGACTGGGATGTATCGCTTATCTCTGCCCGCAGCTACGACTACTATCGCGTGTTCATCCCGGCGATTCAGTCTATCTATCCGGAAGAACGTTCAGTGCTGAACAACGCGCTGTTCAACTTCCTGATGACCTACGTGTACCGTGTAACGGACCGCGTATGGGCTGATACCACCGGTCTGAGCGGGATGACTCGTGCTGAAGCAGCGAAGGATATTGAAAACAATATCATCGCCCGCCTCGCCAACCGTCTGGATGGTAACGCCAACGTTATCCCAACGGCGCGCTTCACTGACGAAGACATCAGCAACGGTAATTCCGTGACTGTTGACCTGCGCTGTGAAGGCGGCACACTGTTGACTCAGTTCAACACCACCATCCGTGTTTATCGTCAGGAGTAATGAGATATGGCTGGACTTACTGAACGCTTAATTCTCCCTGCTGACGGGCTGCACATTGACGGCGGCGACTACCAGATGGTGCGTCCGTTCGATTCGGGCATGCAGGGCCCGGCGAACCAGACTGGTAAGTTCGTAACGAACGCCAGCCGTCTGCGTCGTAACCTCATCGCGCGAGTGATGGAGTACCCGCGCTGGGTCGACTACATGCCGAACCCGGCGGTTTGGCGTCAGGCTATCAAGGCTTTCATCGAGGTGCACTCCACCTTTACGGGTCTTGATAAAGGTCTGACCGCTGAATACGTGCAGACCCAACAGGGCCGTAACAACCGTCAGCAATCTGAAGCTGGTCTGGTTACCGAAGCGCAGTCTTCCATCACCCACAACGGTGTGGATAAAGACGGCAAGGTCTTCCAGAACATGTTCTCAGCATGGCTGATTTACGGGGTCATGGACCCGCAGACCGGTCACCCGGGTATTGCGGCCATCAACCCTAACGTACCCGACTTCCTGCCGGACATGTATTCCATGACCGTGTTGTACTTCGAACCGGATGCTTACCAACGTAAAGTTGTTAACGCCTGGTGGTGTACCAACATGGCTCCGGAATCTAACGGCCCGGATATCGGTGAGCGTGACCCTAACACCGGTCCGCAGACGAACGAGCTGTCCATCAGCTTCACTAGTCAGCAGCAAACCGGTTGGGGTGTCATGCAGGCGGCTCAGCAAGAGCTGCAGCGCATGAAGCTCAACGGCCTGCGTCCAATGACGCGCAAAATGTGGGCTACTCCAGGCCAACAGTACGAAGGCGGTCCGAACCCGGATGTCGACGGTACTCTGGGTGGTTACCGCAGCGTTGCAGACGACTTCATGTCCAATCAGATGTAATCTGCGACAAAAAAAGAAGCCTTCCGACCCCGTTGGGGGTCGGTTGGTTTTTCTTTTATTTTTCTCTTTGTCTTCTACTTCTGCCGCTTTCCGCGGGTCGATACGAAGACCGTAGATGTAGAACTTCAGGAACATGAGGAACAGGTAGGTTGCCAGCGCATCAAACTGTTGATAACTGTTACGCGCTACGTTCCCAGCAGTCGCACCCGGGAAGGCTGCCAGTCCCGGTTGGGCCTGTAGGTCTTCTACCGTGACCGCAAAGCGGAACAAATCCTTCTCCAGTTGTTCCAGCACGTCACGGCCAAACTGTAGCACCGCAATTGATTTAAAGTTGGAGATAACCGAGATGATAACCCCGCCTTTATGGTCGTTGTTGTGCAGGTTGGTCAGGAAACGCTCGTAACCGTTCGGGGTGGTTAAGATGGCATCCTGCGGTTCACGGGCCAGCGCTTCAAACGACGACTCGTCAATCATCGCAGTACGCATCTGCGTATACAACGGCGTCAGTATCGCCTCCAGACGTTGCATGACGAAATCACGCTGCTCCAGAGTAAGCTTAGTTTCATTGTTGAACATGATAGCCTCTAACAAAAAAATAAGGGGCACGAGGCCCCTTGTGAGAATGGATTACTCTTCGTCTTCATCCTCGTCGGATGAGAAGAAGGCAGCGCGAGTTTTCTCACGCAGTGACGCTTCGAAGCCAGTCGGTTTCGGAACGCCCAGACCCAGGCCGAAGGATGCAGCCCAGTCGTTTTCAGTCGGGTTGTCGCCAGTCGGACGGGAGAAGGTTACGCTGAACAGATTGCCTGCGATATCCGCAGTCAGGTCCATCGCGCCGAGATCGTCGTCAGCTTTCGCCTGCTCAATAATAAAGTCAGAACCGACCTGACCGAACGCGCTCAGGAAGTCGCGGTTGAACTCACCGACGTTCTGGATGTCTTCCAGCGTCAGGTGTTTGACACGGTCGTCTTCAGCGATCGCTTCGACATAGACCTGCTGCAGAGGTTCCTGCTTGAGCTGTTTGTTTTCGTCCAGTTCCAGTTTACCGAACAGGCGCTCAATCATCAGGTCTTCACGAGATTTAGTAGACATGTCTTTCTCCACAATAATAGTTTAGGTTTACAACATTAACGTTAATGTTCACAAAGATAATATATTGCTGAAAATATTTAGGATGTCAGTCCGTAGGCTTTATCCAATTCATCCAGCTTAGCATCATCTAAATCGTGCGTACTAAAATTCGCTATCAGAGTTTTGCGTTGGTCTAACTCTGTAGCAAACAACGTATTGTACCACACGGGCACAGCACCGTACCCACCATCACCAAACTTCTCTTTGATGTGCTCGACACAGTGAAGCTTCGCTAACTCGCGGTCTTTGCCTATCCCACGGGCATAGACATACGAGCGGTAGAACAGCGGGGCGACCTCAGTGCTCGGAACGCCGCGGTCAGCCGCCGCTGTGATTTCCGAGATAAGCGAGTCGTAGTTGCCTTTGAACGACGCGCGATGTTCCAGACAGGCATGGGCGATTCTCCAGACGTCTTCCTGCGTGACGTCGTAACGTTGCTGGATATGGCGTGTTAATTTACACACCTCTAAATACGCATCCACATGGTGGTATTTACGTCGCTGTGACCAGACGTCGTGATAACCGATGGCGATAAGCACACGCTTGATAAGCGCTTTCTGGTGCGACATCTCAAGTCGTTCGAGAATGACCATCGCGTTATCCATAGTCTTCTCGATATGGTCAATGCGATGAGCAGGGTCGGTGTGCAGATAATATTCAGCCACGTCCTCGAGAATTCGCTTGCGTAAACTCTCCATTCTTTTTCCTGTTTTAATGGGTGTAATCATAAAAGATAATATATTTGTGAAAAATAATAGCGCCTATGCCGAAGCATAGGCGAAAGCATCAAACGCTAATTAACGATTCGGTAAACATGGCACGGTCATGAATAAAGTCATCCACCGCATCAATGATAGCGTCCACATTTGGTGCGCCAGTGTGCACCCAAATCGCTTTCCCACCTGCTGCTTGCCATTCACGGCAGTTGCGGCCAAAGTCATCAATCAGCAATGAGTCCGGATCGGCGTATTGTGCTTTCTGACTGGAGCTCTCCGTGACGATGATGTTCTGACGAGGAATAGAGAAGCGGTTAAACAACCACTGCTTCTTACACTCAGCCGCATGGTTATAATCCGGATGGTCTTCGCCGGCCGAGGTGAGAATACCCCACGGTTCACCCGTACGGTTAAGGTGGTAAATCAGTCGACCGATTTTTGGGATGGTCGGTAATTTGGCAAATAGGTCTTTGTCTTTACGATAGACCTCTTGCAAAATTGTGCTTCGACGGCACGGGTCCATCGCGTTAAACTGCGCCACAGTGAACTCTTTAAAGTGATGCGTTTCCATGTACAAACGCCAATCTGCAATTACGCCATCACAATCCAAATGTATCATTTTACTCATATTCCTTACAGGTGTAGTCTACATACCTAGGTAACCATGTGAAAAAAGAAAGGAGTACACCCTCCCGAAGGAGGGTGCCGATTACTGCTTGATAGCGAAAAAACTCCGGTGCGGCTCAGTCAACAGCAGATAACCACGATCGAAATCAATCTTGGCTTTGGCTGCATTCACATCACAATAGAACTTGACCAGCTCATCTTGCGACAGACTGTTAACTGCTGAATTTACTTTACGTTTTGTGTCGTAACGTTCACTCAGGATTTCACTTAAAACCGGCTTCCCGGCGCGACCATTGACCGTGTAGATTACCAGCTTCTCCAGCTCAGTGGTCGTAAGCGTGCGCAACGTTGGAGGGATCTCGATGTTCACTGATTTCATGGAGGACTCCTGTATTCAAGGGGTGCAGACCGCGAATACCGCTCCGAATGAAGCTAGCTAATGACCGAATAAACATTTGCCGCGTTACCAAATTCATTACTGTTTGATTCCCCGTCGTAAGATAGGGTTATACCGTTATTGCCATTGAAATGGACACCGATACGCCACCATCCTTTGCCGAGGGTCTGTTCATCATTGAGGATAACGTCCGTGTAGGTCTGCAAGATGTAAGTAAAGCGAGTCAAATTTTCCGTGTGGGAGTGCAAACGCATTTGCCCTACGGACTCTGGTGTTAAATCCCAGTTCGATAAACGATGAGGCACAATCCAAACCTCACCGTTCCGAGACGGCTCTTGTGTGAGAGTCGGGGTGGGGTCAATCACCGCGTTCTCATTAAAGCCGTACACGTGGAACCTTTTCGGAGGGGTCTCTTTAAAGTTCCAGGCTGCACCCTTAAAACAGTTCTCCAACGAAAGTGCGCAACAGACACGAGCGACCGTTTGGTCTTCGCCCGGTGCGCAGGACAACGGAATACGGGGAATAAACTTACGAACAGGACTTGCACTGATGTGCAAAGGTGCGGTCTCAATCCCACGAGGCCGCAAACGCGAGAATAGTTTGGGATTCTGGCCGTTACGCCATGTTTCTAACGTCGCCAGCGAAATCGCCATTTACCAAACCCTCGCTCCCAAACCAACATGTTTCACCTGAGGACGGCTGTCGATGGTAGACAGGTATTCACGCGCAGAGTCAACCACGTTACGGCGGCGAGACTCGGTAGCAACCTTCAGGTGACGTGCGCCGGTTGCCAGAATCTGCTGGCAGGCTTCACGACTGACCGGACGGTCGATAAAGGTACGCGTTGATTCCTGAGCTACCGTGGAGCCACGAACCATGCTGGAGTATTTGTTACAGATACGCAGGCCGTCTTCAATAACCCAGTCAAAGGTAACCAGCTTATCGATACGACGGGTACGCACACCACCGATGACACCTTGACGCACGATGGCACGCAGAGAGAAGCACACGTTCTGATGCGGGTTATCCAAACCGGCTTTCAGGCGACGACCCAGATCGTTGTCTTCCGGTTTAATCCATCCCCAGATTTCAACGACAGGCTGACCGTTACACATTTCGTTGGTAACGATAGGCTCGACTTCGCGGATATGGAACGCTGTGTTGGTGATTTCAATCCACTCGTTACGGTCCATGAATTCCGCTTCGGTCATGCCCGGACCCCATTCAGGGTGGTCGCATTCACCGTACAGGTTACCGGCGGCAATCTTACGCATGAAGATGTTCGAACGTTCGAACACATGCTTCGATTCGTTGTAGGTGTAGAAGATGTTCTCAGAGTTGAACACGTTCAGTGCACCCAACAGGACACGGTAGTAACCGCTGTCGTCCTGTTGTAAACCTTGCGGGTTGTTCACCCCCGCGAGCGCTACGCAGTTATAGCGCAACGACATATTTTCCATTGCAATCCTCCAGATATTATCGCATAAAGATGTCTTCGAGCGGCTCGGCACGAACCGGGTCGTTGGTTAAGGCTGACCGGATACCACGGCGCAGTTCCGTGTCGGACAGTTTCGCCAGCCGAGACGTTTTGTTCAAAGAACCGTCACGTAGAGGAATGAATTGCACCGGGTTATAAATATCGCTATCCTTTTTCAGACTGGCGCGGAAAAACTCACGGACGTTTTTAGGATTACGTTGGATGTGGGCGGCATAAACGTCGCGGTCTATTTGGTCGTTGAACACTTTAAACGTATTCCACAACGGCACATCTGCAAGTAATTCGGCGTGGTCGACTGCATTCATCCAAAAAGGCACATTCCCGTAGTCATAGACGTACGAGACAATGTTGTACACGTGACCGGGTAAGCATTGAAGCATCCGGTTCGGGAACACCACCGTGCCCGGGTCAAATCGAAACTCGTAATACGGCTCCCCAAATATATCCACCTGCTCAAACGTGGTGGGGGTAATTTCAATCAACGTAGTTACGTTGGAAACGCCGTACGTTTTACGGTCAGTGGAGATGGCAAACATCCCCATAATCAGAACTTCAGAAGAGATGAACGCCATCTCTTTCGACGCATAACCTACCGGGACGTAAATGTAACAACCACCTTTGGTGATGGTCATCGTGTCCTGGTCTACTAAATCCGCATGCACTTTTTTAGGGTCACGCGTTGCTGTTTCAATGGCGTTCATTCTCGATTCCTTATTCTACGTACAGGCTACCCAGAACCCAGTCGAGTACGTACTCAACCAGTTCATCACGCGCAGCAACGTCCGGCTCAACGCCGTCTTTCATCCCACGGTGGATAGCTTTCAGAATACGCCCTACCGACTCATCGCCAAAGACGTCACGGGCCGCGACTTCAATTGCGAATTCGGTAATGTCTGCAGTCTGACGGCCGAAGCACTTGTCAATAGACTCAGAGCATTGCTTGCGAGCCACATCCGGCGCAAAGCCGAGGTGACCTGCTTCTGCAGCACCGATTTGCTGGTAGAACGAGTTTTTGAGGTTGGTGCGATGCGTGTTGACCCAGTCAGTGTCCATTGCAGCTTTAGTAACCGCACTGCGACGTGACCAAGCTGCCACGAGTTCGTTCTGCTGCTCAAGCAGGTAGGCGATGTTGGTCGATACCGGACCAGCGTCTTCCGACTCTTGCGTGTAGACTGCGCCCAACAGGGCTTCAGCGCAACCGCCTTGCTCGATGTAAGCAGAGAAGACTTCCTGACAAACGTATACGTTCATGGCGTCGCCATCGATGGACAGTACAGTCTGACCGGCTTTCACTTTCTCGTTAAGCTGGTTCAGGTACGCCATCAGCCACGCAATGTTGGCAACGGATACACGCGGCAGATACACATCCCACTTCGTTGACGTCACGCCAGAACCTTCCCACGGATTCTCGACATAGAACGCTGCCAACAGCATGGTTGCCACGTGCTCTTTCACGTAACGCCAAGATTCCGGACGGTACGGGTTCACCCCGCCACCGACAATGGCTTTCGTCATGAGCTCGGTCGGGGTGGTCTTCAGGTCGTGCAGCAGAATGACGATCAGGTCATCGTACGCTTTCGAACCCGTCACCGGCACCGGCAGATTGTCAGGTACTTTCAAACCTTCCAGAGCGTCGTATTCGTAGCTTGCCACGGACAGATTCGGGACAGACTTCAACAGGCCCTGCACAACAGGAGCGTCGAAGATGGAATCCAGCGCGACAGGAACGAGCGACCACTCTTCCTGTACTTCAGCCACAGCAGGCTCATTAATCTGCTCGATAACAGAGCGAATAAACGGCTGAGCCACGTTACGGGAAAAGTCCAGCAGGCCCGAGAGACGCGCCGTGGCCATTTTCACCAGTTCGCGCAAAGTCATCTCGTGCTCACTAATTGGGACCAGCGAAGCATGGCCGCCGTCTTTGACGTACGCCACTTCTTTTGCTTCACCCAGCACCGCACCAATTTTCAGCTCATCCGGCAGACGATGAATAAACTCTTCATCCGTAATCGCCGCATTGAGCAGGGACGGGCCACTGGCAGCGCGGTTCAGCAGATCGACCGGGCTGTCCTGACACGTTACAATTTTCAGGTTGTTTGCCTTAGCGAGATCCATAGCCTGCGTAATGGCATTAAAAGAGTAGACGTTAATCATTATTGGTTATCCCCTTTGGATGCCGCAGCTTCAGACAAACGGGCAGCCATACGTGCAGCTACCATGTCGGCGATATCGCGTTTCAGTAAACGCGCTCCGTCAACTTCACCACTAATCCCTTCGTTACCTTTGATAACGGAGGCCACAATTTCAGTAGACAGCTCAACGGCGTTGGCCATGGTAAGGTAGTTCATACGCATTACCGGGCTGTAGCTCGCTGTTTCCGTGGTCTGCTGTGGGTTGGCCGCTGCCTGACCCGAGCGCAGTTTAATCTGTTGAATAATATCCATGGTTAACTCCGGAAGTTAGATAACCTGCCGGGAGCGACCCGGCAGGGTGGATTACATTCTCAGCAGTGGGATATTTTCCCCATCGAGAATTCTCAGCACGTTCTTCCCACCTTCGACGGCGATAAAGTTCGACGTGCCGATGTTGTAGAGCGAGCCCACGATACGTGCTTCTACCGAGTTACGGCCGAAGTACACGTTGATAGGACGACCTGAATAGGTTTCGTTGGTGCCGACCATGCGATACTGGACAGTGGTTTTCAGCTGGTTTGCCACGACCGCTTTGTCACCTGCAGCCATCTCTGTTAAATGAGAGATGTAGAACTTAATGCAGATAGACTGATACGCCAACGGAACACCATCAACGCGGTAGTCGCCATCTACCTCACCTGTTGGTGCCAGCTCCTCGTTAGAGGCGGCTGCTTCGCGTTTGCGAATGCGGTCGTATTTCTTCACCTGCTCTGCCACTGACGGGGACATCTCTTCGATATCACCGTGATACACAATCTCGATTTTGTCCACCCGTCCACGCACGCCAGCGCGTGGTGCGAATGCACTCAGGTCATGCAGCGTTGCCGCCGCTTCCTGCGAGAAGTTCTCCATATCGCCAGAAAGGTTGTCGCTAAAGGTGCATAGGATGGTATCGATGTCCACCTCACTGCCCTCTTTGATAACCTCGAGGATGTTCTGGTTAAAACCAATTACCACTTCTTTCGGCTTGGTGGTCTCTGCCTCTAACTGTTTGGCAATCGTGTTATCGATTGCGTTGGAGTCTTCGAACGTCTCTTCACCCTCTATCAGAACGACGGTCGCCAAAGCGCCATTCTTCCAGTTGACTTGCGTCGGGTTATAGTAGTCCGGGGCAAAGTGTTTGCTGTTGTACGTGACTACGGTTTTGGCTTTCAGCTTATCGCCTTTCTTCCATTCGGTAACCATGTCATGCGGATAGAGTTGACCTTCGTGTGCTCCGAACCAGCGTCCTAGTGGGAACGACTCTTCAGTCTTGTCTGCATAGCGAACACGAATCGCGTCAGGGGTTACGTCTAACACCGTGGCGTCTTGCTCGAGAATGCGTGCATGTTTGGATGAGGTACGATGTGCTACAAGTTTCCCCTGACCGGTTTGATAAGGAGTAACTACGTGCCCCTCTGCAGCTTGTGCAGAACCCATCTGGATGTTTACGAAGTTCCAACGTTTGTCATCGTCGATAAGTGAATCGGGTGCCAATCCTACACAAAACGACATCAAACTCCCGATGGGCTGATTATCCAAATCGCGTGGTTTCGTCAACCCGTCCACAGTTGCAAACTGCGGGTTAGCCGACAGGAATGCGGTAATACCTACGTCACCGTTATCCACGGTGTCGCCAGATACCACTCCCAAATCAGACTTGGTAAATTCACGTGTGTGCTTCACCATCGTCTTACGGTCGCGACCACCAGTACCGCCCATGGTCACTACGTCTTTCTCTTTAATCGATTGTATCGGGTTCGCCCCCTGCGTTACCAACACAGATGGGTCAGAGTTGATTGCCCCCCACACCAGTTCATTCGGCAGTTCAAAGCGCCGTGTTGAGGCCGGTGCATTCAGATAGTTACGGTTAGCCTTCGCCAGCGCTGCGTACAGGTGGTACGCCAGACGTGCGTTACCCACGAACATCATTTCCTCGCCGTTGATTTCCGGCTTGGTGTGGTCGTTGGTCAACATCTCGTTCGCACGTTCCAACAGACCGATAAAGGTCTCTGGTTCGCCCATGCGACGCAAGATACGGGCATGCATATCGTCAACGAAGCCGTTACGCATCAGCTTCAGTTCGTTAATGTAACGGGCAGTAAGTTTATCTCCTTCCTGCAGCAAGTTCAGGTACACGTCCTCGCGTTCCATCTCCGACTCGGTGTAGACGGTCATGTGTTTGAGGTATTTATCCATACCGTTCACGACCATGCGCTGTTGGTCGTTATCGCACATCACGACAATCTTGGCATCCGCCAGACGGATAACCATGTCGTATTCCGACTTGTCAAGTCGTTGACCCGGCGGGAGCACCTCGTAGCGAACCCCGAAGTGCTTGAGCATTCCGGTTAGGCCAAGGTAGTAAGAGAACACGAAGCCCAGCGGAATGGCTTTGCCCATGACGGACAGTTCGCTGACTTCTTTCGGTGCTTTGGCACTGTCGATGCCGAGCATATCGGTGAGACTGCCCTGTGCTTCGACTTTGTCGCCTTTGACAGTATACAGCTGAGACTGGGCATCCATTGCGACCAGACCCGCTTTGCCTTTCGCCACAGGCGTAAGCTTTTTCTTCTCCATTGAGTCGAGAACGTCTTTGCCGAACATCGATTCCATTTTCTTGACATCGAAGTTCCACATGTACCCCATGGAGTTGAACGATGCCACACGACGCGCCATCATGGTGTATTGTTTCGGCAGGACGTAAGACGGGTCGAATACGTTCGCCAGACGCGCATCACTAATGTGCGTGTCTTTGATGTCGATTGCACGAATCACGACCTCGTTGGTTAACCAACGGCCATAATCGTTCACGACTTTCTCACTGCGGGTAACGAAGTTCTTACCGTACGCAGTGGTCAATGCAACCGTATCGTGGGCCACTTTACGAATCGGGATGTCAACACGCTGACGACGCATGGTGTAATCCACGCCGTTAGCACGCCAGTTACCATCACGGTCGAGAATAGGCATCGAGAAGTGAACCGTGGTCGGCTCGCCACCCACAGGCTGAATGCGCAGCGTGTGATGCTCAACGTTACCCGTGACCGCATACGACTTCTCAACACGGTGGTCATGAATCACCAAGCCGAGACGTTGTGCGGAGGCTACTGCGCCTAAGATGTCTTTAGGCAGCATGGTTTTGTTGTAGCGGCGAATCATCTCGTCAGTGGTGTTCTCTGTCCAAGACGGTTCAACCAACGTTGCGTCTTTAAAGACAACCGTTGGCGATACTTCCAGCTCTTCCGGTTTAATCTCCAGTGCTTCACCGTAACTCTCTTTCGGGTTGTACGGGTTAGGCAGCTGTTTGAATTTCGCCGGGGCTTCTTTCAATACCTGATACGCTTTGGCAGACAGACGTCCCGCTTCGGCCAGCTTATCCAGTTCGCTTTGAATGATAGCTTCATGGTTAATGGCTTTCTCCACGACAATCGTGGTCGGCTTAACGTCTTCTTTCGGCGCAGCAGCTTTAACTTCTTCTTCCGCATCGAACATCTGCTCATCAAAACGCGCAATCTCCGCTTCGAGTTCAGAGTCATCCAAATCCTGAATCGGGGTTACGTCTTCGACAGGGTCGTGACGCTCAATGTGCATCTCGTCCCCGTGCGGGGTCACGAAGTCGGTGTCCATGTTCTGGACAGGCGGCTGGGTCATTACAGCCACAACGGTGCGGTAGAAACGACGAGCCATCTGGTCATCAGACAGCTTACCTTTCTCACCGGCACGCAGACGTTCCAGCATGCCAAGGTTAATGGTGGTAAACGCTTGGTTGTGGGTGAGAATGATATTGATACGTGACAGCTGGGTAATGTCCAGATTTCCGAACAGGGAGTTGTCACGGTCACCGTCCGCCCATGCAAACAGCTCTAACAGCCACAGCAAAGACCATGACTGGAAGTGCTCCATTTTACTTTTGTTCGAACGGTCGCCGTAGGTATTACGGAAACGGTTGAACGCAGGCATGGTGTCGCCCACTTCCAGAATGAAGTAGTTCTGACGCGGGAATTTTTCCGCATCGTACGCCAGCTGGTCACGGAAAGTGATCATCAGGTTACGCAGACGGTCGTACCATGCAAAGATGGTGTCCGCATAACGGTAACGTGGCAGAATCGGTGCGTAGTTCTCAACCAGCATCGTACGGAGGTCTTTTTCAATAACCTCTTCGGATTTCATACGACGCATTTGACGGTTGTTACGGTGGTACTGCAGAATCGCACGCTCTTGCCCCTGCACCGGAACTGGGATAGGGCGACCCACCAAGCCTTCGGCTGCGAGTTTAGAGTGGTGACGAATCTGTGCCGGCTTTTCCAGTTCGAAAATCGGCAGGGTTTGCGGAGGAGCAATCTCCCCCGACATGTCAAAACTATGGTACACGGAACCGCGCGGGATTTTTAACTTATCCAGCGGAATTATTCTCGGGGCACCGTATTCTTGCAACATACGTACCGAGAACAAACGGTTGAACTGTTTAATCAGCAACATGATTAGGTCCTTTTGACCGGGGGCTTCAATAGTGCAGCGAGCGTACGGTCAATTACGTCGTTGGTCGGGTTCATCTTGAAACGACCGGAAGTGTCAAACCAGTATTCGCGGCTATCAAGCCACTTACGGTTCTCTTCCAAAGCTTCTTCACTCATAATGGCGTTACTTGACGTCATGTCACCATCGTAGTCCCCACCTAAGCCGCCCAATCGTGACGGGTGCACCGCCATCGATTCCACGAAGTCGTTGATGTGTCGCAGAGGAAAAGAAATAGCAGGCTTACCTGATTTCGGTTCCCAGTTCTCATCTAACTCGGTTTTCATGGTAGACGGCGTGGTGGTTTCCAATCTTATGGTCGAGCTGTAGGTCGAACCACGACCTGCAACTGGATAACGTGTAACGAAAGCGAAGTAATCGTTCCAGATGTCATACCCGGACAGATAGAGCAACTCAACGAGGGTTATCCCGCTGACGTTCTCGCGCTTGAAGTCCGACGGTAATTCGTCGATATCGTAGAACACTTTAAAACGTTTATCGTCCTGATAAATCAGGGCAACGTAGTGGTTCTTATCGATATAAAGAGGTTGGTGTCTGGCAGCACGGTCTTCGAGGCGGTTGATAAGTTTCTCAACGCCTTCGTCGGTGGCATATTGGTCATAGACCTTACCACTTACTTCCAGAAACTCACGTTTGAGCGTTTTGACATTAACCCCGTAAAGGTTACCGTCACCTGCCCGGATGTTCGCCAGATAGCGTTCACGAATGTAATGCTGTGCGACCGGGAGCAGTGCCTTTAACGTTTGCAGTAACCCTTGACGGGTATCCGTTGCACGAATCTGGTCTTCACGGCCCATCTCAATGGAGCCGACCTGTGCGGATGACAAAACGTTACGTGTGCCGTTCATGATTTTACGGCTGGTAACTTTTGAGCGAGCGTACCCGCGTTTGCCATCCATCAGGGTAAAGAAGTAATCCCAGATTTCATTAAAGGTTGACTGGATTCTCCAGCGTACCGGGTCGGTGATAGTCGACGCTTGTGCCTTTTCAGGCACTGCCCGCGACAACGTAATCAGACGACGGTAAATGGGGTTAATCTCTTCTTCTTGATCTCGCCCATCCTGACGAATCATCAGGTCACGCAGTCCAGCTGGAAGCACCAGCACGTAGCGACTCAGTGAGTATTGGCGAAATTTAAAAAAGAAGTCCAGCGTGTCATCACGCCGTAATGACGTATTGCGTGCCGGAGTCAATTCTTGATAGTGCTTCATGAAAAACGTGTAGCCTGTATCCGCGCCCGCATCCGTCGGCAGGGCAGGCTCAAAGTCCTTTTCTTTTTCGTTCCACGTAGCATAACGGCGACCGGAACAAATTTCTTCATAAAGTTGTTTGAGACCGAAGAGTGCCAACGCAACAGTGGGAGAGATAATCTCCAGTTTTACGTCGATGTAGGCGAAAGTCGCATCGCGCTCTTCTTTTCCCACAGGCCCGAATATTTCGGTCGAATACAATCCCTCAGGGTGAAAGTTCTTGGTCATCCCCGCGAAGGTGTCGGTGGTGGTTATCGGTTTTAGGGTCGATACCAGACTTTTGTTGACGTTCAACAAATAGAAGTCTACCCAGTTCAGCTTTCTCACTGTTTACTCCACGGAAAATCGTTATGGCAAAGAAAAATGATATCGATGATTTCGACTTAGACAATCTCGATGATTTCGATGATTTCGACGAACCGCCCCGTTCGACGGGTGGAAAAAGTCGTAACCCAATTTTAGACACAGCTCGCACGGCGAGAAAGTCTGCCCTCGATTCGGTTTTCCCTGACGGTGAACGTGCCCGTATCATTCTTAAGGGGATGCCAAAAGCTGCCTCCGAAGCATATGACGGCTATAAAGATGTCGCAGATGCTGCTTCGGACGTCTTCTCTCATACAAAAGAGGAGCTCGTCAAGACCGAGCGCGCGCTGAAAATTCAGACGCGTCAAATGGTTCCGACGATGCGCAAATATCTGCCGAAGATGCTCGTCAATCCGGTGGAGAAATGGGCGAAGTCGGTAGACCTCGGTCAGGGTGGTAATGATTACGACCCGCAGCAGGCGATGATTGACCGCGCGATGTCTGATGTGTTTGGTGGTGGCGGTACCCCTCAGACACAAGAAGAACAGCGCGAGATGCAAGAAGACGCAGTCGAAGAAAAACTGCGTAGCACTATCGAGACGATGAAGGGTGACCAGCAACAGGCTACCCTGATTCAAATCGCCAAAGATGTCCGCATGACCACCAACCTCCAGAAGGGGGTCATGATTAATGTCCAACGTAAACAGCTTGAACTGTCATACCGTCAGCTGTTCGCGTTACAAGACATTGCCAAACTCAAGCAGTCTGAATTTGACCGCAACACGCCGGCTCTTGAAGCTATCGTGAAGAACACCGCCTTGCCGGATTACGCCAAAGAAGAGTTTGGTGAGATTACCGGTGCGTTGATGAAACGTAAATTGGCGGAATGGATTTCTCCAGCGCGTTATGCTGAGACGTTCATTGAGCAAATCCGTGACAACATGAAGAAGAAGATTTCGAATGTGCTCACGGAAGGTCGCGGTCTGTCAGATATGCTCATGGGGTCGATGGTGGAAGACGACATGGACTTGGACGACCAGTCCGAGTTGTCGCCTGACAAACAGCGTAGCAACCTGACTCAGAAAGGGGTCGGGTTGGGAGTTGGCTACTTAGCCAAGCGCTTCATCAACCCACTGCGAGACAAAGCACTCGGCAAGATTCGTGGTCGTTTAGAAGACCACCGGGGTGCGAATACTTTCGCTAACCGTGCGGCCTATAACTTGATGAACCTGCCGATGATTGCGAACTCTGCAATCTCAGGCGAGCGTGACTCAACGCTGGGTAATGTCTTCAGAACCTTAAACGAGTTGGGCATTGCGCCGTCGTACAAACGCGAGAAGATTAGTATCGGTGCGCGCGACGGTGAAATGCTGGCGGGTGTGGCCAAGTTCGATAAGCGGACGTGGCTGTCTATTAACGAAGTGATTCCTGCATGGTTAGCCGAAATCAACCGCTCCATTCGTTGGGGTTACGGTGAGAACGTTAACCAGACCTACGACTTGACGACCCGCGGTTTCGTGGATAAGAAGGTAGTGGGTAACCGTGTGCGTAAGCATGTGGCGGCAGACCAACTTCGTGAAAGGATGCGCGGTCGCATGAACGAAGTGATTGACATGTTCGATACGGACAAGTCGATGACTAACGACCAGCGCCAACGGTTGGGTGCGTTCTTAGAAGACCGTATCTCGACTGCGCGTGAGTTCAACGCTGAGGCGTTACTGAAAGATGACCACTTGCTGAACCGTTTCTTGGGCGCAGAAGGGACATCCAAAGTCAAAGGACTCATCGAGAAACATTCATCCGGTACCGGTGGGGCAGCTGAGTTCTCGAACAAAATCAACGCAGAGATGCGTGGATTACGTGGACAGGCGACCTCTTACCAAAAACGTGTGGAAGAAGCCCGTGCCATTTACGGCGACCGTGCGCTTATCGACTCAGGATTATTCCGTTATGATGCCGCTCGTGATGAGCTGGTACCTGACGGTGACCTGACCGACATCTACACCACGTTCGGTACCTTGCAACAAGGCAAGACCAAATCCGGCCGTAGTCTGACGCGTGAGCAAGAGATTGCTCGCAAGATGGGTAACGGTTCCGCATTGGGTGATTTACTCCGTCGTCGCTTCGGCGATTCCGGCGAGGAACTTAATCCGGCTCCGGGACCGGGTCCTGCCCCGAAAGGTAAACGTCAGAAAGGACGACCGCCGAAAGGTGGTGGTATTGGTCTGACGGTTCGTGAGTTGTCAGGTGTCCTGTACGGCAGTGAACGTACTGACTTCCCAACCCTGTTCCGTGAGAACACCCTGAGCCAACAGGGTGGTGGTGCGAGCAGCGACGCTATCGTCGAAGCTATCCGCATGAACTCCTGCAAAGACATTGTACAGCGCATTTTGGAACACGTGCAGTCGATGGACGAGCAGGGTATTCTCCTGAACAGCGGTGAGCCGGACTATGTGGATGGACCTGAGGACGAACCGGGTGAATCCAACGATGAACGTAACTCGCGTCGTCGCCGCGCCAAGCGCCGTGCGAAACGTCGTCGTATTCAACTGCATCGTACGGGTGGTCTAATTAGCCAGTGGTTTGGCTTGATGGGGGAAACTGCCGGGAAAGGGATTGAGGGTATCGGTAAAGGGATTCGCGGGGGTTATCGTGGCCTGCGTTCCCTCGGTGCGAAGATGTTCGGTGGTGAAGGTCCGGGCTTTATGTCGCGGGCATTTAAATTCGGCAAGGACGGGGTGCTATCTGGTTTCCGCGGGGTGGGGGCTTTCGCCAAGGCCGCTATCGGTGCGCGAGACATTTATAACTCTAATGGTGATGTGGTTCTCGAAGGGAATAAGCTCAAAAATGGGCAGTATTTCCAGAAGATTAACAATGTCACCAAAGCCGTTTACACCATCGACGATATCAACCTCAACGGCAACATCTACGACAAAGACGGCAACGTGGTCGTCACCAAACAAGCTTTGAAGGCAGGAGGTGAACTCTCCTACTACAAAGGTGGGCGTTGGTGGAAGGTCACGGAAATGATCGGGGGTAAAGCGGGTGGGTTGCTGAATAAAGTGACTACCGGTTTGAGTAAAGGTTTCGGCAGCGTCGGCGAAATGGCTAAACGCGCCAAAAACTGGTTTACCAATTACCCGGACATGTACGTTGGGAATGAACAAAACCCACGTATCCGTGCGAACATGATGCGCGAGGGTGAGTACCTGCTGCAAAACGGCGGGAAAGTTATCTACAGACCTGAAGACATTACGGGTGCTGTGGTTAACCGGAAAGGTGATGTGATTATCAGCGCCGATGAGGTAGCGAATCCGAACTTTAAACTGGTTGACCGTTGGGGCCGTACCGTACGTACACCGCTGGGACGCATGGTGGGACGTATAGCTGGGGTAGGTCGTTTCGCTATGGATAAGCTAAGTAAGATACCTAGCTTCGTGCGCGGCATGAACAACCGCATCCGTAGTAATAAATGGGTTACCGGGATTAAGAACAGGCTCGGGGATAACTTTATCACTCGCTGGCTGAACAAAGAGTCAGGTACCGGGGACAACAACGGGTGGTTCCGTAATAACACCATCTTCGGTGGCGGGGCAACACGTAAGACGAACCACATACTCATCCGTATCTATAAACTCCTGAACGCTCGTATGGCCGGTGAAGCGGAAGACGAGAGCTGGATTAATGAAATGGGTGAAGACGCGGGACACACCGGCAAACGTGCCAAAGAGGTGGTTCAACGCGCGAGACGACTGGCCAAGATTGCACGCCGACGGGCGAAGCGTGAAGGGCTGGCTTATCGCGACCGTGTCACAAGTTCGTCGTGGTATAACCGGGCGAAGGCGAAAGGTCAGGGCTTTGCATCGCGTCTGAAAGGAACGATTGATAGCTACCGTCCAGACCGCTTTGATGATGAGACCAAGCAACGCATTCTGGAGCACCTCGAAGGGCGTGACGATGATGTCGCCAACTATTATCGTGAACGCTTAATGGCCAAGGGGAAAATCAACCCGAAACTCATTCGTGAGGATTTGGATGAAGACCTTGCTAATCTGGCCGACCGCTTCCGTGGTCGCTGGGGTGCCATGCGCTACGAGAACTCCGATGAGTTTATGGGTCCACGTCGTCAAACGCACAGCATCCTGAAACGCATGGGTCAACGTGTGGGTGGGGCGAAAAGTCGAGTGGGTAGTTTCCTCGACAACGCCAAAGGTCGTTTGGATGCATATCGTTATCAACGCTCTGACGACTTCATGGGGCCGAAGAAAAAAGAAACCTTGATGGACAAGCTTACTCGTCTGGTTGACATCTCTGAAGCATCATGGTTCAACACCATGCGCCAATCTTCAGAAGATGCCGGTATGCCGGAAGGGATGTTGCGCGGGATGTTCGCTAAGTTCGGACAACGCGTGAAGTTCAACAAGGATGGGGAGAAACGCGATTACTTCCGCTGGTTCAAGCGTCGGAGTGAACCGAAGCCTGAAGGCGAGAAGAAGAAAGGGTTCTTCTCTGGATTATTCGGTAAGAAAGAGGAAGGTGATAAGTCCAGCATGTTCATGACCGTCATGGGCGGATTGTGGTCGGCTATCTCCGGACTCAGTAAAGGGGTATGGGGGCTGACGAAGTTCGTTACCAAGTTTGGTATCGGTGGTGGACTGAAATTGGCCGGTAAAGTTCTGGGTGGGGCGCTGTCTCCGGTATCGTGGTTGGCTCGCGGCGCGTTAGCCGCTGGTAGCGCGGTAGTGACTGCGGTAGGCTGGCCGGTTATTCTCGGCGTTGCCGCGGCAGGGGCCGCTATCTGGGGTACCTATAAGCTTGCTACCCGTGAACCAACCCGTTACCTCGATAGGATGCGTTTGGCACAGTACGGCTTCCGTGATTACGACCTGTGGTCTTCTGACGATGGGGCGAAAGCGAAGTACATGGAAGACCAGCTGCGGAAATATGTTGCCTTCTCTGCTAACGGCGAAGCCTCGTTACGGGGCCTCAGTGCTGTGGAGGCTGAGAAGGTGGCAGTTGGATTTGGGGTGGATAAGGAGAACAAAGGTGAGTTGATTGCGTTCCACGCATTTGCTCAGCAGCGTTTCATTCCAATCTACCTGCGTTGGTTGACCGCGATTCGTCAGTTACAATCTGCTCCTCGTCTGGAAGATTTGGGTGATGAGAAGAAAGTAACCAAGGAGGACATGCAAGCCCTCTTCGGTAAACTGGCCTTAGACAAAGACTCCCCGTTCCTGAAGACTCTGACCGACCCACGTAAAGTGGACCGCGGTTGGGCGTCGAAGTTGTGGGATGCGGTAACCTTTACAGAGCCTGACCTGTTGAACGGTGACGAAGTTGTCGCGGTACAGAAAGAGGTCGAGCACGACATTAAACGTCGTCGCCTGCGCCGTAAAGACCGTATCAAACTGATGCAGAACAAAGAGAACTTTGTTAAAGAATCGACTGCGGTATCCGAGCAGTTTGCTTCGCTGCGGGAAGAGGATAAGAAACGCAAGGATAACGAGGTGAAGGGTGGGGACATCAAGTCCACGGATATCATCGAAATGCAAGTTGAGCAAGTTAAAGCGCAGAAGAAAGACTTGGATGCGCTTCAGTCGGTACGTCTTAAAACGTACGGCCTGAAAACACTTGAGGCTGCTCAAGTCAAATCCCTGCTGTTGTTCGAAGATGCGGTTCTGCCGTGTATTGATAAACGCAGTGGGAATTTTAAAGGTGACATTGAGAACCTGCTTAACTCCCTTGTACCGGGCGTAATGTCAACCAACCGTAAGAGCGATATGCTTACGTGGTTCCAATACCGTTTCTTACCAGCATATGTGACGTATGTGCTCGCTGTTGCGCGTTATGCGCCTGCAGCTAACCCGAACCGGCTCGTGCTGAGCGGTGGCTATCTGTACGAGGTTGCGTTAATGACCTCACGTGCACAGGCCGACCGTAACGGCTTTAAAGAGTCTGTGTGGACGATTAAGATCAACCCATTCGGAGGCGAAGCAAACGACGATGCTGGCACCATTAACGACGAACTCGCCACCTTGAAAGAGCTGTCGAAGAAAGCGGATATGGCGGTACGTAACATTCTTGATGCCAAGTCTCTGGCGAAACGCATGGGGACGAAGCACGGGAAGGTTTACGAGAACGGAGGCGGGCCTCAGCAACGTGAGCGTCTTGACTCGTCATTGTACAACTCCGACATGACTGGGGGCAGTGCGGATGCGCTACGTAATAACGTCAGCAGCACCATCAGCGCGGCCAATACGGGCATCAGTGGAAACGGTGGGGTTACCGGTGGCTCAATGCCAACTATCGGTGATGGCGCGTTCATGCGCGACCAAGGACTCACCATGGGGGAAGGCGGACAAGGCGATTACATGTCTATCCGCTCAGCAGGGCGTTCTATTCAGGACATCATCACGGCTGCGTGTCGACTGGTGGGGATTCCTCCGCTGCTCGGTCTGACCATTGCCATGATTGAATCGGGGATGAACCCAAGCATTAAAGCGAAAGGCTCGAGTGCGACAGGTCTGTTCCAGTTCACATCCCGCACATGGGATGGCATGATGAACCGCTACGCTAACCAGTACGGTATTCCAGCCGGGACGTCGCCAAAAGACCCGGTCGCGAACGCCATTCTGGGTGCGTTGTACCTGAAAGAAGGTCACAGTGTGGTGAAAAAGAAAACCGGGACAGATCCGTCTGCAACGGCTATCTACATGCACCACTTCTTAGGCGGTGGCGGTGTCTCGCAGTTTATCAATGCGATGCGTCAAAACCCTGCGGGTAACGCAGCGGCAGCTATGCCAAAAGCTGCATCTGCCAACCCAACCATCTTCTACGACAAGTCGGGTAACCCGCGTTCGTTTGCGCAGATTTACAATCTGATGCGTCAGAAAGTATCCGCAGCAGAATCGAACGTGCGTCAGTTCGCTCCGGGAAGTAGCAGTTTGAGTGGTCCGGAGATGAACAACGTGCCAGCTGAAAACGCTGAGCGTCGTGACGAAGTAATTGAACAGAAAGGGGCGCGTGACGGTCAGGCAATTGCTGACAGTGCTGGAGCGAACAGTGTACCTAACCCTGCCGGGGTTAAAGCGACCTCCGCACCGCCAGATATGAGTCAGCCGATGTCGACCGCGGCAGAGGGGGTATCGCAAAGTTACCCAACTATCTCGCCGGAACAGAAACAGAAGTATGCAGAGGCGGCCACTTCTGCAGCCGTGGGCAGTGACCCGGTCGTTTCAGCGCCAACTGAAACACCGAAATCTGTCGACGATGCTTCGCTGTCTATTCCACAGCAGTCCTTGAATGTCCAGCGTCAGATGTTGGCGCAGCTTATCACGATTGCAACAGCAGTCAGCAGTGGTGCGTCGATGGTCGGTGACCGTTCAGCGGCAGCGTCCACAGCAACCCCGTCGGGTCCGAAGGTGGTACATGGTGACCCAACCATTAACACCTCACGTATCACGACACAGTAGTAAATCATGAGGGGGTAGGCAACTACCCCCTTTTCACATGGAGTTTAAAATGGCAACCACAGAAAGATTATCGGACCAATCATGGGTGCGTTCCGTGTTCGGGTTGGCACCACAGATGGGGGATACCCGTCTACGCAATCTGCGCTTGTATAGCAGTGCGTATTTTTCATCCTCGGATACGACCATGGGTGGTAACCAGGCATTAAATGCGCCACCGCAGTTTACCCGTTTTGCTGACCCTTCTGTAGGTGGCCTTTTTGCTAACCCGCTTAACTACAGCCGCGGGGACCAACAGGAGAAGATACAAGCACAAGCAGAAGCCGGCTCGTACACCTTAGGGACGTACTACCAAGAGTCTATCGAAGAGAACGCCTTCTATGTCCACTGTCGTTACGGGAAACCGAAATACTTGGGCGTGGTCGCCTTCTTTGCGAACATGTACGACTCGAACCTTGCGTATCTGGCCCGTACCGGTGATTACACCCGTATCATTCGTACCGTGGCATCGTGGGTAACGGGAGCCGCAATCTGGGCTGCAGTGGGAACCGTGGCCTTTGCTTCGATTCTTATTATCCCGCGCATCATCAAAATGGTGCTGAACAAACAGACGTCGAAGTATTACTACGTCAAGCCGACGATGCACCTGTATCTACGTGCTGTGCAGAACATCATCAACACCCAGCTGCTGTACCGTAAACTGGTTCCTATTCAGTCACTCGGCCAGTGGAACATCTACGACGACAAACGTCAGCAAGCGCAGATGAAAGGGATTGACCAGCCGGAGAACAAATACTACGGTGACCGCAAAGACCTGTATAACATGCTGCCGGGCATCTGGAAGTCTAACGGTGAGTTTGACGTCTACAAGATGATTAACCGTTACCAGACTCTCGCCAACTATCAGGCGACTATGCTGGAGCAGATTTACAATGACGGTAGCAGTATCGAAGACGTGCAGGCGAAGCTTGAGCGTTTCTATCGTAACGCCCGTTATACCCAGCAGGTCCGTGAAGCGGCACAGAAGTATGAAATCTCTCTGGCTGACCTCGAGCTGTATCACAAAGAGAACGCCGGGTATATCGGGATTGAGGACGCGAAGGAAGAGGAGGCGACGGCTACCCTTAACCAGCTGCGTTCGAACTACAACCAGGACCAGACCGCTCAGAACGTTGAGAACGGTACCGCCCCTGAACCGACTATGACGACGTCTGGCGTCGAGAAGCTGGCAACCGGTGGGTTAACGGATGAAGAGATTCAGAAGTTTAACGACGAAACCGGCGGTAAGTCATTCGGGGATTTGATGGGTGAGTTCGTAGACGGGGCTGAGAAGGCCGTGAAGACGCTCGCCACTAAAATCTCTACTCAGGCATTGTCTGAGTTACAAGACGGCGCACAGTGGGTTACATGGCGTATAGACGGACGTGATACCACACAACGTAGCTGGTCAAACTCCACCAAAGAGCCGGAGATTTCTGGCAAGGTGAACAGTATGACCTCTGCTGCCCGTAGTCTTGATGTAAACACATCAGGCGGGAAAACGGGTGCGGACTTTGTGGATGGTGCTATCGAAGGCGTTAAGTCTGCGTTGGGTGGTGCACTGGATACGCTCCACTTAACGGGGCTGGCTGCACTGTACAGTCAGTCGGTGGTTGACTTCCCGGAAGTGTGGGATTCATCTGACACCTCAGGTGACGACTTCACACTGAACATTCCACTTCGCGCGTGGTCTGGTAATGACTTGGACGTGTTCCAAGAAATCATCGTGCCTATTGCGTTCTGGATTGCGGCGGTGTGCCCACTGTCGACCGGTAAGCAAACGTATATCCACCCGTTCTATCTCGAATGTTACTCCCGCGGTCGCTTTGCGTTCCGTAATGCAATGGTAACCAACGTGAGCATGACGTTCGGTGTGGGTAACTTAGGCTGGCGTAAAGACGGGATTCCATTGAGTGTTGACATCAGTGTCACCATCAAAGATTTGTCCCGTGTGATGCATATGCCGCTCGTTACTGACCCGGGTGTGTTCGATGACGATAACAAATTCTCAGACTTTATGGCTGTACTGGGCGGGGCTTCTCTGCATCAGCGCACTAAAGGTATTGAGATGTTTAACATGAACTGGAACAAGTGGCTGATGAGTTGGAAGTCTGCTGCTTCTGTGAGTAACATTGTCAACTCGGTAATGGATACTCCGCCTGCTCGTGTGGTGGCAGCCTTCATGGGTGGCCCATCTCGTCTGTAAGAAACAAAAAAAGAATACACCCCCAACCGGGGGTGTACCTTTTATTTTTTTATCAATAGACCGGTATACGGGCGGCTAAATCGCCGTGACTGTATACGTCTATCGATTTGTTATTGCCTGTGCCTTTTGCTTTGTTGACCCCGAAGCTCAGTTCATCTTCGTCGCAGGTCCCGATTTCAACAGACGTAACGGTGCGCAGTTCAGTGTTAGCCAAGAAATACTGGCCGGCAGGACAAGCGTCGCCTGCATACGCACGAATCAGGATATACGCGCCTGCCTGTATTGCCACTTTGTTATCGTTCATCCCAACGACCGTACTAAACGATGGTCGTATCGGTTCAGGCCATTTCGCGACCTCTTTGAAAGAGAGCGCATACGCGTGGCTTGAGAAATACAGCATTGACCAGCAGATTGCAATTAACCATTTCTTTAACATGATGAATACCTCACGAAAAATAATTAAATTTAGGTGTCCCCGAAGAGACACCCCTGTGTTATTTAAAATACGCTAATGCGTATTCGATACCGGCGTCGGTTGCCGTAAAGACAATGTACAACGCATTCTTGTAATCGAAGTCTGCAGACGGCTGTGGCGCGGCCATCACCATATCATGCGGCGAACCGATAAGCTCTTTGCAGACGGCCTTCTTGATTGACGGGTCATCAACCAAAGAATAAGCACTGGATGAGTTCACAATGCCGGACGCTTCGTAAGACGCGATTTCTTTCACCATGAGATTGGCCAGCTCATAGTTTTCAGGAATCTGCGCCAAGCGCGACAGGTGTACGATAGCAACCGGCTCTGGGAAACGCTTTACCAGACCAGTGAGATACTCAGGGTCGAGCTTGTCCAACACAATGGTCAGGTTATTAACGTACAGGTCTTCGTCACTGTACTCCAGTGTGTTTAGCATTGACTGCTCCATGAGGTTTCCTTAATAAACGAGATGATAGGTTGTGGTTTTATTTTCAATGTCGTGGTTCGCCCACAACAGCAGGTCGTTCGCATCCGCAGGGACGTGACCGTTCGCAAACGGGACAGCTTTGTTTGCTACCATAGCAAGGTGGGCCGCCACTTCAGGGTCGCTAATCCACCCGCGGATGGTTGCCGCTTTGTAAAGCGTAACGAACCCTTCTTCACTGAGTTCGCGCATGACCGGCATGCGGTTTTTCCATGCGTCATTGTTCGGCGGCACGCCGATGACCGTCAGGTAGAACTCATCTTGCCCGAACTTGTTTTCCAGCTCGTCAAGTACCCAGCGTGCCAGATTGAGATTGCCGATTGGTTTGTCATTGATGACAATCTCGTCGTTTTCAATTCTCAGTTTGTTCGGCATCGAAGTCGTCCCAGAAGTTAATGAAAGTACGACCCTGAACGTCTTCACCCGGAATGAACGCCAGTACCACGTCACGACCGGTCAGCACTTCACGACCGTCCCCACGCACTTCCCAGTCTTTGACGACGGGTGTGCGGGCTTTCAGACAGTGCATACCGTAGTCGCCGTCCACGTCGTTGGTGAGCTTACCCATGGTCAGGATGAAGTCAGCTTCTTTCGGTGCGATTTCAGCGATAACCGGCATATAGATAATGCCATCGATCGCTTTCGGGTTCGGCGCTAACGGATTGGTGGTCAGGATGATTTTAAACTCATGCCCCTTCACCACCTTTCTCAGGCGAGCGAACAGCTCACGGTGCTCTTCCGTGATAGGCTCTGACGTCATCCCGTTTAGGGTCATACGCCAGTCGTCTGTCAAGTCGAATTTATTCATTGTAACCTCGAGATGTGTGATACGTCGACGTTCGTAATACACCGGACCAGATTAGTGCTTGCAGGGTTGCGCTTACGTAACCTGCGATGGACAGTATGACTAAAATGGTTAGAATCGAACGCCAGAACTTTTTGCGCATTTAAGCTTATGCCTCGACAAAGCAGTATTTACATAACTAACTGCCGTGATGTTAAAAATTACTCGTCGTCGTAATCAGCGGTGTCGGTAACCACTTCTGCTTTCGGGCGGCGGATAACGTGATAGATTTCCGCATAGCGCTTGCCATGGAAATCACCATCGTCGCGAATGATAACCGTCTCTTCGTTTTCCATGTCAACCGGCTCGGTTGAGACAAACTGCTTCAGCATATCGAATGCTGCTTGGTCAGCGCGGATAAACGCGATGTAGTGCGTACCCGCATCCGGATGTTCAACACTGTGGCCTTTTGGTGTCCCAATAACCACTTTGGCATTCGGGGTGATGTGCGAGAACAAAGACAGGAAACGCGGCTGGGAACCACCGGGAACCTCAATACCGTTAACGGTCAAGACATTTTCTTTGCTGATTTTAACCTGAAACATGGAATACTCCTGAGGAAGAAAAGAAAGAAACCCAGCCCACCGGGGCTGGGTGTATATCAAATACTGGTAATGTTATCCCAGTAATCAGCCAACATAACCTGCGTTTCTTCGTCTTTCGGACGAGAAGGATAAATCTCCTCGACTTCAAACGGCAGTAGGTCACGGATGCTGTCAGTGAAGAACGTCCCCACCTCCAGTTCCACTTTTACCAAATCACCGTAAGCGGTGGTCTGGCGAAGCGTGTCTGATAAATCGTTCAGCGCCTGAATGTCCGGCAGTTGCGGATGCTGTGGCACGATATGGAAAATATCGATGTCCCAGTGTTTCGCGCCCTGCTCCATTAATTCCGGAGCGGCTTCCAGATGAATACGGCGGAACAGGTGAGCATTAAACCCATCTGCGTAGAACGACAACGCCATACCGAAACCGATATCGCTGTTCTCTTCCACCGTCTCATTGTTGATACGTTGCTTCAACGTTAACTTCGCCCCATCCGGACGAATGCGGCAGCGACGACGTGCCCCTTCGATAGGCATCAGAATATCCAGTGTCGGCGTACTCTGTTGCTCACCCAGCCACTGCCACCCTGCAGACGTTGGCTTCACCCACAGGCAATACTCTTTCTCTTTCTCAACCGAGATAGATTCCTGAGCAGCCTGTTGATGACCCCACTCCTTGTCTTTGTCCAGCCCTTCGAGCATGGCAGTCAGACTAAAAGTCATATCGAACCCTCTGTTATTTTCGCTTGTAGCGCAGCTAAATCGAAGTCCGAATCGTTGGGGTCTATATGTTCCAACAAGCCAGACAATAAGTTAGGCAACCACTCGCGGAAGTCCGGGTATTTCACTTTACCGTTATACACGTAGTAATGCGTTAACGGAAAACCGCAATACACCATCATCGACAAATAGTTACCCAGTGTCACATTATTGTAACGCAGCTTGTGTAACTTCCCGGCTAACGCCCAACGAAAACGCTCCAACGACTCTTTCGAGAAAGGCCCTGTACGGTATTTCGTACCGCCGTAGATGTTGGACTTGAGTGTGCGCCCTAAGCGAATGGCTTCCGTACCGGTCACAGTCCGCAGTTTCCGTAGGCCCGGATACATGTCTTCCATCGCCGCCATGTTAAAAGCGTATTTGGTAGCCTGTGTCCAGTCACGAATGCGCAACCAGTGATAGTAGCCTTCAAGCGTGAAGAACGTACCGTCTATTGTCTCGAATGGACCTTCGCTAAAATTACTGGCGAGACGACCTACCATGGTGCGCCCATCCGAATAGATATTGACATGGTTAACCCCGTCAGTACCATCTTCCTGCTCACCCACAATCGACACCGCACCAATACGACGCATATGCACGAACAGTTCGGTATCGCGGTCATGACGCAGCGGTCCGGGATGTACGCTCAGCGACCTCAAACTGCATTTGGTCACATCGTAGTCGTGGGCATTCGCTTTCGGCAGGTTTAAGCCGTTCCGCTGTGCCATGGCTATGCCGTACTTCGCATCGTATTTCCCCGTTTTATAAATCTCGAGCAGCGCCAGCTCAGACATCCCCTCTTCGAACTTCGATGGAAACACCTGCTCTAACAACATGTCGTGTCTGATACGGGCAATGACTTTCTCTTTACCTTCTCCTTGGCAAGAATGGTCGTAGCGCGTACCCAGCGTTAACACCCTCAGCAACCCTGCCAGACGTGTTAACGGTACTACTTTCGGGTTAATGGTAATCATAACTTCTCCCACTAAAAGCTATCGGAGATGATCGTATCCACATCATCTCGCGTAACGATGCCGAAGACGGCGCAGAACGGACGCTTATCCGTGGTCAATAATGACTTGTAAGCAGTTTCGTTCATGAGGGTGAAATAATAGCAGCTCGGGGTAGTGGGGTCGTAGGGGTCACGGTCCCACTTCGGATTCAGGCTGCCAAACAGACTTATCAGACGACGACCGTAATCACCGTAAGAAACCTCGTCACCGCTTGAGGCCCAGAAGCTCAGACTGCGCATCATGTTACTGATGACCAAATCCGCAATCGCGTTCTTGCGCTCCTCACTGAGTTTCGCCACGTAATACTCGGTGGACTTCAGTGAACCTGATGCACTGGCACGAATTGCCAGCTCATCGAGCATGGCCTTCTGCGCTTTAACATCAGTGATTTTATCGAGCACCCCATCAATGAGGCTTGGCGTGTCCCACTCAATGAGCTTGTCCGTCAACCCGTAGATAAGCGCAGACGCAGCACCTAAATCGAACACATCCCAGAGTTTAGACTGACCCGTGATACGGTTGATGACATCAGTAACGCCAGAAACCGAATCGAAGTCCGCATTGACAACAGCACCAACAACGCTGTTGAATATCCCACCCATCTCATCGCCGTACATTTCTGTTGAGGCTTTACCGATGAGGTTTTGGATTTGCGGTGATAGCCCGTTCAACCCGCCGTTAATACCGAACGATTTTTCGATGCGACCTTTCACCGACGCAAAGTCCAAACCGAACTTCCCATCCTTTGTGGTGATTAACTGGTTCACATCCTTGAAGCTGTTTAGCCCCGTAATTCCTTTTGCGGCGTCGACGATGTCGCCTCGAGCGAGTTTAGTACCCGCTTCTTTTAATTCCCCCGGTAAAGCGTCAGCGGCTTTCTTCGCGAGGTTAGTTAACTTACCCGACGGGTCAAGGTAATCCAATACCTGTTTGCCCATCTTGTCGAGCCCTTCGAAAGGCACTGCTACCTTACGAAGAATCGGGTCGAGTTCCGGAAGCATCCCGGTCGGGTCGGTTTCAAAGATAGTCGGGCGAGTAGTCGGGCCTGTCCCGCTACCACTCCCCCTTACAGACGCAGCCTGCTGTACTGCATCTTTCTTTGCGATTTGGTCATAAAGACCACCCACGGCTTTAGTAAGCTGGTCTGCCGATGTTCCGCTACCGGATACGGCACCCCAGCCTGCTTTTGCGCCTGCCAATGCGCTATCAAGTAGGTTACTCATCTTTACCGCTCTTAAACGTATGCTTCGTCAAATCAACAACAAAGTAACACTCCACCTCTTTACCGCTCTCGGTTGTAAAGAGAAACGCCATCCGAAGCTCGCGGACGTCAATCGCCTGCATTGCTTTAAGGAAGAAGCGCCATGTTAACTTTTTGGTTCGACGAATAGATTGTTGGAGATTATGACGGGCATCGTTACGACGCGATTTGATTTGCGGACAGTTCTTCGGATTGTTAACGTAAACGATTAACAGTTCCTTCCACATGCGGCTATCAATCTTGTACTGGGCGATGGCCTGCCAAAATAATTTCAGTAAGATGTGTTCCATAACCCGTGTCGCGGTTTTCTCTGGGTTATCGAAGTAACGGTTGAGTGTTCGGCCGACTGATTCAGCAAACACTTCTTCATCCTCTTTATTCACAGCCCGGAGATGGTCAGTCTCAGGACGAGTGACAGCGGATACCGTCCTCTTCGTTTTCCAGTTGCCACGAAAGGCAGTTGCCGTGACGCGTAGAGATTGAATCTTGAGGAACACCAAGCCCTCGATAAAACGCTTCCACGTTAAATCGGGTTGCAGATGCTTAATGTTACCACGACTCAGGGCGGTGGTCAGTCGAGAGATACGTTCTTCGGGTGAAGCAGTCGACTTGCCGATAAAGCGTTCGTCTTCTACATACTCGCGTACCAATCGCTTCCACATTCGCGGGTCGGGATTTAATTGGTCGTACAATTCCCAGAAACACTTCTGTAGATACTTACCAGTAGGCGGGTCTTGCGGCGTCCCGGTAACTATCGAGTCTTGAATATCGTCCATTTTCCATCCTTGCTCCAAGGTTGGCGGTGATGTTAGAGAAAGTGCTCCACTATGATCTCTAACTCGCGTAAGACGGGTTGGGTTTGTCGCCACAACACATCTTCTTCCTGACGCGTCTGACGCTGTACATAGACAGCTTCGTACGTGACGAGAAGTTCTCTAATAACTGCCAGTTGCCGACGGACATTATCGGAATTGGTGGTCAGGAAGAACTGGTCCTTCCACCGTGGCAGGGGCATATCGTTTTTGCGCGACAGCGCTTCAGGCAGGTTCCGGTATTCGCCTCCTCGTATAACCCTTTCAAAGTTTTCTAAATGCCATTCGAGCCGTTGACGCAGAATGTCGAATTGCGGAACGCTACTATCGACGTTGCCGAATAGCGACAAGGGAATGTAGTTTTCCGATTCAAATTCTAACGGCTCTGTAAGCAGTTCTAAGCCAGTAATCACGTGCAGGTATAGATTGTTACTGTTCTTATGAAACGTGGCTAACAGCTGCTCTCTACGACGTTTATAGAGACGCTTTTTAAACCACCCCATGCACATTGATAACATATATCCGTTTCCTTTTAGAGAGGTACTGTATGAGCGAGGATGTAAAGCTGTCGCATCAGAGCTTTGATGGTGATATTGCCGACGATGTTGCGCTAGAGCGCCATACCCAGCGGATACGTGTCACCGTGGCTGATGCCATTATGTCTAAGCCAGCTGCAAATCTGGACAAAGACGAAATCAATAGCCTGAACAAAATGCTGTCTGGTATTGACACACAGGTGACAAACCGCCGCCGTATTGCTGCTCAAGAAAAATCGTCCGAGAAAATGGGCGACTTGGCTAACGCAATTAATCAGGTACTCACTGAACGACTGGGCGCGAAGATTGCACGGCATGATGAACCGCCAGAAAACAACGCTGATTACCACCCAGAAATTCCTGATATCCCTGCCGCCAATCACATCGACGGGGAACTCTCCTCCGTGGGTGAAACGATTGACGTTGAAGAAATCATGAACAACGAATTCAGTAAGATTAAATCTGACGTTTCGGCATAATGTCCAAACCGGGTACGTGGCAGAAAAGCTCAGCTTTGAGCGTTTCAACAGCTACGTACTCGGCAAGGAATTTTTTTGACTCTGCAAACGGATCGGCCTTATCTCGCTTAATCGCTTCAATCGTCTCTGGGGTAAGCTCATCGGTAAGGATACCCGGACGATGAATCACAAACCGTGGAATGCGTGTGGATAACCGCTTAGCGTTTATCTCAAGCCACGGATAAAAATCGTACGTGAACCAACTATCCCAGTTCGAGCGAAGGTATTCGGGTGTTAAGTCATCTAACGAGATACACACCACGTTGACCTGAACCATCGGGAACAGCTCACTGAACACCTCTCTGAACGCATTACGTTCGGGGACGCTTAAGTGGCTGTAAGGATAGAGGTTGACTGTTAACGTGGGTCGTTCGATTGGCGCTGACAGCTTAATCGCTAACAGGTCTTCCTCGAGACGCTCACGGAACGCTTTGATAAATTGCGTCGGTAGCGCAGCTTTCAGTACCGACACATCCCGCGTTTTGTATTCCGCTAAGAAGTTATCGATACCAATAATTTTGGCCCATACTTCCGTAATGCGTAACCGGTACGCATCGTAGTCGAGCTTTTCCATCAGTTCAGGATGGCGTACAGCGACCAGCGCAATGCGGTCATCTAAAAAACAACTAACATCAACTAAACACCGACGCGTAAAAATCATTGCGGACGTCCTAAGTTGTTACCGATGTGCATCGCCGTATAGAAAGCACCCCACGTACGGGTAGACTTCGCTGACGTGCGTTCTGCACCCGGAATGTGAATACGACCTTTACCTGTCATGCGCAGCGCCTGATAGAAGGCACGGTTCACCGCCTCGTTACCCCCACGAGCATGCAAGAACTCCTGCAGTGACTCATCGAGTTTATCCGAGTAAATGATGTACGCTTCCGGGAAGGAAATCCCCGACGCTTTTGACGGGCCGGTCACCTGACCTGTAAGCTTATCACGAATCTTATCGTGTTTGGCCACAGACATTTTCTTTTCCAGCATCTGCGTTTGTCGACGAATCGGCAACAGCAGTACCAGATGAGGGTGACGGGTAAGGTGAGTTAACCCGGTCTTCGGTTCCGTCAGCCAGAGTTTCTCTGACAGAGGAATACCCATCTTCTCGGCTACTTTGATGTTATTCTTGTAGTCGATTTTGGTTTTCCCGCCAACCGGTTGGTAAATCGGAATACCCATCTTCGCCATCTCGACGAATTTCTCGTCAGACATTGCCGGGATACATTCCTTGGCCACTTTTGTGTTAATGCCTGACGGGTCTACTGCGTCGAGGATAGAATAGATGTAGGCTTCTGCCTTTCTACGCAGCTGTTGATTCAGTGCCATCTTTCTTACCTCGGGTTGATTTCAGGACAGGATGAACCCGGTTTTCCAAATCCTCAATCCAGTACGGGATTGCGTCATTGTCTTCCGGTACTTCGAAGTCACGTGGCTGAGGTTTAACCCCGCACGTTTGTAACAGCCCAGCGAAGTGACGATTAACGCGGTCGGAGAACTCGTACAGAGAACTCGCCGGTGAGCTACACTCGTCAACAAAAGTTTGCGCGATGCCGTGGTCAACGCTAGCCAGACCTTGACGCAGGCGCTCAATTACCACATCTTGATAACGCATTTTTAAAGTCCTTTAGGGTAGGGGTTTCCCCCTACCCAACCAAAAGTTATTTTTTCACTGTGAGGAACTTTGGCTTCAGACCTTTTAACGCCATGTCCAGCAAGGTTTTTACCGTGACGCAACGTTTTGAGGTTTTGGTCTCTTGGTCTTTGAACTGCCAATATTCTACGGTGTTGTCTAAGATTTCATCCCAGTCAAACCCGGCTTCCTTCACCTTATCGTAAAGCTCCTGCGGCGTGATATGGTACTCAGGCTCTAAGCGGAACCAGTTATTCTGGATATACGCCAGACCCGCAGTAATTTCCAAAGCACGCTGTAAACGACGGTTCTCAAGCGCCATGTCGAAGATAGTCGTACGACCAAACTTCACACCCGGCAGCAGGCTAAGCTCATAGAAATGCCCCGAACGTGTAAACCCGAAATCACCGGTTAAGGTTTCTTTCAAGTAATACCACAGAGACAGGTGCGGCATGAATCCGAGTTCCTGAGAGTAGATCATGTCCATCTTCACACCCGTCGGGCCGGACTTGGCACGGAACTGGGTATAGCGGATGATTTTCAAATCGTTAACGGAACTGCTTTTCCCTTTCTGTTTCGCAGAAGGGAACATCGGCTCTTCAACACCGGTTTTGGAGTTGAAGCTGCTAGGCTGTTTACAGTCACCAGAGTGAGTGGCAACCAGCAGGGAGTTAGTGAGGAAGGTTACAGCACGACCCGGCACGTTAGCAAACTTGATGTTGCCTTTGAACTCATCGAGCTTTTTGCCCGGTTCAATACGACCCATCTGCATGTTATCCGTGATGTGAACCACGAAGCCCATGTAGAAGTGTCCACGCGCCAGTGCGTTTGGCCAACGACCCATCATGTCTGACTTCTGCTTAGCGTCTTGTGCAGCCAAGGCGTTCTGTTCAGAGTCACCCACGTTAGAGTCGTCACGCGCATCTTCCATCTTGGACGTTTTCCATTCGGAAAGCGAGTCGCAACCGTATGCCCATGGGTTGAGCATCTTTTTGTTTTCTTTACGAATCGGGTCAGGGAACGGCGTTTCGCGCAGGTTCTTTTTACCCATGTACTGTTTGTAGCGGTCTTCAACTTCATCACGGATGTAGTCGGCCCACCACTGCTCGCCCGGCACGAGGTCGGAAGACTGCATGTTGAAGCAGCCTTTTTCCATCAGGACTTCTACGGCATGTTCCGCGTAGTCATATTCCCAGCCGTTGGCATTACAGATACAACGTACCACGGTTTGCATACGAGAAAGCTGTGCAGAAACTTCGGTGTCGTACTTCGATGCCCACTCTGCGCGGTAGCGGAGCAGAATGGTCATGATGCAGTAGTCGAGCAGGAAGGATTTAAAAGTGTTACCACGACCTGCGAAACCCATGATGTGTCCAAAGCCGCCGTTGAGGTACCAAAGGCCGTCTTCGCCTTTCACATACTCGCCCAGCGCATGGTCAAAAATAGTCCAGATGTTAAAACGTGGGCGAATAGCCTCACCTTGAGTAGCCTTCTTCGGACCAGCCATCGTAGTGCTCCATTAATTATTGGGGTTAGTTATACATATCTTATCGTCAAGTTGTAAAAAGTGTCTTTAGTATGATTCCGACCCTTAACCGAAGGATTACCAATGAATATCCGTGACATCGGGCCAGCTATGGCCACCATGGTCAGTAACGTGACCACTATCGTCCCACGCTTTTTTAGTGGTACCAAAGACGACGTCGTTCTGGCCACTTACAGCGATGTCGACGAAGTCAGCAAATGGATTAAACGCGAGCAGTACGCCAACTTCCTTGGTATGCAGGTTCCGGTACCGCCGGGCTTTAACGCGTTTGTGTTTGACCACATCAAACAACTCGAAGATGTGTGGAAAGTGCTGGAAGGTGTGGTTGACGGTGTGTTGAAACCCGTTAACAACGAACTGGCAGGTCTGGCTAATGCACCGGCTATGTTAACGGTTCCCGTAGCGTTTCGCATGTCAGGTTTCAAATACCCACTGTCTAATGTTAACCCTGACGATCTCGTTAGCAAACTCTCGAAGAACTATATTGCGTCAGCAATTGACCAACGCGCCTTCGAGAAAACTTACCGCTCGGCCAGCGAACTGGAATCCACGTTCCACCGCGCTAAGGCACTGCGTGACTCCATCTCTAAGTCGATGCGTAAAGACACTCTGGGTCTGGTCGAGTCTATCTCTGGCTCGTGCGAGATTATCAGTGAAGCGGATGTGAACCCGAACGTGTCGAAAGAGCTGGTTAAACTGGTTGACATGTGTGATGCGTGGGTTCAGCTGCTCGGCCTGTTCATGCGTCAGATTGACGAGATGACTAACTGCATCAACGCCACTACTGACCAAATCAAAACGCTGGCAAAAAAAGATAAAGCATAAAACCGACCTACTACCCGTGAGGGTAGTAGGCAGTTTCTTATTTTTCTTGGCAATCAACTGACCGTATATCCGTTCAGCTTGCTCATGCAGCTCATCTTCCGTAATCCATTTCACGGTATCACGAAAGTAGTGCCAAGCACCCTGCATACGACCTTTCGCTTCGGGCGAGAGACCGTGTACAGTCTTTTCATCTAATTGGATATTGTCAGGCAATACGACTTCAAGGTTAGCAGCGTCGCGCAGGATTTTAAAGACCGCTTCCGCTGTCCCCACGCGTTTAATTTCAACGGTGTGAGTTTTTGTTAAGTGAGGTTTAACCTCACCGGCCATTTGACAAGCAACTGCTTTACTGCATCCTTTCCACTGACCTTTCCCATGACTGAGCACAATCCCCGAAGCAACAGCTCGCCGTAAGCGAGCCACTGCATTGCGAAGATGACGACGGTTGGGAATAGAGAGCTGGTTGTAATCTAACGAGAAGACGTATTGCATACGCCACTCCTTACATGACTGACCCCGGTTCGAGTGATGCCATCAAACTTTCCAGCGATGTACGCATTATACGGAGAGCTTGCTGACGGCCTTCATCGAATTCTTTCTCAATCCCCGCCCACGTTTCCGCTGGCACCAGATTGGTCAAGGTATCTTTGAAGTCGCCTGCCGCCTGACCGTCGACCAACATTTTGGCTGTCAGTTCGGTGGCCTGTGCTTCGGTAACCAGTCGGTTAAAGATTTCACCGAAACGTTGTGAGCATAGTTCGAGGAACTCAGACACGTCGTTGAAATTACCGGTGTTAATCGTTACCGCTTGCCCGAAGATGCGTTGCAGTTCGCGGGTGATGACATCTTCCACGATATCAGCCAAATTAGCGTTGTTGATAAACACATGATCGTTACCCGTGTCAACCGACAACTTGATTTCCGTCATGCCCAATGCCTCTTCGATAAGAAGCATAACATTGGTTTTCATGCCGTTGCTCAGATTGCGGAGCGCGTCGGATACGTCACTATTACGAAAATCAATGATTAACTGCACTTGGGTTTGCTCCTAATTTTAACAGGCACTTCTTAATAATGTCGCCAGTGTTCAGCGTACGGTGAGCCATGTCGAGTTCGACTTGCCCATTAACCAGCCAGATGATGCGTTGCAAATGCGCGTTCTCCAGCCCCTGACGTAACCATTCGATTACGTCTTGTGAACCGTCCCACGTCTTAATGGCTTCGTAAGACACATCGTCGCTCTCAATGATGCAGATACGACTTTGTGGGTCAGCAGAGAAATCGGCCAGGTCGACCAGTGGTGTGATACCCAACGCTGGCAGACTTTCCTCAATCCCATCCATCTCTTCAAAGAAGCCGAAGTAGAACGCCTCAGACCACTCTGACGTCATGATTTCCACAAGCTGGTCCATGAACGTGGTAATCATGTTCTTAACGAACACGTCACACGCATCACGGTGTTCCCACTCGTGGGTATCCACTTTGTCGAGCAGCACTTGCAGGTCGTTATCCCACGTTTCACCGAACACATCCAACAGCACATGCATGAAATGCGAATGGTCGTAGGTGTCCCGCAAGTTATACTCTTTGAACAGCGCTTCGAACAGACGTTTCTGGAACTCCTGCACCGCGTCGTTCGCCATCGTCCAGTACGGCAGGGACTTCACCTGCTCGATACTTAACTGGCCGGAGATGTTGATACCCTCAACGTACGGTCGATAATGCTCAGGTGTTGCCACGCTGAATTCACTTTCCCACCACGTATCCCACTCATTACGAATGGAAGTTTTGAGGGAAGTGATTACGCCACTGATGACTTTCTTCATTCAGAAGCCCTTTCGATTTTGGATACCACATCGTCTTTCAGTTCGCAGACTTGAATGGTATCGCCAGCTGGGATTTTCACGATGCGGTTACCGTACGTGATGAGTTTGCCGTTCCACAGATAGAAATATTCTCCCGGCCCCGTGGTGACCTTAGATTCTTCTGAACCTGCGAACTCCTCAGATTTCGGCCCTGTATACAGAACCTCGTAGTCATCGGCTTCAATGGCGAACAGCACCGGCTTACCTTGCCAGATAAGCTGCTCGTAATTTTCCATTGAGTGCCACAGACCGACAACTTTTCCCAACGATAGCGCTTTGAAGGTGCCGTAGATTTCTGCACCGATGCTTGAAAGCAACTCGTGAATCGTCGCGAGCATCTCATCCTCGGTCAGATACTCGGCAGCTTTGGCCATGAATTCCCACGCGGTCTGGTCCATGTAACCGGAGAAGTCCCGGTGGTATTCTTTCTCAGACTCGAAACTGTACGAGTCGTAGAGGTCGTCCATCTGGTGGGGGTACTCGACCAGCTCTTCTGCGCTAAGCGGCGTACCCTGATTGACGTGGTTGACCACTGCGTCCAACCAACCGCCAAACAGACGACTGATAACCAACTGAGCCGGAATGTCCAGCTCTTCAATAATGACTTCGCTTTCCTCGGCCCAAACGTCCGGGATTTTGTTCTCCTCAAAGTATCGCGTGATGAGGTGTTTCATTAAAAGGCTGCGAAACTCAACATTCAGTTTCGACAATTCATAACTCATTACTACTTGCATTGCAAATACTCCTCATTTTGGTATCACGCGATAACATATATTTTAAATTTGTTCTAACGTCAGGATACGTTTAGCGCTGTAGTATCCCATCCATAAGCCGTGTGCGTCTTTGCCCAAATACACCAGAGCATAGACAGTTAAATGTGTGTCCCGTCGCCACGTCGCAACACCGAATCGTCCGCCCGGTTCATAAATGCGATTAAGCTCGGTACGAGAAGGTATGTCTATGCTACGTGAAAGAATCACGTCAATAGGCTTTTCGCTACCCGGGTAGTTAACCGCAATCTTAATGCTGCGGTCTACGTTACGGTAGTAGTCCTTTCTCGGTTTGTGTTCCTCATCGAAGAACTTATCGGTGATGTCATTAAAGACCACACTCGAATGTCCTTCGACAACATCCTTCAACATCTGTGCCAGCTCATCGCGAATCTCCAGCGCCCGATAAGAAAGCAGAGCCGGTCGTAACATGTAACTGATACAGGTGTCTTCAAACATCCACGCGTTACCGTCAGACTTAAACGTCATCTGGTCAACCGGCAATCCGTCCTTAGCTGCCTCAACGAACTTCTTACGTTTGAGGTAATCGCCGTTAATCATGGTGACGGCACGATACTGTTTCAGCATCGGCACACCTTCCCACGCACGTCTTGCATGCTCATCAACGATGAACTTCAAGTTACGCGGCGCTTCACGGTGCATCGTCACGGAGAACATCGCGTCCGGCAAGAACTTACCGACCAGAACCAAGTCGTTCTTGTCTTTCGCGTGGTGGCCAGACAGAACGTACTCCCAACGTTCGCCGTTAGCGAGCGTCATGCTCGGGATTTCTTCATCCGACAGCAGGTAATGCCACTTGTGCGACATTATCGATGGCAGTGACGTGATATCCATACCGCCGCCCGGGAGTTCCGGTTTCTGGAAGACCTCCGGCGTTTCCTCGTCTTCCGGCGCTTCGTTATAAATCTCACGCCAGAACGGAGTGAAGTTGTGTTCGTTGGTTAATGCAGATGCAGCAGCACCTTGCTTCGCCAACTTATCCGCAGCTTCATTACCAAAGTGCCCGTTGTGCGCTTTGATTTTTCTCACTATCAACGTGATACCCTGCTCTTTAATCGCCCGCAGAATCGTAATCATGCGTTTGAGTAAATCGAGGTTTGCACACGGCGTACCGTCCGCTCGCATCCAGCCTTTACGTTCCCAGCCCCAAATCCAATCCGTGACCGTGTTAATCATGTAATTGGAATCGGCGTAGATAATGTATTTCTTCGCCTTGAAGGGGGTAACGTCGAACGCGGCAATGAAGGCAACGAGTTCACCCACCTGCGCAGAAGAGGGACGCACCGGAATTACCGCCTCGTAAAACTTCACCCGACCTTCAGGCAACAGAGGTTTCGGGTCAGAGACGGTCATTGGCTTAAAGCCTTCCGACGTGATAGCCTCAGGGATGCCCGGGAAACTGTAACCCTCAGCAAACCCTTCATCCAGTTTGTCGATGGTGTACGCGAAGATGCCTGCACCTGACCCATGCGGGTCAGGGAAATGGCTACCGTCCGTATACAACACCGCTACATCAGCCTGCTCCATTGAATTCCCCTTTGTATCCCAGAGCCGGGTTATAAGTGCCTTCACACAGCGCCTTATGTGCAATCAGCATCTTCTCAAACCCGTAGTTCTTGGCAATATGCGCCAGATGATAGGCACGTGCCGTACGATAAGCACTGCGTGCAGAGTCAAAGCTCGGGTGATGTTCAACCCACTGACCTTTACCGACCCAGTTGTGCTCTTCCACCGCCTGATTCATATCCAACCCGAACGCCAACATCAGACGTTCGACAGTACGGTCTGATTCGCAGGCTGAGAACTTACGGAAGATACCTTGGAACACGTTGCATGCAACTAACGCATTACACATAATCGGCATATCGAATTCTGGGCCGCGACTAACCAGTACAGAGTCGAACTTTTTAAACTGTTCGAAGTATTCGACCACGATTTTCAGCGCCACATCGATTTTAGTGGTGCCCGACCATGCTGCCTTTTTCGCTTCTGGTGTTGGTGCAAAGGCCGGGTCACCTTCACCGTTCCACCACGCCACGGTGCTCGAGTCGGTGTCGAAGATTTTATCTGCTTCGGGGTCATTAGGGTCAACTGCCACGTAAGTACAACCCAGCAGTGATAAGGTAGCAATATCAAAGGTCGAGCCACCCATGCTAAGAATATACGCATTCGGTCGTAACGCCTTGGTTTCGGTATCGATAGCATGGACGATAGCCGGAAGCTTTGGAATGTAATGTGCCATTGGGGGTCTCCTTAATGTATACACAGTAATACGGTATAGCGTAAAAAAGTAAGAAGGGGCTGTCCCGAAGGACAGCCGTCTTATTAGTAAATACACGCCTCACGGTGCTTAGCAAAAGCTCTATTTACGCGCAGTGCATTTTCGTTCATCCTTGCCCGTAGTGCGCGGATATAACTTGCTAAGGCCATGTCAACTTCGTCATCGGATTTGATTCCGCGACGGAACACAAAATCGGGAATGTCCATTAATCCCGGCATCGTGTACTGTTCGCAAACCGGCGGTATCGGTAACGGATGCCAGCCGTGTTTCATTGCGTACTCGTTCAGTGCTTTCGTGTAGTTAAATACATAAAACGCGTACAGATTGACCTCTGTCACGTAATCGCGTAATACGGCATCGCTGGATTCGGCGTTACGGTAATCAGTAACGTCCGGCCCATCCTTCAGTTGCGACACCGCACCGTCACGATACCCACTGAAAGATGAACAGCCGGTTAGCATTATTACTAAGAACCATATTACCCACGGCATAACGACCTCTTAATTATTTATGTGTCGCGTGATTTTATCCATACGGTCAGCAAGCCCTTTCTCCTTATCCTCCCGTGAAACAATAGCCGTAGTCGGCAGAATTACATCTGGCTTATACGGCACTGGATGTTTGGGAGGGGTTGGAGTTTTAATTACGGCGGCTGGCGTAGAGATAATATCTGGCTGAGTTGGTTTTGGAGTTCGCACCGACACGCCATCATATGGCGGCCGGTTGCGGCAGACATCGAGTTTGTTTTCCAACTCGGTAACCCGGTTTTCTAACCGGAGTGCCCGCCCGTTGGCGTCGCCTTCGGACTTTATCAGGTACTGCTGATGAGCTTTCAGTTCCACTAAAGCGTGAAACTGCTGAACGTATGCGTACGAAACGTAAGCAGAGAAGCTGAGAATTGCCAGAAACGCGAGGAAAACTGCTTTAGCTTTCGCCGTGAATTTGCCATCATCAGATTTGAATACTTCCAGCAGAAACGTCAATAGTGGTAGGAGCTTAATTATACCCGCTACCATATTTACCTCGGAGTAGTTATATGTACGATTTACAAGGGTTCATCAATATTGGACCGCTGAAAGACAATACACCCGGCGGTGTTACAGCTCCTGTAGGGGAGCTCTCAGAGTATGCTACCAGCTTTGCTAAAGATAAACAATGGTTTAGTAAAGCAAACATGCAGGTGGAACTGGTTGCCTTCACCTCGAAACGAGATAAGGTAGCCATTACTGTTCCGTCGTCGTTCTCCGATAACGTATTAACAGTCACGCAGTGGATTTATTCACAAGCGATTAACGGCGTGCTGAAAAACGACGAAGTCGAATTCCAGCGTCTGCTGGTCGGACAGTTTTCATCCAAAATCTCTAAAGTGTCTACCGGCGCGATGATTGAAGGCAAGGGGAACTGGTTCCCACGTTGGATTGCCTACACGCTCGAAGGGCAGGAAGAGAACGAAATCCGTCTCTGGTTCTCCGATGCCGACTTTGCCAAGGATTATCGTGGCTTTGACATCGAAGTCATTTTGATGCTGAATCCTATCGACACATTCCAGTCGGTTAAGACGGTGGTCGAAAAAGCATTAGAAGAATGGAATCTGCCAGACCATCACGATAAAGTGAATGAAATGGCAAATAAATTCCCTTATACGGCCATCCACACGAATTACTACACGTGGCATGACCGCGAGAACAGTGAATCCACTATCCCGAATATCGTCTTTACCTGTATCATTTACGGCCCTCAGGGACGTAACCCGACATACGTCAAAGAGGCGTATCAAAACGCCGTTCTGTCGCAGTCAGGATATAGTCGTGCGGATTGGGCGAAAGTGTTTCCCGATCTTTTCTCGACTACACGCTTTACTTTTATTCCGGGTTGGCAGGTTCGCGGTATCCCCAACATGGAAGATATTGCGTCACTCTACTCCCCGATGCTTCCATACGATTTCATCCTGAAATCCATTGACACTTTCGGCGAATGGTCTGCGACTGAATCAGACACAACTATTCCGCATAAAGTGCCAGCCACTGATGTGTGCATTATCCCTGCGCAGTACAAATCGCTTAGCGCGGTCTGTATCAGTGGGCCTGAAAACGCAGACAATAAAAAGACACTGCATGAAACCATTCCGGACTACGCGTTAATCTCTACGTCGTCCAGTGAAATCTCACGTGTGTCGAAACCCACCACCGAGTGGATTCGTCTGTACATCCAGGCTTTGATTGCGGCTGAAGAGTACCATCCGTATGCCGGCACCACTGATGTGGTGAAGGTCATTGATGAAAGTAACAAAGACTTGGCGTTCTACATCTTCGAACATGAAAATGTGGAATACCGTGTACTCAGCCGTACTTCGGTCTGGCCGGAAGTCGTCTAAGGAGGATAAATGGCGCGTACTCCACTTACGCCCCCTATCAACTGTGAGGGCAGCTTTGTCTGCCTTTCACCGTTCGAGCTCCCGCAGGGTGTTATCTATCGCTTAGATGCGATACGCACCTTCCCGGAACTTGAACGCAACAATAAGCCGGTCTATTCGACGTACTACGCGCCCCATAACATCACTCAGGCAGACTACAAGGCAGATGCCGCGTTAAATGCTTCGATACTGGTGTTCAAGGCCAATGACGGCGAAGTACGTTACGTACCCAATACGTATCTGTCTTCGTATCCGGGTTTAACCGGGTTAAAGTATAACCGTAATGTGTTGGTGATAGACTTGGCGTTGCTGCCGGACTATGTTGATGTCGGTGCCTTCACCGGGGACTTCTCAAACTTCGTCCAATCGAAGTTAGGGATTAAACCTGTCCCGTATATCTCCACCATGCGCTATGAAGGTCAGGTTAATAATGACCAGCATATCGAAATGGAGAGTAAGCGTAAGAAGAATATTCGCGATGCCGTCCCGCTCGAAGAGCAGTTAGCGTCAGCGAAGAAACGCAACGACGAACTCACGGCGCTGAATGAACAGTTGTTGGCAATCGTCGGCGACAAAAAATAAAAAGAAATAAAAGAGCACCCCGTACCCCAAAAGGGTACGGAGGTGTTTCTTTTTTATTGTTTGCTTGGGTCGATGCGTACGTAGCAAATATCAGGGGTGATAATGCATGCGTTAGTTCGACCTTCGACATCGCTGACCACAACGTCTACCGGCGTGAGTGGTGAGTCAATGAGTGATGCTAACACAGTGATTGTGTCTGCATTGTCATCCCACGTCGCAAGAGCCCACTTGCGATAACTCATCCCAACACCTGGACGGAACCATGTTGCACGCATGACATCAAACGATAACGCATCGCCGAACAATGGCGCAGGTTGAGGAACCTGATAAATCGCCCCGTGTTCAGGTGCAACCACTACTCGCATCTCGTACGGCTTAACCAAGTGAGGCGAATCAAGATAGGCATCAATGTCAAACGCGGTGGCAACTGTTGGAGCCATCTCACCGGTCTGTTCAATTGACACATCTAAACGACACGCCTCTACAATCACCGGCATGGTCACGGTTAGGATTTCCATGCTATCCGGTTGATTGTAAAAACGGGGTAACTCAAGCAGCGATTTCATTGCGTTTAAACTCAAGCAGGAATTTCTCACGAGGGAGATTCGGGTCACGCAGTATCGTCATACCGTTACCGAACACACTCAACATTTTCACCACCGACTTCGTTTCATCTTCGAGCTTCAGCGTTCTGGCCAGATACACTTTAGCCTCCTGAATCGCGACGTCAAGAGTGATGGTGCGGTTATAACTTGCAGACGGGAGGAGAAGCAGCGCAAAACCATCGGCTGTTTCTAATAGCTGTGGACGGTGACCCATCAAATAGAGTAATCCGTACGCTGTGTCAAAGTCAAAGTTACGGCGTTCTAATGCCCGCTCTAAGGTGTGCTGACAATCGTGCACACGATAGAAGGTACTCTTCACGCCAAAGTTACTTTTCAATGTCTGACTTACTGCCTGGTTCGCGGTCAGGCGTAGTGCCTCGCCCGTTGGCCGTACAAAGGCTGGCTGTTTCGTTCTCACCGTCTGCTCCTAGTTAATAGCGCAAATAATTATCTTTCAAGGAAAACTGCACCATGGCAGTATCAAACTCCGGGTCCATGGCAGCGGTATCGCGGCAGCGCGATATGACGCTACTGCCTAACTTACCTTTTGCCGTTAAAGGGTGTTCACGAGGCTCTGACGACTCTGATTGCAAATCTGCAAAACAGACAGGTGTGGTAGTACCCATGCTCGCGGTAGCGGTTGGCGCGGGTTTTGCCTTCGGTGCTTTGGCAACTGACACAGCTTCGTGACCATACTTCGACTCTTTGCCGACTTTTGCCCGCGCCATGTTGATAACATCGGCTGCGGATTTTGCTTTTCCACCTTTGTGATAATACCACGCTTTATTGCCACGGGCGGCAGCGGGGTAAATATCAACCATACGTTTAGAAGGACGCGCTTTAATAATTCGCTCAGCTTTTGAGGGTGAGAAGTGATATGCAAGATACACTTCGTGGTCCCGAGCTGGGCGGCCCAAGCGTTGATTCATTTCCTGACGGACTTCTCTTAAATAGACAGTCCCTAACAGCGCGTTCACCTTTGGGTTCATGATGTCTGCGTTAGACGGGAGTCCTAACTCTTTACCGTACTTACGCAACATTGTTCTACCAGTAGGACGCGTAACTTGCATCAGCCCGGATGCTGACGAGTATTGATTTTTAGCATTCGCTTTACCGTTTGATTCGCGACTGGCGATAGCGGTAGCGAGCTTTGGAGATACGCCAACTTTCTTGGCGGCTTTAACGACAGTCTGCTTATGACGGTCCCAGTGGGAGCCGGTGGACGTCGACGACATTGCATGCAGGCTTGTAAGCAGGATTGCTAAGCCTAAAAATAAACGTTTCATTTAAGGTTATCCTCGTGCGAATTGTTGAACGCTGGTTTGTAGCCAATGCAACTACCCCAATGGCGTGGTGTTCTTAAGTCTGCCTCCTGCGGAGATTAATTATTAGACGTTCTCGGGCTAACCTATTAGCCACAATGAGAATATATATCCATCCCTATTTGGAATGGTACATTGCATGTACCTCCTCATACAAAACATCTGGAAGGTACATTCTCACTGTACAATCCTGTTTGTAGAAAAGTTCAACCAGCAAAGAAAAAACCTCAGCACGCTGAGATTTCTTCAACCACCCATTAACCATTCCTAATGGCGGAAGGGCAACGGATGCGTTTAACGTGGGCAACTGGCGACTCAAACCATATAACCCTCTCGTAATTATTTCAACGGTAGATGGGTCCTTCCAGTCGTGCTTGGTCGCGAGGAGAATCACCTTCTCCTCGTCAAACACCATGACATCGTCGGGGAAATAAAGTTTCTCACGACATGCCCAACGGTACTCCCGATAGACAATGGGATAACGTTCTTTACACGCCAGTGCTATGCCCCGACCCATAGCACCGACCTGATTCACCGTAACGACTTTATACGTCTCAGGCGCGTTGAACAAATCCCCGCCGATTTCAGACTCTCGGAGAAACTTTAATGATGGCATGATTAACGCTCTTTCTGATAACAGTCTTCGGCCGGTACGTCGATGTACGTGAAGTACGTCTTCACCGGATTGTGATTGTAGTTCTGGTAGAGGTTATAGAGACGGCGATGATTCTCAGGAATAGGCGGATGCCCTTCCATCTTTTTCATCACCTTCTCACGAACATCTTCACGGAACAGATGCTCTTCACCGTCAAACCAAATAAAAGTGTACGTGGTTTCTAAGTCCCAGTTCGGACCCACGTTAACTTTCGCCCACTCGCCGATTTCGTTATTCAGAGTGTGGTAATGCTCGTGCTTCGTGTGCCACGTCAGCTGACTCATCGGATTCCTCCTCTACAATAGGGTTACGGTATTTGTCGACGAGAACCGCAACGGCTAACGCAACAACAACTAAAACAACCCCGATGCATAACGCACCGAGGAACTTCTGAAACAGCAGAATGTCGTCAACAGTCATTTAGATTCACCTTCACCAGCTCGGAAGTCTCGTCTTGCGGACCCGGGGTGTATAAGAGATAGTCTTTACCGGCAATGGTCGTTTTTGTACGGTATCGTAATACCGTCTGCTCTGGTTCTTCAGGAGGGCGTACGATAAACGGCACCGGTTGTAACTGAAATACCTGTTCCATTATTTTCTCCGTGCTTTCGCATTGCGACGACGACGCTGATTCTTAATACGTTTCGCCTTACGTTTGATGGACGCTTCACGCAGGTAGTCATCGCTGTAGGTACGGAACACATGTCCATACGGGCTCTCATGAGCAGGCGCTGGTTTAGGGATGCCGAAAATATCCCCAAGCTGCGGGTTGCTCATGTGAATTGAAAAGCGTTCATCACCCGGACCACTCCTCTCTTGCAAGTTCCAAGGATTCAGGAAACCTTGACCACGATTTCCATAATCCCCGATGCGGCTGAATTCGCTTTCACCAGTCAAACGAATAGGCGTTGGGTTACGATGCATTCCGGGCACCGCCTTCAGTGCTTCTGATTTAAAAGCATCCCACGCAGAGTCTTCATTCAACGTGTTAACACCCAACAAATCCGCAAGTTCTTGCATATCCCGCATGTGCTCAGAAGCCGTACGATCTTTGCTAAACAGACGCTGGGTTAACTTATCAATAGCGGCAAGTTTATCAACATCCCCTTGATGGCGTGCCAATGCCGCAACAATCAAACCACGCTTACGTTCAATCCACGCGTTCTCCTGTTCTTCCGGCGTCTTAGGTTGCATCAACGAGGCCGATGCGGAACGTGATTCCTTCGTGCCGTCTTCGTAGGTGATTTCAAGGCCACCTGCAGGTGCAGTTAAACCTTCCAGAGAAGCGCTGCAGACTTTGTGCATCGCCTCAACATCGATATCGCTAATGTCAACACCCCGGCCGATGAGTAGGCGTTTCATTTCATCAGGTGTGTAGTGATGTGCCCACGTACTGACGATAGAGTAAGCACGGGCGTAGTTAGTGGTTGGGATGTTAGAGATGCTACCCGGCAAAGTGACTTTCTTTTGTTCGTTCATTTTGAATGCTCCACGGTATAGTGATAGATATGTCTTTACGGTATTATTTTTTACGGTTCGCTTTAGACTTGCGACGACGTCTTTGGTTTTTCAAACGGCGTTGCTTCCGTTCAATATTTACTGCACGAATAAATTCAGGACTGGTTACCATTTTCCGCCACGCACCTGCGACACTACGGATGGTAGAAGCTAATAACTCTGCAAGACGGACACCCGTAGTACCGTACGGACTTCGCAGAGACATGGAAGGTGTATCGCCGTCAAAGTCCGCAGAAAGCAGCTGCGGACGTTCAACGACGACGGGTAATAGTGCCGGGTCTTTCACCGGTGTGAAAAGCGGGTTCATACCCGCTTACCTTTACGCTGACGTTCTACTTCTGAACGGGCAATATAACCCAACGCGAAGCCCAACATCGGCATTACAAGCCACCACTGTTTCATTAGCAGCGCCACGATAATAACGATAGCGAAAATAGCTTTACGGTTTGTCATTCGCACCCCTTCGAGATTTCTTATCTCGTCTGTGTATAATGTAAAGAAAGAGAAAAGAGAGAGCGAGAAATATCCCGCTCCCAATTAATTCAGCACTCCAGCCGTCCATGTAAAACCCTTACTTTCGTTTAGTGATGTTCAGGTTCACCAAAGTTTTCAGGAACTTTTCTTCGAGAACCGTTACGTCGCGATACTTGTTGTACGCATACAAACGGCCTTTAACGTAGGATGGTTTACCATTCATTGCCACGTACATCCAGAGTTCAGGCTCAGGCTGATACGGGAAATAGTGGTGTTGATGCCATGCGTAACGAATAGCGGCGTCACCGAAGTCCAAGTATTCCCTTTTCGGACGCGGGCCATACCAGATGTCACGCATCGCTCGGTACAGCTTAGTCGGCTCATCGACATAATTGTACGACGGCGACAGCACCCACTCCGGAAGAATCGCACCTTGGAAGCGAATTAAATCGTTGCCGGTTAATCTGTCCATCGCGGTGAGGAAGCTGAGCATGTCGAACGGCTGATGCATTCGCTGTTCTTCATACGCTTCTTTAAAGCGGTGTTCGTCCCACGTAGCAACCCAACGGTCCGCAGAGCACTCCCTTAAACCGAATTGTTTCCACCACTTTGACAGCGCATCAAAAGCACGTAGACGAATCTTAATATCAACCGCAGAAAACCCCCACGAACGTTCAGGCCCGCCGTGTGCAGCAATAGAAAAGAACTGTGCGTAGTCACTCTCCCACATTTTCTTCACAGACAAATTAGGGAACAGTTCTTGTTCTAGTTCAAGTAAAAACGGATAAGACATGATTAGCTCCAAAAGGATTGATAGTCACTAAGATGATATATATCTGAGTTATTTTTCTTTCCGTTTGAAGCGTTTAATCAAATCTCGCTGCCACTTACTGAGTTTCTTACCCCCGACTTCTTCAATGAAGCGAGGGAGAGACGAGGTAAGCTTTTTAATTTTCTTTGCGTTCTTCATTTTTCTTCCTTGAAAACATAGCACGTATGATCGCCTTAATAACCCGGCCAATCAAAGTCATGATGTTCATTATGCCACCGCCATTATAACCAGAATTAAAATCGCCGCTAACACGAAACACATTACCGCCGCCGTTGCCGTCATTCGACGGCTAGCCACCTCGGACTTACGGGAGTCGTATCCGCTGTAAAAGTCACGCTCCCATTTATAATCTCGTATCTGCGACACGCCAATAAGCAACACTGCAATAATCAGAATTATCGCAAGCGCAATCTCGCCACCTTCACCAATGTCCCCACCTGAATGGTTCAAGCTATTGGCGGCTAGGGCCGCATTACTCGCAGCTAACGATGCACTAGCGGCCGCATTAGCCGCTGCTGCTGTGACAACTACTACAGCTGTTCCGCCCATTTTACCTCCTTAGTCATTGTACGTTATCTTCACGTTTTGGTTATAGACAGGCGGCGGGGTAATCCCTTCGGATTCCAGCACGCAGTAATCTGCACCGACTAACTTCGAGTGAACCTCGGAGTTATGCGAGATTACGATGATTTGTGAGAACTCGTCTGAGTGCAGCAGCATTTTCAAGAAGTCTACCAGTTCGTTACGGTGAGCTTCGTCGAATGTTGCGCCCGGCTCATCCAACAGTAGCGGATATTGCTTCAACCCTAAGCAACGATACGCCGTTAAGCGGAAAGTCAAGTCGAAGATATCGCGTTGTGCGGCTGAACCTTTGCAGATATCGAACACCGGTTCCGCGTTGTCTTTTAAACGGTACGGAAAACGGTAGTCCAAGTCACCCTCAGACATATCACACGGCAAGACTTGCATTGGGTACGCCCAGATATGTTCGATGTAGCTGGACATCATCTCGGTTACACGTGCAATTGAGTTAAAGAAGTGACGACGCAGAACACCTTTCTCCGGAGAGAAACTCTGCACCATCAGTTTGGTCGTGTGCTGATGCTTTAACAAACGCTCCAGCTCTTTTTCGAGTTCCGCGAGTTTATCCAACTCCTGCTGCATTAAACGATAACGTTCACGAGCAATCGAGAATTGGTCCCAGCGAGAATCCCTCAATGATTCGACTTCTTTTACAGCAAGGTTGTTCGAGTAAAGACGCAGAGCAGACTCTAAACGCCCCTCTAAGACCTTGAAGTTCTCAACCGCAGTTTTGGTACGCTGCAGACTAGACAAATGCGCCTGCGCTTGCTTAAGCGTTCCCTCAACGTCGTACTTCGCTTGCAATGCTTCATTAACCGCTTCTTGCTGAATTTTGATACGTGCTTCCAGCGTGGTATCAACATTGCCTTGCGCCCGCGCCAACTCAGCCCACTCTGATTTGGTTTTGTCCAAATCTTTGCAGGCTCGCAGGTAATGAGTCGCTTCTGCCAGCTCATCAAAGAAGACGGTCATGATACCGCCGAATTTGTACCGATGCTGACGGAAAGCTTCTTCCTCGGTGAGTTTCTTAAAGAGGATACCTAATACGCGGTCGCGGGAGAAAGTCATGACAATCTCACGGATAGCTTGCAGGCGTTTCATCTCTTCAATTAAGCTCGTTTGTTCGCGAGTCAGCTGCTCAATTTCTGTTGCGACGATTACGATGTGGTTTTCACCGGTCTGAATGCGTTGCAGTAAATCCCCTTCCGTGAGTTTACCCACGCCCGGTTTAAAGGTGTGTGTGCAATTCGGACAACTTACCTCGTCAGTGTCACGAATGTGCTGCAACATGGAACGGTCTTCGCCAAGCAAGCGCTCTAAGTTGATGCGTTTACCTGCCAGCTCAGAAACGCGGTTTTCAATGGGCAAGAGACGCTCTTGAATCGCACGAATGGTTTCACGAGTTGTTAGTCCGTCCAAATTCGATTGCAGTAAAGGCGTAAACTCCTGCGCAACAGTAGTAGCCGAAATTAATTCACCGATAGTCAGTTGCGTATCGAACAGCCCGGGGAACATGTACTGACGGTTTTCGTAACCTTGAACAGTTTCGGTGAGCTTCTCCATCTGTTCTTTTAATCCGGTGTGGTTACGCATCAGATACTGCTGACGAGCTTCCTCATCCATCAGCTGTGACAGCGCCTTATTACGCTCACTGTAAACAGCACCCCACGTTTGAATCTGTCCATTCAGGTTTTGAATAGTCAGTTGCGCAGCGTCAATGTCTTCCTGCACCGGAATGGACTCACTACCCACCACGAACTTGCTGACTTCACCACACTGCGCCAAGAGATGGCGAATATAATCCTCATCCACATTCGGGTCGGTAGCAGGCGTGTTGGCTAATGATGCGGCCAGCTGATTGATTTCCTTCTCGAGTTGCTGTAAACGGGTTTCTAACTGTAGACGTTCAGACTCGTCTTCAACCACACGGACTTTGGTTTCGGCAATCTTACCACGGACGTAGTCGGCTTGGTTGCCGAGCGCAGTCAGGTGCTTACGCAGACGCGCATAAAAGCCCAGCGCGTAGGTCAGGTTAGAGGTAGACAGCATGGTGAACCACTGACGACGCTGTGCGGTACCTGCACGGGTCAGAATGTTCTCACCGTTCAGCAGCTCTTTACGTTCACGGTTCAAACCAAACAGGTCTTCGATATTCGCGTTGTAAACTTTCGGGTTAACTTTAGATACCACTTCTTCATTGGTGGTCAAGTTAACGATGGTGCAGTGCAGTGTCCCGCCCGTACGTTTGACGTGGCACTTATATTTGGTGTCGTCCTTCTGACAGTAGTTGGTGTACGAACCACCGTCCATCAAATCTTCTTTCGGTGGACAGACCGGGAAATAAACTGACAAGAGACTGGTTTTGCCGGAACCGTTACCGCCGAGAATAATTGTGATGGGCGTTTTGATGGTAAAGTCGAACTCAGCAATCTCATGTAGCGACATCCCTGTGAAACGCTTAAGAACAATACGGTCTACTTTGAACATGATATTCACACCTTTTCTTTTCTTATACTCTAGGCATGTACCGTAAAAAACAAAAAAAAGAAGGGACCGAAGTCCCGCTCTTTTATAAATAGCGTACAGTCACACCATCGTTACCCGTGTTAATTGCAATATCGAGCAGTTTACAGGCATGATTAAAAACCATTTCGTCTTTCAGATATTCACTACGCAGCCAGCGGCCCATGTCTTTTCTTTTGGTCGGGTCGTTTAAAGCAGATACGGCCAAACTCAACACCGGTGCCAACACGCTAGTCTCGGCCTGATAGCGAAGTCGCGCATCTATCTCGTCACGAAGAGCGTGAATCGTTTCATTCAAATACGGCATGCGAGGGTTTATGAATTCCCAGAGTTCTGCCCGTAATCCCTGAAGCGCTTGTAATACATCTTGCGGCATCGCGCACGCAAACTGCGCATCCGGCCCGAAGAACACAAAGGTTTTGGTCAGTTCACGACAACCATTCAAATCCCCACGTTCGGCGCATTTGAACACGTTCCCACCGGGGAGGTTGAAGCCGATAGGGTACACGATGATGTGCCCGTTTTTCACTTCAAAGTAAACGCCTATTTTAGATAAGCCTGGGGTCTTCGCTTTTCGATCGTCATTAAGAAACGTAACCTTTACCATCTCCGGGAAACTGTTACGTAACCAATCTGCTGCGCCCGTTTTATTATTCAGAAAGCTTTGGAACTGATCTTGACTAAGGGTGTCTTTTCTCACCTCGCCCCAGATTAGCGGTTTCACCATATCTGGAACTTCAGGGTCGGCCAGCATGGAAACCAGCATATTGTTAATGGTGAGTATCTCCTCCCTAGCATCTACGATTCCACGCTGTTCGAGTTCAGAGTGGTTCGGAAAGAATCGGTCTATATTTTGCATGATAACTCCACGTGATTATTTGGATAGAAAAAAAGAAGAGGACAGATTCCCTGTCCTCCCGGTTCAAACGTGAACCTAAACGTTGGCACATTAACTCATGACCAGCTCGTCATCGTCCTCTTCTACGACTTCGAGCACAGGTCTGTAGACCCCACTGATATCTTCGTACGGCGTATTGTTCAGCACCCTAGCGCCGTTAAACACGAATACCCCTTCCGACTTCTCCATGACTGGAGTGCCGCGTTCGGTACTGCGAAACTCCTCACCCGTCAATATATTGCGTATACGGATGTCACCGAAAACAGGCTTATACGCAATGTATAAGCAGGTGCTAAGGTGAAGTGGGAAGTCCCGATTGAACGGCAGGCCGTGGTTGTCCCGATAGGCAGTAACCATCGGCAATGCAAACAACGATTTGTGGAAAGCTCCACTACGTTGCGCAGCGGTGTACAGACGAATATTGATTTGGCGCGCAGCCTTCTCAATGCTGCCTGTACCGTTTAAGATACGCTGCTCTAAATCCTGCATTTGACACATGGTAGAAGCCATTGCCATTAACTGTGCAGGGGAAAATTTGTTCATACGGGTAAAGGTAAACATGATTACTCCTCATTCGGTGCTAGGGTCAGGCAAAAAGGCGCAGAGCGCTCTCCGTTTGTCCTGACGCATCTTGTAAGCGGAAGACATCAATACACTCAAGGTGCTGTGATGCTTCGCGCAGCATTTTGATAAGCGGGTAGTAGCAAGAGATAGCGGCTGGGAAGGTGAAGACAAAGTCAAAGCGGTCAGCGTCTAACAGCACACCGTCCACACTGCTCTGAGCGACATCATATTTCTCCACGAAACCATCTGGTACCACCACCGACATCTCGGTGCCCAGAATGCTTACGCGTACCCCTTCGTGGTGGTCAGTTACCACGACAGTAGCACGTGCAGGAGCGCCCCACTTTCTAAAACTGCATTTCCCCATTTCGACGGCATCGATAACCGACTTGTAGTTGCATCGCAGGTAATAATTTAATTGCGGAGTGTTGAGGATGGCCTCCAGCATCTCACGGGTACCGTTGAGCGCTACTACTCTTGCATCGCGACTTACTTCAATAGACTTCATCAAAGCACACAGCTCTGTTGCAGAATAATTCTCTACAGTTTCACGAACGTACAGAGAACGACTAAAGGACATCTTTTTCATTTTGTACACTCCGAATTTTAAATTTTATTCGAGGCGATATTCGTATTCGAACTCCGCCCCGTTATGTTTGATTACAACCACGTCGCCGGTTTTAGTATTAGCATCACGCTTAGCCACATGTGAGTCAGGGTGGCGGGTGATAAACCGAACGTCGTAGTCTTCATTGACTAAACGTTGAACTTTATCTAAATCGATACGGTTATCGCGGCGGAACAACCAACGTCCGAGTTCTGTGTTAGCACGGAGGTAAGCTGCGGATTCCTTGTTGGAAAGAGAAGCGGCGATAATCAGTTTATTAATAAAGTCAAACATAGTGGATACCTCTTTATTGCAACGAATAATGCTAAAGGGAGGGGTCTACGCCCCTCCAGTTTTATAGTTTTAGCTAATGAACAGCAGTTGCTGTCCAAAAGCCTGCACATCACTCCACCCCTGTTGCTTTGCGACATGGCGAATGTCGTCAAGGGCTGCAGTTAACGGTCGCCCGTTAGTTAGGGAGCGTGTGGCTTTCGCCGACATCAAATAAACCGGCTCATTACGGCTCCGGTCGCCGGAATCTGGAAGGAATGCCGCATAGCGTGCTTCCCGAGACCCCATGTTCGATTCCACCTCGTCCAGAGAAAGAATCATGTTTGTTTGCAAGACATCTTGACACCCACCCGTAGCAGGCGCGGTGCAGAATCTCAAATGTATACAACGTGATTCGCCCGACTTACCCAACCAACCGCTGAAGCGGGTTTTGAGGGGGAAGTCGTAATAGTGTTGAGTGCCGGCAGTAATGGCGTCTGCAATCTCGCTCATCAAAGCACCCGACGGCGCTGTCGCGTTCCATGCTTCTATTAAAAACGGTTTATCCCGCTGGTCTTCTGGAAACAACCGTGGAGACTGCGTTTCAAAATCATGGTGTTTTAGCGAGGTTGGCTTCCAAGGAGATTTTGTTTCATGTGCGATGAACGCTGCAATATCCTTGACAACGTCTGACTGGTTAACACGTCGTTCGTAAAGCTCAATAACCTGACTCTTAATTTTGTTAACGAAGTCTTGCGTCGTCTGCAGTCGTGTCCCCGTTTCGTCATATACAGCCGATTTGTCTCTCTTGATTACAGCCGCGTACAACGGAATGTTGCGCATACGCTGAATAAGGAGTTTATACGTCCCACCCTCGTAAACTTCCCAAGTTGGTTTGCTGTCGCCATAAGGCTTGTAAATGGCATCAGAAACGCCTTGTAGAATTTTCTGCAGACCTTCTTTGGTCGGACACAGGTAATCTAAGTCAAGCTGATGCTCTTTAATCAGCCATTCTTCTAAATTCGATAGGCCAATAGCCGTCGGTACTGAGAAGCAATCCCAGCTGGCGTTTTCCTCTTTTCTTAGAAGAGTTGTCAGGCGCGGCGCAAAGTTATCGAAAGTATCTTTTTTATCTGCAATATCGTTCAGCAGAGTTTCAATACCACGTACCAGTTTTTCATTACTCATTTCTAAAACCTCTAGTAGTCTCAGTTAACCCCAATCAATTCACTAAAGGAAAGTGGGGAGTTGAAGAACACATGGTTCTATTCACTTAGGTAATATATATCTGAAAATAAATTCACTAGAAAAAAGGAGGAAGGCTATGTTAAAGGGATCAAAACAAGAATAAGGATGTCGCTACGCTCCGTGTATTAAAAGCCCCCTCTCCCCAGAATCCGTTCTCACGTATCCTTCTATAAACTAGGGGTGTAACGTAAAAAAAGAGAGTAGCGGGATAGTATGTAACGTACAACGAGGTGACTAATGGAAATTTCACAACTAAAAGCCTACAGCTATGGTATCGTTGCGGAAGACAAGCCCCGAGGTACGGACGTCATTAAAGTCATCCCCATCGAGGTGAACTTCGCCAACGCAACGACTATCGATGCTCAGGAACAAGAAGTTGAGATGTCCTACAAGAACGCGAAGGGGGCACAGGACAACCTGAAGCTCACAATGGGTAAAACCATTGACGCAACGTGGATGCATCTCAACAGCAACCGTGTAACTTCCCCGGACGTGAAGAAAGGCGACCAAGTTCGCATTAACCGTTTGGGTGAAACGGATATCTATTACTGGGAAGACATGAATTGCATGAACGCCAAGCGTTTAGAGCATGTCGTGTTTGCCTTTGGCGCTGACCCGAAGAACGGCACCGTTAATAACCTTGCCAACGCCTACTGGATGGCCTTCTCTCCAGAAGACAAACATATCACACTCCACACGTCGAAGATGAACGGTGAGAAGTTTGGTTACGATATTCAGCTCGACACTGAAGAATCGAAGTTTGTCATCATGGACGACGTCGGTAACAAAATCTGGCTGGCTTCTGAAGAAGGCGATATCGGCGCGGAGAACTCTTTCGGTACCAAGATGCATATGGTGCGTGATGAGATATTCGGGACAGCGAAGGATAAGATTCACTGGAAGACGAAAGAGTGGTTGGTTGAGTGTGAAACGGCAACTGTCAAAGCGTCAAGTAAAGTAACGCACGATACGCCTGAGCATGAAACGACCGGCAACTTCCTCGTTGGTAAAGATTTCACTTACAACGGGAAAGGAACCGGTAAAGGTACGTTCACCGTTACCGAAGCGGTCATTAAGGGTATCACCTTTAGTCTGCACGTCCACACTGAACAGGGCGACGGTAAAGACGTATCTAAACCGAAATAATTCAATAACAACAGTTGTTGCTATTATATGCAACATGCACTGTTTAATCGGTAGCAACAGTAGTGCCCACAATTTGGAACTGAAAGAGGCTTTCATTAGCCCATTACTGGCGTGCGCGCCTGTGGATTCGATAAGCGATTGCGATTGCTGAAGCGGACCAAAAAACGGAATACCCCCTACGACTTGTTTCGGCCGATAAATGATTCGCGCCAACCTCGTCTAGGGGGAATTCTAATTTGTTTGCCTTAGTATGCACATGGGGTAAAAGACATGGGGTCTTGTTACTCGCAACACAACTGAGGATGAAGTTATGCAACAGTTCGCAAAAGGTTCTGTACCGGCAGGCTATTCTGAAATCGGTCATGTTTCTGTTTCTGGCCAGGCCACTCTGAACGACGTCGAAAAAGCACTGGAAGCGAAAGCGGCAGAGCTGGGCGGCGACGCTATCGTTATCACTGCTGCCGGCGGTGACAACAAAATGCACGGCAACGCGATTGTGTACAAAGCAGACGCGTAAAAAAAGTAAAAGGCTACTCTCCCGATGGGAGAGTAGTTATCTTTAATTTTTTCTGGCTCGGAACTGCTGCATCACCGCCATTGGTTTACGGTAACGGTCCAGATGGGTAAACGCATCGTTCACTACATGGTGGTTCTGCCACTTTGACGTGAAGGCAACATAACTCGGGTTAGACAACTCGTTGGTGTTAAGTGTCCACTCTCCTTCTTCCCAAATAGGCCAGTAGTCAATGCACTTGCCCAAGTCGTTAGTCAGGATACCGAGTGTTTTGTCACCGTTTTTGTCGGCGTAATAGAAGATGCCCGGGTTAGCCGTGTGGTTCACGTAGTCGTTACTGATTTCCAGATACGGGGTATCAATGGTCACCAAGAACGAGGATTCGTGTTTCAGCAAAGCACGGAGCGTTTCGGTATTGCGCAGCTTAGCCACTGCAGAAGGCGATGCGAAATCACCTAGACCGAGGGCATCCCAGTCATAATGCGTTTCTGACATCAGCAGTTGCTTGAGCAGGTTCAGGTTAGAGAGTGAAACCGTTGCGGTGGTGTCAGAGATTATCTGTGACGGTTTAAGCCAACGCAACACCCCACCAATTACTAACCCAACCGTTTTCCCGGTTAGCCCCGTACCCACTTTCAGCAGCAGATTCGAAGTCCAGTCCATCGAAGTGTCGACGCGAAATAACATATCGTCAGTAATCGGTATGGTCTTCACCTTGGCGATATGTTTCATCACAAGACAACCAACCGAGACACGGCCACTACGCTTAACGATTTTACCGGCCGCAGTTAGGCGAATACCAGCATCGTCGTAGACATGCGGTACCCAGTACCCGTCAACATTATACAACGCGTAATTGTTGTAAAGTGCAGAGTTCTCTTTCTCAATTTCAACGACAATGTCTGTCGCGTCATCAATAGCGAAATCCTGCGTGAAGTGTGTACCCGGAGGACAGATATGGGTTTTGATACCGATGTCCCAGAACAATGACTGGTAGTATGCCTTATTGAACTCCAGAACCGGATAACCTTCTTTCAACGTAGTAATTGCTACCCCGGCTTTCGAGGTGAACCACGCCTGAAGATTGCCCGTGAAGTTGCTCAGGTCGGACAGATGCAACCGGGTAAAAAAAGTAAAGGGTTTGCTATTAAAGTCATCAACACCGACTTCAATTTCGTGATACTGGTCGAGCAACGTCTTAATCGGCAGCGTGATATCAACATTTTCCCAAATGCGGGTACTGCGATTATAGCCGAAAGCGTTGTCTGACCGCACTTGATAAATCGCTTCCATTAGGGGTTCCTCGTTAGAAGAAAGGTCATAATATGACCCTCGGTGGCCCAGTTTACAAAGGAGTAATCCATGTCTGTCGTGTTTGATCCACATGGGACAGTAGCGGAAAACGTGCAGACAAAAGAAGCACAAACTCTGCCTGCTACCGGCCCGCGACTTATTTTCCCGACTCACGGTCCGTATTATACCGACCTCGAGTTTAAGCTTTTCGATGGTACAAAAGAACTCCAAGAGCAGGTGCACTATTATAAAGTGTTGCCGTACGCCACCGGGGTGCTGCGTACAGCTCGCCGTATTCACGGCGCTATTTTGGTTATTGACGACTCAGTTTCCCGTGCATTGACAGTGACCTACCATCCAGTAGGTATTAATGCTGCTACGGCAGCACAAAAAACTGCTTTTATTGCCGGGAATACCGTCTTCACTGATAAATATTGGGAAGACGTCGTCGGTGACCCGTATTTTCCACCGGTAGATATCCAGTTTGATTGGGATAACTGGTGCGGTGAACGTGAGCTGATGGACGCCTTAGGTGTGCTGGCCGAAGGGCTGAAATATAAGCCGCCTAAGAAAGACCCGTTAACCGTCACTACTGCGCAAGGTTACGTGCAGGATTATTCACACGGCGGTGTGCGTTTTGATGCCCCTACCGGCAGACACGCCTTTACTAACAACAGTGATTATCGTTTCGACTTTGGTAGTTACTCAGGCTTTGCAGTGTCCGACTACCTGTATACTTGCGAGTTCTATTTACCGGGTATGCAAACGGCGACCGCTGCCAACTTCAGCATCTTCTTCAATAACAGTTGGTCTTCTAACTTCGTTGATTGCCGCCTGATTTACGATTATGCCACTCAGAAGTTCAAAGTGACTTTGAACCGTCGTGAGAATAGCGCGTATACATCGTGGGAAATTGCCTCTTTTGCTTTCCCAAAAGCAAAGTTTGCCAAAGCGTTTAAAGTGCGTATCTCGCGCAACCGTGCGCAGAACGGGTTTGAGTTGTACATTAGTAATGCGGATGGCATCATCGGTAAACTTGTGTATAACCACAATAACCCGCCTGCTTCTCTGTTGAATGTGTACACCAATTACGGTATTGCTGCGCGCTTAGCAGGGGCCACCGATATCCGCACTTCGGTTGGCGTTAAACTCAACGGGTACATGCAGATCATCGACTGTCCCGGGTTCGAAGCGGATATTTCCGAAGACACATTGGGTCTTCTAAAGACGTGGTATAACCTGCTGCGGGCAAGCTTCGACCAAGCCCCTGCACACGACCACATTTTGCGTAAAGACAACCCGCATGACGAAGAAGCTGGTTGGATTGGTGCGCTGGTTCGTAACGGTATCTCTGCTGACGCTGTCCGTGCTTACGGACGAACGCTGCCACAGCTGACAACCTACGTTAACAGCTTAGCGCCGACGCAGAACTCCCTGTTGTCTAAAGTGCGTCGTGAAGTCTCTAGCCGTTTACTGAAAGGGACTATCGTTGGCGTCGAAGGCTTAACGCAGTTCACGCAAGGGTCGGATGCAAACAACATTCGTATTCTGGCGAAGTTCGATAAGCTGCAGTCTTGGTTAATTGCACGGAACGACAACGTCTCAGTAACGGCTGCGCAGTACATCGATATCAAATCCGGTACGGGCGTGTTGCGTCTGTATAACGACGCACGCGGTTTAACGTGGAACAATGCTAAACTACTCACTCACGACACCATCGGGCCGTATATCCCTCAAGGGGGCGCTGCAGCACTTGGTTTCGTGGGCGTGAGCACAGCAACCATTACCTTAACGGGTAAAGGTATCGGGTCTAACCCGTTTGTTGCGACTTGGCAAGCGCCAAGCGCTGCGGATGTCAACACGTTAGCGATGCGTCTGGTGACAGATGACTTCGGAACCAGCTCTGCGCTGGCGGCTACACCTGCGTTGATTGCGAAGCTGGCTGCGAACTTCACAGGTAAGCTTCTCAAAGACAAAGCGAACATTAACGGCATTAAACTGGCCGGTTCTATTACGCTGTCGAAGTCAATGTACGGGCTGTCTGAGGTTGTTGATATTTCGGACATCCTGATGCCGATGTCAGATGCGATGGAAGCGTTAATCGCCGACTACGAGGACAATCCAAACCACACCCACCCGGCGAGTATGTTCGGTATTACTACCGCAACTACCACGGTCAAAGGTACGGTTAAACTCGGCGGTATTGAGAACGACAACACCGTTGTTCTTGATGGTCGTGAGGTGCTGGAGCAGAAAGCACGTTTGGACCAAGTCGACACGTTATCTTCGGATACGATGACACCTGCCGTAATCAACATCCTACGTTACGGCACGTCCGGCGCAGGGTTTGTCGAAGGCGTGGAATTCGAAGACTTCATGGTCTCTATCCCTGCGAACTTCTACTACTGCGGTGACCGTCGTGCTGTACCTGCAGTGTCGTACAACCTGATTGACCTGTTCCCTGGGGCGTACACAAACAAAACTTTCTATCTCTACGTTGATGTGACTTCAACCGGTACGGCAGTGCACTCTATCAGTGCGACACGCCGTCAGGAGAACGACACGTTAACCGAGATTGGCGAAGTGACAACGGACGGTGACACCATTTACCGTGCTAACGTCTACAACGTCACACGTCTGGGTAATTTCCGCGAGTTCGAAGAACACGTAGAGAACCCGAGTGCGCACATTGAGAAAGTGGCAGACAAAAACAGTCTGGGCCTTTCCAGCGTTCGGAATATCCCTGCATCTATCAGTAACTATAAAGTTGGGTTCACCAACGGTATTCGTGACTGGCAGGGTATCTTCGGTAATGCGTCGTGGACACAGACCGGGCAGCAGTTGATGTTTGCCAGCTACGGTACTGGGCAGAACGCGGTCATCGGTTTGGCCCACTCCCAGAAGCAGGCCGATTACACCATGCGTGGTACAATCTCCACCGATAGCACTGCCGACAATGGCGGATGGTTAGGTTGGCTGTTGGCTTACCGGAAAGTGAAGACCGAGGAGCATACCCTTTCGGTCATTGCAAACCCGGACGTTGGGGGTTGGGCAAACGACTCTGGGCAGCCGGTTATCCATGCCGTCGTTATCGATGCGGGGAAAGGTACGCAGATTGTTGTTCCCGGTGTCACTGGTCGCTCAACCACCCAGAAGCTCTCTCAGTTGGTTGTCAAACCTGCAACAATTACTCGTGTGGGTAATGTGTTCACGGTTCAGCTCGGTGCGGTCAGTAGCTTGGATGCGATTTCGGATACGTTCGTCATCGACCTTGATGCGTTAACTGTCACTGCAAGTAACAGCAACGGTCAAAGTAAAATGACTCAGCTGGGGCCGTTGTTGCGCTCCAAAGGCATCGCTACCGATTTCTTCCACGGTAGTGTGCTGACAGGTGTATTGGGCCTGTATAAGTCGAAAAGCACCTATACGTTCCAGTTACATCCTGCGGTTGACAACACTAAGCTGTACAGCACGCTGGGAAGTCTTGTGGACAACGTTTCGCCGTTAGGTAAGGTTCGTGTGGCGAAAGGCACACTGACCTCTGCTACGCTTGCGCAGTCAGCTCTTGAGGCACAAGTGGGTACACCGGTTCTTCCAACTTTGGATGGGCGGGGTATCAAGTATTCCGCTATTAACTGTTCTTATTACTCACTTAATACCGCGTACACCATGCTGATGGTGCGCTCGACGAAATAAAGGATTCAGCAATGACTAGATATCCGTACGACCCTACAGGGAAGGCTGCAACGAATGCCTTCACTGAGGAGCGTATTCTCGAGTCTAATGACAACAGCGACCGCGTTGTCATGTTAAGCCACGCCCCGTTCTTCGGGGCTTTAGAAATCTTCAACGGGAATAGCACCACGCCCCTTGAAGAAGGGGTGGACTTTGAATACGTCTATGAGCTGTCAGCGTTGAAAGCTGCTTTGGCAGCAGATGCTCCGCCGGTCTACTGCGGTGTCCAGTTCATTAATCCTGAAATCAGCGGCAATCTGGTATTCAATGGAAATCTGCTCGGTGGGGACTTCTACGACCCACTGACAGAAATCCTTGACTATCTCATCAAGTACATCAATAACCCTCGTAGCGCGGATTACCGTTCGCTTAACGGGGTTCCTGCACTGTTCCCGCAAAAGCCCAGCTATAGCAGTTGGTCAGATGCGAAAAACAAACAGTACGTTGCTTCTGCGGTAGATGATGTTAATGCTGCCGTTGAAGATGACATGCAGGATTTAAAAGGTGAGTTGGAAGAACTGACGCGGTTATCTAACCAGCTGTTCACCGACATTGAAACCTTTAACTATCCGGGGCACATCGCCGACACTGACCCGCACGACGTGACGACAGCTCAGCTGAACGCGCACCCTGTCGGGTTAGAAGTGCCGGATACTTTCCTGACTTACGGGCTGACCTTGCGTCAGCTCATCGAGAACATCCGTTCACAGGGACTGTCGGATAATGACATTCAACTGTATATCCATCGCTATCTGTCTAAGAACGTCAAAGGCACGTTCCAGTTTGCGAACGGATCAACGGTAATCTCGGACAGTACGGGTAACACCAAGCTGATACTGTCTGCTGCGAAGATTCAGCTCATCACACAGGGCGGGATTGTGGCGGCAGCCGGTACGGACTTATCGGGAAGCAAATACGTTGAATATGTCTGTGGTACGAACACCTTGCGTGTTACGACGAACGGGAACAGTCTCGGTGTTGATAAGCTCACCCTGAACGGGGTAGCGCTGCTGACTGGTCGTACGGTTAAACAGTACCAGTCTGAAGATGTTAACGGCGACCCGGAAAACGTCCAGCTTAATGCCCAGTCAACGAACATCACGTTCAAAGGCAAGGGTACGCCATCTTCTCCGTTAGAAGGCGCGTTGAATATCCCGAAAGCCACCAAAACCGTGCCGGGTAAAGTTAAACTGGTTTCTGGTACAGGCGCTGTTGCTGACGGCGTGGCCGCGACGCCGGATTCGGGTAAGCCGTATAATGACGGCTTTAATGACATGGTTCCTAAGAACGTGCTCATTAACAACAACCCGATGTCTGGCACAGAGATTGTTCTCGATAAGTCAGATTTAGATCTGGCCTCCGTCGACAACACGGCTGACTTGAACAAGCCGCTCTCTACGCCGCAGAAAACCCGTACTGATGCGTTGGTGGCAAAGAACCACAAACACGACTGGCCAATGCTGCGAATTGGACAGGCCACGCGTCAAGCGTATGGTACTGTTCAGATTGCGTCCACGTACAGTGAGGTGAAAGATGGTCAGGCTGTTGCCCCTGCAGTGTTGAAAGGACTGAACGACCGACTGCTTGAGTTGAACAAACGTTTCTTCGGGGTAATGTTCCGCGATACGCTGGAATTCACCACGGTAGAAGCGACTACGTTTAACGTCAGCGGTTGGACACTGAACCCGACTACCACGTATCGTTATTTCGTAGCCCGCGCACTGGACTCAGCAGAAGGGACTTTTGACGGTGCGGTCGATTTGACCCAAGTCCCTGCCAACCTGTGGTATGCTATCGGTTGTGGCGTAGAGAAAAGCTGGAAACTCGGCTTTGTACATACCACTCAACCGACTAACCCGTTACCTCAGGCAAAGGCAGTCTCTACTGCTGTAGGTAAAGTGGGCACGGCGGGTCTGATTGTTGCTGCCAAAGTCCGTATGAAGTTCGCGGACGAAGCGATTAAGGTACGTGCTCGTTCCAGTGGGAAGGTCTCTATCTGGATTGACGAGAACTTAATGGCGGATGCTCAGGACAACCCAGAAGTAGAATTCTGGTTAGAACCGGGTACCCACGTCATTGCGGTCAGTGCGTTGTGTGAAGACACGAGCAAACCCGCGTCAGTTGCATTCGACGTGCAGGATGGCGGTTCGTTAATCTATAACTCTAGCGCGAATACCCCAGTAGGTGAAATTGGTGCATACCTACCTGCGCAGAATAACCGCTTCTTTATCTACGGTAACGTGCTGCGCGGACGCTTCCAAGCGTTAGGCTCTCCACTACCGGGAGGGGCAGTTAATACCGAGATGATTTACTTAGGCCACGTTGATACTAACGATGCTGGAGTTATCACTTCGGGAGGCCCAATCCAGTTCGGTCAGATTATCGACTTTGGCCAGTTCAAAGAGCTGCAGACCCACATGGAAGACCCGGATGCTCACGACACCGTGGACATCAACAGCCCAGAGTACAGCCCGGCTAACGTTAAAGTGATTGGACTGGAGAACACAGAAGCGTATGGTGTTGCTGATAAGTCAGTGACGTCTGCGCCAGATGTGGCCATGTTCTCGGACGCAGCAGGGATGACATTACGTACACAGGGAACGCTGGTTGTTGCAGAAGGCGCGGCCGCCGCTGCCCCGTTACGGGTTTGGGTTGGGGTTGATGGTCAGTCTCCGTATCGCTGGAAGAACATGGCAAACCCTCAGGCGAATAATCGTGTCACCTACGATGGTTCATTCATGGCGAACGAGTCAGGCGTGTTGGAGTTCGTAGCTACTGCGATTAACGGTCGTCATGAAGTGTTGTCTCTGTACGCGATTGATGTTCCCGCAGACGGACAAGCCTCGATTGCGTTCGTTAATGAAGTCACACCGCAACCGGTTGCGTTACCGTTTACCGATATCCCACGGACGAACTTGATTTCGTTTGTCCGCGAGGAACAGACCGATGTGGCTGCAAGCTTTAACTTCCCACCTCACGTCAACGGGGTTAGTGTGAAGAAGCCGCGGGTGCTGGCGATTCGTTATCGCTATATTCCGGCAGAGAAGCGACTGAACATCTTGATTGGTGCAGTGGGTGATGCGACGCGTACTGAGGTACATCGTTTCTGCTCACTGGTGTTCGAGCAAGACCTGTCCCGCTTCTTTGAAGGTCCATTCGTGGGCTATTCATCTTCAGCGAAAACCGGTTACCGTCTGATGGGGTCTCTCTTCGACCATTCTATCGCACCACAGTACCTGAACCGTTTGAACTACCATACGGGGCTGATTCAGTCCTATATCCGTGGTTCGGAGTTAGCGGCCTATGCTGCAAAACAGAACGGGCTACATCGTGGTAAGGCTGCGCACTACGGTGCAAATGACTTTGCGGCGATGGAGTTGGCGACACAGGTCATCACTACTGAGCAGGCTAACGGCATTGTACATGAGTGCGCCACGTATGCCGTCCCGCATGCGATGTGGCCGAAGTCCTCGCGTCTGTTAACGCAGGGTCGTGTACCGCAAGTCGCTTATGAGATGCTCAATGTTGGAGATACGTCGTTGTCCTCCTACAGTCTGGGTTATATCTCACGTCGCGGGTTTGTAATGGTTGCATACAAACCTGACCTGTTGACGAATGCGAAGTCAGTAGCGGTCGCGATTTCCGGTCAAGGTTCGATTGGGGCTCTTATTGACGGTGCGAACGTATTCGCCGCGGATTTGGTGGGGAACGCAGGTACACTTACGGCAAATGCCAATATTGTAGCTAACGCCGACACTAAAGGGGTGTTCAGCATTATCTGTCGTCCGACTGCGAATGCGCCGACACCGTTTGTCAAAGCGCGGTTTACCATCACGTACAACGACAATAGCACCAAAACGTTTGTGACGAACAATACCGATTGGTTCGTTACCGAATACGGTGATATCCCGACTATTGCCATGCAAAACCCGTGGAACCTCACCCAGCGCAACTGGGAGTTTGCTATTCAACAGGTGGCGCTCGAAAAGGAATAAGTAAATGAGAAAACATTATCCCGAAGATTTGACGGGTACAAGCCCCGATAACATCGCGGAAGGTTCCCTCAGTACGTCGACTTATCCTAACCGTTTCAACTTAGTGGTGCCTTTCGAGGCACCCTTCTTTCGTAACGGATTAGAGATTAAAGATACGGCGGGGAATCTGTTATTTGAAGGTATCGACTATTACCTCGCGTTGTATTACTCTGCCGGTGCACACGCCGCGAATGCCCAGCTTTTCGGCGGGATAATGCTGCTGACGAAAACCGAGATTACCTATAAGCTGCAGGTGCTCGGCTCGTCTTATTCCGTTCCTGAATCGGATATCGGCAAGTTCCTCGTTAACCCCGACCTGACCGAACCACGCAACATCGATTGGTCAGCATTGATGCGCTACCAAATTCCCATCGAGCCTATTGACCCGCCGACGAATATCGACGAGGCCATTGCGCGTGATGAGGTTGCGGCAGCCATCAACAACATCCGTTTAAAGCTCGAAGAGAAAGCCGGCCAGCTTGATACTGAAATCGATACGGCTATTAAGGCGCTCTCTCGCGCAGCGAACAAACTGTATGCAGACAAACTGTTACAGCACCACAAAACGCCACATCAGCACAAATACACCCCTGCCCAAATTGGGGCGTTAGGTGTAGGTGATGCTGCTACGAATGCCATCAAAGCGTTCAGTAAGACGCTGGCGCAGTTAGTAGCGATTATGGTCGAGAATAAAATCTCTCAGCGTATCGTCGATACGTTGATTGATGACACCATGGGTCAGGTGTTCGGTCGTTTCAAAGCGATTAACAATGACGAAGTGGTGTACGCGACCCAAGACGGGAAATCCGCCCTGCGCTTTAGTGCGGGTAAGATTCTCCTGACCGGAACAGAAGCGGTGATTGAACTGGCTGCTGACAGCGATAATAACCAGCGCGGTATTGGGGTTTCCTCACGTGCGGGTTACGATGAGCTGTTCGTTCCGTCCAAAGGTAATGCAACCGGTGCCAAAGACGTCCGTCCGATTTATAACGGTGCGTTCTTGATTACTCCTGACTCAGTAGGGTTGTACTTGTATGCCCCTCTGAACTCCAACGCGCAGCCGACCTTTAAGTCGACTGACACGGTGCGTATGGGTGGTAACGGTTCACAGGCCTCTCCGTTAAACATGACGGCTAACCCTCCGGCAGCGACCCTGACGACTGAGGGCCTGTTCCGTCTGACGGACAGTGTTGAGGTTATTGCTCCGAATTATGCGCTCTCGCAGAAAGGGGTGAACAACCTGTTGCTGAAACTGAATAACTACGTTGATGAGACGTTCAAAATCAACGGAGCGTCTTTCGGTGCAACGCAGACGATTAACTTGACCGCAGCGTCTTTCGGTCTGGATAAAGTCAACAACACCGCCCCCGCCGATAAGCCTGTACATCAGCCGTTCCGTGATGCGCTGACCAACAAAGCGCTGAAGGTTCACACGCATACTGCCAGTGATTTGCAAAACGTACCCACTGCCTCGCCGACGGTTTCCGGCTTAACGTATCTGTATACGGTGCTGGATGCCACGACTAATAAAGCGGCGGTCTCCAAACTCGGTTACCAGTTAAAACTGGATATCGATGCTGCGGAAGACAAAGCACTGAACCTGCTACCGAGCTGGGTGGCGAACAGCACCTACTACGGTGATTCCGGGTTCCTGCCTATCCCAACAATGGGGCAGTATGAAGGGACAGCGTCTGTGATCGATGCTAACTTTAACGCGATGCAGATTGAACAAGACAACCGTCTCTACATTCTGCGTAACGGTTGGGACGGTTATGCTGATTCGCAGCGCGTGTTCTATTGGTACCGTGAGTTCGAAGCGGGTTCCAATAACCTATCCTCGAATTATGTGGCCACAGCAGTACAGTACGTTCCTGCGGGGATGGCGAAGAAGTATCCGGGTATTGAGCTTAAACGCGTGGTGGTTTGTGGCGACGACTGTGCTATCTTCTTAGGCACAGACGACCGTTACTATCTGGTGATGTTTAACGGTAGTGCGGATGCTGCGAAGCATACCGACATCGTTCGTGTGACATATTCCCCGACCCCTCGGGCAACCAATCAGTATAACTTCGCTCCGACACCGAGTGATGATTATCTGATGGTTATCGATAACGACATCTATGTCATTAAGAGCACGTTGACCAACACGGAGTTCTTTACGTGCCTGTGGTCTATCAGCAAAGACGATCTCAGTAAGACAGACGTACAGTTCCAGTCTGTCAAACTGACCGGTAAACACGCCGATGGTAACGTGGGTCGTTTTGCGACCTATGCGCTGAATACGAAAGACCCGGCCACGACCAGCCTCTACTACATCACCGATGCGGGTGCTGCGAAGTGGACAGGTGCGCGCAACGTGGTGCACTCTGCACGTCGCAACTGGATGCTTGGACGTAATGGTCGTAAGATTCGTGTGCGTGGAAACTGTAGTACACACGTTTCGAACTCCGCAACTGCTTTCGGTACCCGCTGGCAGATTTCTTTCGTTATCGACCTCGATGCGAAGACTGCGGTACTGGATAACGATTACCTGCCGATGAAACTCGACGAGAACGGTGTCACCGATAATGGTGGGAATTACCACACCGACAACTCTGACGGTTTCCTCTACGGGAATATGATCATCTCCACCGCACCCCGCGCTGGTTACATTGACTGTATCGGTAACGACAACAGTAACAGTGACAACCAGTGTGTGCGTATCAGTCTTAACGGCAAGTCGTTGTACGATGCGCTGCGTTGGGATAATCCGCTGACCGGGCGGATGGGTGTCCAGATGGCAGTAAACGGGGCGTACGGCTCAGTGTACCAACATCGCATGCGTGGTTTAGTGCAGCTGGGTAACACGGTTAAAAAGGTGCTGATGCGCCGTCTGGGTACCAGCGATTGCGCCCAGATAGCTTACGACACCGCAGGCTCTTACAACTTCCCGGGCTATGGTGGTTGGGGTCCTTCGAATGACCGTACCGCGTTTAACGAGTCAACGTACAACGTGTTAACCCGCTGTGCCTACATCTTCAACGGCAACAGTAATTACCTCAACGGGGCCGCTTTTAACTCCGCTGGGAGCAGTAATTACAAAAACATTAACGGTTCTGCAGTGCTGCACAACGACACAGTGACTGTTAATGCTGCGATGTGGAATGATTTCCAGTCGATGCTGACGACCCGTGTGGCGAAGTGGGGACAAGCGGCGAGTATCTTCAAAACAAGCTGGTTAAACCTGTTTGATTTGGGCGGTACAAACATGTGTATCGCTACGGCGATGTTTGGTCAGAAAGAAGCGGACGGTGTCACGTATGCGTACGTCTACTATTTCCGCATCCCAATGACCTTCGTTAACAACGTACTGGCGCTGGATTACAGCAACGCGGTGCACATTGGTAACGAAGACCGTATCGATTTCGCGTGGACGGGTATCAGCAATGCAGGGGATTACTGGCAGCTGCGTTTAATTAAACGCAGTGACGGATGGATTATCCGTCCTCATGCGCAATGTCATTGTGCGACTGTCGGTGGCGGGGGTCACATGACCTTCACGTTGACATGCGATGCGAACATGGCAAACTGGACGTTTAACCGAGAAATGGTTAACCCGTCCTATGGCGAAAGCGACGTTGTCCATCTGCCTGAAACGAACGAGATTCTGGTTGGTACGTTCTTGTCTGGTGGGATGTATTACGGCGGTCAAGCATTTAGCAACAACAGTCGTAATTACAACACTGGCAGTGCACGTAACGTGATCCTGTTCGGACCACAGCTGGCCGAGGGGATGATTCTTTACATTACGCAGGACATTCCGTTCTTTGCGAACATGGAAGAGCACAATACGCCAGCCTCGCAATTTGACTTCAAAGCGTTGTTCCCAAGCGACTACCAGAACGCCACACTGTACTTCTACGTGCAGTTAAACGCACAAGGTAAGGCAGAGTACAGCGTTTCCAAAACGTTGCTTAGCGACACTGCTACGCGCCTCTATATCGGGTACGTGGTGACGTCGACTAACGCTATCGTTGAAGTCAACATCAACCGTGTGAAACGTTTGGGTCGAGTTGGTTCTCTGTTGGCGCACGCGGACAACCCGTACGCGCACGGATATCTGGCAGGCGGGACCTTGACCGAGTCTATCTACTCGAACATGGAGAACATGGGTACCATCGACACGTTCTCATTCCCGTCGTTCCAGGATATCTACAACAGCTGGTACCGTTTCAGTCACAACAACTCGACGTCGGCCCAGCCTGCAAACGAGTCTGAACTCGTAGCATGGAAATATATCGACGCGGATGATGTGGTTGAATGTACGTTGAACACAGTGACGTTCGTTGGGTTTATTTCGGATGAACTGGTTGGTGATTACACGTTTAACACGGTTATCACTTCTAACGACACTGATAATGATGCCATCGCGATTGTGCTGGCTGCGTTGAAGAAGGAAGATTCGTCGGTAGGGCGCGAACAAACGCTTTGCTTAGCTATCGGTAACTCAATCGAGGGGCACCTTGATTTACAGTCTCGGATACAGGTTAAGGAAAACTACCGACAGTCATCTTCTCGGGCGATCGCCACCTTAGACACTTCGACCACCGATTTACTGGGGTGGAATAAGTGGTATGCGCATGTCTACGCTGAACGGCGCGGTAACATGCTGTATATTGCGGTTGAACATGCACAATTGCCAACAACCGGTGATCGTGACACGAACATCCGACAAATCGTGGCGGCGAAGAAAACGTTGTCGATGAGCCAGGTGCGTAACTCTGCAACGTACAAATACGTTGAGATTGACTTGGCCACTGCAGCCCCGACATTTGCCCGCACTTGTCGTTTTGGCTACGGGGCTACATCTCAAAACGCGGCACGATTCTGGAACATCACCCGTCCGGGGGCGGATTTGTCGAAGACTTACGGCACTGCTGCGGCGCTGGAAACAGCGAACCAGCTCGCCGGTAACTTCGATAACATCACTCGTGTGAGCCTGCCTGCGATAACCGCGTCGTGGATGTTGCTAGCTAACAATGCTGAAAAGCTGTGGCCACCTGCAATGCAGACGACCAACGCGTATAGCAGTCCGTTAGCATCGCCAGCGATTCGCCCATATGCTCAGTTGTTGGCAGCGGGCGAGGTGTTCGCTGTAAAAACAACTTTCACACCAACAAGCAACTCTTTAATGTTGAATGTGAATAGCGACGACGGTTGTAGTGTATACCTGAACGGTGTGTTGCAGGGGACTACTACGTACAACGCATCAGCTACGCAAACGGTTACACTGACCGGGGCGTTGCTGAATCAAGCCAACTCGTTGGCGCTTGTCGTAAGAGAAAATCCAGGTAATTCACCGACGTATGTGGCGTTTGAATTAGTGCAGGATGGGACAACGAAACTCGCTACCTCAAGTACGTCATTAGGTGCGATTAAGTTACCCAACCCGGCTTCCCCTGCTTCTATTCCGGGCAGTGCTGCTATCGGCCTGTACACGTTGACCGTGCCTACGGGTAAAGACTACATGCTGGCCCTGCGTCAGTCTGCAGCCATTACCAAAGCCCCAGTGATGTTCTGGACGGAGGAACGTAGCTTCGCAGGAGGCCGGTATATCGACATCTACTACGATGCGACTACCGCGGTTGTCCTTGATGTTATGATTCATGATTCCACCCTGAGCGCGTAAACAAAGTGGGGAGTTTCGGCTCCCCACTCTTTACTCACCACAAGGAGTTTTCCGATGAGTAAGGCAGTAATGCAGTACCCGTTGGACCTGTTCGGAACCATCCTCGGTAACAACGTTTCTCACCCGATTAAACTCGGCACAGGAACGATTAACCGGGCGTTTGCATTCCCAACAGGTCCTTTCTTTGTTGATACGCTTCGATTAGCTCCGGTGAACGCGCCGAATAAACCACTCGTTCGCGGTACCGACTACGAAGTAATTCTCCTCCATCCGTCATTGACTAAAATGACCGGTGGCCGCGAAGTGGCAACTGCTATTGTTGTTACTCGCTCGGCTGTACCGTCCGACATCACCGCCAGCGCCCACATTGTCGGTGGTCCGTACGCAGCGAACGTCGATAACATCGTCCAGTGTATTGAATCACTGGAACTCGATGACCCAACTATCGACTTCTATGAACTCCGTAACGTGCCGGATGAGTTTGCAGGTGCGCCTGCGTTCCGTGACGTGGGCGACTTCTTTGGTTTTGAATACATCGTTACCCTGCTGGCGAAACTCAACGAAGCGATTCGTTTGGGCGCGTCTGCGGAAATGGTGCAGATTCAGAACATGCTCAAAGCGTATCGTCAAGAGATGCTGGCGGCGTTAGATGAGCACCGTAATGCGGAAGGCAACGTTCACAAAGTGACGCGTGGCCAACTTGACGTGTACTCCACGTCAGAAGTCCGTACGTTGATTCAGAACGTGCAAAGCAGCATCAACTCCGTGTTGCAAGATATCGGTACGCTCAATGCGACCGATACCGACTTGGCGCAGAAAATCGCAGCGCTGGTCAGTTCTATCGGCACATGGAATACCCAGCTCAACACGGTTGACCAGAACTATCAGAAAACGCAGTTACAGATTGCGGAACTGATGGATGAGATTCTCATTCTGGAAACGCAAGTCGGTCTGCTGACTCAGCAGCTCAATGACCTGCGTGCTGGACTCGCAGCCGCTAATCAGGAAACCAATAACCTGAAGCAGCAGATTGCGGATATGGGCACAGCGAACCAAGGTCTCGAAAATCGCATCGCGGCCTTGGAACAGGCATTGGCGAAAACCAACGCTGACCTCGCAGCCCACAAATCGGCGGCGAACCCGCACGACCAGTATCTGAACAAGAACACGGGTGGTGTCGTACAAGCCAACGTACACGTCAACGCCAACTTGACTACCCGCGGCGACGTTCAGTCTGCTGCCGGCACCAAGTAACTCTTATAACGTCAGGGCGATACTTTATGTCAAGTTCGCCCGTTAAAGGAAGCATATGGCCGTTTCACTCAATGACGTTAATGCGCGTATGGCCAGACTGTCTATTGCAACTGGCGCTTCGGTTGATGGACAGGTGGCCACAAAAGCGTATAACGCAAATAATTTAGGCGGGATGTCCCCCGGAGAAATCCGCTGCAACGGTAGTTGTAGTTGGTCTTGTTCTTCAGGTTGTTCCCACGGTTGTTCCAGCTGCTCCGGTAACTGCTCCGGGTCATGTTCTGGCACGTGTACTAGTTCTTGCTCGGGAGGTTGCTCAGGTAGCTGTACGGGTACGTGCGGCGGCGCGTGTTCTTCATCATGTTCTGGTGCTTGTGGCAGGAGTTGTGGTGGGGCGTGTTCAGGTAACTGCTCAGGAAGTTGCTCAGGCGGATGTTCGGGGCCACAATAGAGGGGATTACCATGGCAGTCTCATTAAACGCTGTAAAAGGCCAACTGGACAACATTGAAGCCGCTGCTCTGAAAACCGAAGCCGGTGTCCAATCGTACATTGCGGGCAAGACTACCAATAACGTAGACCGCTTAGCAGGTCATGACGCGAACTATTACCACTGCGGAGGTACGTGTAGCTGGACTTGCTCCGCAGGCTGTTCTGGCGGCTGTACCGGAACCTGTAGTGCAACCTGTGGCTCTAGCTGTTCGTCGAGCTGTTCAGGTGGTTGCGCGGGTGGTTGTTCCGGTGGTTGCACAGGCACGTGTTCTGGTACGTGTTCTGGTACGTGTACTGGTACGTGTTCAGGCAGATGCTCTGGTAACTGTTCCGGGTCATGTTCTGGGGGTTGTTCCGGCTGTTCTGGACCGTAGTAGGGAGGTCACATGGCTGTTTCATTAAACGAGGTTGGACAGCAACTCGCGAGGATTGAGGGTTATATCACCACCGCTAGTGCGATTAACTACATTGCTACCCGCGGTACCGTTAATAACTCCAATCGTTTAAACAATATTGCAGCAGGCAGCTATCGTTGTAATGGTAGTTGTAGCTGGACGTCTTCAGGTGGCGCGAAAGCTGTGACCTGGCCTTCGTAAGGAGTTCTTTCATGAAGAGTAATGCGCATTACGCATTCCGAACTACATTCAACTACCCGATTCACATCGGGCTACCTGACGCGGTTAATGACCACGTCAATGACCGTCTGCGTTTGCTGGCAATGAACCCGGTTGAGTTCCCACGTCTGCGTCCTCGCGACATTCTGTATAAGTCAACGGTACTGGAAGAGTTCAACATCTCTGACACACTGAATGTGAAAATCATCAAGTGTACCGGTGCGACGACAGACTACGTCGGTAAATTAGTGAACGACAAATACTACTTTACCGATGCGGTACTTAACTACGCTCCACCGCTGGAGCTGCTGTTTGCATCGTTTAAAGAAAACAACATGAAGCCGATGATTCAACGCGGCTGGAACTGGGAATACCCATCAGCCTTCCCGTTCTACTACACCGTTGTTGACTGCGATGAAGTGCCAGATGACGATTACTTCAATACCGAACGCTACTATGCGGTCGATGGTTACGAAGAACTCGGCATCGATACGCTGGCTGACCTCATGGCGTATTCGTATAAAATTACGTGGAACCATCGTAGTATGAGATGGGAAGCGATTACGGATGCACACGAGATTACCAAGCGACTGCGCAAACCGTGGACGAACTACCTGATTCAAAGCGAGTACGGGGAGCAACCGAATACCACAGCTGACTTGCACCGAGTAATGACCTTCTTGGTGGGTAAAGTCAACGAGGCCGGTCTCCTTTCGGACGAAGAGCAGCATGTAATGGACTCGTTCATCCGCCGTGAAGTAAGTTTGAAAGAACTTAACGGAATCAATAGCCGGAATAAAATCTTAGACGCCATCCTGCAGGCGTATAATGACCCGAAACTCATTGTTCCCGGCGAAGATGTTCGTAAAGATGACCCGCTCTTCTCGTTTATGAGCAAGCAATGGGGAAAAAATCCGGATGCACGATACCCCTAAATCATCCGCAACGATGATTGACGTTGCAATAACGGCTAAGTGTAACTTAAACTGCTCCTTCTGTGGAGGGGCAGCTCACATGGCTAAGGGCGATGTCTCTAAAACAAAACATAAAGAGGCAATGGTGGACATTATAAAAGAAAATCCTCTGGTAGAGGAATTCCTGTGGACTGGTGGCGAACCGCTGCTCTCCTATTCGAAGTTGGTTGACTTCGTTGAAGAAGCACGGCGTGGCGCTCCTTCCGCAAAACACCTGCTATTCACCAACGGTCGTAAACTCAAGTTGTCGCAACTTGAGTTCTTGAAAACGTTTGACCATATCGTCGTGTCTATCGATGCGTACGAAGGTGGTGAGCGTAGCCTGCGTGCATTCATTGACGAAGGTGCTCAAGAGGCTTTTGAAGTAATCAATGAGCTGGAAAAGGTTACTGTGTGGGGCGTATTGACGCGTGAGATGGTGAGTAAACCTCGCTGGTACGAAGACATCCTTCAACTGCACAGTTCTCTGCATCATCTTAACTTGGCGGCGTTATCGCTGACGTTCGACAAGTTAATGCCGAAACCTCTCAATCAGGACCACGTGCTGAACTTCATCTACGGATGGAAACGGCTCGAAGCCCAGATGTTTGAGATGAACGCGGCGAACGGTTACTCGACGGTACTGCGTTTAGAGAAGTTCTTCGATAACATGAACTGTAACGCATGTGGTCAGCTGAAGATGGTTGAACCGAATGGGGATATTGGGCTGCGTGAGAACACGGAATGGTTAGTGGACTCAGGCTGTAATAAAATAGCCTCTATCATCGGCGTGGATGCTTACAAGTATCTGCATAACTACCTGAATTTGCCACAAGCATAAGGCGGCCATTATGGACGTAACGTACCAAATAGTTACCAACCTGTCTTGCAACCTCGATTGCGATTACTGCTACGAGCGCAAGTTCCCGCGTAACAACCGCGTTGAAGACGTGGTTGACTTTATCCATGCCTGCTTTGACCGCGATAAAGGTAAGCCGGGTGTGGATGGTGCTATCATCGATATCATCGGTGGTGAGCCGTTCCTGCAGCCGAAGCTGCTGATTGCAGCGTTCGAAACTGCAGAAGAGCTGGCGGCGCGGGATAACCGCCCGTACATGTTCTCTATCTCCACCAACGGCACGCTGTTTGATAAGCCGCTGAACCGTTCTATTATCGAGCGCTGGTATAAGCGTCTCTCTATCGGCGTATCGATTGATGGTCTGCCGGAGACGCATGACAAACACCGTATCTTCACTACCTCGCGCAAAGGCTCGTACGAGAAAGCGCTGGAAGGGTATCACTATCTGAAGTCGATGAAGATTAACGACCTCGGTATCAAAGCGACCTTTACCCACGACACGCTCAAGCATTACGCTGCATCCATGAAGTCGTTAATCGACCAATCGGGCGGTGGTACCATCTACGGGAACATGGTATTTGAAGATATCATTCCTCGTGACATGGCGCTGGGTATTTCTAACCAGATGATTGAAGTGTTGGAATACTGGATTGGTAAAGGGCTGCACTTAGACCCGACTGCTGAAATGGGGCACATCACTCCAAACGGTATGAACGTCGATGACCTGTGGAACCCAGACTGGCGTGAAAAACTGTTGCACGACGATCAGGTACGTTATAACCCAGACCGTCTGCGCCCACACTGCGGTACGACCGTTCACATGACCTGTCTCGGCTTCGACCGTAACATCTACGGCTGTAACCGCTTCATGTCTACGGTAACCACCCGTCAGGCAATTGCTAAGCTTGTTGGTCGTGAAATCGTTAACACCGACGGCGGCAAACTGCTGGAAGAAGTTAAGACTCAGTGGAAGTCTTACCCAGACGCTTGTATGGGCTGCCCAGCGAAACACATCTGTGCATCTTGCGTAGCTGCCGCGTATGAAAATGGCGACGGTGAAGAAGAAGCACGTAAGCAGTATCACGGCGAACGTCGTCAGTGCGGTTGGACTACGGCTAAACTGTTAACTGCACAGTGGTGGGAACGTCGTTTTGGTTCTTACGGTAATCAGTTCAAAGAGCTGACCTGTAACTGCTATGACTGCCGTGTTCGCGCCTCGCAGGAAAACAAACTGCCTAAGCTGGCCAAGCCTGCAATTGCAGAACCAGTAACGCACGAACAACCTCACGCACACAAATCTCAGGAAAAGACCAATGAAGTCATTGCTAATTCACAATTTTACGAGGCTTGATACCACGCTGCTTGACGCGTTCCTGTCTAAGCACAAACTGTTTGACGTGTCTTTGCTGTGTAAAGCAGAGAACTACACGGAAACAGTGAAGAAGCTGGTGATCCGTCATTCTCTGAACGTGATGGTTGAGCTGGACTGCGTGGAAGAAGGCCATAACTCACTGGCTAACGCTGAGCTGCGCAACACCGGTCTGGAGCAGCGTATCCTCGATACGCCTGCGACCAAGATGACCATCCTTTATCGTACCAAACACGGTAAGGGCATCGGTTCTCTGGTGGCTCTGGCGCAGTCGTTCCCGAACAACAAAATTAAGATTGTTCGTCATGCTCAGGAACAGTGTAACTATTTCGAGTGCTGGGATTTGGTTGGTGTCTTCAATGAGGCCACTGAAACCCCAGACGACAAAAAGGTTAACAATCTTGTCTGGCAGTATGACTTGGCCCGGGACTACCAATTCCTCGACTACGGTCTGCTGAGAGACATTGGCATCGTGGGGAAAACTGAATGCTTAGTAATAGCGAAATAAAGGACCGCTTCTATAACAGCGGTAAACTGGTGGACCGTCATGGACAGTTTGTCGATGGTGAACTGAGTGATGCGACGTGGAACCCTACGCTCGCGCGCCTGGCACACTACCGCCTGCTGGACGGGATGACTGATGAAGAGTTAAGCGCAGGTTTGACAACTCAGGGTCTTTCTCCGTTAGAAGTGAAGTTCACCATTAAAGCGGCGCACAAGTTCGTCTCTGAAGTGCTGGGCGTTGATTTGGCCGAGCATAAGGCAGAGCGTTCTTCTACGCGCGGCAAGTGCTATGGCTTACTGACTGAGTTAATCAGCTGGGTAAATCAGGCGTACAGTGAAGCGGTGGTTGCTCCTCTTGAGTTTAAAGGGCGCAATTACCAAACTGACGAAAAGGCGCTGGCAGCTATTCAGCGTTACCTGAGCACTGAACAAAGCCCGGGTTACTGGGTGGATGCTAACAACGCGAAGTTCGATTTCACGCTGGATGAATTGAAAGCGTTGAATGAAGCTATCGTTGCACGCACCAACGCATTGCATGAAAAGCTGACGGACTTTAAACAGACTGCGCGGATTGCTGCTGAGAACGGAGACTACACCGCTCTCAAAGGTTTAAAAGCAACGTTTGTAACTGAGCTGTAAAGTGTGTGCCCTTCGGGGCACACCTTTGTTCTTTTTTTATGACCCCCCTTAATAATCGAAGGATAACCATAATGGACAAGTTTGAGTATTGTCGTTTGGATAAGCAGTGGTTTATCTTAACGAAAGACTACACCTTCGGTTTTACATTGGCTGGTCTGTATGAGGACGACCCGACACGTCTCGAGGTCATTTTAAAGGAAACCGGTCTGAGCGCCGACAAGCCTTTATATTTGGTTGCCCCGAAAGGGTTTGTAACCGATTTAGCGTCTATTCCCACACAGCTACAGTTTCTGTTTAAACCGGAAGGTGATTACGGCCCGGCTGCCGCGTTGCACGATTTGCTGTATCAGAAAATCCCTATCATTGGTTACTACCACAACGACGGGGCGGGTAAATTGAACGCCATGATTGACAAGAACTTTGCTGACCGGATGTTCTTGTATGCCATGAAAGCACTAGGCGTGAACTGGATTACGCGACAGTCCTTTTATTTGGCAGTAAAGCATTTTGGGTTGACGTCGTTTATTGATGACAACAAAGGATGTATTTACTTTAAGCCGAATGCGTACACGTTTAACATGAACGCCAATTACGAGTTTGTTCGTGAGTTCCCAACAGTTGGTATCCCCGCGCAAGATATGACCATGGTGCGTACCAACCAGCAAGCTCACGTGCATTACCTAAACATTAAACGTGCGTTCCTCACGTACCCGATTCCAGTCGCAGGAGAGACGAATGTTTCAGCCAAACCCCAACCAGTTTAAACTCGAAGAGCTGATGCCGCCCGATGTCATTAAACGTCGTGGTGCTAACGCTGCGTACATTATCAACCCACTGGTAATGGTTACGTTACAGCAATTACGTAACAAGTTCGGACCGATTATTGTGAACTCGCCTTCTAAAGGCATGACACAGCGCTCCTTACGCACGCTACAGTTCTTTATCAATCAAGAGCAACCGAAGGGCGGCAATTACCGTGAACGCGCCCTGGAGCTTTACGCGAGCTCTGACAGCATGCACAAATACGGCGGTGCGATGGACTTAACCTTCCAGCACTATACCCCGCAAGCTGTTCGTGCGTATATCCAACAAAACCCGAATGAGTTCCCGTTCATTCACTTCCTTGAAACCGACATCAGTTGGTTCCATTTCGATGTGCGTAATCAGCCGGACTTAACTGTGTGGTCGCCCACCCGTGGGGTGGTTACGGTGATTAAGCAGAAGCCGATTGAGTGGAATAAATTGGTTCAGCACCTGTAGTCGCGCCGCTATCTCTTTACGGGGATAGCGGTTCTTTAATTTCTTATGACGAGGTACGTCAACCCACCAGTTAACTGAGGGATTTGCATCATGGCAATTAAATCTTTTAAAGAGCAGTTGGTTGCACTGTTTAACACTAAAAACTCTTCTCTGGCGCAGGCATTGACTGTTGCTGATGTTGACTTTGGTGCAGTTGCAACTCTGGAAGGTGGCAGTGCTGGCCGTAACAGCAAACTGACCATCACCGCGAAAGCAGAAAGTGTCCACTTCACCGGTGCGCTAGAACTGCACTACACCCGTCTGGCCCCCACTTTCGTTGTCGATAAACCAGTAACGGATGACCTGGCAGACTGGGACACCGACGAAGAGGTATTGGCATTCGTTAACGCCGAAGTCATAGCCGCCGATAGAACGCAAGATGCGTTTGCGCTGAGCGAGCTGACTATCGACCGCACTGACGGTGAAGACGGTGTGAAGGTTATCACTGTCAGCGTCAAAGATGGCAACATCAAATACCTTCCGGGTGTACTGGCAACGTATATGGTTACGCAGGAGATCGTTAAAACCGACCTCAGCACAACCGACGGTGAGCTCGACGGCTTTAAAGGAGTAGTGGGGTCAGCTGTCGTGTAAAAAAAAATAAAGTAACTACTCTCCCGTTGGGGAGAGTAGTTCTTTTTTTCTTTTTACGGCATAATCAACTCAAGCACGAGCGGCGTCGTCATTCGGGTACCGATATTAACCGGAGTGCCGATTTTCTCGCTATTAGCCGCAACCACAACAGCGCACTGTGTCGCATTCGCAAGATGCGGACCACCTGATGGCCACGAGGTTGATTGGTCGTAAAGGCGGGTGCGCGCAGTCGCATCATTGTTAGTGCTGGCAGACACCAGACGACTGATACAGTCTTTCCACTCACTCCCAACCAGTTGGTCGGTGGTGGTGATATACTGCGTGGTCGGTAACGGTGACAGGCGAGGAAGACGAACGATATATTCCAGACCGTTGATATTAATCACATACTTCTGGTTTTTCGATCCCGCGACACCTGTAGGCAGTTGTCCAAACCCGTCTACGCCAAACACCAGTCCCGCAGCGTACAGTTCATTCCACGAGGCGGACACAAGGTTAGAGTCAGGCATGAAAATAATCTTGCCTTTATGGACGAGTTTGTACCAGTTGTTCGGGTTCCAGAGACCACCCATGCTGTTCATTTCCGGAACCTTGGTACGCAGGTCAGGCCCGGTAATAAAGTTAGCCACAGGGATACGGTCCATGAAGCCCGCATTCCAGTCGCCGCGTATCGGTACCGCACGACCCGGCCCAGTTTCTGAGAAATACCCCGCTAACTGCGGTTCACCCCACGCGTACTCGTCACCTTTAACAGCGGCAATACGGTAGTAGTAGAGGTTTTTGTTTTTGACCGTCATGTCTTCGTAACTGGTCGCTGAACCTGAGAGAGTGGTCAGGAGATTCTCCGGTTTCTGCGTATCGGCTTTTGCGGCAGCGCGATATATCTCGATTTTATCAAGACCCTGGTCTGACTGGTCATCCCAATTTAATTTAACACCCATGGATTACCCCTTCAGTGCGACAGTTGCGGTTTGTGGTTCAAGTTCAAGCACCGGCACCCACGTTGACGACTGAGTTGGCGATTGCGGAGACATAAACTGCAAATAGTTTTTGTTGTAGCCAACAGAGTTACTTCCGTAGTTCCAACTGCGTCGTGCACGAGCCAACACATTAACGTTTGCAGTATTACGCTCCTGGCAGATAATGCGGCTAGGACGGTGATATACGTTAACGTCGTCATAACTTGAACCGGCATAACCTACGTAAGTCGCAATATCGCCTTCAGCGTAGTTTTCAGTGCGTTGGCATTCCGGAACGAAACTCAGCGTACTGAAGAACAGGTCGTTGAACTCGTTGACAGTACCAATAGGGTTGATGTTGTCAGGAATGCTGTCCTGTGCCCAGTTCCACCCCTGCCAGTCGTTTTGCGGACCATCACTGAAACCACGCATCAAACGAGGAATGTACTTCTGGCCTTTGAATTCAATAGGGCGATACTGGTTAACCGCAGCCTGGTCGCCGATTGAGGCATTCGGCGGTGCTGAGGCATTCACACCGTAAACCAATCCTGCTGCATACAGCGCGTTGTACGTCACCTGACCAAACGGCGCTGACGGCATATACAGGATTTTGCCTTTGCGAACGAACTTATGCCATGGTGCTTGCACCAGTGCAGACGGCAGGCCAGCCGTAGTAATAGCCGCCGCCACAATGTCGAGGTTGGTCAGGAAGTCCGCTGCCAACACTTGACCGAAGTAACCCATATTGTCATCACCGTACAACAGTGTTGACGAACCTGCACCACGGTTATCCGCAACCAGAATTTGCTGGTTCGCAGTCGGGATGAAATCGTTTGCCGTTACTACAGCTAAGATATAAAAATACGTCTTGCCGTAGATTGCGGTAGTATCAACCCACTCGTTTTCACCGTTAGTAAGTTCCACCAAAGGTGCGGGGAGGTTAGCCGGGTCGAGCTTAGCATCCCCACGATAGATTTTGATTGTGTTAGCAACAACGTTGTTGTTCTTCCACGTCAATTTAAGAGCCATGATAATTCCTTAAATGAATCCGTCTAATTCACCGGAAGTGGTGGAGAGATTAATCTTTTCACGCACAACTGTGGTTGCCGTAAAACCAATAGGTCGCAGTGTTCTTACTGGATGAACGTCCTGCACTGCTTTAAGTGGATTAGACACCACGCTATAAGTTTTAAAGCTGCGCAGCGTTATACGACTACTAGCAATAACACTGGATACCGCCTTAACCGGTTCAGTGACGAACGGTTTCAGGAACGGACGACGAATCGACAGGTTATACGTAGACTGAATATCGGTCACAGGGACTGGGATATTCGGGTCACGCGACGTGTCAATCGTTAACAGCGGGGCACGTGGCCTGCCGATAACGGCGTAGTTAACTTCTTCGAGTTTGACCGGGTTTGCCTGAATATCAACCAACTCCAACATCGGTACCCACCACTGCTGACTGGTTGCTTTCACCGCCAGTGACTGTGAGGTTCCGTACAGCGTGGAGATCGGGTATTTGGTCGGGTCGTTCTTGTCCGTGTTACGGAAGATTGCAGCGACTGCTGTTAAAGCAGTCGACTCCCATTCACTCGTACCGTATGGCGTGTTACGACTAATCTTGGTGAAAAGTCTCGCCACGTCACCTGTTGGGTTAGGTGTGCCGTTTGCAGGGAGATAATCCCACGGGTCGGTTTCAGACAACAGCGGTAAGCACGGTGACAGGTACCATGACTTACCTCTTTCAGTGACGTTAACCAACGCATCCTGCGTAATAATGGTTCCGTCAACCGGACGATGGTCTTGCTCCGGTGTATCTATTTCATACACCGCGCCTAGCTGATACAGTTCTGTCCAGCGAATGACCGAAGCCTGCGAACCTGCCAGATAATAAATTTTATTATCTTTAGCGAACTTATACCACAAGCCAGAACTCGCCGCCGTGGATGCGCCATAGTTTTGTTTGGCTGCAGTGTTCAAACGGAACAACAGAATATCAGTTCGGATAAGTTCGGCATCGGTAACAGTACCGAAATAGCCTTCTTGTAACGAACCAACCAGCAGGTATTTGCTACCCGGCCCGGAGTCTGGGAAGTACCCTACTGGAGAACGTGTCCAAATCACGTTCAGAGAGCCTGTATAGGCCAGTGACGTCGCAGCAATGGTAAGTGTCACCGGTGTGGGCTTATACCCTGTACCGAGCTTTGTAGCGCCGTTGGTGATGTCTGCAGCCGTTAGCCCTAAACCGTACTGCTCATTAAGCGCCGGTAATAGGTCAGCGACCGTTGCAGAATCTCCTTTTGCTGCAAAGACAACAGTGATGCCGTTAAAGAGCGCACCGATGTTGAGGCGGTCGTAGAAAAACTCTTTCTTACCGACAATGCCTGACCCCGTCTTCCCATTAAGGACAATGCGAGTATTGCGCCCGCTCGACCCCAAAGCAGAAGTATAAGGCCCGCCGAGCACGATGATATTCGCCCCGCTCAGCTGGCCTTTAAGAACGGGGTTATCACGGTTTATCTGTTGACCTAACAGGTCGAGAGATGTTTTGTCGTAATAACCCATTGGTTACCCCTTTACTTTTTAAACCCGTCTAGTGTATCTTGGGCTTTCGACAGATCGGACACGAACCCAGTGAAGCGTTCTATGGTTTTCAGATATGGGTTTACATCAACCACATAACCGCGCCATGGGTCGTAATATACAATGCGTTTTAACCGCACTTGCTCTTGCGCAGTAGTCAACGCCTGACCTTGGGTGAAGTTACGATAAATGCCCGTAGTCGCGACCCGTGTAGGAGTTGATTCAAACTCGAAATACACCCGGTTGTTTTTTCGGTAGTTGTAATAGAAAACGTTTTCATTTTCCATACCGAGCTGAAGCATGCCCGGAATACGCGAGTAGAATACTCTACCGACCGGTTGACCCCACACTTGTCCGTAACACTGCAACTTAGACGCTAAAGTCCAACCGTCGCGATCGGTATAGAAATTGGTTTTACTATCTAACTGAACAATAAATTTACCGTCAGCTTCGAGTAAATCCAATTCCGTGGTGTCGCTAACGACCCTCGCATCTTGAACATCCAACCACTGATTAAGCAACTCCTGCTGATCAACCACAGGCGGCATAACGATGCCGGCCGTAATCCAAGTCGCGATATTTGCCGTATCGACAACTGACTTCCCAGGGTCGCCGGGCGCTGTGGTTTGATTCACGGCGTAATAAGGCGGGTTTCCGTTACGCTGCCCGGGAATCTTACCGGGCTGCCCAAGCCCACCGCCTGCCCCACCGAAATAGTAGAGTGTATCTGACCTCCAGACTTCACGACTCGCGCCTGGGGCAGTCAGGGTCGCCGCAGGACCAGCATAGAAGTTACCAGAATCTTTAGTATTGCTGGCTGCCCCTAAAGGTTGTCCGCCACCACCACCGACGTAATTCAATGCCGACGACATCCCACCACCGCCACCACCACCGGCGATTGTCCCGAGATTATTGATGGCCACACTGCCTTTAAATTTAGGATCGATAAATAATCCGTTACCTGCGGCGTTTGGCCAGCCCGTATCCGAACCCTGCGCACCGCGTCCTGTAATGAAACCTCGGTTGTTGAGCACAACATTTACGTTGGCATACTGGGACATATACGGGATAGTTAACGCGTAATCGGTGACTTTTGCACCAACCAGGTAAACACCCGCCGCGACGTTAATCGTTAAATTAACTTGCGCGGCCTTAGCTACCCGTGCCCTACAAATGTCAGCAATGGTTGTTGCCGTCATTGCGATGTTGTTGCTATTGAAGTCTATCGTGATAGATTTTGTATCGTCCGCATAACGCCCGACTTTGATATTCGCGACACCGACCGCTCTGTAAGAGTCGGGTTTCGCTTTCAACTGAACGTCAATAGGCCAGCTACTGGTATCCAGTGGGCACCGCTCAACCTCGTTAACATCAAGATACGTTCGAAAGCCAATATTTTCGGTCGCTAATGCATCGTACAGGTCACCTGTGAAATCATCAGGAACCGCGGTTGTTTGGCCTTCAAAGCTGGCAAGGTTGATACGGGTGAAATGTACGTATTTTACACCAAACAGTCCGGAGTTCGGTTTCGCAGTTAACGTCACAATGGTGTTATACGCCGAACTGATGCCGAGGTCTGACGGCTTCTGCGGTAAACTCACTTCCACTTTGTTGAGATCGAGTGTTCGTTTGCATAACGCGGAGTAGTTATCAACCCACTGCTGTTTGTTCAGGGTTTTTGCCGTCGGGTTATAGTTGCTGTACGTGTACACGGTGTTGATATCCACATCGCCGTTTTCCACATCCAGTGTTATAGACCCGTACCAAAAATAACTCCCCGGCTTTGACTGGAAAGTTACTTTGGCTTTGTTGTCGACCCAAACGATTGGCAAGTCTTCAAAGTCCTCAGGCAAAAAACTCAACCCCACCAACGTCGCCAACTCGGGCAGCAGTTTATGCACGCTCGTAACTGTCGGGATGGCCGTTAGCGTTATCTTCGCAAAATAGTCGGCAATGTTTTGGCGAAACACTTGTGCCGTAATTCGGCCGTAAGTGGGTTTATTTGACTTGCCTTCCACCGTAACATCGAGTGTACGTTCATCACGGACAACAACCGATACCAGCCGCACATCATTCGGATTAGCGGCCCTAGCGGAGGGGACTAAATTTTTCCGGTTTAGCGACCGTATAACGGCCGTTACTAAATCAGGTTCAAATGCCATGATTCACCTCAAGCATACGGTGGGTACCAGTTAACCGGTGCTGTTTTACTGAACGGATCATACGTTTTATAACCACCCGCATCACTGTCGTAGTAAACGAATTGCGTCAACTTCCACCCTTGTGTGGACGTTGCAGCCAAACTTGTATAGCCGTTACGCGCCAACCCAGGAACCGTCGTGGAAGCAAACGTTACTAACGTACACAGGGCCATCGTTAGGAGGTTTTTAGCTGCCGCTGCCTCATATAGCGCCTGTGTAGGGTATGCATGTTGCATCAACCGTGGCCAGTACACGTTGCCCAGCATATAAGAACCGTACGGTGTGCCTAACAACGTGTCGGCGGCAACTGCCAACGGCGTTCGTGCCAGCACCGGCTTCCCGGTATTAGCAACCACCGGACCGGTAAAACTCGGCGTTTCGATACCCTTAGCATTTGCATAACGCTGCAAATCGGCCTCCTGCGCCAAATAGACCTTACCATCTTTGCGAGAGTAGTGAAGGTATAAAGGTCGACGCATGTTAAGCAGCGCCGCCGGCGGCGTCAGTTTAAGACATCCGTTAAACTCACCACGCATCTCGGGATTAATACCCGGATTAGTGTCGCGCGATGCAATGTACCCATAAAGGTCGTAAGGGTCATCGTTCGGGGCGGTACCGATGGTAAACGGAATGCCTGACCAGGCCGCAAGTGCGCCCACGAAGTTAATAACCCCTGCTGAGTTACGAGTAAGTCCCGCATTCGTGGCCAGCGCCGTCAGCTGCGAGGTATACGGGGTCCAGTCTAACTGATACACAGTCGTGTAAATATCAGGCAACTCCCACGCCGTCGTTTCTGTGTCTGCATATAAGTCAACCAAACTCGGAGGTTCACGTGTCCACACTATCGGCAACACCCCCGTATATGCAGGGCATTCTGCTTTTACGGCGATGTTTAAGTTCGCGGTGTTGACGGTCACTGCGCCAATGTTCATATCTGGCGCATTTAAATCGTCAGCGGTTAAAAGCACACCGCATGTCTCGGATACCGACGCGATAATTTCGCGTAGCGTGGTCGCATGATAAGGAATCGTTACTGGCACACGCAAGCCACTGAACAGACTGCCTAACGCAATGCGGTCATACCACAACGTGGTTTTACCGGAATACTGAGCACCCTGCCCATTCACAATGATGCGCGTGTTTCGGCCAGTGTCCCCTAGTCCGGTTGTAAAAGGGCCCTGCAATAACACCACATTCTTCCCGTTTACGGGGTACGGTAATTGAGGATTGTCCCGGTTAACCTGTTGCCAAACAAGTTCCGCAGAGGGTAAATTAAAAGGTCCCATTGCAATACCCTTCAAAAAAGAGGGAGAGGGTTTCCCCTCTCCCCACGGTTAACTATTATAGTGGTAATAAGCCACGCCTTTAACGCCAGTGTCGTCAATGCCGGTCTGCACCACAACGCGGTCGAAGTTCTTGTTCGCCGTTGGCATGGTGGAAGTTGCGACATCTTGCACGGTGTTAGAGTTCAGCGGCCCATCGTACTGCGGAATCCCCAGTTGATCCAGTACCGTGCGCAATCCTGCCCAGTTTGGTAGTCCCGCAGAGGTCACGTTCAGCAGGTTCTTGTACGCCGTGAAGTCGATACCGTAAGTCAACAGGTCGATACACTTTTTACCTAACGTTTCATCAATCGGATGCTTTAAGACATCCAACGCGTCTTTGGTAATCGACGTATCTAACACAGGTTTACCCCGGTAATAACGCACTGCCTGAGAACCGCGGTACGCTGGAGAGGTGGGCTGTGCTGTCAGATTAAACTGGTACGTGTAATCTGGCGTATTAGCACCGGATAAACCGGTATTCACCACGTCCATGGTACCGAATTTGACGCCGAACGCTTCTTCGATTGCCGCTAAAGCAGAGTGCACATTGGTAGCTGTAAACGTCGTAAAGCCGGCTTTCGATTGAGTGTACAGTGGGAGAATCGCTTTCAAATCGATGCGGTCGTAAAACAACGTTACCGAATCGGTATACCCCATCCCTTGCACCCCACGCAAACGCGCGGAGGTGTTGCGGTTATTAGACGCAGCGTTCACCGCGACTTCCGTAATCTTTTCGATGATAACGTTGTTAGCATCAACCGGAATCGGCAAGTCGGGGTTGGCGAGGTTAATCAGGTCGTATACCAGCTCATTAGAGGGCTTTTTGTAGGACAACATGGATTACACCTCGTTCGGGTCGTCAGGGTCGTTATACTGGACGTACAGCGTGCCCTTGATGTTAGTGGTAGTAGCTGGCAGTTTGATTGCCATCGCGTACTTGTACTTGCTGTTGGTTGGGAACTCGGCTTTGTTGAGGCCGTTGTAAGTGATTTCCGCACCCAACAGACCCCACGATGCTGCGTTCGACGCCACCCACGTGGTACCCGTAATTGGGTTGAGGATACCGACAAGGTTGTTGAGGGTAGCGCCTGCTGCCAACACGCCCGTCCCGAACACCAGCAACGCATCGCGCTGTGTGGTGAAGTCGAACGGATAGGAGTAAACCTCGGCAAGGATAGCCGTCTGGTTGACAGAGCCCATATCGCCGTTCGGATACTTCAGGCCGTTCAGGGTGGTCGTGGTAACCGCAGTTTGCAGCGACTCATCACCTTTCACCAGTTTAAAGCGGGCAGTGCCGATCCAACCGAGCGAGTCAGCCTCGGCGGTGACGTCTAAGAAACCTGTTTGACCGTCAGGCTCCCACTCCAAATCGGTATTCACCAAATCTTCGGGCTCAAACGCAAAACCGTAACGGTTGTTCAGCCCAATCAGCGCATCGTGAAGCTTTTCAACACCGCCAACCTGCAAGGTGTCACCGATCAGCTGTTGGATATCTTCAATGTTCAGACGGGTATAGAAGAGGTTCTTTTTACCTGTCCACGACCCGGTCGGTGTGGCGGTGATTTTTACCAGAGTGTTACGCTGGGTTGTGGTTGCCTGGTCAGTCCCGCGAATGTCTTTGGGGGCACTATAGGTGATGTCGGTCAGCTTAATGTTCAAGGAGTTCTGAGCATTAACAGCGGCCAACAGCACCTCTTTCGATGGTTGATAAATTGCCATTTTCGTTTCCTACTAAATATTGTAGTGGAGTAGCCAATCGCCTGCCACGTCGGGGTCGTTAACTAGCGTAATAACAAGTACCCGGTCGAATCGCTTATCGGCACGGGTTTCATTGGCAGTGGTTTTCACTTGTACACGAGCGCCGGTAAAGTCCCAACGTGGGAGTCCGTGTGATTCCATCATGTCAACCAGCGCCTGACTACGGCCAGAGGTGAAGTTATCTCCAGTACCCAACGGTCCGGCGGTAAACGAGCTGAGTAGCTGGTACTCATCAGTAAAGTCCACACCGTAGGCAAGCATTGTCCCGCATTTTTTCCCGTCGTCAGGGTCAATCGGGTGGTTCAACTCATTTAAGATGTTGTTTACCACCAGTTCTTCCAAGCTGTACGGGCCCGGCACGTATTTGATATTCACGCTACCAGTGTACTGCAAACTGGTTCCGTAAACCCGCAACGGGCTTAAAGAGTTGCGGTACAAGTAATACGACACCACATCTTCAGGCAAAAGGTTTAACCCGTACCGCCCGTTAATGTTGGCTACCGCTTGTAACGTTGTGCCGATACCCGGCATGGTAATCACAGGCGTAAAGTTTTTGAACAAATCACTCAGCGACAAGCGAGTGTAACGGAACGTTTGCGAACCGTTGTACCCGCTCCCCGGACGACCACGTACCGTGATTTCGGTATTCGGGTCGGTCGGAAAGTTCTGGGTGATAGCTTTAGGCTTACCGATGAAGCAGTTCTTCAACGTCAGTAAGTCAATAGCGCCCGGGTTTTGGGCGTTAATAGCATCCACCAGATACTGTTGCTGAGACTGGCTATACAAAGCCATAGCAGCCTCCGTTAGTTAGGGGAGTTCGGGTCATCCTTGTCGTTGAACTGCAGGTACATCTTCCCTTGCAGCTTACACTTTGGACCCATCTTCACAATCACCAGATATTTAAAGGCCGAACTGGTTGGGTAGTCCGTACTGTTCAGTCCGTTGTACAGAATCTCAGCACCCGTAACCGTGTAGGCGTTATCGGCATCAGATGCCGAGTCTGTCCATGTTGTCTTCGTGATATAGGTCAGGATATCCGCCAGACCAGTGAGGTCGGTACCGACTTTCAGCGCACGCAGCTCTGTCTCTTTTAAAGTGAAGTCAAAACTGTAGCTGTATGGCTGAGCATAACCCTTCTGACCGCCGACATAGTCGATATTACCGTCAGGATAAGTAAAGCCAGCTTGTGCCGTTGTGGTAACGTTCTCACTTAACATGGCATCGCCCGGTACCACACTGAACGTGAAACTGCCCGTGTAGAGATAACTGTCCGGATGAATCATCATCGTGACCGTCGCTTTCCCATCGCTGTCCAAAACGATCGGGTCGTCAATAATATCGCGGTCTTCTAACCCGATACCCCAACGTCGGTTAATTGCGCGCAGTAGATCTTTTACGGTTTTCGGATTGTCAACTCGTAGAACCGTCGGGTCAGGTAAACGATTAAGCATCGCAGAAATAGGGACGCGGTCGTACACAACCCAGTTTTTACCGTTGTACGTGACGGCCGGAACTGTTTGGGAAATTTTCACCACGGTGTTTTTGGTCGTGGTCACTTCTTTCCAGCTCCCTGCCACCGGCGCAGGTTTTGAAATGATGCAGTTATCGACGGTTACGGTGGGGTTAAGCCCATTCGCCAAGGAGATTGCTCGCATCACACGTTCTAATCCGGTGTAATAGAAAAGGTTACGTGACATTCTTTTTACTCCGGTTAGACGTTGTAGTGCATGAAAACAGCGTGGCGGAATAACGTGACATTCACATCGTCTTGGTCAGGACTCATCCCCTGCCACCCTTCGGTAGACCAGCCCGAACCTAGCGGTGGGGACGCTGCGGAATAATCACGATATATTACCAGACACCGGTTGAAATCGTCGGAATTGTAATGCGCCCTCGACCCAATCGCCTGCTGGTAATTGTTATACGTAAACCCTTGCAGGTCTAACGCGCCGGCGGCGTTGCCGCTGCCCCATGCGAACGGTAGACCCGTCACTTGTGCCAGCATTGCGGCGAGGTTGACTTGATACGTGCGGCTCGATGGGTTGCCCAAAAAGTTTGAGATCGTCGGTAAATTATCCGTGAAGTCGTACCCCCACGTCAGCAGGGCGGTGTCATACGTACCTTCCGGCATTACTGGGACTTTACGCATCTGCGCAATCTCAGGCTTGGTAATCAAGGTTCCGAAGTCAGGGTTGCCGCGGATACGGCTAATGTTTATATTTTGACCGCCAATCCAGCATAGTGATTCTGGACAGGTGGTAAAGAGCATGGTGTTATCAGCACCCGAGCTACCTAATGAGTAACTCCCGTCATATCGCATAATGTCTGGGATGGTCATCCCCAGTGTCCACGGCGGCGGGTTCCGGCTTGTGTTATAAGTTCGGTCAGTGCTGGTGAGGGATAATCCGTAAGTATTATTGAAAGCCGCCAGAACCAGGAGATAGTTGTAGGCCGCGTAATTGGTCACGACTGTGCCTATGCCCGTAAAGAACGAGGTGATGCTCAGGCGGTTGTAGTAAAGGAATATTTCCCCTTTATACCCTTTGCCGACTTTGGCATACAAACGAATGCGGGTGTTACGCATACCCGTCGCAGCACTCGGGGTAACACTCACAGGGTAGCCGTAAATAACGCAGTTGTCGTCTGACAAAGGAATCTTAAGCTGAGGATTCGAACGGTTTACCAAATCCCAAAATAACTGCTGCGAGGGCTTGGCATATGGACTTGGCATAATACCATCCTTCTAATCAAAAATAGCAGATGAACCGGGGGAGTGATCTCCCCCGGGGTGTTGTTACGCGTTAAAGTGCAGGAACAATTCGCCCTGGAAGTTGGCGCAGTTGGAATCGTCGAGTTTCAGCTTGACGATAGAGTTGTAGCTCATATCGGCACCCGGCACATCCTGCTGAATGGTAGACCCGGAATCTTTCGGGTCTGTAACAGTTTCAGTAGTAGAACCCGCGTAGACTACAGTTGCCCCTTTCAGGTTGTAGTCGGCAGTACCTTCTACCGCCACCCACTCTTCCGGGAAGACTTTGTTCAGCTCGGTAGCTGTGGCGGTGTCGTCCAACGCCGTACCCACTGCGAGTTTGCTCAGGAAGCCCTGAATCGCAGTGCAGTCGGTACCGTACGAGTAGATGTACGCCTGACCTTTGCTGGCGCTGTGACCATCCGGGTATGCGATACCATCCAGTTTAGTTTTGGTGATGACCAGAGACAGGCGCTCACCTACCTGAGGACGCTCACCGATAAGCACATTGATAGCACCTTTAAACGCATAGCAATCGTCTTTGAAGGTGATGGTGTGCTGTACGGCAGGCGGTGCATCAGCTTCCGGGTCTTCCAGCGGTGGGTTGGTATCCGGAGCAATCGGCGCAGAGACAATGTCCTCCGGCTGAATCTTCAGGCCGTATTGTTTGTTCAGCGTCGCCAACAGGTCTTCTGACTTAGTTGGCAGTTTCACATCCAGATACGCCGCCACATTACGGAACAGAGCCTCACCCACCAGACGGTCGTAGGTCACGTCTTGTGTTTTGATAAAGCCGGAGTTTTTACGGGCTTTAACGGTCAGCTTGGAGTTACGAATCGCGTCTTCTTCGTCGTTATCAACAGGAGGAAGCAGAACGACTTTGGACAGGTCGAGGTTCGCATCAACGTTGGCCTCATTGATGAGGTCCAGTACCAGCAAGTCGGCAGTTTTGTTTAACGGTTTCATTTAACGATATTCCTTATTCAGGGTCATTGTAATGCAGGTACAAGCGCCCGCCAAAGTTGAGACAGTACAGCGACAACTCGATAATCATCACGTTGTCAACTGAGGGGTTGGTCGGTAGGTCACGGCTGTTTTTGCCGTTATACACGACCCGTGCTTCTTTCAGATTGAAATCAACCGGACTACGGTACACCATCCAGCTGTCCGCAGTGACTTTCTTGAGCATTTGCGCCAAGCGTACTTCGTTGGTTGTAATGCCCATATCTCGCAGCTCCGCCGCGAACTCATCAAAACGCCACGGGTACGAATAAATGGCACCCTGTCCGACCTTCGTGTTGAAGTGCGGGTAGGCATATGGCGCGATTTGCACATTGGTGAAGTTCGTTGGAATTAACGCATCGCCACGCACCAGTTTAACAGGCACTTCGCCAATCCAGCCAAGGGACTCAGGATGGGCCTTCAGCTGCACCGTCCATTCAGCACGATTGATGGTCTCTTCCAACACATCTTTCGTCTCGAGCATCAGCCCGTAATACTGGTTAATGAACGACACAACATCCCACGCCGTAAACACCGTGTCAAAGTTTACTGGAACCACCAACGGTTGAATACCATCGGCATCAGTGAACATTGCGGTGAAGTCAAGGCGGTTATAGTACACAAACGTCGCCCCGGTCGCATTAGCCAGCGGTGTCGCAGCGATACGGACGACCGTGTTACGACCTTGCGCGGTCTGTATCTCGTCAGCAGTGGTTGGCGTACGCGGCGTAAATAAAGTTACGTCGGTAAGCTTTAAGTCGGTCTTATTCTCAAGGTTAATCCGATCGACTATTAACTGCTCGGGTCGTTTTAAGATAGGCATAGCAATCCTTAAAGCGATGAGTAGTGGATGATAAGCTGACCCTCGTAGTTACTGGTTGTGGCCAGCGTAATTACGATTGCCTTCTCGTACGCGACGTTAAACAAACTGCCTTCAGTAACGTTGGTAATCGTAGTGACTTTCGCCCCCGACAACGCTATCTCCCCGGCAGCGGCGTTGGCACCAGTCTTGTTGACCAGCTTTAACCCCTGCACGGTTTCGTTCAGTTCATCAATATCGTTTTGCGTCAATGTCCGATTAATAGCCCACGTTTTAAACGTTTCTCCCATCGTGGAGTAATCGTACCCGTAGGCCACATACTCAGCACGAGGCTTCGCCCCCATCGGGAACGGTGCAACGATAACATCCAGCACAGCGTCTGCGATGATATCTTTTAATTTCGGACGGAATTTGGTAAAGCGTAATTCGAAATCCCCTTCCCATGCTAAACACCCGGCGCGGAGCTGCACATTAATCAGGAAATCGTCACCCAACCCAGCAACAGACTGCTCGATAATATCGTCGGCAGTAATGGACAGCCCGTAGGCTTTATTGAGTTGAGGTAACAATTGGCTGAGTAAATTGACAGGCTCGGTTACCACCACAGGGGTAACATTGCGGAAGATTTCCGGCAGCGAAATACGGTCGTATTGCAAAGTTACCGTACCTTTATAGCCACCTTGTTTTAACCCGTAAATCAAGAGACGGGTGTTACGGTCAGCGCCTGGGGTGGTAACCTTCTCTGGGAAACCCGCTGCAATCTGATTCCACGTCAGCGGGTCATTTTGCAGGTTGTTCTCGATATTAATCGCGTCGAGCAACATTGCGTCGGAGGTTTTAGTGTACTTAGCCATCTTCTAACCTCACGGGTTGTAATGTAGGTTAAGAGTGCCTGCAAAGTTCGTGCAAAGCGCACCTAACTCAATGGACACTACGCGTTGGAAGTCAGTATTGGCACCGGGCAGTCTGGAGGTTAACCCTTCGTAGACACACTTCGAGTCACGCAGGTTCCAAGGAGCCGGCTCGGGAACTGAAACCCATACTTCAGGGACAACTTTGTTGAACTCCACCGCCAACGCCGTGTCGTCAAAATCAATACCTGCTGCCATTACCCAAAGGAACGATGCGATGTGCGAGCAATCCACCCCGTAGGAATAAATTGATGCCTGCCCTTTTGGTTCTTGCGTGTCAGGATATTTCAAGCCGTCAAGCTCCGTCGCGAGGATAACCTCATCCAACGGTGTCGCTTGCTTTAACAACACCAACGCCATGTCGTTCCATTGGTAAGATGTGGACGCAGCACGGAAGGTATGCTGCTCGCCCACCACCGGGTCGTTAATGACGTCGCTTTCAGTCAGTTCAATACCGAGCTGTTGGTTTAAGAACGGAATCATGTCGTAACTGTTCCGCATCTCAGGGTCCATGTACAGCTCCAAATCACCTTTTACCACTGTACCAATGGGGAGACGATTATAACGAAACGTCTGCTTCCCACGCAGAGGGAAATAGGACGGCTTAACGGTAACTTCTACCTCGGTATTACAGCCGTCTTTGTTAACCTCGTACGGTGCTGAAACGTCGACATCTTCAAGTGCGATGGGTGTTTCAGCTGAGTTAGCGAGATTAATTAGCGAGATTAAATTCTCTAATGTGCCTGACCTCATCTTGAAGCGCCTTATGACAAAGTTAAAAAGTAACTCGTGGATACATACGAATAGGGTTAAGTCGAGAAGACAAAAAAATAAAAGGGTAAGGAGCCCGAAGGCTCCCACGATTAAAACCCCTGCCCGCCAGTTGCGTAGTAGACGAGGATTCTCGCCAACGCACCTTCGAACTGAGCCTGGAGTAAAATCAGACCACCCAACGTCCGCGGGTAGCGGGCGGCTTCATATTTTTTGTCGCGAGAACGGAAAATATACTCGACGCCAATCGGGAGGATTTCATAATGCTCGGAGGTGAGTGGGATAAACATCTGGAGTAATGCGTCAGCATTCTCGTGCGTATCCTCAATTTTCTTACCAAGCATGATATCGTTTAACAACAAACGACCGTCTACCATCACGCCTCCATTACGGTCAGCCACGGCTCCGCGTTCGCAATCATCTTTTTGATTTCACCGAGCTTAATCAGCCATTGCGAGCGGGCGTGTTGCAGTTCTCTAAAGAAGAGCTCGTTACGCTGATTAGGGTCTTCCCTATAGCGTTCTAAGGACGTTTGATAGTCCGCTTCGAGTCTTTCTACCATTAAATCTTTCAGCGCGTTGTAGCGCGTTAGAAGCGACATAATGCGGACTGACATTTTGCGCTGACGCCAACCCTTTTGAGGCAGCATCTGAACCACTACTAACGAGGTATGGAGTTGGTCCAGTACCCCGTCGTCTAAAAACTTGCACAAATCACACATTGTCAAGCTTCCTTACTAAGTCCGCCATACCCACTTCGTGCCGGGCAATAATCTCTTTGAGTCCCAATACTTCATCCTTTGTCTGGACGTGTGCGAGCTTCTCGCTATTCAGCATAGCGGTCAGGTCATTGTTTCGCTTCATGAGTTCAGCATTACGCTTATTCACTCGCTGGACGATACACCAAAACAAACGTGAAAACATACGGTCACCTGTCAGACAGGGACCGTCACGTTTAGTTAGGACGTCCCTGACTGCCTTTGTACAAGTAGATCATGTTACGAGTGGAGGGTACACGTTTACCGTGCCAGATTAACGTGAGGTATTCGCCTTTGTCGTCCTCTTCGTCAATCCATACTCCCGTTAGTCCCTCGTATCCGGCTTCTTTTAATACTTCAACTGCTGCGACGAGTTCACGGCGCGGACGGTCCCAAATGACTTTCAGCAAATCACTTGCCGCTTTGTTGTGCGCCACGGTGTAGATGGGATGCTGAAATCCATCGATGTAAATGCTCGATGGGGTCTTTGGTACATACCATTCCCATTTATCGCGGTGGCAGGTATTCATCGCCGCCAGACTAGCCAAGGCATTGCCTACGGCCTTTGCTACAAAATATATACGGTCCCAGTTATCGTTCGGGAATTTACGGGCCACGATTTCTTTCAGGGGTTCGATATTAATGTTGGCTTTCCCCGCCTGAATCTGGCCGTTCAGATACGCTTTTTCGCGCGGTGTGTAAAAGTTCAGTTCCATCGCTAATGCTCCACGGTTTAATTTGCTGTGAGTTCACCTCCGTCTTCGAACGGGAGGTTTAGTTTACTTGCCATTTTCGCTAGCCCTTTAACGAAAAGGAAGCGGTGGCAAAAACAGGCATGTTCTGGACAGTAACAGGCATATGCTACTTCGTCCGGGTATTGTTCAAACAGAGATAAAAATAACTGGGGTTTCTCCCGCCATACTCTATTAAGTTTGGCGTAATATTTCTCAGTATAAATCGCTTGGGCTTCTGCATCCTGATTTGACTTCTTGTACTCCATCAAGAAATCCCAATCGGGTGCAAATTCCTTTATGCCAGACTTTACGGTGATGTCAACTAAGGGGATTCCTTTCCCCTTCGCGACTCTATGCTTCGACAGGCTTATCGTGTAGGCTTTCATGGGTAAGGTCTACCTTGAACACCTGTACGGCCTGTGGGAACACTGACCCTGCTAACGGCATTGACATCGTCGTTGTTCCCCCCACATCGAGTTTGTACCCCTTCTCACGGAGGTACAGACGGATGTCCCGCTGCACGTTCTGCACGTCCACACCGTAATAGACGCACTCACGTTTCAGGATGTCCGTGATACCCCCTAATAGCTCACGTTGGATATTGGTACCCGCGTCGAGCAAATTCGAAAAGGTATCAGGATGACTACGGTTGCAGTTTTCAAATACGACGCGTATTTCAGAGCGGTTACCTGCAGAAAGACCCAACGTAGTGTAGCTGAAACTTAAGCCAGTCTCGCTATGGGAACTGCCGGTCTGCTGCCACGCGACACCGTCTTCCATTTGCGTACGCAACAACTTCGCCGGCGCACTGTCCTCCGGGAGTAACTCAGAGAATTGTTTCTGCCATTCAAAATCCCCAACCTTAATCTCACGGCCGGGAAACATACGTGCCAGTAAAAGAATTGCCTGAATGCTACGGCGCTGGTCAGGTTTGCGCGGCAACTCAAAATGGGCGAAGAGTTTATCAGCACAGTCACGAAACTCGTAAACCATGTTGTACTCTTCTTTGGTGTCCATTAACTTTCTCGCAATTATGTATACGATTTCGATAATAGACGCGTCAGTGGCGTGACGAAAAGTTTCTGCTGCGTTGCGGTACATCGAGGAAAAATACGAATCCGACGTCTGGCGCAATGCCCGGTTATAAACAATGTCACTCCAGAGAAAGCTATCGTGGCGGGTGAAAGTCAGGCGTGCGGCACGCTTTTGTTTCCCGCCCCAAGAGCGGCAATTCGCCGCTACAAGGTCGTCACCAATATCGATAAGGTTGGGAACCGTAAAGGTCAGCCAACCATCGTTATTAATGAGCATTTCTCTGGCCCAGTTCATGCGCTCGTTTATAGAAGAACTCGCCAAGAAAGATTGCAGTTCTTCGACAGTTGCAAATTGCATGATGCTTAGCCTCTTAAGGTTTTACGGAGTGTTTCACCACGAATATCAAATCCGTGTTCTAAATATTTCTCCGGCTCGAACATAGCCGGCGCAAAAACACGTTCGATAATACCTTCAATACGACGAGCGCCAAGATTGAACTCTTGGTTCTCAAGCTCGGTTAACTGAGCAATGTATTCGAATGTATCTTCGTCGTATTTGACCTTCACCTCATCCGTTCCCAGCATCTTACAATACATGTTGAACGGAGAACGCTCCAGTTTACAGATGGCCACATAGTCTTCGTTCGTCAATGCTTTAAGACGTGCGCGAATTGGGAAGCGACCAACGAGTTCAGGCAACAGCTTGGCGGGGGAAGTCCCGGAAAACGCGCCTGCACCAACAAACAGAATGTTGGATGTATCAATACCTGCGTACACACCCCCTTCTACCAGTTTTAACAGCCCACGTTGCACACCCATTCGAGAAACATCTCCCGAACGGCCCGGTTCCTGAATCAGTTTATCGATTTCATCAATGAAGACCACAGCAAAGTTCTCAAGGAACTCTTTGCTATCGCCTGACACTGATGCCCCACCACCCATGCCAAAGATGTGGCCCAGTCCCGGAATGCCCAAACCACCCATTGGACGACCCATTGGACGGAATGTCATCCCACCAAAATCAGGCGTGTCCGCATTCGGTGCAAAGATTAATGACGCGTGTTGAACGTCTTCACGAATCTGTTTAGCGCTGCGTTGGGCAATCTCTGCAGTGGCCAGCTTCCAGAAATCATCGAAAGACATTTCTTTCAACTCTTCCCACGCGGCAGTCATCTTCGCCGGGAAGATAACCTTCGACTCACCAACCATCTTGAGTTTGGACAATTGGTTAGTCCACGCCCGGAAACTACGGCCCAGTTGAATAACACGTTCCTGCGCCATACAAGGCATACCTGCGCGAACCTGCTCTTTCAGTTTCTCCTGAGACTGCGCTGCAGCATCAAAGCCCAACCCGAACATCGACGCGACTTCTTTCGCCATGTCTTTGCCGTTATAACGCTGCATGGCCATTGTCTTGCTAGCGTGGTCTTCTACTTTGCTGACACCGGTCTTAATCAGACCCGCGATGAGCGCACGGAAGAAATACGCAACCATGGCTGCTTTCAAACGCTCACGATAGAAACCTGACTTGTCGCCAGCTAAATCACTGCTCGGCCACTCGTTGATTTCCTGATAAGGGACTTTGATATCCCAAATCGCGTTGTAGTCTGCTACGTCAAGGTTCACTAATGAACTGACCATCCCAACCAGTGTTTGCTGCGGCAGTAGGAACTTGGCAAAGAACTCGTCGGTGATTTCCGCTTCAGGGTTGCCGATTTCGTCCATGGTCATCAGTGACTCGGCGGTGTGGTTAGCCAGCTCCATGAACTTACCGGTCAACGGGATATCTTTGGACATGACCAAATCAACACCGCGACGGAAGAAACGAATCAGTTCATCTGGATTTTCTTCGGCGTTTTCTTCCACGGTACGATGTAGCATAGAGCCTGCGTTAGGGTCACTGAAAACATGCATCGGATAAACCCGTGCACCCACCATGCCGATGAGCATAATACGCATCGCAATGAAGATTTCACGCGCCGTCTTTTTATCGCGAACGAACGTTGGGTCGAAGCTGTCATTGTTGCTTTCAAGCTTAACAGGTTCAGCTTTCTTAACCGGCGGCTTCTCGTTAAACCACTTCGGCACACGGAAATCGATACCCTGCAACTCTTTAATCATGTCGTCAACTGACTTACCGTGATAACCTGCTTCGCTATATTCCGTAATGTCAACTTCCAACACCGGCAGACCGAAGTCTTCGCGCAGTACACGCATTAACGCCGTCTTACCAGAACCAGTTGGCCCTTCGATGAGGATGTTCTGTTTCTTGACGTACTTGCGGTCTTCTGCAGACAGCTTTGCACGTCGATGACGGTTAAAGAGCGCAATAGACAATTGACGTTTCGCCTCCTCCTGCCCACGCACTGACTTATCAAAAACGCTTACCATCTCAACGGGAGACATAATTCCGTTCGGACCTTTCATTTTTTATCCTCTAGTACCCGCCCACACATAGTAGGCAGGTGACAGTTTACACAATAACGTAATAAGAAAGCAGGTATACGCAGAACGCAGACCCCACGACAACTCCGACAGTACCGACAGCGTACGCGCCAGTCTTAACGAGCATTTTTACCATCAGCATGAACATAAACCAGTTTGGAGGAAAGTGCGTTAGCGTTAGTACGGCATGCAGTGATACCATCTTCAAGATTGTCTTCACCAGCTTTTACTTTCACCTTTACTGCGTCCAGACACGCCAGATACAAACGTTCTTCCTTGACCTCATCTGTCTGGTACACTGCTTGCTTTTTATTCTGGTCACAAGCGGTCAGTGACAATACTGCGACTGTAATTGCGAGTAAGGTTGTTTTCATAGTTGCGGTTTCCAGCTTTCACGTGGCTTTTCTTCGCCACTCTTAATGTTGTCGTTAAAGTAGTACGTCTGGCCGCCAGTGTTGCCCGGAATCTCAACATTGAAAGAAGACATTTTGTCGGCTTGGTCACCGCACTCTTCCACTACTTCCTGCCAGTCGTTAGAGTTATCAATCTTTTCCGGACCTTTCGGAATTGACTCCAGACACTCTTTGAAAATCTGACGCCGTAACGCCTGGTCTTGATAAGCGTTGGTTGGAGCTGTATCGCACCCTGCCAGCGCGATGAGCGGCAAAAGTAGCAACAGTTTCTTTTTCATTTGACTTCTCCACGAAGAAAATAACTATATCCCCTTACACAAAGTAAGGGGTATAAATGTATTTTTTAAAGCTTTTCGAGATGGTTAATCGTGGTAGCCATCACTTCAGAGAGCGTGTTGTTTGCAGTAGGCAAAACTCGACTATAATAGTCGTTACCGATATCAACGCTCCATGCATCTTGCGAACCTGAGTAGACAATAGTCACATCATGTTTTTTCTCTTTCGCCAAAGACATCACCCGTTGTAGCGCGGGGACATAATCAGGATGAGAAGGGTCATTATATTGCGCACCAATCATAGCGGATTTCCTTTGTCCAGACTGAACGGGTTACGTTGCGTGGTTCCGGGTACTAACGCGGTGACTATCTCTTCCTGGTCGAAGTGAGATTGGACAAACTCTTCAGTCACCTTCACCCCTTTCGCCTCCAGACGCTCGATAGTTTTCTGCACGATTTTGTCACGGGATTTCATGACAAAGTTCGGTAAGCCCATGAAGGCGGCGGCGATATCGTGCTCGTTCATTTTGAGCAGGTCTTTGTCCAGGTGTGTTGACTTGTCGAAGATTTTCGCTTCAACCCATTCATCACACAACGCATCGGACATGACTTCAAGGTTGTAGTAATCGTTAGGCGCGACCAAATACGCATAACCGACCATGTGTTCTACCGCCTCTTCTGCCATTACCCCGCGAACGATATGTTCAGCGTTGTCAGAGAAGTCTTTGATAACGAACTGTGGCATTTTACAAACGGAGGTTTCAACCCACTGCTCGCCGTCTTTCTCGCAGAACACCCCGACCCACAGATGCCAGTCACGTGGGAAGAAGCGTAGCTCATCCAACAGCGTTGGGATAGCCAAACGCACGTCGTTCGGTTTCAGGTGCATGCGCAGGGTATTGGTCTTGAACGCCTGAATAGGGCAGTTAGATGAACCCATGAAGAACAGCTTGTTATACGCCGCTTTGATAGCCAGCACGATGTGACGCGCAGCGTGTTTGGAGTTAGCGGGTTTCTTTTTACGTGGGGATTTAGATTTAGCCATATTAGTCTTTGATTACTCGTGTGAATTTAGAATGGAAAAGAATCTCTTCAGGATGAGGATAGCGTTTGTTTAACTCTGCTACGATTTCGTTACGGTTGAACTTCAGATAGTCGCCAACTAACGGCCAGTGTTTACGCAGTCGACGTAACAGCTGAGGGGCAGTGTCTTTCAACTGCATCTCTTCTTCGATAACGTTACTGGACATCAGGTGAATCATTACCGCCAAATAATGCGATTCTGCCTCATCTGCAAAACAATAAAACCGCTGGTCTTTGGATACAGTATTAAGTGTCCAGAACTCCGAATTAATCCGTCCGAAACGGAGTTCATTGTCATGGGTTAAGATAGCCCAACGTAACAAACCGGACGCCATAGCATCAACCTGTTTTGTATTTAATGCATCGATAACAGGTTGGAAATTATTGCTGGGGAAAATAAAGCCGAATGGCGTATAGCAGACATCCATGTTTAACGGCTGTGGTAAACCTGCGGCCCAATGGACACTGCGGATAAAGAGTTCTTTCTTCGTGACAATGGCTGCAATATCCATGGTTATTTCCTCGGGGTAATGCGTTTGAGTTCGCGGCGATAGATGATGTTGAACTTACTGGACGACATTGGGTCAATCTTCGCAGTCAGTGGCACGATATGCTCAGGTTTAGCACCGAGTGAGTACGCTGCACAAGCCAGCGGGTATCCAGTACCTGCTCCTTCCACCATGCCGTCCCCAACCCATTGGACGTTCTGGTCACGGGTAATCACAAACACATCCAGTGCAGTGAGAACGTATAACTGGAGGTCGCCCAACACCGCCACATCGTTCTTAGACAACATGGGCGATGGAATCCCCGTGTAGCGTTGCTCCACCACCTTGAAGAAATGGTCAACCACAGTTTTGTGGTGATTACGAAAGTTCACGTTACCCACTGCCGCGATAGCAATCGTTTTCTCACGATTGAGATGTAGCTTCTTAAAATCAGCGTGTATCGTTTCGTCGCCTCGCGTCAATACACGGTCTGCGACAATAAAGTCACTGCAAACGAAAACAGTTGTCATTCTGAATACTCCACGAAAAAATAATAGGTGCTAGGTAGTCCCGAAGGACTACCTATTTACTGCTTAACGCTGAATGCTGAAGTTCGGCGTCGCGCCGCGACCGGTACCAACAGATTCAGATGCAACCTTTTTAGCCGGCGCAGTGTACTCAACTGCGTACGGGCCAACACCTTCTTCGCTCGAATCGGTCTTAACCAGATAGGCGGTTTCGCCTTTGCCGATACGCAGCTCTTTGAGCGTCGGGGATTCGATAGTGAATTCACGAATGCCCATCGGGTTACCTTCGGCAGTTACATCGGCCATGATGGTGAAATCTTTACCTTTGACATCCAGAACACGCAGTTCAGATTTACCATTGACGAACGGGAGCAGGCCAACAATCTTAATCAGTTCTTGCATTTTCAACGACTCCATTTAAAAGGTTAATGTGCTTAGTGCATACAGATAATATCTATCTGTAAAAACTTTACGCATCGTCCGGGTCTTCAGGGATGGCGGTCAGCAACGAAGCAACAACAAACACCGCGAGACGCATTTTGTATTTGTTAGTTTCTTCCGGGCTCGGCAGCGGTTCACCGATAGGCCCATGCGTTTCCAGCCCTGATAAATGTTCAGCGTAACGCTCAGCAAGCTCTTCGAACTTACCACGCAGAACCATGGCTTCATCCTGAATGTCGTCGGGCGGGACGATGGCCTGTTGCAGGATAGCCTGAAGGTCAGAGGCATAAATACCGCCAAAGCCTAATTCGGTGAGCATAGCCGAGTTTTCAGTGTCGCTACGCAGCAGCGCAACGAGCAGCTTCTCGAATTTAGACAACAGTTCGTCGTCGACCTTCTCACCAGTGAACAACTCATGGTAGCGAGACAGCAGCGTGTTCGCATCAGCACCAGCCTCATCTCGAACCGCAAGGTCGTAGTCATGTGACTCGAGTTGAGTCAAGTCGATATTCTCCATGGGAGTTTCCTCTAAGTGGCACCACGGGTGTGGTCTCATAAAGAGTGCTTAATTAGGGCGTTTTCCACACGCCCTTTGGTTTGCAGCACGGTTACGTTCACGCCAACGGATGCCCAGTTCAGAGCGCAACTTGACACGTTCGAACTCGGCACGTTCTTGACCGGCAAAGCCTATCATGAAACACAGGGCGGGGAGGATAGACAACACCATACCCAACCCCACCAGAATAAACATCGCCAGTTCAACCAGCGCCCAGCTTAAATACTTAAGCATTGACAACCTCCTTAGGCGCATCCGGGTCAACCAAATAACGGTTGTTCGCTTCACTGAAAGCAAGCTCTGGACGAATCGGACTGGTGGTAAAGTTACCGCCGTCTGAGGCATCCAATAACGCCTGCACAAACCCTTCAGGGTTGTTTTTGTTTTCCATGAAGTGACGCTGCACGGTACAACCCGGCATGTCTGCGAACACCATCTCTTCCGGCACAACAAAGTCCGGGAAGAACAGATTAATGTAGCGGTGGATTTCGGCAGAACGCAGCAGACCGACCTCTACACGGATATCCACACGCCCATCACGAATCAGCGCCGGGTCGAGTTTCTCCGGATGGTTCGTGGACAGCAGAATAATGACATCGTCCAGCCCAACAACCCCATCTAAAGCATTGAGCAGTGCTGAGGTATTCATCCCGCCCCATTCTGCCATAATGTCTTCGAGGTTCTTGCTCGGGTTAGCCGGCGCAATCTGTTCGCCATTACCGTCGAAGTGAATCTGTTCAACGGTTTTCTTACCCGACTTCGGCGATTCGATTTGGTTCTTCTTACCGGTACGTTTGCGTGCTGCGCTGAACCCGTCGATATCTTCAATGAGAACCATGCCGCCTTTTGCGTTTTGCAATAGGGTCAGTAGGTCTGAAGACTCCGACAGACTCAGGATATAAAGGTCACGGTTAAAGTGTGATGCTAACGCACGCCCCAGCGAGCTCTTACCCGTACCCGGAGGTCCGTAGAGTAGGTAGGTCAGCTTATAGTTCAGACCCCGCTCACGATACCACGCTTCGTTATTCACGAAGTTTGTCATTGAGCCTACCAGTTCTTCTTCGAGCTCGGGCGACATAATCACCGAACGTAAAGAGCGTTTGTTCGCATAGGTGACCCAGTTCCAACCGTCGGTGCCGTTACGATAAACCCCGATGCGATTCTCACGGTCAGGCTTAACCATGAACTCTTCCATCACCGCATAAATCGGTTTCTTTGAACGACCTACACAAGACAGGCTGACTTTATATTTTTGGCTGCTGGTGCCTTGCGAGTCCATCTCACTGATGGAGAAGATAAACAATCGCCAGTTATGAAAAAAGAAATGGCGACCTAAGCCGGGGCCTACGCCGTCACCATCCTTTCGCCCGTCTGAGTCGAAAGTGATAGTGCGCGACCAACCGAACCAGCGATTCTTTGAGAACCACTTAATAAAAGCGACGTACTGCATCTGGTTGTATTCAGACCAGCCGGACGATGCTGTATTGAAAACGAGAGATGTGAGGCACTGATTGCGAAAGAACGTGGCGACACTGCGAGGTAATCGCACTAAAGCGAAACCTACTGCAGCCATTACGCCGCCTGACATGACTGTTAAGAACGCTGCCTGTAGGGAAGGGTAAGCTTTCAGAGAATCGGTCAGGAGGTTATACCACTCCATGATGATATTCATCGTTGAATCCTCAAAAAAATAAAAGGGGTGACGCATAAAGCATCACCCAGTTGTTTTTGTTATTTCGCGTCAGCTTCTTTGATGAAGATACCGTCTGCGTTCAAATAACCTTTACGGTCTTTGATTTCGTCCCACGCCAGCGAGAAACATTGTTCCAGCGTCACTTCATACGCACGGGCCAATGCTTCCATGTACCAGAGAGATTTCAACATCAGTTCTTCGAATTCGATACCTTCATCGTTACCGAGTAAAGGTCTGCCGTTATCTTTCAGTGGATACATATCGCACGCGTTATAGATAACGTCATTCATCAACGTGAAGTTCAAACGCATTTTGTGGAACAGGCGGTGAGAGTCACCGAAAGGCACATTGTTTTCAATACGGTCGCGGGCACGATCCAGCATAACTGCGATAACCTTCGGCGTCCAGTCAATGAGCGCTGTAATGTTAACCAGTACAACCAGCGCATCGCCTAAACCGTCCATGATAGCCTGACGTTGGGTTTTGCTGATACCCGTTGCCGCTTCGCCGTCTTCTTCGTAGAACTTAGTGACCTGCGTAGCCCAACGACCGTTTTCCAGAATACCGCGAGCGGTAGACCAACCTACAACATTTTCCACACACTCAGCGACGCTGAACAGCGGAACATCGCGCGGGTAAGTAGTCTTACCGACCACTTCATGTTCAAACACCAGTGCAGTTGGAGTCATCCAGAACCACACGTCGCCATTAATGGCTTCGCGGCCGGAGATACGCCACTGCTTGGTTTCGTTGTTGATGGCGATCTCTTTCAGGGCTTCCAGCTTAACGCCCGGGCCGGAAAGATGCGCAGCCTGTTGCGCAGACCATTTGTTGATGGAGGGGATAAGGTCACCCAACACACCATCAGTCGGTTTGATGATGGTATACGCTACAGGTACTTGAAAAGTTTGACGGGTCATTTCGTTATTTCCATTAATTAAGGTGGTAAATAATTACATCATCGGTTACGCATTCAGCAAGAAGTTTATAGATTTTGCTGTGCTTATAGCGATTAAAATAATAACCGGCAGAGATAATGATAACTTGATCGAATTTGTGGAATCGCACATGGTCGGGGTAATCGTTGTGTAATACCATCCCACGTTTAAGGGCGTCTTCGCCATCAGCGAATTTTATTTCTTCGATGAAGTCGGTAGAAACACCCTGATTAGCGCACAACATTAAAGTTTTACCCGGATGGTCAATAAACTTCTTAACCGCCCATGCCCCAATACCCTGCTCACGCCCCGCCCCTAGTTTAATGGTTCTAAACTCCGAGAGTAGATAATCGCGCGGAAACGGCGTTGCTTTAGCAACGACACCGTCAAGGGGATACATGTTCTTACTAAGCTCTTGCACTACCAAATCAAAATCTGGAGTCGTAGACATATTAGTTTTCTCTTTTGAGTAGCCCTAACGAGATGCTAGGGCTCGGGGATTAATACAGGTCTTCAGAATACAGCTCGTTTTCACGCCCGCACTTATCAGGGTTAACCTGACTGGCGGCTTTAGCAATTATCAGGGCTTCTTCACGCGTCCAGTAATTACCGAAGTTGTCAATGAAGCCTTGGTTGTCGCCAACGACTTGCTGTTTCTTTTTGGGCATTACACCGAACTTCTCCAGACGGTCGAGTAAACGACCAATGTCTGGGCTATAGTGACGGGCACCCGGAATCACCAAATCCAAATCCGGGTAACGGAGCGCAGCGCAAACAATCACGCGCTGGGTACGAATCTTTTCACTGACTTCTTGCCAGCAAATCGATGGCAACGATTCCGCGTAGTATTTGGTTACCAACTGGCGACGTGTTCCGAACCAACTCACCCCGTCGTCAGGAGAGTAACGTTCGTTAATTCGGGCGTGTTCTTCCATTAACTCGGCGGTTTGTTGCGCGACCGTGTTGTCGGGCTTTAAATCTTGCATGCGCCTCCCGTACAGTTATCGTCTTCCTTGGACGGGTCGACACCGCCCTCGACGCCTGCCTCAGGGTCCAGGCCGGGGATAGCGTCCAAATCGAAGGCCGAGTCATCCGCATGCTGGAACTGTGTGGTCTGACCGCGAGCGACATCGACCGGGTCACCTGTTAAAGAGGTAGCGCGACCGAGGGAGATGTGCGAGTTATCTACAACACCGTTACGTTCTTTCATTACTTACCCTTACTGTTCGACGTAGTGGAGACGGAAGCGTTCGCCGTCCACTTGATAGAGGAAAATAGCTGACTCAAGGTCAGCCGGAATTTGCTTAGCGAAGATGTTATCTTCAACGTGTTCAATAACGAACTCCGCTACGCTCAACTGACAGGTACGATGGGTGGTCTCCATCAGTTGACATGGAACCGCCTGAACAAACTGTTCGAACTGCTGGCGCGTAATCTCCATTTCAAGATGACGCTTGCGGTTCGTGAAAACATCCGTAACCGCGTGTTCGAGTTTGTTCAGTCCGATGAAAGCGCGGCCATACGGACCTTCTGGCATCGTTTTAACAAACCGCTCAGACAATGCCAGCCACCAGTCAACTAAATCCATGTTGAAGATAACCGAACGGGTTGAGCCATCAGCCTGCGGTACTTCAATACGGCCAGTGTCATAATCTCTGAACTGAGCAACCTCGGACACATCAACTGGGTTCACATCCAGTGAAGGTCCGTTAGACGGGCGCGGTGTGAAGGGTACGATTTTATCTGACATTTAAATCCCCAGAGTATTACCGTCGCAATCTTCCTGATAGAAGTTGCTGTCGTTAATATCAACCTCGCCGGGAATCAGATTTGATTTCCAGCCTAGGCTGTACCAGCCGTTATGGTTATTGGTCATAACCAGCCAATGCTCAATATCGTACTGGTCACGAACTTTGACGGCGACGATATAGTGCTTAGTTTCAAGCTCTTCACGGTCACCCATCATTGGGTGCTTATTACTGACGCCTTTCAACACCAGTTTACCTTGAAAGATGTCTGAGCGAGTATCAAACACCAGTTCATTCACATCTACCATGCTACCGTCGCGAAGCATGAAGCGGTCTTGACGTGGCTTCAACGTACCGATTTCACGTTCATCGTCAGTAATCCACCAATCAAACGCGCACAGGCCGTGATGCTGCTTAGCATGCTCGATGCCCACAAAGTTATCGTTCTTATCGATAAAGTTAATGCGGTCATCCAATTCTTTAATTAGCATTCGCATCACTCCTTTTGCGTAGGAAATCGGGCACATCATTGCCGCTATACGTTTTTAATTCAACACCCTCAGGTACAGGTGACCACATGAAGTACGTGAAGCGGTTGTTGTTGGTGATTTCGTTATCAGCCTGCGCACCACCTACCATGTTGCGCCAGACAAACGTTTTCTCGCCTATCCAGAGAAACATTGCCGGGAACCACGTATAGCCCCGATTGGAAGAAACGAACAGCGTCGTATTTAACGGCGGTCGCTCGCATTCCACATGGCGCAGTTCACGTTCAGGCAGGAACACCAAATCCCACGTGATGATGTCCACCAACCGGTCTGTCGTGACACGGGCACGAACACCTAACGAAAGGTCCCCGCGTTCAAAGGCTTCGCGGATTTCAGGTTTGAGGTTGCCCGGGTAGAAGTTACCTGTTACAACAACACGACTGCGACTCGGACGCAGGATAGTTACGTCGACCGTGCCCACCACGTTTTGAGTTTCGATGCTGGCATTTCGACGACGATAGTCTTCGTCAGACATCGTCGGTAAACGCGCCGGATGTTCTAACTCAACATAAACATTGGGACGTTTAAACACACTGAAGTTTTCAATGTTGTCTACGTCCACCGCATAACTAATACCGTTAATCGTAAAACGGCCTTCTGTGTCGATAAGAGTGATTGGGTAATAAAGTCGGTTCTTATCGTCATACTGCGGGATTCTGCTCATCGGCGTTTAGGCTCCGTACGGGCGTAAGTATTAACTACGCGTTTACGTTTCACATCCACAGCAGAGACGTGAATAAACTCGCCCGTGCTGTGTAAAGTGATTTGCTGTAATCCGCGCTCATTATAGTCGGCAAGAATATCGCTTACGATTTCCTGCGCCGGTCTATCACTGGCCATAATCAATCCGTCGTGTAGAGATAGTTTTTGAGTTCACGCAGTCTTTCCAGCTCCTTCTCCTGCTCCTGAATAAGGATATCGGGAAGAATCTTAGCGTACTCAGCTAAGGCCAACTGCACGAGTGACGACGCGGTGATATCTGGCCGTAGCTTTTTAAGCGCCTCCCACTGCTCCTGAGAGAAATGGTCACCTTTAGCCATAACGTCCTTTTTAGCTAGTCGAATGGTGATACCGAGCCTAGGCTCTTGATAGCGAGATTTATTACTCATATCGCCACCGGTGCTTTAATAGCCGGGTGTGGGTCGTAGCCTTCGATATCAAAATCTTCGAACTTATAGTCGAAGATAGAGTCCGGCTTACGTTTGATAATCAGCTTAGGCAACGCACGCGGAGTACGACCTAACTGAGTACGTGCCTGTTCCAGATGGTTAGAATACAGATGCACATCACCGCCGGTCCAGACGAAATCGCCCACCGCCATATTCGCCTGCTGTGCAAACATGTGAATCAGTAGAGCATACGACGCGATGTTAAACGGCACACCCAAGAACACGTCGGCACTACGCTGATAGAGCTGACAAGACAACTTACGCGTAGGAACCCCGGCTTTATCCAGCCACCCGAGACGGGTGTTTTCATCCACAAACGTGGCGTGGATGTAATCAGACCACAGCTCGTTGTCGTTTTCTTCCGCCCACTGTACACGCTCATCCAAGGACATTTCACGAGTATAAAACTGGAAGAAGGCGTGGCAAGGAGCTAAGGCCATATCGTCAAGGTCAGCTACGTTCCATGCACTAACGATGATACGCCGATTATCCGGGTCGTTTTTCAACTGGCCCATGACTTTGGCAATCTGGTCGATATCTTTAGTCAGCAGCATCGAAGCTTCGCGATAACCCGCTTCTTCCCACCCATCTTCTTCCATCTCAGCAATAATTTTCTTATTGCCAGTATGGACCTCATCATGCGCAGTCCATGCCCGCCACTGCTTACCGTATACCGGACCGAGGTCGCCATTTTTGTCCGCCCATTCGTCCCAAATGGTTACACCATTATCTTTCAGGTACTGGATATTGGTGTCGCCTTTCAGGAACCACAGCAGTTCATGGATAATAGAGCGCAGGTGGCAACGCTTGGTCGTTACCAGCGGGAAACCTTCTTGCAAGTTGAAACGCATCTGGTGGCCGAAGATAGAAAGCGTGCCTGTACCGGTACGGTCTTTCTTCGGCGTACCTTTCGCAAAGACTTCAGCCATTAAATCTTGATACTGTTTCATAGTCGTTCCTTACACCAGAATGAAATCGGTTAACGTTTTGTCGAAGTCGATATTGAGGATAGTCAATAACGTTTTGAAAGAGCACACGGCAAAAAGCCAGCTGCGAAGTTTCATTCGCTCATCTGAAATAGATTCGATTGCCGCAGAAACACTGGCAAAACCTGCCTCAAACATGTGGCTGTAGAGAGTGGTGCCCGGCGTATGTAAAGCCAGTTCGATATCATCATCCTCTAAGCCAAGACGAATACCCAACAGAGTCACAATGCGTAATGCGGCCTCAGCATGTTCAACTGCGCGGGTGCGAGCGTAGTCTGTTGTCGTCATGAAGTTGACGTGGGCGGCGAAGTCCAATGCTAGTTTATTGGCAGGGGTTTTATTAGGCTCGTTATTATCAAACTGACGAGCACGGACGACAAAGTGTTCAATATTCATTCGGATTTCAAACCTCTTAAAAACGAGAAAGTCTGCATGTACTCTTCAAAGTCAAGCATGCATAACGACATCAAAGTCTTGATGCAGCCCCATGCGGCTATATACGCCTCAAGTGCATTGGTCGGGTCATTAACGGCGGTAGTCAACGCCGTGGCCATTTCCCATGCAACCCCAACAACCGTCTCACCTTTAGCGAGAGGTGCTTCGAGACCCAGTGTTATCTCATCAGGGGTGAGGTTCAATTCCAAACCCGCTGCGCCCAACGTCATGAGAATAATATCAAAACGTTCGCGGTAACCTGTGGCGATTAGATCTTCATCGGTTAATGAAGCAACGCCACGTATAACACCTAGCGCTAACAATTTTTGTTCTGAGCGGGCAGCGTATTCATGCACCACCTTCGAACATTCAACATAACCTTTATTATCCATTGGATACTCCACAAAAAAATAAAGTGTTTAGTGCGCATAAGTTTGCGCACTAATGTATTTTTTATTTGGCATTGGGGTCTACGAGATGTAAGTATACCCTACCACCACCGACGTAAACGTTTGAACCACGTATAGCCGCAATAGAAATAAAATGCTTGCGTCGTTTCTTGTCGTACTTTATTGGGCTGACCTTTAAGTCCTGTAAGTCCTGCAGGTGTAAGGTGCGACTAATGATATCAATCGGCGGGTCTTCTGGGTTATACACCACGATATTGTAACCGTCTAACATCTTGCCCAGATTGAGACGAATGTAAGATATCTTCAAAGCACCGTGACCGAAGACCATGTCCCGCTGGCCGGGTTTCAGCTTGCTCGGTCGAATACGATAAATTACGCGAGATGCTGCAATGAAGTCATCAACGATATGGCCCTGTGCCCCATGTCCCATTAACACATCTTCTAACATTCGAGAAGTTTTCATGATTACTCCAAATAAAAAAATAGAAAATGACGTCCCCCGAAGAGGACGCCTGAGTGCTACACTGCAGCTTCTTGTTTCGGTAAAAGACCGAGCTCACGAAGGATATCGTTGAGAGGCGTTTGCGCCAGCTGACTTGCTGCTACGTTGTAGTCGAGATTATTGCGCTGTGCGTAAAGTTGAATTGCGCTAATACGACGCGCCGCTCCAAATTTACGTTGTGGAACGATTGCTACGTTATACGACATGATTCTCCACTCCCAGAGAAATCGTGAAGCTTGTTATTTTTAATCAATGTGAAAGAGGGCATAGTAGAAGCCAAACCACATGCCCATCATACCCACACGCTGAAGTACGGGAACACCACCCAGTTTGAAAAACCAAGATAAGCATTCCCATACGAACGCGGAGATTAATGCACCCGTCAGGATAGATACAGCCATACGAACCCCCTTGAGTGACGTATAGTCGTCGCTCAGGTGCTCGTAGACAGCCTTAGGCCGCCGCGCCACGTCTTACATGGATCTCACCGTCTACCAGTTCCATCACAGTACCCGGGACTTCCTTGACGCTACGAACACCGTCGCGCGCTTTTGCTTTGATGACCAGCTTGTCCAACATGCGGCGATCTGCACGTGTGACTTCGCTAGGCACTGCGAGGTGAAGGACTTGCTCCTTATCGATTACCGCGCGAACGACTTCACCTACGGCATAGTACACGTCTTTCTTGGCACTGACTTTGCGGTTAATATTCTGACTCATGGTTACTCCATAATGGATTATTGCGCAAGCTTGGTTGAGAATAAAATTCCCACACGTCCGCTTATTAAGCGGTATTGCCTTAGGATGGGTCGTCCATAGCATGTGTGGCAGGTTCGGTCACTTCAGACTCGTCGGGAACGTAATACTGGCACGTGCTGTAAATATATTGGTATTTCAGCGTATCGCGCAAATATAATTCGCCCGCAGGGTCTTCAGATTGGATGACCATTCGTTTATTTTGCGACTCTAAAAGACGAGTTGCGTAGTGCAGCATCTCATTAGGGTTGCTGATTCCGTCATCCGTTGGCAGTGAGAGTAACGCCTTAGGGACGTACAATTCGGTCTGCAACAACGGAGTACAATCGTCGGGGCGCATCAGGGATTTCATCAACATCATGACCCCGTGCAGTCGCCCGTCTTTCAGTTTAACGATCGCCAGTTCGGGATTGGCTTTTATCTGCTCGAAAAGCTCACGCATTGGTTTTTCGTAACCGCGGCCACTTTCTGTCGGCTGCGCCAGTTCCAAATCCATTGCCATCAACATTTCGTACTTTGGCCAATCAATCATCGGCACCATATCCATACTCGTGATAAACTCAGGAGTCTGGAGTGGCACTTCCGGGGTCGAGGCGTACAACCGGTGGATTACTTTAAAGCCCATCTGTTCGAAGACGTGCTCATCGGATTCTACCGGCAACGTCGCAACCTGAAGGTTGAGTTGTCGCATCCCCACTTCCATGAACTCTGGACTAGGGGAATCGTTGACACTGTAAATGCCGGCCATGACGTAATAAACCATCGTCGACTCGCCAGCGGCAAAAGCAATCACTTCCCCGTCGTCGTCGGTTTCAATAATGAACTTGACGTTAGGGAAACGAGACTGCCGGAGAAGCTCATCCGGCATTTTCTTGCTTGCACTCTCCCAGACTACTAACGGGAGATCCGATTTGTGTCCTGCAACAATCATGCTGCCTCCTTCTCCTCCAGCAGAACGAATTTGTGAACTGTAGCAACCGGCACCATCTTGATCGAGTAGGCAAACTCTTTCAGATGCGGAGTGCATTCCATTACGTTTGCCAGTAGCAGTTCGCCGTCATTGCGGATGTACTCAATCGCCGCACGATTCACCAGCTTACGACCGATACCCTGTAAACGATATTCAGGGTGTACCGTCAAGCAAGTAATAGTCGCATGGCCCGGGCAGGGTTCTACGGCCAACAACCCAACGACCTTCTCATCGATAATCCGCAGCAGCAAATCGACCTGTGCATCTTTGACGGTCTGCAGCATGATTTCGATGTCTTCATCGGACGGGGTATGTGGCTTACCTGTAAAGGAAGCTTCTTCAGCCCCACCGACGCGAATGAGCATGCGAATCTGCTCAACCTGCTCGGGCGTCAGGTAATCGAACTTATCACCGGCAACAGACACGATATCCGCTTCGGTGTCGCCGTCCGCGAGGTCAGTTGCGTAGATAGTGGTTTCCTGCTTAAAGCCCAGAGCCGCCACCATTTCACGGGAAGGGTCATCACGCATCTGACAACGTAACGTATCGCACTCCAGCGTGGTGAGCACGTGCTTAATGAATTCCGGCGTGATAGCGTTCTCATCGCCGAACGTGTACATCATCCCGATTTCCAGCGCAGTCGGAATGTAGGAAGGGAATACACCAAGAATACCGCGGACTTCGCCGGCTTCTTTATCTTCAGCAACGAAAACCTTACCGCCTTGCATTGTCATGCCAACGATAGCATGCTGCATTTCTTCCGGTACCAGCGGCATCGGGTCGTTACTGGTGACATCTAACAGTGCATATTCCATTAATTAATCCTCAATGATTTTCATGAATAGGGCGGACTCTTCAACGAATCCTAATTTTTCAAACAGAGCAATCGAACCTACGTTATTGGTAAAGACCATTGCAGCGGTCTGGTCGTAATACTCTTTGACCAGATGCATCAGACCTTTTACCAGTTTGGTGCCAATGCCTTTGCGTTGGTGTTCTGCTGCCACCGCCAAGCCATTAATTTCTATAAACTCTGACCCGGCTTGTGCCGTAATCATCCCCACCACTTCCCCTTCACAGCGATGGACAAGCGCAAAGAAGCCAAAGCTCTCCATACGCCCAATCACATGCTGGCTGCTATAGTGACTTAAGTGGTCACGGCCTAAGCGGTCGAATTTCTCCTCCACGCTCACCGCATACGTCAGTAAGTCACGCATCTTAACAATGTCACGCGCATCTACTGACGGGAATATTTCCCCACTTACCAGTTCAACATCTTCAACCGGTTCACCGTCATACACGCCACGACGATGCAGCATGGTAAAGTTCTTCAGGATGCCCAGACGTTCTGCTTCTGGGTGGAAGTGTTTCTGTGGTACTTGCATACGCAGTACCTTGTAGTTGAAAAGGCGCATGGCCTCTCCAGCAAAATCAGCGGTAGCGGCTGGCGCATTGCCGAAGCACAGACCCACAGCGTCGCCTTCCTGTACGCCGTCCATCATGGCTAAAAAGGCAAGGAGCTTTTTATCGTCTGTTACCTGTATCGCAATCTTGACGTCTTTCTTTTTCATGTCGAGTAACGTCTTACGAACAGGGTACTTATCGGACATCGCATTCAGTTGCTTAATCCATTCACTGCGATGTAAATGGGACAAAGTTAATTCCACGGTTTTCATTTTAAAGCTCCACGGTTCTTCGGCATAGCATGGCGATACCATGTTATTTTCATCAAAATAAAATATATCTGAAAAAATAATTGATGACGTCCTGACCGAAGTCAGGACGCACATCTTAAGCAGGCTGGCGTTCGTGCTCAAACGTATTCACCAACTTCAGGACCAGCTGCAACGCATCGCTGGTTTGCCAATGTGGACTCAGACGAATCCACTCACGACGTTCTCCTGATTCGGTGACTATACGGTGGGCGAATTCACTTCGCTGCACTAAGGCTTCCCACTTCTCCGGTGACGCGGTGTATTTCGCAGTCAACACATCGTCCCACGTTTCACCCTTCTCTTCGAAGCGCGCTTTCGCACGTTGAAGCATTGTCTCGTAGTCGCAGGTAATTTCCACGAAGACTGACGGGGCGTAGTTGTGGCGCAGTATCGCACTGTTAAAGACAGCCGCTTTTCCAGCGTCCCCCTGATGCATAATCGTTGAGATAACGAAATGGTCAAGAAGGATGACATCCGCATCGCTTTTCCCGAACGTGTTCAGGTGCGATTTGAAGTCGGCTATCAGTTTCGCCGCTTGCACTTCAGCAGGCTCACCTGCCCGGATAGATTCACGGGCAGCCAGACCTAGCTCAGTCGTGCTAGGGAAACCGATAGTCACTGCTTTGTACCCAGACGCGGCCAGTAGTTCCGTTACTGACTTACAAAAAGTAGACTTCCCACCATAATCGGGACCGCCTATAGCAATAACAAAAGGCTTTTGCATTTTATTAACCGTACGCTACAGTGGGTTTACTCCACTCGCCCTTTGTAACCGGCGCGTCGTAGTAACCCGCGATTTCTTCCCCTGTTACCACGACCGGCTTGAGAACACGACGAGCAAGGTAATCTTGCATACGTGCAGATTCGAGCGGGGTGTTAACAATGATGATGTCCGTTTCCAGCAGCTTTTGAACTGCCGCGACACCGTGCTGTTGCGAACACTCACCTGACTGGTCGGCTTTAATGACACGCATTAAGCGGTCAAGCACCAGACCTTCGACGTTGCAATAGTCTTCACGCAGGTCGATAACACGTGCCGCCGCAGGCAACGGAGTTTTTTCGACATCGCGCAAAGCCCAGCAAGCGACCGGGGACTGTTTGCGGTACTTATACATTTCACGACTGGCAATACGGATCATGCACGCCGCGTTCTGTTCATCACTAACGCCAATCGTACGCTTCTTACCGGCGATACGGGAGGCGATAGCCACGATAGTTGTGATGTGATACTTACGCTCAAAACCGTGACGACGGATAGTCACGTGTGCAGGCAACTTCCCAGATTCTTTAAAGCGAGCTCTGGTAATTCGTAAAAGAGATTCTAAAATCATAACAGCACCTATAACGCGTTAATGATTGCGGCTATAAACGAATGCAGCGTCTGACGTTCTTCGTCTGTTGCATCAAATTTAAAGTCCACTGGTTTGTTATTCCAGCACCACTCTTTTCTCGTGCCATCGATACTCACACTCGAACGCATTATCGCAAACGCAAGCTCGCTGATAACGCAACGCAAGTGAAAACAGTCATTACCGATAGCCACACGCAGATGCGCCTGAGTAGACCGTCCGATTTTCCGCTCCTGCAGAATAACAATCGGGGGGTTCTCAATCGACTCCAGTGCAGCCTTGACATCGGCTAGGCTGTTATCTTTTGCGGTTCGGGCTGCGGCAAGCGCAGTCGTGTACCGTCTAAGTTCGTGGTAATACATTCACCCTCCAAACGTTTATCACGTCCAAAACGCATCGTGGCGAAATTACCAAACGCGCCAGATACGCCGCGCACCGAAATACGGTGCTTCTGAAATAAGAGATATTTGTAGAACGTCCTAATATCCACGTCCTTATCAGTAAGTAGTTGATACCGTAACTCGGCCCCGTCTTTCTCGACTGCGATTTCGATTCCAATGAAGCGTTGTTTTTCGGTTTCCACTATCACTTCGGTAACACTGGGTTTAGAGCATTTTCGACCAACGTGAAAAAGGTTAGCGCCGTCCCAATACACCCCCGGCTTTGTCGCGTCTGTAGTCTGCCCAGTAGGACGTAACGCGCAGACGGATTCAAAGTTACGGAGCTGTGGAGATGGACCGTCTCGAAAGACACGGTCGATATACTCCACTTCGAGGTGGCGAGTCAAACCGGGCGGGAGGTTCCAAATCCTACCCCACAACCGCACGGCAGTCCAGCCTAGATGAACTGGTAGCGAATAGCGCTTAACTTTAAAGGTGTAGCGGCGTCCTTCGCTTGCAACAGCGTTTTTAATACAAACCATACCAAAAACTCCTCTGCTTGCGTATCCATACTACAGTAACTTATTGTTTTTATTGAACTTAAAGGTATTTAAACATCTTTTTGGTGAGCTGCGCGTAACCCAACTTCCGATAGAACTCTTCAGCAATTGTGTTGTCGTGCATCACATCCAAAGTGACGGTAGTAAACCCTTCACCCTTTGCTTGTTCAGTCGCACGGTTCATAAGCTCCGTTGCAATACCAAACCCGCGAGAGTCTCGATGGACGATGACATTGGTAATCTTAGCCTGCTCAGCCGAGGTGTCTGGACGAATGCTAAGCATCCCATGGACACGGTCTTCATTGTAAGCAACCAACAGGGAACCTTTCCACCAACCCGGATTCACGGGCGGGATGGTAAAGTCACCCATGTCAATCCCTAAAGCGGCGAAGCTAGATGTCAGCTCCTGCTTTGTTAACTCTTCCTGCAACTTCAAAAGTTGCGGTTCAAGCTGGCGATACAGACCACTCTCCATATCCGTAAACACCACAAATTCGACATCTCGTATTTCGCCCATATAAGGACACCTTCATGTATTAAAAAAATAAAAGGGCCGAAGCCCCTTTATTTAGGATTTGATTGAACGCTGGACGTATTCCAGCAACCCTTCGGTTACACGTACCAACGCCGTGGTAATGGCATCCTCGATTTCAATCGCGTTTTTGTAGCGCTGAGTAATCTCATGCACTTCACGATTGGAAATGTCGTCGCGGTCGAGTTCACCCTCAATAGATTGGATGTTGTCGTAAATGCCGCTGTAGGAAAATACGCCACGTTTCGTACCGCGCTGATAGATAGCTTTACTGAGCGTCTCTGCGGCATTTAACGCGTCCTTACACTGCTGCAAGGATAACGACGGGACAGTGTCGCCATATTCACCATCACGGGCTACAGCGAACTGTACACGCTCAGTGCGGGTGCCGGGATTAGACACCACAACAAAGACGTTACCGGGCAGTGGATACCCATCAACGGATTTGGTGTGCAATAAGCCGAGAATGCCTGAGGCACGTTTTACAGCGCTGGCGGTGGAGTGGCCGAGTTTGGTAAGCCCATTACCTTCACGTTTGGCCGGACCCTTGAGAACGGATTTGGTGAATACGGTATAGGCTTCGACAATATCGTCGAGACTAGCATGGCCATGAGCCAATTGAATGCATGCTTGTACATTGACCTTATCTTCCTGACAAACTTTGGAGGTCCAGCTCCCGGTTTTCACGTCGTGCTTATTGAGCGACTTCAAACCGAGAACGTGCGATTGGAGTTTAGCCGTTTTACCCCGGAGGGTTTCGCCCTTCGATGTGGCGTCGGCAAGCTTCGCGCGGATTTGTCCGTCGCGTGCTTTAGCCCACTCCATAAAAGTATTGGCCAAATGTGATGAAAGTTTCTTAGTGCCAGTTGCCGCACCACGGAGTGCGGCTTTCGCCGCATCTTTCGTGATACGTTTACCTAATGCAACGCCACCTTCGCCGTAATACTCGCGAGCAACCCAACGGTTAGCAATGGTGAGCAGTGCTACGTCATGCGGCTTAACGCCTAAGGACTCGAGTGCCAGCACTGTTTCGAAGTCTTCCGACAGTACGGCAAAGTCTCTGTCCAAGTCATGGTCTAAAAGGTCCATAGTTTGTCTCGGAGGTTGAGGGATACATATCAAAGGGCAAAAAAAGAAAAGGGGCCGGAGCCCCTTATTCTTAGTTCGCAGATGCGGCGACCGCATCCGGATTAGGAATTTCTACTTCGACTTCCACTTTCACCATCACCGATTGGCCAAGGTTGACACGCAGTGCAGGCAGTTGTGGGTCGTTAGCGAACTCTTCCATATCGACGAGCAGACGCATTGCCGCCAGACGGTCAGCCAGCGGTTGGCCGTTGTGATTAATCGCAGCCACTGCCATAGACAGGTTGCGCTTAGGTTCACTCTGGCTTTCTTCCGCTTTGACTTCCGGCGAGTTAACGTCGTCACTCATCGCCTGTACAACCTGCGTTAAACCTTCAACTGCTTCTGCAGCCGCAGCTGCTTCAGGAGAAGTATCGTCTTTTAACGCTTCTTTGGCTTTAGCCAGTTTTTCCTGTGCGTTTTTCAATTGTGCATTTACCTCTTCTTTAACAGCGGCGATATTGGATGCTTTCTTACCGAACAGACGGCTCAGGAAAGCGCGTGGTTTTTGCACGGTATAGCCTAAGCTACCGTTCTCGTAGAAGCGCCAATCGAGATTCTTCTCAATCAGAGTTTCCAGCGCCTGACGAGATTGTGCGTCGTCAGCCACACGAATCGCTTCGACCACACCTTTAGTGCGCGTAATCATACCCACGTTGCGACCGGCGACGATGAGCAGATACTCGGTACCTTCTTTCTCGCCTTTGTAGGCGTCGAAGCGGAAACCAGCAGCGTCGAGCGCTTCCCAGTTAACCGCATAGTTGTTTTCCAGTGCGTTGTTGTCGATGTTGTGCAGAATGTCAGTAGGTTCGAATTTAAACATGATTAGCTCCAGATAAGTTAGATAGATTGTTTGACACGAAGAAATTAAAAAGATGCCCCTACCGAAGTAGGGGCTAAACGTCGACAGCCACTAATGCTTAGTGCAGATGGGCGCGAGACACATCGGCAGTATTGATGGAGGAGACGGTGCTCGGAATTTGGTACTTCTTGTTAACACGGAAAATCAACCCGCACATTGCTTGTGCACGGACGATAGCCGAACCAACAGAACCCGGGCGGTGGAAATCCTGCCAGTGCAGGCCAGCATGAGGCGCTTCCAGCATACGGCCGATACAGGCGTAGATGCAGAAGGTATTTTCGTGGGAGAATTTGCGTTTCTTCAAACGGTCCATGAACTCAATAGCGGCGGAGGCAATCCAGCGACCTTCTTCGTTCTCTTCCCACTTGCACATTTCCTTCCCGTTCAGCGACAGGGTTGCTTTACGCTGATTACCGTTATCCATCCACGTGATGGTGCACACGCCAACGGTATATTTACGAGTAGTGACATTTTCAAAAGTGTATTCCATGATAGCTCCTAATTAATCGATTATTTTTGTACTACTGTTACTACAACTTACTTACGAAACATGCGTTTCAGTAACGCATTCTTTTTACCTTCCTGATACGCAGCCCAGAACCCCGTAAAGAACAGGGCAATACGACTGAACGCGATTTTGTGCTCAGACAGGTTGATAATAACGCTTTTGCCTTCGTGCAGTATTGGCTCAGCGGTACCGTGCGGTACGCGGACTACACGTGCAACTTTGAAACCTTCCATTGTTTCAAGGAAAGTTTTATTCCCACGGTCGACCACAATCAACGCCTGATACTTCTTAATCGGCGAAGGGATAATGTTCAGGGTCGGCAGCCACGGCAGAACATGTTCATTAATACCGGTACGATGAATGGCGAATGCAGCGAGCTGCTGCTCAGTGGCTTTCTCAAGCACCTGCATATTCTTCGGCAGCCCGTCTTTGGCTTTATTGTAAAAGCCGTCTTCACGAACCACATCACAAACCTTTTCGAAATTGAAAGATTGAATAGCGAACATAAATGAAATCTCCACGATAGTTGAATAAAGAATAACCATTGTTATTCACTAAAGTAATATATATCTGAGATTATTTTCGTTCGCAAAATGAAAAAAATAAATGGTGAGGGGCAAAAGCCCCTCACTTTTTTTATTCGTCCCCGTACGCTTTCAACGCACGCTGACAAAGCAAAGAGCGCACACAGTCGTCTTTCGTAAAACGAACGACGCCAACTAAATCGTCTTCCTCGAAACGGGTCAACGCGTCGGCCAGTCCAGACTTCACCCCTTTGGGCAAGTCGCACTGTGTGACGTCACCGTTTACGATAACGATACAGTTCTCCCCGATACGTGTCAGGAAGAGCTTCATCTGCTGAGCAGTAGTGTTCTGAGCTTCATCTAAAATGACAACCGCATTTTCGAAACTGCGGCCACGCATGTACGCAAAAGGAGCAATCTCCACTTTGTCGATACCGGGCTTAAGGCAGTATTGCAGGTAGCGGCTACCGAGACGTTTTTGAAGAACGTCATAAACAGGGCGGAAGTACGGGGCGAATTTTTCGGCAACGTCGCCGGGCAGGAAGCCTAAATCTTCATCTGCGGAGAGCACCGGACGAGTGACGATGATACGTTCGATATCTTTGGCCAGCAAACGTTCGCAAGCGTATGCGGCGGAAATAAACGTTTTCCCACACCCCGCTTCGCCGGTGGCGAAGATAAGATTTTTCGTTTCCAGTGCGAGCATGTAATGTTGCTGGCACGGATTGCGTGGTTCAATCGGACTGGTATCGCGTTTTAACTGCGGCAACGATTCATCAAGGTCTTGGTCAGGGAACGGGATAACTTGCCCTTTACCAGACTGCTGACGAGCTTTACGACCTACACGTTGTTTTTCACGTCCCATAGCACGCACCTTACTGTTGTAGTCAAAATGTCTTACCAATACGGTAAGAGAGATTTGTACTGCTCACAATAAGGGAGAGAATTTGTTTTAAGATAAAAGCCCCGTATCAACGTCGTGCTAACACGGGGCTTTGGGTGCCGATACCTCAACTCTTCCGCGTGGTTTCGAAGTAGAGATGACGGTTAGGCCAGCGAACAGCCATTCCCAGTTGTTCGTGAGTCTCTTTGTCGTGATACGTGGTAACCACCGCGCGTGCAGTGTTGTCAGATACCGCGTACGTACCTTCATTGAGCATTTTGTCAAAGAAGTCTTCCTCAGAACCCTCCCACGGCTCATGTCGGGCCACGGGTTTGGGACGCTTTACTAATGAAAGCAGTTTAAGCACTGCCAGTCCCACGTTAACAAGTGAAGCTTTCATACCTTTCTCTCCTAGGCGAGTACAACCATACCAAGAGGAAAGTTTGTTAACACGGTAATTGCACGAGCTCCTCTTTTAACTCGTGTGGGAAAGTCGACATCAGAATAAACTGAAGAATCAGTTTTTTCGTGTAGGTTCTACGCAGACCACGCATCATAATCGCAGCAGTATCTTCCGACCACGCAACGGACGTCGTGTGATTGGCAATAACGTTTAACACGTTACGGATACCTTTGTAGTCGTGCGGATGGTACTCCACGAGCCAGCGAACGGCTTCTACGCCTACTGCTCGAATAGCCTCTGGCGTGGCGTTCCTAACGATGTCAAAGATTGTTACCCGGGCATTGAAATTCGTTTCAATCAAACGACGCAAATCCAAATAGTTGGCGTTAACCAAGTAATAATGGATTGGCGGCACGCAACAATGCCAACCGGTGGTATAAATCTTCTGCACATGTTCAGCATCCATAATGGCTGCGTAACGAAGATGGTCACGGACCAATTTCGCCAGAACAGAAGAATCTCCCCATAATTCGCAAACACGTTCGTACAGAATAATCATCAGCCCGTCTCGTGCAGGCGAGTTCTCGATTCGACTCAAGATACGCTCGATGTTACTCCGTGTCCAACGTCCGCGAGATACCACCACGGTTAACGGTTTATCAGAATCCAACAACAGTTCGGTTTGCTCATCAGTGGTGTCAACCATGATGTAGTCATCCGATGCCGGGTTGAAAATATCCCAGCCGGTACTATCAAACAATTTAACTGCCATGGCGGGAGTGAGACGACGACGCCATTCAGCCAATACCGGGTCGTTCGGTTCGAACTTCGGTTGGGCATAGCGAATCGTCGCACTGGAAGGCGCACCAGCAATGTCGCCGATAAAAGGCACCTTCGCGGCCAAATACCGCTCAACACTGTAGTCATGACGTCTGATATCCTCAGGATTCAAATGACGTAAGACCACGGAGAGCAGGTCGGAATTTTCTGGGTTACAATAAAGCAGGCGAGACCAGTAGTCTCTCATGCTATACCAGCTCTTTGCGTAGGCAGGGTTACTCAGTGAAGCAATACGCTCCAACAGGGTCATGTCCCGAACCGTTCCCAAAGTGCATCCTAAAACATACGCTGCACGCAATGCCACTTCCTTAGAAATCTCGTTAGTGGCAAGCATCTCTAAGACCACGTTTTTATCGAGGTCTAATACCGTGTCAGGGCACGTGTGTATTGCTGTCTCTACAGTACAAAAGCGACGAACCATCTCCAGATTCGCGTTGCTGATGGAAAGCATAGTAACCCCCAGTGGGCTGTACTGCTACACTCTCTATCACATAACTCCGTTCTGACTGTCACTCTTTCCGTGAGTAGTTACGGATGAGAGTACGCACATGTCTAATAAAAGCATCAGTTCCGTCAGGTGTAGATGCGTTGAATGTAGGGACGTTACGCTGTCGTGCGTACGATACCCCCATTGCTGTGCCACCTGAAACAATTCCCTTTTCGTTCTCAGGTGCTGAAAAGTAGACTGCGTCGACGAGGTCCCCTAAACTCTCGCCAGCTATTATCTCTAAGTTCCTCCCGTGTAGTTTGTACGCATAATCTTTTAAGTTCTGTGGGGCAGGATGCAGTTCTTCGACTGTCGCTCGATGGCGGTCATCGTCTGTTCCCACAACAAACTTAACCCTAGGATAGACTTTAGAAAGCCAAAGCTTTTTATCGTCCGGTAGATACGCAGTGAACGTTACCAACTCGTCGTCGAATATGCGCGACAACATGAGTTGTACTTGGTCAGGTCCTTCCGCACAAGCTCCGGATGTAATTTCGATGGGTATCTCCATACTGACGGCCTTACGAATCATTGCCGCCATGACCTTCCCCATCTCTGACATGGTTTCCCCGTCAGTTTTTCTTGAACCAATAATGGCTATCCGAATTGCGGCTCCCATTAGACCTCACCTCGCTGCTCATCTATATCAAACAGGTCTGTTGTAAAAAATAAAAGAAAAAGAGAGTATCCGAAGATACTCTCTGCATTTCTTAGACGTCGTCAGCTACAAACCCCGGCAGAACTTGCTCAGAGAACACACTAGCAAAACTGCGCGGCAGGTCGAAGCGGTATTCTTTCCACACGTGCGATGTACACGTAAACACCATGGTGTATTGCGACGTGGCGGCATCGTAGACGATTGCTATTTTGCCACTGCCGGGTTCCCATGCGTTGGAGGCGATAATACCTGCTTTGATAATGGCGTTGTTGAACATCACCGTTGCAGCCGCGGTATCGCGTGTTGCATCAAAGTTGTCCGGGTCCCACCATGTTAAATCTGCCAGTTCATGCTTAAGAAAATCCGCTAAATCGAGCTTCTCATGTGAAATGACCACTGTATCCGTCAGGTCTTCACGGTTGATTAACTCCACGCTAAATGCCCCGGAAGGCAGCTCGCTTAATTCAACGATTTCGATATCCTCAACCTTCAGCTTCCGGCCTACAGTGGCTGCGTTTATCGCGTTGATTTTCTCTAAGAGCGACGTATCATGCTTAGTTCCAAAATTAATAACGTAACCCATTTTACTACTCCTTCGCCCTAGTCATAGTAATTGAGACAAAAAAATAAGGGGGCAAACGCCCCCTTATAGACACACTTATAATGGCCGACGGAAAAGTGGGGACATCCCACGGTTCAGTTTTTCTTGTACCTTTGCAGCAGCTTCGGCTTTAGTGATGACTTTGTCGAAGTTCAAGTCAAGACCTTTATTCTGCGCGTACGTGGTTGGCCGTGTCTTCTGGTCCCAAAGGACCGAGTTCAACGGTTTACCCACCGCAGCAGGCCAAAGGATGCGCATGTAGATGTCGCTGATATCATGCAGCTTGCCGGTGTACGGTTTAAAGAAACGGTACACGTAGTCGAGCTGTTCTTCAGCAGTCATCTTCAACAGAGCAGATAAAGTAGTACCTGCATCTTTCGCTGCGTCTTCACCGAATTGAATGATGCCGTAATACGGCGCGCCGGCTCCGTTGCGAATGGTAGGACTGAACGTCTCACCAGACTCAAAAGCCATGCAGCCCATCATTTCGTCCGGACCTTTTTTAGTAAGCTGTAGCTGTTGTGCAATCCCTTTAAGCTTACGGACAAACTCCGGGGACACTTTTGCAGACCATGCAATGTCGAACAGACCATCGGCATAATCGATTCCCCGCGCGATACCCGTAGCAAAAGCGCGTTCACTTCCGCCACCCCAAACACCGTCAACCTTGGCGGTGTAGACGAGGTCTTTCTTCATCCGTTCTTGGATGAGAGTGTAGAGCTCTTTTGACATAACCAATCTCCCGATAACCGAAGGTCATATTAAACGGGGGCGTGGTCTGGGGTCGACATCAGTACATTCGCATTATGACAAGGTTTCTGATTAAGATAAGGTTGAAGCCACGGCATGGTTTCAAGACGGCGCATCATGTTGCGTGTGTTAGGTGACCAGTACAGTTCCTTGTGGTAGGCCTCTTTAAATTTATTCCAGCGTACCTGAAATGGGATCTGGTCATAGCCAGCTTGTGCCACGACCCTGTCCCATTCTAGGTCAACTATTAGATCATCGATTAGCAACTCAACGCAGGCGCGCCAAGATGAACGTCGATAGTGCCGATAAAGGTGCTGTCGCAAAGGCTCGAACTGCGGGCCTGAGTATTTGGTTGTCGGTCGAGGCTGTTGGGGCAGCTTCAATTCAACAGACTTCACACTCAGAAAGTTTACAGTCGAGCCACGAAGAGTGGATGCGGCTTCGTTGACTTCGTAAGTCGGTACTACATCCACACAACGAACCCGTTTGGGCCCTTCTTCGCATGAAATCCATTTTTCATAGACAACACGTTTCATAGTTACTTCGCTCCCAGGGGTAAATTATACGATCTTACCCGCCACCGAAACGAACACAGGTGTGTTAGCTAAATAATGTAGTAAAGAAGTCTCCTCTGGCGGGGTTGCGCGTTTCGATTTGGCACCAAGTACCATACGATGAAACACACCACCCTCTTCTGCGACGTGTACGCGGTCTATAACCGCTCCGTGAGAGGTAAAGAAGCAAATACCTTCGCAGTTATTCGGTTCGATACGGAGCCATACAGGGCCTTTAGAGAGGTTGGTTACATTCTTCAATAACGTAGACCCGTAACCCTGACGACGTTCGTCTTTCGCCACGATCAGATACAGAATGTGACCGGGCTCATGGATACACACGCCCACAGCCACATCGTCTTCTACCGCTAACGTAAAGGTTACCGGTGTCGAGCGAACCGAATTAATATCGTCTAACCATTCATTCAGGCCGGGGAATGTCCCGACTGGAATTTTGTCACGTTCAACATCGATGAGATACATAGCGGTCCTTAAATAATGTTCAAGCGAGTGCGGATAGCTTCGGTCAGCACATTGGTGATATCAGGTTTAAGTAAATCGTTGCCAGTCAGTGCGGTTAACTCTTTATAGACCTCGTTCTGACTCATCTTCAAACGCAGAGAGACTTTACGGACGCATTCGTCAATATAGTGATTCGCGGTAATCAGTTTGTAATCGCGATACACCCGAGGGAAGCGGAACACAACACAGTTACGAGTAAAGCGTAACGAATACATGTTCTCACCCCAAAACGCACAGGTAATACCACCACCAAAATCGACCGTGTCCATGTGCATCGTGCGCAGGATTTTCTCTATCTCGACAGGCAACATCGACGCGATATATTTCCGCTCTTCGTCAGTGTACGGCAATTGTGCGAGCACCGGTACGAGCCTGCTGGCAGGTTTCGGGGTATCCACCTCGTCAGCATGTTGGCAACGGCGCGTAATGGAGAACCAGTCGCGGAAAGCGGCTAAGATAATTTCTTCTTTTTTATCTTCAGTGATACGGTACTTGCGCCCGGTAGGAATAGTTTTCTTCAAACCGCGCACGGGGATTAAGATATCCCGATAAACAATACGAATGTCCATAGTTCACCTCATTAATTTACACATAATGGAGAATTGATGTTTAAAAATAAAAGCGACCAGCCACCGAGGTGACTGGCCAGCCTATTAGACTTTCGTCTTTTTCGCAGTACGTTCAAGCTTAATCGCGACAGCCTTCGAACCAATCTGCAGCGAGGTCAGTGCCAGCGTTTTGATTGGCCACGTACAGAACGCGAAACCAGCCAGCACCGGCCAACCGGCCGCAAAGATAAGGTCGAAGTAATCGTACGCGGGGGCTTTGATGAAATCCAACGTCAGGGCTGCGGACACACCACACGACGCCAAGAAGAACAGCCAAATTAGCAGCTTCTGGGCGAACTGAAGTGTTGGGTAAATCGTCAGCAGGGTTTCTTTGCCGTAGATTTCATTGAGGTTATCGACTGCGGCAGCAGCTTTGTTTGCGAAGACATCGGACATCTGCCCAACCGTCCCCACAATCATCGGACGGAGATTACCGAGAATCTCCGAAGCGGGTTTGGTGACATCCACCGTGACACCCAGTGCGTCTTTCGCGGCGTCCACAACTTTCTTGGCATCTTCATCGTTGGCAATCTTATCCGTACCAGCTTTGATGAGGATATCAAGAATCGGTCCCACCACGTCATGGGCAGAAGGCGCACTTACAGTCTTCACGGCCTCAGCAACTTCACTCATTTTTTCTTTCTCCTGAAACGACCACGCCGTTTCTTTTTCCCACCCACACCACTTTCCGGTTTCTTTTCCTTCGGCGGTAGTAGAGTGTTAAGGTTAAGCAGCGACGAACGTACAAAGTAGTTCGCAACTGCGATGGCATCTATCGAGTGTTCGTCTAAAACTGAGAGGTCAATCAAGGTGTGATTGGCGTACAGCTTAGTTACTGCTACTGCCATATCTTCCTTGGTCGTCCCTTTTGCCGCAACTCCTACAAAAGACTTTACCATTATCGGGTTAATGCCATGCAAGAGTTTCTGCGGGTGTTTATCCCACAGACCTTCTCTTAACATTTTCTGTAACTCGACGCCGGATTCATAAGCGCTTAACTTACTGCGCAGCATAAACGGGGTTTCAGTAATGAAGAACGTACCGCCGACTAAGTCTAAGAACTCAGACCACGCGTCCTTCAGTTGCTGAAGTCGTTTATCACGTTTCCCACAACTCTCGGTAAAATCAGAATCGTGGGTGGCATCTTTCACGTGAATCGTTTTGGACCAAGCCACTTCAGCTTGCTCGGCACCCCACTCCCAGTCCAGAACTGCAAGACCAAGATGCGAAGTGCCGGGGTCGACCCCAACAATACGCAGCATGGTTTCTGGCTTGCGCGGAGCAGGGATTAGCATCAGACCGCTCCAATAAAGAACGGCGATGACTGACCGATTTTCACTGTCATGTTCAGGTTTTCGTTGGTGATGGCGAGGTTGCTGTACAGCGTAATGTAGTACAGGACCTGCACACCCAGCGCTTCGTCGTAAGAGAACGGAGAACCGGTTGCAGATTCACCCGTCGCTACGCCGTCAATACCTGAGGCCAACGCGATTTCCGAGATAACAGAAGAACGCGAACTACCACGCATAATCGCGGTGACGTTCATGTACTCCTGCACGTCGAACTCATCGAAGACAATTTTGATATCTGCGTTCGAGGTTACGTAACGACCGTCCGGGATATCGACGCGCTGATCATCGTCGTAGTCATACTCCGGCAGCTCAATTGGTTTAGGGAAGAGCTCATTGTCGGTGTACACGTGGTCAACCACCGTCTGCACTGAACCTTGCTTGGTAATCAGGTAGTCGTTGGTTTCCACGGTACGCATGTCGATACGCTTGAGGTAATACGCCCAGTAGTTACGGCCATTGATGTTGACCTGTGTGCGGAACGCATAGTTCTTACGCTGTGCATCGCTCAGGTCATTATCAAGTTCACGCAGCACGAACGGCACTGCGTTAAACATCCCCGAGGCATTCGCCACTTTACCGACAGGTACGAAGTCAGTAAAGCCGTCGCTTTCAGTCTGCGCGACGTGGCCACGGTTGCCGATACAGAGATACTTCAACGTTGCACGTTCCGTCCCATCCGGGATACGGTTTGCCAGCAAGTTAAAGTGTTCGTTCAGAGTTGATTTCTCGGGGTACTTAATCAGCGAGCCGGTCATCAACGCCATTGCTAAACGCATGGCACTGAGAGTAGGCGTCGAGAGTTTCCCATCATAAACCTTAGACATTTATTGCTCCATTAAGCAGTTGGGTAAGGACCCACGTCAGTAATCAACACGCGCTCCACCAAACGCTTCTTCCCACCTGTCAGCGAGACCGTAATCTTGCCTTTATACGTCAGATGACGAGGCGCAATCAAAACATCTACTTCCTCTGCATCTTCAGGAATCAACAGAGGGATAATGTCTTTACGGGTCAGACTAACACCGAGGTCGGCGAGGATATAAGGCAGCAGCTCGTCAGTTTCTGTGTGTTCATTCGCAGGCGCGTACGCTACCTGACCGTCGAACATTTCGTCGAGGTCTACACGCAGGTAGGTAAAGTTTCGCGAACCGATATAACCGTGTGAGAAGCTCGCCAACGCGTAAGTATCGCAACGCGGTACCAACGTATCACGCAAGCGTTTTTCGAGTTCACGCGCCCCACTCGGGTGCCATGTTAATTGGTTCTCTTTATAGTTCGTGTGGTTACGGTAGTTAACTAACGAACGCAAGATGACCTCGGGTCGCAAGGTCATGTCTAGGCGGTAACTCATGATTCCTCCAGTAATTAGGACCGCTACGGGGCGGTATACGGCCCGTTATCCCTTATAACAACGCGTTCAACGAGTCGGCGACCATCCCACGGAATACGATCAATTGATGTCACGTCAGGCATTGCCAGCGGTTGGTCAATCGATACGTCCAGTTTGGTTTCGACCTGCACCTCGATACGAGGACGCATGTTAAAGAAGAAATTAAAGTTCTGTGGGATATTCACTTCTACCACATCGGGCATCGGTGAATCGATTTCAATATTCCCACGTGCTTTTATTTTGCTATCGATGGGCTCGATAGCTTCCTGTATAATCACTTCACCTAACGATGCAGACGTTAAGGTTTCATCGGGCTTAATCACCACCGGTTCGGTAACGATAAAGGAGTCTGACGCCATACGTGTCGCAAAGTGAATCGTATACGACGACAGCATTGAAAGCAGTCGCACCATTGCACGCTGAATCTCGCTCTGCGTAACCGAGGTGTTTGTCTCGTACGCAGTCAAGATATTGAACGCATCAACCGCAATGTCGGCCCAGGATTCGGAGGAAATGATTTCGTAGTCCATTGCAAACTTCGCAAAGAACTCAGCGTAATTCTCGAAGTTGAGTTTCAAGTCACACTCGTAACTGCGGTAGTAATACTGATACAGCAGCTGACCTGCGATAGTATCCGTGCCACGACGACGGTTATGTGTGTACTTCCACCGGTTGCGTTTCATCTCGAGGATTTTCGCGACCGACTCATAAAACTCATCAGCACTCAATAAGTTGCTGTAAATCTCTGTGTGCGTGTCAACATAATAGTTAACAGTAGGCGTCCAACGACCCGGATAAGATTCTGGCAGAAACGCCATTAACTCATCAACGGTAACCCAACGTTTAATCAGCACACCCTGACAGTTCAATGTCGGGATGTGTTCGAGCGTGATGCCCGAATAACCTTGGAAGCCAGCGTACAAGTATAGCGCAATCAACTCTTTGGTTGACATGCGCATCGTATCACCGTTTGTCGGGTTAATGATTTCGTGTTGGATATTGTAACGCCCCAGACAAGCCAGATGTAACAGCTCATTAAAGAGCGTCATATCGAGCTGGTCACGCTCCACAGCTTCGGGGTCAATCGCTGTGATTTCAATGAGCTTCGTCGGCTGGTCAGGGTACTGAGTCAGCGAGAGGTTCTCATTGAGCTCGTTGAGCATCTCCTCTTGATAGAGGTAGTTCTCGTCAGCCAGTCCGTACTCTTTATTAATGATTTCAGTAGTCGACACCAACTGCAGGTCACGACCGCCCTGAATCTCATCAAAGTTAAGTGGGACTTTGTACCCGACCGGTTCCGGGCGCAGGTGATTGTCATCCGACGCATCATGAATCTGCTGGCCCACGTCGTAGGCCACCGTTGGCATGTTCCAGCCTGTCAGGAAGACGTCGACTAACCATGTAAAGATATCATCTTTACCGGTGTTACGTTCCCAATAACGGATGTTGCGATACAACGTGAACTTTTGAGCCGGTGTCAGGTAAGGAAGGAACTCGTTAAGCTTCTGGTGAGAGGCTAAGAATTCCTCGACGTGGTAGCTATGGACTTCCGGCGTGTGGCATCGTGCCATCCGCAGTTCCATAATCTTACCGGGAATTTGTGGATACAGTTGTGCATAGAATGCCGCTTCAAAAGCATCGTTGTGTACCTTCCACCCTTCCGACATCCAACGTCGGTGTGACGCGAGTATCCACGTCTGGAGGTCACTGATGATAGACTGCTCTTGCTCTTCAACCAACAGCCTACTGTAGCGCATAACGGTACAGTCGGGGGCGGCTAAGGATTCAGACAGTGGAATCGGTGTGAAGCAGCCTTTGATGTAGACAACCATGTCAGGGTAATCGGACACCAACGCGGTAATATACGTGGGATTGGCCCGATACACATTAGAAGTCTTCTTATGGCGAGCAAGGTTCTCAACCGTAAGCTCAATTGACTTCTGATCATCCAGTGACGTTATCATCACCGGACTGTCGGTGCTCAACCGCTGACCGGCGAGATGTTGATAATAACGCCATTGTGACTTGTCCGTAGGAATCTGTTTTCCGGATTCCAGAAGGGGCCTGTTCATGGCATCGGCAATTGCCTCTGATTTAATAATCATTGAGTCTGCCAAGTCAATACATTGCCCAACGAATATATTGTATCTTTGCATTGGAGACAACTCCGGATGGACGATTTAAAGAAATTAACAGCGCAAGACGAATCGATGAGCGCTATACTGAGAAAGACCACGAGCCCAGCGCCGCAACAGCGACGCGGCCAACGTGACCAGGGCGGTGTAACTCCCACCCGTGGTGAGTTGGTAGGTATGGCAGGCTCGCGTATTCGCGCCATTCGTAATGCCGAAAAAATATTCGACGCACTGCCTGAGTTAGAGACGATTGTTACAATCTCTACCTCATCTCTTCTGTCAACAAAAGACCTCGTAACAACGTCATTGGTTTACGAATGTCTCGACGATGAGATTCCACTGGATTTGCGTACAAACATGGTTCGCCGCGTCCGGGATTTCTTCAATGACGTAGACAACCTGCCGCGTAACCTTTACGAGTGGCTTTATGACGCCCAGCGTTCGAAAGGTGCAACGCCGATTCTGATTACGTCCGACTCCGGCTTCGATGAGATGTTTAACCTCAACGAGCAGGTGGCGCAGGAATCATTTCGTACCAAACTTAAATCCACGTTCGAAGGACAACTCGGCATCCTTCGCAACATCAACCCAGAGAAAAAACTCGCTGGGCTGGAGTCTATCCTGAACGCAGCAAGCGCTTCGGAGAAACCTCAGGAATTCGTTTTAAAACTGGATGGCCTGTTCAAAGAAGAACTGGCAACCCAAAAAATAACGGTGACTGACAACCCGCAGATTACTCAGCTTGCAGCCTTCCGTCGCCGTTTAGCAACGGAGAGCGCGCGTGGCGCATTGCGCAAGCAGATGGGCGTGCCGTCATATAATGGCGTGCAGGGTACGTTATCTGAGCCGAGCGGTGGGAATCTTCTGCAAGGCCAGGCTGACGAAAAGAAACTGATGTCTGGTGCGGATTTAAACCCGAAATACGATCGTCAGTTCGAACTGCACACTTATAAAGAAGCACCGCTGATTGAGTTTGGGGAAAAGAACCGACTTGAACCTATTCGTCGACGCGTTCCTCCAGAGTGTGCGTTACCCGTAGTATTGTCTGGCGACGTAAGAAATCCGATTGGTTGGTTATTGATTCTGGATGACATCGGTAACTTCGTGAGTGCGAAATCGTCTATCTACGGCGATGCTACATTCATGAACTACTTGACCAACGATGGTCAGGTGGACTCCATTGTTAACCGCACGAGTCTTAACCTTGGCAACCAAGGCAGCGTATCGCCTGACATCGCTAACAAACTGATTGCCCGTTACGGTGAGCTGGCCGAAGACCAAATGTCGCGGATGATTTCCACGGCATTGGGTGGCGGTGATGTTTCCGTAGATATCAGCGAGGACTTTGGTCGTGTAATGCTCGGTCGCCATCTGGCGAAAGAACACACCCAAGTGCTGTACGTTCCTGCTGAGAACATGCCGTACTTTGCAACCGACTTCAATGAAGACGGTATCGGTGTGTCGATTACCGAGCGCTCGTTCGTTATCTCGACCATTCGCATGTCATTACTGTTCGCAGGCATGAACACCGCGATTCTGAACTCTGCACGTCACTTACAGTACGATATTCAGTTGTCTCCGGATGACATGAACCCGCAGGAGTCTGTTGACCGTATCAAATCGGACATCATTAACTCTTACGCACGTCGTATGCCAATGTGGGGCGACATGAACGACACCTTCGCCAACGCCACGAACGCAGGTATTGCGTTTAACGTTGAAGGTAACGACCATTACGCTTCGCACAAAGTGTCTGTGTCAGATAACACGCCTGACTATAAAGAGCCGGATTCCGAACTGGATGATAAGCTTCTGCGTCGTACGTGTGCTATCGCCGGGGTTGACCCGGATCTGGTACTGACCCCGGAGAACCTTGAGTTCGCCAGCCAGATTTATTCTAAGTCGTTGATTACTACCCAGCAGGTTACCAAGAAACAAGAACAGCTCTCTAAGCCGATTACTCTGTACTGCAAAACGATGACCACAGCGTCACCGAAACTGCAGGCTGAGTTGCTGCAAGAAGTTGTTGAGTTCTACAAAACCCAGAAACCGGATTTGAACATCGAAAACCTGATGCCACAAATCAGTCAGGTCGTTCGACGTTTCACCGAGAATCTGTTGGTAACCTTACCGCCGCCGGATACCTCTGCAGCGTCCTCTCAGATGGAGCAGTTCGACAAGCGCGTTGAATTCCTCGAGAAGATTGCGGATACTGTAATGTCTGAAGAGCTGACTTCACTGTTGTCTGAGAACAACATTGAAATGCAGCCGGATGACCTGAAGGCGATGGTTAAGAACTACTACCTGCGCAGCTGGCTTAAGAACAACGGTATCGAATCTGACTTCTTCGACCTGTTCGATGAAGAGAAACGTGCTGATGTTATTAAGACTATCACAGACGAAACTCAGAAAGTGGCACAGTTCTTCCTGCAGATGGCTAAGCGTGCGACCGGTAAAGTTGAAACGGTTGCTAAACAAGCCGGTGTAGGACAGGAAGGTGGTGACATGGGCTTCGGTGATAATGCAGGTGGCGGCGATACTGGATTTGACGATGATACTGGCGGAACGGGCGATACTACCGAAGACGACGGCATGAACGATAACGCGGACGATATGTCGCTTGACGACGATACAACGGATGACGGTACCGACGCCGGGGATGGAACTGAAGACGATGGTACTGAGGATGACGGCACGGAAGGGGATGGTACCGAGGATGATGGTACTGAAGGTGACGGGACAGACGACGGCACCGACCCCGACTTGAAGTTCTAAGTCGAAACAAAAAAAGAATACACCCCCAACCGGGGGTGTATCTCTTTATATTTTTTTTACCGATTAATAACGAATCGGCGCACCCAGGTCAAGGGATTGAAGCAGTTCGATATTACCGGTTGGTAACTGTACGGTTACAGACGCGTACGGTACCTTTTCAGCGATCACTTCGTAGATAGAAGACAACACTTCTGCCAGCGGGCCGAAGGAGTTTACAGTTACCACGTTATCTTTATCGTAGTTCGTGTAGTTACCTGCGGTGACGACTTCGAAGGTTACCATCTCAACATCCACTTCACCTGCTTCCTGAACTTTCAGGCGCAGTTTCTTAAGCTGCGCAGCAACGCTCAGATACAGCTCGCGGAAGTAGTCTTGCTCCATGCACACGCCGTTATTGTCGCAGAAGTGATTGAACACACTATCAGCAAAGTCGGCGAGGTCAGCAAAGGTATTCTTAATACCGAAGCGACGACCGTCCGGAGTATGGCACTGGCCAGAACCGATACGGAAGCCGTTGAGTACCAGCTCTTCCAGACGATTCAGGTAACACGCAACCAGCGCAGAGACATCCATCTTCACCGTGTTCGGTACGCCAGCTTCTTCAACGTAACGGAAATACTCCATCGCGTTGTCGCGCAGAGTGTGCATGGTGCTGATGACTTTCTTCATGATAATCTGAATGTCATCTTGCTCCTGCAGACCATCGAGATCGTTGATAGCCTGACGATGCTTTTCAATCCAGTCGTTGAACTTATCCTGAGTCTGCTCGTTGAAGCCGCTGAAGGTACGACGATCAACCATCAGTTTGCCGAGGACTTCTGCGTCGTCAAAGTTGATAATGACTTTGCCTTCGTCCAGCGCATTACACACACGTTCAGCCCAGTCACCGTTCAGTTTGAACTGTTTCAGGGTTTCGTTAGTCTTACGAGGAGGTTGTGCCGCAGTCGTATAGTCCACGTTCAGCTCATGGTCTTGATACTTTTCCATTGAGGTTCCCGCCTTGATTGTTTTATGTTTGGCCGGCTCCACAGTAGTCTGTGGTGCAGGTTGTGCAGGTGCCGCTGGCTTTTCAGGTGCCGACGGCGCGGAGGTAAAGATGTTTTCGCCTTCGTTACCGTTGTTACTGGTGGTGCCGAGGAACGGATTATCGTTGGTGGTGCCCTGAGTATTGTTGCTGCTGTTATTACTCAGGAACGGATTGTTGTTGCTTGCGTTATTGTTGCTGCTACCCAAGAACGGGTTATTGCTGCTACCGCCACCGCTGGTGAATGGGTTGCCGCTGTTGCCGTTTTGTTTCTGCACAAAGTCCAGCGCCTGCTGACGGTTGTTCAACAGCTCGTTATGCGTTGCATTATCGAGTTGAATACCCGTCGCCTGAGACAGGTCAACGTACAGAACCGCTTCGAACGTACGTACTGTAGCAGCAGATACGATGTTCGGCGGAGTGTTCTGAGAGAACATCAGGTTAGCAACAATCATAGCTGCCTTCGCCGCGTTATCCATGCTAACACCTTTCGCTGTTGCGCCATCGATGATGGTCTTCAGACGTGGGTTACCGGAAGTAGCAGCAGTGAGCAGATCTTTCAGGTGTTGAGCTGTAATAGACATGTCTTGATTACTCCATTATGTTTTAGTGTATTAAATTAATTACCGATTTTGGCCAAATCGTTTTCAATCACCGAAATTATCGGACGCAATTTCGGGTTAGGCACCATCACCAGCGTTGGTGTGGTTTTCATGTAAGTGTTCAGCATGTTGTATTTAAACGGTGCAGACTTCGGCACGTAGTACACGTTACCGTTTTCCGCCATGGACGCACTTACTTGTTTCGTTTTGTCGCTGAGGTTAACCGTCTTACCACTGCCGCCTTTCTTCACATCCGTTTCCGTTTGTGAGATAGCATGCGTAGAGATAGCCAGCACCAGAGACTCGGTGGATGCGTTGAATGTACTGATACCACCATTGCTCGATTCAGAACGCTGAACGAGGTTAGCAATAATGTTCCGATTCAGTTGGTCGGTGATGACTTTACCGAGGTTTGCACGCTCACCGTTGTTACTAAACTTATCAAGTCCTTCGAGACGCCAACGTAGTTTAGAAATAGTAGCTGTAAAGCCGTTATTACCCAACAACAAATAATCCGTCACAGTCAGTCGCTTACCATACATGGACGAAATATCACGTTGACGAGTCAGACGAGTACGCGTCATTAACTTCACGATGTAGAACAGGAATTCGAAGAAGTCAATGTCCGGTTTAATTTCCGGGTCGGTAATCATCAGTTCCCCGCGGAATTGTGACGTCAGATAACGTTCACATTCAGAGAAGTGTGTTTCCATACTGCGAAGCACATCAATGTCCGTTGGTTTATTCCCCAGCCAGCTACGACCCAGAATCTCCTTCCATGTATCGGCGGAGTCTAAGTTCGCTAAATCTTCCGCTTCGGATTCTAACTCGAGGCGGGTGAACAGCGGTGCTAATTCACGTCCTCCCCCGCGTCTTCCGATACGTTTACCAGCATAGAAGTGCGCTGCGCGGAAGAATGCCGCACACATCACCAGTAAGACGTGTTCATCTTCGGTCCAACCCCCGCGTGTCGACGAAGGCATTGTTGCCGCGTCGGTGACCAGAACATATTGGATTTCACGAGAGTGCGCACGTTCACCCGATTGGATGACCACATACTTCGTCAAGTCCAGCTCATGGACACGATGTGCAGGATAGATAAAGACGTTTGCGCCGGTCATGCGCTTAATACCTTCTGTGAACCCGTACTTGCCGAATATCCAGTAAGGTAATGCTTTCGGACCGTTCTCTGCACCGCCTTGTCCTTTACCACCGTACAGCGTGGAAGAACCCGGGATGAAGAGTTGCTCTTCACGACCATTGACCAGAATCTTCACCGTGCGGTCACAGAACTGCAACGTAACCTTACGGGTAAAGTCAAAGTTAATGAAGAGACCACCGTGCTCGCGTACAATGCCCGGTGTGTGGATTACCGGTGCCACGTGATACAACGTACCCCACGAGTACATAAACCCACCACGACGGATGAACGGTAAGAATAACTGACGCCACACCGACTGTCCGACACCCGGCACTTTGAATTCCAACGCCACCATGTATTTATCAGATGGGGAGATGGCAACACCGCGTCGACGTGACTTCTTATTACTGTCATCCTTAAGGCTAAAGACGTAGGTTTCCAGCGGCGACATATGTCGTAGCCCTACGTACTCCAAACCCTCGGGAAGTTTGGGGTTATCACTGCTGTGAACGAGCTCACGCTTAAGGATAGAATGTACTCGTTTGTGGATGCCGTCCTTAGCTTGCGTAAAGCCCACACCTTCCGCAATTGCTTTATTAAACTTAGGAACGTCTCCCGAGGACACTAACAAATCTATTGCGTCCTTAAACATTGATTGCCTCGCTAAGCTAAAAATCCAAACAATGCTGCTGCACCTGTTATTAATGCAGGTAGCCACTTCAGCAGCTCTGAAGAGTCCTTTCGTGCGTATGAACGTTCTTCGTAATACGCCTTTTGTTGTTCTAGGCGCGTCTTGAATTCGTACTCACGCTCCTTACGTTCCATGCTCATCTCTTCTTTTCTTAGCGCAAGGTCATCGAGTTGTGCTTTATGTGCAAGCTCCAACTCATTGCGTTTCTCTGTAGCCTCCTTATCTAACAGTATCCTATCTCGAGCAATTTGTTCTTTCAGCATCGACAAATACTCAGGAGAACTATCCTCCCATTCAAATGCCTCTGCTTGTGCTCGACTAGGGAACACTTGGAACGGACATCGTCTGTCGCCAAGTGGGAAAAACTCCATCATGGGTTTTGGCCCATTAGGATTAATCATGATGTATACGCCAGGTTCGTAAACTGAACTCGCCTGAGGTTGCACCTCAATAACGCTAGAGAGAAATCGAATGTATTTTCGTTCTGTCCGTAGGACTTGGTCTGTTACTACACTTACGGCAATCTGTAAGTGAGAACTTCCCAATGATTCGCTTACTGCAGGTTTCTCCGTCGGATAGACATGGTTCGTTACCACACCCTTCACTAACGCAACCCCCACCGCAGGAAGATGGATTCCCTCTTCCAACGCGAACGCACTGAAATCTGTCACGCAATACTTCAACGTGGCATGACCGCGCTCTACGATTCCATCCCTAACCAAACTATATTCAGTATCGGTTAAGGCCCCCTTTAAACCCGCAAGGTTTGCTTCGGTTCTTGCGTGGTAATGTACATAGACGCTAAATTCCATCTTCGGCACTTGTTCATTCAACGGGTGAATAACCACGTACTCGCCATGAGCTTGACTGGCTGTAATTGGAAAGCCCGTACGATTCTCATAGACCACCGTCCTACTGAACGGTTGATAAGCTGGCATTATAGTCGCTATTGCAGAGGGCCGTTGTTGCTGGAAGTTCACAACGTAGACCTCTTTTATTGCAGGATGTCACGAAAATAACATATGTCTATGTTTTTTTACACTGCACCTCTCTTGCATAAGACATACTCATCACGTAAAAAATAAAAATATACGGGAGCCCCCGAAGGGACTCCCGAATACCATACGCCGATTTCTCGGCGTATTTTTTACCAGCTCAATGGCATAAACGCTTACGCGCCAGCGCCATCAGAACCGTCAACCGGACCCAGATTGGTGTCGTCGGTCGGTGCGTTAGCCAGCTCGACATAGTAAGCCAGTTTCTTCGCAACGAACTCGGTGATACCTTTGATCAGGATAACCCCGGCGATTGGGCAGTGGTTGATGTGCGCGTTACGAGGCTGAACTGCCAGCTCTTTAGACACACCACCGTTACGCTGGATGTTGATGTTGGTTACCATTACCGGAGACCAGAAGTGGTTACCCCAGTTCAGAACGCAGTAAGAACCGTCGTTCTCCTGGTCAACACGCAGCACCCATTGCAGACGACGAGTTACAGAGTTGTAATCCGCGTCTTTCACACGCCAGCGGTCATCGTTAGTGGTAACGACTTCGTACTGGTAGCGGTCACCCAGGATACGGGTTTCACCCTGCTGCAGCAGCAGCATAGAAGCAGTCGGCTCGTCAGTTGCAATCACAACTACCGGACGTGCGTCAGGGTTCGCAGTCAGCAGGCGCAGAGCCGGCATGTAGCGAGATTCCTGAATTGCACGGGTAACCTGATCACCCAGACGGTTCAGCAGACCCTGACGGGCGTTAACCAGCGCATCTTTGGTATCGGAGGTCTGGATGTGTTTGGACACATCGAATTCCAGCTCTTCGAACCATGCAGACACCCAGTGACGGCCCAGACCGCGGATAGCAGACTTGTCGTACGCCGTAACTTTAGCAGCAACAACTTCGCGCAGCTGTTCGGTGTAGTTCAGAGTCTGGCTAACAGCCAGGGATTCGTTACGGATGTTAACCGCAGAGATCAGGTCATCCAGACGCTCAGCGTCATCGTACTCCTGACCGATTGGAGATTTGGTCAGCAGCGGAGAACCGTACTGCAGTTTGTAGTTTTCCTGCTCCCAGATCGGGTCAAGCATCAGGCCCTGAGTACGACGGTTTTCGTTGGTACGAGTACCATCGAAGCGCCAGCCGTAGAGTTCCAGCTGGATGTTGTCCAGGATGGTTTTCACGGAGCCTTCGTTGATCGGCAGTTTAGTACCGTCAGCAGTTACCACGGAGTCGATACGCAGAGACTTACCAGTGATGTCCACGAAGCCAGAGCGGTCACCAGTGGTGTGCATGCTCATGTTCACAGAAATCACGAAGCGCAGGCTATAGCCGTTCGCTTTCAGCGCGTCCAGGGCAGGCATTTCGTTGCCTTTCCAGTCTTTGGATTTACCGTTGATGGTAAACACAGTTGCGCGGAAGTTCAGCAGCAGCTCACGACCACCACCTTCAGCAGGACGCTGGAAAGTAGAGTATTGCATGTCGCGGGTGTTGATTTTGAACAGCGCGCCATCAGCGATCGCTTCGCCTTTCTTACGCACGGACAGCAGGATTTCGCCCAGAGCTGCGCCCGGTGCGATTTCGTCGGTTTCGTCGTAACCTTCGGTAACGATACCCGGGTGAGCGGCCAGACGGAACAGGTTCAGCTGGGTTTGCTCGAAGTTCAGGTAGTTAGTCGGATACGCCGGCACGCGGCCCAGCTGTACAGTGGTGTTTTCGATGATGTTAGGGTCAACGAAGAACTCGGCGTTTTTGCCGTCTTCCATGATGTACGGAACGATGCGGATTGCATCATCCTGCAGAACACGGTGGTCGGTCAGCGCATCGTGCAGCGGACGACGGTTATCTTCAACACTGTCTTTGGCCAGCAGTGCGTTCATGACGCCGCGGGTTACAGTGGTGATTTTGGTACGGATCGTGATACCAACATCGTTGCTGTCAACGGTGATGGTCGGATACAGGGTTTCTGCGAAACGGGACTGGGTTTCCAGTGCACGTACGTTCAGAGTCCAGCTCAGGCCCAGGTTTTTGTCCAGGTCTTTATCGGAGTAGTATTCTGCACCGATGAAGTTTTTGCCGTAGTCAACGTCGGTTGCGCCGGCGAAAGAAGCAGACTGGAACTTGTCGTAGTCAGCCTTCAGGGACTCTTGCGCCACGGTGGTGACGAAGCCCATTGGGTTGTGAGCCGCAGCGAGGATCATGTTGGATGCGCGCTGTGCAGCTACGCCCAGTTTCTTACCGTCGACTTCCTGATAATTGGCGACCGCGGTTTCGGTCTGAGTTTTCATCAGATCACGACTGCCTTTAATGGACTCGCGCCCTACCATGGTTTTCCACAGCACTTCGGAGTTACCGCTAAGCTTAGCGTTATCAACCATTTTTTGGCCAACGTCGATCAGCGACTCCAGCTTAATGATACGACTTTCTTTCATCATAATACCCTTTCAGTTAGATGACATGCGTATAACGCCGTTAACACTTCGTTTTGCGCGAATTGCGTAGAAGTGCTATACGTGTCGTCGACGACGCGAGTCTTCGGACGCATGAATTTAAAAAGTTCTGCGCAGAACATCTTTTTTGCAGTTAGCTCGTCGGTAACGTCGAACCCACATGATAGGTCTGATTCACCAACCAACTTCGCTACAACCGTTTTGTCGTCCAGGAGTTTAAACTTCCAACGGAGTCGACTTTCAGGAAACTCTATCCCATATAAATCAGACAGAGTCACTTTTCCACCCGTTTCAACTAAGTTGAGTAGGTAGTCATAATAACTGCTCGAACACTCAGGGCGGGCCATGAACACTTCAAACAGTCGAACAGGGGATTGCTCGGGTAAGGTCTTAGAACTGAAACCTTGTTGGCAATCGTAGAGCCAATTAAAGAACATGGCCTGAAGGTCTGCTAACTTTTTTACACTAGCACCTTTATCTATGTCAGGACCATCTTCCCACGGCGGACTAAAACGAATTAGCATAAGGTTGCTCCATGAATATTAAGACGATGTTGATTACCGCATTAGCCACTTTGCACGCGGAAAGCCTTTTAACCGAACCTCAAACTGATCATGAGGTCATAAGAAAGGTATTGGCGGAATCTCGTCTTCCGGATTATGTCGATGAGGACGACGAACGTCTCGCACTCACCGAAATCAAAGCGATTATCGAACCCATCATTGACGGACAGGTTACATACGATCACGATGCCGTCATGCGCCAGTTAAAACTGGCAACAACGCAGAATCGTCCCCTATACGATACCGTAGTAGAATTTATCGCGGGCGACGATATACCGGACGACACAAAACCCGAGGAGCGTGTTGCTTACCTCAATAAGATGGTATCGCGTCATTACTTCCAATTGCGCCAGTCATTAAACGCGATTACTTTGCGTAAAACTCTGGGTCAAGCATTTGGTGCATTGAACGGTACCGAGACCCGTATTGACCTCAGCACCGCTTTAGGTAATCTTCGTGACTCCATCTCCACGTTCACTGAACGTAGTCATAATAAGATTCCATCTTTGGTGAACACACTGAACACAGCGAACGCTGCACCGTTTGCGAAAGTGTTTAGCTCCATCAAAGATAAAGCAGCGGGTCACGGCTTACGTACGGGCTGGCAATCCATAAACCGTATGATGGGTTGTAATGGCGGGATTACCGAAGAGATGTGGCTGATGCCCGCTCTGCCGTTTAACTGTAAGTCTCTGTTTAGTCTTTGCATGGCAATCTCGGTTCCGGTATTCAACACACCGGAATACGTGATGAAAGATGTCAAGGGTGATTTGCAGCCAATGATTCTTGACCTGTCGCTTGAGAACGAACTCGATATCAATATCGCAACTGCTTATCAGATGCTGTATGGTCACTTCGAAGGCGTGAAAGCGGACATGGTGAATCAGGACGTCACTGCGATGGCAGATTACGTCTGTTCGAAACTGAACCGGAACGGATGGAACTATGAGTTCCAGAAACATACCAACTCCGATTTCAAAGTGCACTACCTCAATGACCTTATCAGCGATGCGAAGCGTCGTGGTTATCATGTTGTTGGGATTCGTGCAGACTACTTTGGTACCATCAACAAAGCAGGTCACGGAAACGGTATTGCAGGTTCCGACATTAAAGAGATTTATCGTATCGCCCGTAACATTCAGGTGGTACGTAACCGTGGGTTCATCTTAGGCCCACACCAGATTAGCCCGGAAGGTAAACGACTGAAAGCGATTGATGAATCTGCATTCGTTAAGTCGTTACCGGGTCGCGGTCTGTACGATACCTGTTCCTCTCTGGATAACGAAGCCGACGGTGAGATGTTCTTCAACAAGCGTGTAATTGAAGGACGTAGTTATTTAGAAGTGCAGCGTGGTAAACATCGTACCATTATCGACACGCCTGAAAAACATCACTACACTGTAATACCGTTTGAAGACCATTGCATCCTGCCTTGGGATGTGGATAAGGAAGTTGAAGTAACTGCCAACTCTATCAATAAGTTCACCGGCGGCATGTCCGGAGATTTGTTCTAAGCAAAAAAAATAAACCGAAGAGGTTTATGACCCCCGTACCCTTGTGGGTACGGGGGTGGGCTTTATGTCCGTTCAACCGGCTCGCGAACAACGGTTTCTACCAGATTACCGTATTCGTTAACGATGAGGTGAGATACCTCACGCCAGACGGTTGGGCTAATGTAGTTACTGGTCGGGAACTGGAAGTCTGGGATGTTCTCCTTAACTTTGTTCAGGAAGTTCGCACGGCTGGTCGTGACGCTTTCTTTGAAGTTCCCGTGAATGTCACCGAAGTCTTCGATGGTGTAAATCATACCCTTGTAGCCATCACAACGGCGCAGCGCGTGCTGAATAGGAACGTCTTTGATGGCATTACGTAACAGCGGTTCACCGTAATCCGGCAGGTCCATGTGGAACATGAAAATCGGTTTCTGCAACCACGGGGAATCATCGACCCAGTCAATCATATCGTCTTCCAATTCAATGAAGTGGAATTCACGGAACCAGTTAAAGACAAACGCTGATTTACGGACATGGTCAGGTTGTGCCATTCCGTTACGGTTACGCTGGTTTACCAGCATACCCACTTCAAGCGGGGCGTATGGATGTGCCGCTACGCCTTTTGCATTGAGAACAGGGATTTTAGTGTCGGTGCCCATTTCAAACGTCATTCGATTACTCCTCAGGAAAAAATAAAGTTAGGGGGAACCGAAGTTCCCCAGTTGGTCTTACTCTAAAATCAAAGCTTTCATGTCGTCGAAGAATTTCTCAGACTCCGGCTCTGACTTCAGCAGGATTGCGTAATACTGACCAACGCGGTCGCTAGTGCGAACACGTTCAACCAGTTCGTCTACCATCGTTGGGATAGTAGACGCTTCGAAAGGACGATTGATTTCGTCAGATACCAGCGCATGAACAATCGCGTTATGGTAATACTGATTCAGAACTTCCTGAGGCTGGTCGGCTTCAGGTACTTCCAATTTCAGTTGGGAAACTTTGGCAACGTTCTCATCGTGAACGCGGCTCAGTTCATCTACAGTCAGCTCTTGCAGGTCACGGCCAGAGTAAACGTAGTTAGTCAGGCACAGCAGAGCAACTGGGTGATTACGCACGTAATCTTTAACTTCGGTGGTGATAGTAGATGCAGTCAGGTGGTTAACGGTGATAGTCATGATTAGCTCCAAGTATATTAGATAGATTTGCAGAAGGTATGATTACTTTATTTATCGGGTACTACGGTATTACTTAACGGTTGCAGGTCATGCTGCTATGGCCATTAGCACGGCACTGCTCGTAGCCTTTAACCACGCTGGCACCCAGAGTACCCAGCAGGGTTGCGATGATGAAAACAGCCAGAACGCGAGTATTGAAGTAAGCTTTCATGTTGGAAATCCTTATTAAGAAATTTGAGGGAAAGAGTTAATTTTCATCCGCATGTTTTGAGCAGCGCTCGTTAACAGGTCTTGGATGATGTGGTTAATGGCAAAGCTGAAATCGCTCGGGTTGATGCCTGCCAGTGTTTTCACTTTGATGAACCCACGTCCGCCGTCACGACACAGCTCGACTTTGTAGCGTGCACCACGTGAACAGTTGTGCATGGTTTCGAACACGATAGGTTCTTCATCGTCGAGCGTGATTGGTTGAATGTCAGCCGGATGTGTCAGACTGTATTCATCAAGCTCCAGTTCGACGAAGTGCACCCGTCCGTGGTTAGTCAATTTAAATTTACGGTAGATGCCTCCGTCACGTTGGATGGTTTGTTTGCCATGTACCGGCGTCAGTTCAACGCCGGAGAGAATTTTCAGTTCAGCGACGCGTGCTGCGCCTTTGTCATTCAGTACGTACATGGTTACACCTTATTGATGATACGGTTAGGATGGGAATCGGTAGACAGGTACGCCTTTACCGGATTAACAGACGCCAGGCGTTGACCCGCTGCCTTTTCAGCTTTAACCTGAGCCATTACAGCAGCCAGTTCTTTACCAGAGAGTTTCAGCAGGGCGTCGAGGTTGTCGTTGCGCATAATAGTATTCCTTATAAATGAGTTGTTGTGAGTCAGTTAAGAGTTGGGGTTATTCGTTGCCGAAGATGTAGTTCCACACTGGAGCCACGTAACGGTTCTTTTCAACGAGATTGCGGTACCAGCGGAATGGACCGAAGTTCAATTCTAAAGCATCGCTGAAGAGGAAACCTAAAGCGGTGACGATGTAAAGCGCGCCACCTAAACCAGCAACGATTGCATTCTCTTGACCACCCAGCAAATCCATTACTGCGAATGGAGACAGGATGAAGAATACAGCGACAGCCAGAATAGCGAGGGTATGAATCAGAACACGAATAATAGACATTTGAATAGCTCCACAGTGTATTAGATTAAGAGATAATGTATCTCGTTCACAAAAGTAATATATATCTGAAATATTTTTCGTTAGGAAAAAAAGAAAATAACCGCTACTACCCCGAAGGGTAGTAGTCGGCTTTATTTTTAATGCTGCAGATGGTGACGCTGTTCGCTAATCACATTGACCGCATCACTGAACAACAGACCCAGCTCTTCCGGCTCGGGCAGGATAGTGCTGTCGTGGTACGGTGCGAGGATACGGGCTGGGAACGGAATGTACGTACCGAAGGCTACACGGTTACCGTACATCAGAACCGGATACAGCTCGTTGTGGTTGTTGGACATATCGTCAGTCGACATCTGCGCATGGTAGCGCACGATCGCTTTCAGGTAGGTCACGAAGTCGTCGGTGCGGTTTTCACCAATCAGCTCAAAGCGGAACACATCCAGCGAAACTTCGTCGTCGAAGTCTTCCGGACGGATACGCTTAACGTATTGCGGATAAGTGTCGGAGTCGCCCGGCTTAATACGGCCCGAGATGATGTTTGCAATCGCGTAGATATAGTCGAAGCTATACAGCGTATGCAAAATCTGGTACGGGGTAGCAAACGCTACGCAGTGCATGAACAGCAGGTTGCCCAGTGAACCTTCGTCAGCGATAGGCAGGTTTTTACCGCCTTCCACGCCATCGACTTTATAGAGGATAGCAATGGTGGTATCGCGGTTGGTTGCCTGCACACCCAGAATTTCAATCTGCTCACCGTGCGGCAGGACTTTGATGATACGGTCCCAGAGCTTGGTGGCTTTTTTACCGAACGTTGCTTTCTCGTATTCGTCAATCTTCAGAATGACATCGGCGGAGAGCATGTAACGGATAATTTCGTTCATCGAATAATTCCTTGTTAAAGAGGTGTTTGTTAGCATAGGATTAGAAAATGACGTAAAAGAAAAATAAGGACTCTCCCCGAAGGGAGAGCACACTTACTGAGCGTAATCCTTAGAGAGGATTACTTAGGAATAAGGAAGTCGTGATTCGCTACGCTCATCACTCGTTAAAAAACCCCCTCCCCAACTCAGGTATCCCCTGGCTGCCTATATCTAATCTTTCAGTTGTAAAAAATCAGTCAGCAATCCAGAGCATGATGTCTGATGACGAAACGTACTGTTCGCCAGCAGCACCCCCACCGTCTAATGCCGTGTGGTAGACTTCCCCAATAACCGTCCCGTGTTTGGTGAACATACCACCGTCGTTGGCATAGTTGTACTGCACACCCATACCCGGACGTACTGCCCCAAACATTGCGTGTGACCAGCGTACGGTCAGATAACGACCTGCTTTTCGAGCAAGCTCGCTACGTATCGCTTTATCGCTGTCTGCAAAGCGTTTCTCGCCGAAGTTAGCATTGGTTAACCCAGAGTTATGCGGTGACGGGTTAGCGGTGCTTACAAACGCGTCTGAGACGGTCTGTGTGGGCCCGTTCTCGGTCTGGTCGATAGTACGGCCATCTAACGCACGCACAGAGGCTACACGGTATCCTGTGCCCTCATTAAGGGCTGACTGGTCACGCTGGTCGACGAGGCGATTATCGCCCGCTACAACGACGTAATACGTCTTCCCTTCGATACGGAACGTGTGGTCAGGCTGTGCCATGTCATCGGCCGCTACAGCGTAGACAACCAACCGATAGTCGTCTTCCTGAAACCGGGCTTTATTCCACGGTCTAAAGAGAAACCACACATCTTCATAGTTGAACACGCCCAACCCTTGGGCATACACACCGTATCGGTTTTGGAGGTAATCGAAGATACCGCGGAATGGGGTGCCGTCAGGAACCACAATCGATGAATATGGCGTCTGCGGCTCCTCAGCATACTGTAACCCTTCCGTCTCGCCCTTCTGTGCATCCTGTGCCCTCGTCGTACGTGCTAAGAGAAATCGACATACCGTTAACGGGTCGTTACGCTGCACGTTAAGACCCTGCTGCACCAATCGCAGTTTCCAGATAGCCTCGTTCATCAACTCCAGTGTGACCACCGAGAAATCGATTTCATCACCAAGACCCATGTTCTTTGTCGGCGCGGTCATGTCAAGGTCTTGTGCGTTTTGAACCACACCGTACAACACCTCACGACGTAACAGCTTGCCTTGCGAGAACGTGCCGAGCGTACACGTCAGGTTCCCGTAGGTCTTTGACAGCAACAGACGCAACTGCGTCATTGGAACAAGGATTGTGATGAACGTGGTGGTACCCATCGTGCGAACGAATTCCGAACGTCGGGTAATGGAGTGCACTTTCATGGCTTTGACCGCAATTCCGTTTGCTTTCAAAACCACAGTGTACGTAAGCTTTGGACTACCGACGGCTTTTGCGATGTGTTTGCCTACAATCGCTTTAAACCGAGCGAACATAACCACCCCCACGTTTGCGGTAAGCGCTTTCAATCATCAACATCAGCTGGTCATTAAAGCGATGCTGTTGAGCCGTCGGCTTAATGTCTTCGAAGAACGACGCCAGCTGCATGGACATGGTGATTTCCGGCTTTTTGAAATACCCTTTGCGGTTGGCCACCGGGAAGAGGTCGCCCGCCAGTTTATTAAACTCACGCAATCCCTCAATAGGCACCTTACGCACAATCAACGAGGGTTGTGTCAGGTACATGTACCAGTTGTTCAGATGTTCCATGATTAACTGATACACCGGCAACGCATCGTTATCGGGGTCGTTGATATCTAAAGACCCGCCATCCTTGAGGTACTCAGCCGCCTGCGCGACGGTTAAGAATACCGTCTTTTTGTTCAGCAGAATTGCTTTCGCTTTGTTGCGATCTTCTGGCAGAAACAACCCGTGCTCTTCACGAGCATAGCGGGTAAGCGTGGCATACTCGGGCACACGCCAGCCGTACCACGAATGGAACAGGTAGAAAGCAGGCGACTTCTTCATCATTACCTCACGTATTTAAGCAGGAGATAAACCACCGGTGCGTAATAGAACTGGGCAGTCAGCGGGAGTCGCTTACATTCTTCTGCCAGTTTTAACGGGATATCCGCACGCAGTTTATCTTTCTTCAGATAGAGTTGGATTGCATATTCTAGTACCGATGCGTAAGACCCCCCGTAAAACGCCTCAGAGAACACATACGGCGTTAACGACGGTTTAACGAACAAGGGTAGGTCTTTAAGCACAGTGCCCGTAAAATCGCTTCTACGGTCCTCTACGGCGTCGAAGTCCGGTACGTTGTCCGGGATGTTCTTCAGTCGTAAATGACCCTCAAAGAAAACGGTGGATTGGACGCGTGACCACCCTACGGTGTTCGGCACCTGATAGGTTCGGAAAGTCTGGACTTGGAACCACTTCCCGTCTTTGTGACATTGCGGTAACATCGACGCGTTATGCCAGATGAGCGCTTTCCAGACCGTGAACATGTCATCATGACGATATGGCGTGTGTGGATAAATGGTTAACTCATCCGGGGTACGGTTGAGGCCAATATCACGCACAAACTGCGTCAGGAAGACATCGTAGTTCTTGCGGGCTGTAACTGGCAGGCGGAGTGAACCAATCTCTTGGTCGTAGAACATGCGAACGTACATATTCTCCAGATACTCCAGCTCAGCACGCACGCTCAGGAACGTGTTATACTCGTCTTGCGTTAACAGCGTGTCTTCAGATACCCACGCCCGGTCAGCCACGTAGAAGAACGTACGTTTAATCGCTGCCTGTAAAGCCCTGTCCGTTTCCGGTGTGGTCTCGTAAAGCATTGTGTACGTAATCTGGTACGTGGCGATTTTGTTGTAGGCGTTACGTTGGGTGCTGTTGACCGCAAAGATGCCGCGACGTGCATCCCCGATGTCAGCAATGAAGATATCACCTTCGGTCGGGATAATACTGTTGGCCAACGTTGCTTCACCGGTAATTGTGAACTCCTTACTCTTGGAGTCCTGATTCCAGCTTAACGCAGAACCAACACGAAGAATCTGCCCTTTGATTTCTTCGAACTGCTGGGTGGCGTTGTCCACCGACGGGTCAAAGAACGCCTTCGGGTCATTTATCCCAGACAGTCGGTGGTAGTAATCCACCGGCCAAGGCGAGCCTGACGTATACTGCAACAAGTGTCTCTTGGGGATACGCTCCAAGTCCACTACCGTCGTACGTGAAGGCTCGGTGGTGATGTTCGTCTTTTCGACCACGCCGTCTTTGGCTTTGGTAATCTCGGGACGGGGCGGTTCGACCGTCACGACTTCGGACTTTTGGCGTCCACCTGCTTGAATGAACTGCATTAACGTTCTCCCATTTTGCGAGCGTCGATAATGCTCGTGTTGAAGATGGTCAGCCAGTAACCGTTATCAGGGCGGTCTTTGTCGATGTGGTCAATGACATCCGGTACGGTCGGTTTAACAGGGCGCGGGTTAACACGACCCGGAATCAGCCAATCAATAATCCAGTCGATAACACCCGGGAATTTGTCGATGATAGACAAACACTGTTTCGGGAAGTTACCCCAGTCGGTACGCAGAACTTCCATAGCGTAATACTGCGCAGTGACATCAATCTCATCTTCGAGAATCAACCACTCACCATCCCAACGGTATTTCGACGGTTCGATATAGAACGTGTTTTTGTACAGCTGGAACTGGAAGATGCAGCACTGGCCTGTTGGGTCGCGGTCACGACAATATTGGATGTACTCCTTAATCGGCTCAACCCACGTGTACGGCACTTGGTCGATACTGAGCACGTCAGGGTTTGACATGTTCTCAGGTCCGAAGGCGACGTCGGTGCCAAAGATAGGAATCTCGTAGGCACGGCGGACACGATGGAGCTTCAGATACTGCTCTTCATCCGACAACAAATACGGCAGTTGCAGTAATGGGGGGCGAGTACCTTCATAGGCCAGCGCATCTTGCAGAGACTGTACAATCCCACGGTCAACCATCTCTTCGTTAGATAAGAAGGGTGGTTCAGGCTGCGGGAAATACTCTTTGGCAATCGGGGTCTGGTTTAAGATGTACGGATGTTCAATCAGTACCTCTTCAGGGCGCTGATAACGGTAGTTGAAGCTGAACGTTGCGCTCCAATCGTTTTCATCCTTACCGGTCTGCGGCCCGTTAACGTCGTACACCACTTCCACACGGGTTGGGGAGTGACGAACCGCTAAACGGTTCTTCTGGCCAGCAACGTCGGTAGTAACGGTAATCTCGTCACTGAAATACGCTTTGAGGTAATCCTTAAAGCTGGCGTGACGTGGTACACGGGTTTCGGCCGCGACGTAACAGGCGTTCAGTAAACGCAGTGCTTCCATCGGAATCAGGAAGTACGATTCGGATTCCATCTTGGTCGAATAACGCCCCATGTCAATCAGGGAGTTCAGACGGTTACACCAACGATGCAAGTCTGTACGTGACTTAGAACGACGTTTGATGTTCACCGTGACATTATAAAAGACACGAGTAGCCCACGCTCTCACGTGGTCATGTTTGTTCTCAAAGAAGTAGCGCTCACGATGCAGACCCACACCCCGTGCGATACGTTCCATCTCGTCTCGTTCTTCGACAATTTCCACTTCAATCAAATCGGGCGATGCGTACAGAATCTCTGTCTGGTCGCCGACAGTGGCACCGGGTTGTTGCGCGTTGTCGAGGTCATCTGTGTAGATGACTTTCTTAGGGTCGATGCCGGACTCTAAGAGGACGCGAGATATGATACCATCAGCCATGGACTTACGCATGGTAGCGTCCAATGACGGTATTTCAAAATACTGGAGCATGGGGAGTGTCCTCTGGATAAGCGCCTCATACCATTTGAAACGAAAAAAAACAACCACCCCGAAGGGTGGTTATTATTACAGCTTGTGGGCTTCGCGCACATTTATCTGGGTTTCACCAGTAGGCGCGGTGATGAATGGGACGTATACCACCTCATTATTCCCCAAACCGATAGCCTCAACCCCCACATAACGTCCTTCGAATTGCAATGGCAAGTAGAACGGGTCCGTATCGTCTTCTGCCAAATCGAACCCAGGATTTTCCTGTGTGCGGCCAAGAATAAAGGCGGTCTCCATGTCGCCCTTTTCTAATTCCAGTAAAATGGTACCAGCAAGCATGCCTTCAAAGAAGGTTTTATGGTTGCCGGTGAGCTCCTCGAATAGAACCATGTCGTGCGTATCAAGTTGCAACGGCCCATCGCGGAACCCGCTCTCGTCGCCTTTACGCAACATCGCGTACCACGTTAAAATCGCCAAATGGACACGCGAGTGAACGTAGATAAATGGCCGGGAGTCTTTTAAGAAGAAATATTGCTGCAACTGCATCGCAGGACGATGTTCGACATGGTAGTCCATCAGATTGTGCAGACGATTACCTGCTTTACGCAGACTGTCTTTTTGTTGTTCGGTCAACATTATTCTGTTTCCTCTACAGGAGTACGAGTGTACTGCGACAGGAACGCCTGACGCACCGGCTTATAAACGTAGATGTTGGCCACTTCTTCCGTGAAGTCAACGCGAATGTCAGCATCGTCGACCAACAGACGGTGGACCACATGCGGCTCCAGTTCGGGGTCAACATCACCCACGGTGAAGTAGCAGGCAAAGCTACCGCTGTCGATATTGATACGGGTAGCGGTGTTAATCAGCGCCATTACTTCGCGCAGACGGTCATAGTGCTTTTCGGTGCGTTTGCTTTTCGGACGAGAGGCATCCAGAATCACATCGTTGAATTCCAGATTAACCTGCTGGTTGTCTTCAGTCCAGCCAGACAGCCACGCCAGAATGCCGTAAGCGGTTTCTTTGATAAGGCGCACTTCACGGGCGTTTTTCCCTTCGAACTCCAGTACGATTTGGCCATTGGCATCGGTATACACGTTGGCGATATCCAGAACGTGCAGGGACAGTTTTTCTTTACGGCCTTTAGATTGACGAACGGTCATGATTGATTCCTCAGTATAAATAGAATTAGAAGTCAGTAGTTGGTTTAATGGTGAAGTTAGCAACGGGCATGAAGATGCGCCACTCTAAATGCCAGTCGTGTGGGCCTTTATCCCAGCCAGGGGTACTATTACGGCGAACACGGACATTACCACCCGGTATGGAAATCGCAATACCCGGATGTTCCGTTTTCGTGCGATTTACTTCCGCTTCACAAGCAAACCATTCGCGGAAGTAATAACGTTTGTTACGCAGACGTTCTTTGTGCGTTTTGTGGTGGTGTTTGTACGGGCGGCCTGCGTTGAGTTTAAAGTCGCCAAACACGAGCGGATAGTAACCGCCTTGGTCTTCGTTCGCGAGCATCCACGTCACAATACCTTCAGCCACTACCTTGTGAACCAAGTAGTTCCCGCTCTCGCCGTGGAAGGTAAGGAACAGATAATCTTTATCGTGCTCGGCTTCTTTGACGCCGGACAGATTCAAAATGTGTAATTCTTTCATGATTTCTCCTCGTGGTTATCACTACGATTACATATATCCGTAAAAAATTAAAAAAAAGAAATGGGGCCCGAAGGCCCCATTACTCACCATCGACTAATCAATGATTAGCTTTTGGATTTGTCGTACGCAGCGATACCTGCAGCCAGGTAGCCGTTCACACCCGCGGTCAGAGAGACCAGCACGTGTGCAGCAACACGCTCAGTGAAGGACACGAAGGAGTTCGCGCCGTTAACCGCTACGCGCAGCTGACGTACAGCTTCTTCCAGCTCTTTGTCTTCGCCGACTTTGATGTTGTCAACTTTACGCAGAACCTTTTCAATACCGCTACGGTATTTTTCAGCTTTCTGTTCGTTAGAGTGATACGCTTTAACGCGTTTCTCGATCTCGATGCCCAGCTTGTTGAAGAAGGTGTTGACGTTGTTCATCTGCGGAATAGCCGGAGTCGGAACTTCGGATTCAGCTTCAGCTTCGTCGTCGATCAGGGAGATGGTAGCCATCTCTGCATCAGACTCAGATGCTTCAACTTTGATGAACTTGCCGCCGATGATGCTTTCTTCACCGTTGCCGCCGACTTCTTTCTCAGCGTCTTTGCTCTGCTCTGCCATAGCAGAACGAACCTGCTCAGCCGTTACAGTACCTGCAGCCGCTTTCTCAACGATACCGGAGATGCCGTCCAGCACACCAGCCTGGAAGGACTGGAAGCCGATCACGCCAGAAAGCTGCTCGTTCAGGAACGCAGTGTCGTTACCTTTGAAGGATTTACCGACAGACAGCTGTTTGATAAAGCCACCAGAGATCTCGTCTTTTTTCTTGGTACCCAGTTTACGGATAGCCGCGTCGAAAGCTTTAGATTTTTTCTGGATGGATTTACCTTTGTTGCTGAATTTCAGCCAGCGGTCTTTCAGTTTGCGGAACTGTGCTTTGATCCACTCAACTGCGTTACGCAGGAACTGTTTGATGGTATCCCACAGGCTTTCACGAACCGCAGTACGACGGTGACGAGCACCGAAGCTTTCCTGCGCTACAGAAGCTTTGTGCGGGAACCAGCGACGACGGATAGACTCCTGAGCCACTTCAACCGCTTCCGCAGCATCTTCGCTCATGTCGTCTTCAACTTCCATCGGGTCAGAACCGTCTTCCGGCGTTTCGCCGTCAGCAGCCGCCTGAGCTTCGTCCAGCACGCCCAGAGTTGCTTCGGTTTCGTCGCCATCTTCAGCCATCAGCTGACCGTCAGCGTCGAGGCTGTCGATCTGCTTGGTGTCAGACTGTACGTCAGACAGAATACCTTCAACAGAATCCTGCGGCAGGTCTACTGCGTCAACCAGGATGATGTCGTCGGCGATAGATTCGCGCGCAGCACGTTGTTGCATAAAGTTCATTATCGATTCCTCTAAGGGGCCACCTGGCCCCTCGTTAAAGAAGTTGGACGGTTATCTTACCAGCTCAGCAATTACTTGCTGTTGCCGTACGCGCCGATGCCGGCACCGATGTAACCGGACAGACCAGCGATAACAGTACGACCAACGTGCTGTACGCCACGGTTCAGAGCCTGATAGTTACGAACCGCCTGATCAGCGATGGTACGAGAGTTAGACAGCAGAGTGCGGTCACCTTCGTCGGTCGCTTTATCGAACGCTTTGGATGCTTTATCAGCAGCTTTTTCCAGTTTGTCCAGCTCACGGTCATACGCATCGAAGTCTTTCAGGACTTTTTCGAAGCCTTCGCCGACAGCTTTCAGGCTGGAGATAGCGGCACGCAGTTTGCCCGCGTCCGGAGTCGGGACGTTCTTCTCATCGTTCGCATCACCAGTAGTGGTGAACGCAACAACGGTCAGAGTAGATTCACCGTCTTTGGTGCTGAGCTTTTTGGTAGCGCACTGGATATAGGCGTTACCCGGCAGAGCCATGATGGTCTGCATCGCATCGACGCCAGTAGCGTCATCGAACTGAGGCAGCACGCGCAGTTTAGAACCGGCAGTACCGAACAGCTCAACTTTACCGCCAGCTGGATCGGAGAAGGAAGTTTCGCCGCCTTCAGAAGCAGAAACAACGAATGCAGCAGCTTTGTCAGCCTGAGCAGCCAGTTTGCTGATCGCGCCTTTGGCTTTACCCTGGGTCGCTTCTTTCGCGATAGAGGCAGACGCTTCCGGATCGAATTTGCCTTCGATAGACAGTTTGTCTACGAAGCTACCAGAGATTTCGTCTTTCTCTTTCTTGGTGCCCAGCTTTTTCATGCGCTCTTCGTACGCTTTCGCACGCTTGACCGCAGATTTGCCGACGTTGAAATATTTCAGCTTCAGCTCTTTCGCTTTACGGATAACAGTGCGCACCATTTCGATGAACGCCTGCCACAGTTTTTTCAGGTTCTCTTTCCAGCCTTCGCAGGCAGAACGAGTCAGGCCACGACCACGGCGGAAGCTTTCACGAGCAACCTGCGGGGTCTCCAGACGCCAGCGGCGACGGATGCTCTCACCAGCAACGATTGCCGGTGCCAGTTCTTCTTCTGGCAGTTCTTCGCCAGCGGCCAGCGCTTCATCAGCGTTGTCGATCGCAGCTTCGGTACGCTCGGTGTCGGCAGCCAGGACTTCAGCATCGCCCGCCAGCTGATCCATCTGTTGATCCAGCGGAGCAACTTCGGTCAGTTGGACGTCCAGGTTGTCTTCGCCGGTAGAGATGTTGCTGATACCTGCGTCGGTAGCGCCGTCTTCGATAGACTCACGAGCTGCCCGTTTTTGCATAAAGTTCATATTTGTGGTTCCTGTTTTTGGTTAACCATGTAAACTACACGCCCCTAGAAAGGGGCCCCCTTAGGGACGTGCGATCTTCAAGAAAACAGATAACGATGTAACCATGTCGGAAAGACCGTTTACACGCGTAATCCATTGTGCCAGTAATTCGTGGTCTGCATAAGATAATGCGCGCATGTCCGGCTTGATGGAGTAATTCACCGGACCCATTGAACGTACCGTTCCTGAGCGTCCAAACGTCGAGTTCAAAATCGCCGCACCCAGGCTACCGAAATCGTCGGCATGCACGGTGCTGGTAATGTCGTTCAGGTACGCCTGAATTATCGACGCGTAGCTGCCTGTTCCCGATTGGCGACGCTTCCCGTCTAAGACAAACGCAATCGTTTCATTATAAAACGCATTGAACGTATATCCCAACTGTTTGAAGTCGTCATATAATACGCGTTGAACGGATTCAACACACATCAGTTTAAACCGCGGGAGAATGACAGCAGCAGCCGCGAGAACCCCATGGATAACGGTGTCGTCATGGACCATAATCGGGTTCTTTTGCAGCTTCTCCATATAATCGTCAATGACTCGTACGGCAGCACTGTAATCTGGGTTATTGTAATCCATACTTCTTCTCCAGACGCTCACGTTTGTACTTGAGATCGTTCAGACGTTTCTCTTGTGCTTCGATGAGGTCTTCGGTGTACGCATCACCCGTACCTTCGGCCAGCTGGCGACGGTAAAGCATCAGACGCAGCTCGGTGGCTTTTGCAGCAGTGGTCAGCTCATCGAGGTGGTCCATCTGACGCTCAGCCATGTTCAGGCGAATGCGGAAGATAACAGACAGCGGGAACGGAACGGAGGACATCCCCATCGGGTCAGTCTTTTCCTGACCGAAAGCGCGGGTCAGTTCATAGAAGGTTTCTTCCGTGAACATCGCATCCGGGATCTCACCGTAGTCCGCTTTGAGTTTGTTGACCGGCGTACCCAGAATACGGGTGGCCACACCAAAGGTCGCCATACGCATCTGCAGGTATTTCAGGTCAGTCGGTGCCACACCCTGCGTTTTGATGTTGGTGTCAACGGCTTGCAGCTCTTCGTGCGTCAGCCAGTTAATCAACGTCGCAGTGTACTGACCATAGAACTCAATCAGGTCAATCAGGTGCAGCAGGGTTTGTTTGTTAAATGACAGCTGGGCCGTCATCACCTTTTTACCGATGTCCGCATCGATACGCTCAATCAGGAAGCCCTGCAGCGTGCCGATGTTTTTCATGACTTCGATAATGTAGTCGACCATCGTGGCGTTATGCACACCCTTCAGTTCGAGTTTAGTATCGCGCAGATAGCCGGTGATATCTTTCGACATCTTCTTCACATCTGCGGATTTGAAATCAACACCGACGACTTCACGCAGTGTTTGGTACTGCGGCAGCAGTTCGTTGGTGATAGCCGCCGTGTTGTCACGGACGCTGTCTTTCAGCTGGGAGCTTTCAAAGCTCGGCAGCATGGTGCTTAATACATTCGAAATGTTCATTTCACCGCCCTTACAGTACCGGCTGTGCGCCAGAACGATATGCTTCGATAATCTGGTTCACGTTTGAACCGCCCTTGCTGGATTTCGCGAAGTCAGACTTATCCAACTCCATTGCGCCGTCCATGCCACGGGTGTAAATCACCACGCGGTTCCACTGGGTATCGACTACCACGAAGTACACGGTCAGCGTATCTTCAAAGACGCGCTTACGAACGTTGTAATCGTCGAAGTCACCGCCCAGTTCAGCCTGCAGGCCATCGAGAGTGTCACGAGACACAATCATCACAGCCGAAGCGTTGTTGATAGACGGGGAGAAGCTCAGCAGGCCAGACAGCCAGTTACCGTTGCGGCGTTCCATGAGCTGCTTGTAGTAGCCGGTCTTGTCGCGGTAGCGATTTTTACGGTACTCGTCAATCAGGTCGTTAGAGAAGAAGATATCCTTCGCATAACCCAGCTGACCCACACCGGCTTTAATCCAGCGCTCAGAGAAGGTTTTGGTTTGGTCGCTGAAAGCGATGAAGGTACGCATAGCAGCCGTCGGCGCAGACTTAACAGCCAGACGCAGGCGGAGCATCAGCTCAGCTTTGTTACCGTCGCGCTCGAACACACAGGAGAACATCTTACCGGTGGACAATTTGTCCATGTCGTTAATCTGTTTCAGCGTGTCTTTGCCGTAACCCGCGTTGGCGGTCTTGTCGCCGTTCAGCAGGATGTCTTCTACGTTCTCGGTAGATTCACGAGCAACGCGACGTCCCGGACGAGTAGACTCAACCGCAGGGATGAGTTTATCGTATGACGGCAGTCCCAGACGGGTCGATTCACCAGCAGCGAACGCTGCACCTAAGCGTGAACCGGTACGTGCGGCCGCGTCAAGCGGTGAGCGCTTAGTAGAAATCTTATCCAGCGTCCCCACGATGTCCACATCAGGTACACCGACCAACAGCGATATCGCCGTCAATTGGTTGGCTGCCAGCAAGGTTTGGATAGAGTCCAGAATGCCCGGCAGATAGTCCAGCGAGGACAACGACTGTTCGACCATGGTCAGATATTCGTTATACAGCTGCGCATTGAACTCTTCGAGGCTATCATGGCGCTGCCTGATAAAATCAGGGAACTTAGTTAAGAAAGAGACAAGAGTTGTCTCAACATCTTTTTTCATTTTTAACTCCGGAGTTGAAAAATGGCCGATTATAAACAACAGGCAGAGATTGAAGCGTTAAGAAAAGAAACATCCGACGCCACCGGTGAAGGGGCGGAAATCCCATCTCTCGCGAGTTACTTAGACAGTCGTACGTCTACCACTAACCCGGTAACTCCGTACAATCTCAACGATGAATTGACCACGTGGAAAAACCGTATCGGGTTGTCAAAGGGTATGGGCTTAGCGGCTCAAAGGCTCACTAACCCCTTAATGGGGTTCAACCATAGGATGGCGAACAACCCAGTTCCCGTGAACCGCGAATACGGCGGGGTGTCGTTTATCGTAAGGCCCGATTTAAACCTCGATTACAACAATATCTCGCAATCCCGACGGTTTGCGAATATGTGTGCGCAGGACACCGCGTCGCTGGATTACTCTATCCTTGCGGCCCTTGACCCCTTGTTCCCATTTGGCTTTGCTGCCAGCGATGAACCCGCTTTGGGTAAACCGTTTCGCCCGGAAGTGCCGTTTGACAACTTGCAGGCCTTCATACCATTACTCAGCTCCTCGCTGGTGAGTTTCTCAGGCCCGCCAGACAACTCGGTTGACAGCTGGTTATCGAACGAAGGTATTGAACGTGAGCAGTGGGGTATTGTCGATTCGACGTGGGAAGTGAACTACGCCTACAGTGGCTCGACTACTTTCAACAACATGGTCGGTAACCCGATTATGAAAATGATGACGGTATGGCTCGAGTATATGGCGGGGGTACGTAAAGGCAAGTTTAAGCCACGTATCATTAACTCCATTCAGCGCCGTATCGATTACCAGTCTCGTATCTACACCATCAACTACGATTCTCTCGGTAACATCCAGCGCTTTACGTGTGGCTGCATCATGTGGCCGACCAATAACAACGCCGGGGCCATGGCCAGTGTCGACAACACCAAGCCACAGCTTAACGACGATGTGACCATCACCATTCAATGGCAGATGATTGGGGCACGTTACGATGACCCGCTTTACATGGACATGTTCAACCGTACGGTCGCCATCTTTAACCCGGATATGATTCCGGACCCGAACTACGATGAGTTTATGCCTATCGGGGCGAGCTTCCTTCGCAAACTCGAAGTTCATGAACTGCCGCTGTTCAACTACTACGGCTATCCGCACATCGATACCATCCGTCGGCAACTGTCGTGGTGGGTCTATCAGACCGATTACGAGTACGTGCTGAAACAAGCAGGACTTTTATAATGGAAACAATTCAGGACCTCTCTGGTAAAGTGCTCACCGTGGCACACAACCCCGCTTTAATGCAAACGTTGTCGCTGAACACCCTGCGTCAGGCCGTTGCTAAACCGGGAATGACGTTGGCCGACCCAACTGACCCGGTTGCATTCATTGCCGAGATGGGTGTGATGCTGAGCCACTCGACGATTGAAGGTATGCGTCAGTTACTGCCGAAGATGTACGCATCGATGGCAACGTCGTGGGAAGACTTGTACCGCCACATGTCCGACCGCGATGCTGTGGACATCTTTGCCCAGCCTTCTACCACGCACATGCTACTTTACGTGGACGTTGACTCCTTACGTACCCGTGCGATGCCGCTGGAGACACAAGGGATTCGTCGTATCATTATTCCTCGTGACTCGTACGTTAAAGTGGCGGGCTACACGTTCACATTACAGTACGCTATCGAGATTCAGGTGCTGCCGTTTGACTCTTTCGAAGTGCTGTGGGTCACAGAACCGGCCAACCCAGTAAAAGAGGTTGACACCAACGCCTTGGACTGGATGGTCACGACGGCCGACAGCGGTGTCAACTTGCTGCGTATCAAAATCCCGATGATGCAGTATGCTATCTCGACTGCGACCGATGTGATTTTGCCGGACACCGGCTGGAAGCGTACCTTCCCGTTCAACAACAAGTTCTTCTATGCTCGTGCGTGGATGCGTAACACCGCAACCGGGAATAAATGGAAAGAGCTGGCACAGACTTTCTCGAAAGAAGTCTATGACCCATCTGTTCCTACCGCGGTCATGGAACTGGGGTCGAATGTCCTCTCGGTGAAGATTCCAGAAGTGTACATCAATAGTGGGCAAGTGACCGGCGATGTGCGCATTGACGTGTATACCACATTGGGGCCGTTGTCGATTGACCTCAGCAACTATCCTGCTGACGACTTCCAGATGTACATGGCGGACTTGAACGAAGAGACGGACGAGAACTACTCCAACCCGTTTAAATCGCTCTCAGTGCGTCGTGTGATTTCACAGGCGACGACTGTCGGTGGGCGTAACCCGTTGACGCTGGAAGAGTTCCGTGCTCGCGTTATCGATAACTCGATTGGTGCGCGTAAGGCCCCTATCAGTGAAGCACAACTGCGTTCAACTGTCGACACGATGTACGGTCTCAGCCTGACCAAGCCAATTGACTACGTTACCTCGCGGACGTATCACTTGTCATCGCCGATGCCGGAGTCCACACTGAAAGAAGTCAGTTCGCCGATTGGTACGTTAGCAGCCCCACTGTACTTTACGTGGGAAGAGCTGGAAGCCCTTTCGACAGTGCGATTCAATGGTAACCGCGCAACCATCCTGCCGGAGACTATTTATAAGTCAGACGGTACCGGGTTGTATGTTGACCCTGCGATGACGGAAGGTCAGCGTTTTATGACCAGCCGTGATTTGGTGGCCGCAGCTAACGCAGCGAGTTACTACTACACGCCGTTCCATTACGTGGTTGACCGAAACAACGACGCGTTAAGTGTCCGTGTTTACCATCTGGCAAAACCAGCGATTGAGTCGAAGCGCTTTATGTCGACCAACCCGACAACGGAACTGCAGGTGGTAACCGAGAACTACGAGGTGGTGCGTACGGAAGAAGGGTACAAACTGCGTGTGGTGACTCGTTCCTCAGAAGCGTACAAAGCGTTAGCGGATGACCAGTGCTGGGCACAGATTTCCTTTACCCCGCGTGGGTACGGGACAGACCGTGCGTATGTCAACGGTAAACTGGTCGGTTACTTAGATGATGAGCGTGTGTTCGAGTTTGAACTGAAAACCAACCTTGACGTTGACCGTAATCACGAAATGATTATGACTAATTTCAACGTCGGTGAAAACACGTTAATGCTACCGATGGCACTGACGGTGGATATGAGCGTGTTCTACGGTTGCTCGAACTACTTCCCGCGGGATTACGAACGCGCAACGCTGGACACTTACATTACCCCGCCTTCTCGTGACGCGATTGGTATTACCCATGAATCGCTGGAGCTGGTACTGGGTAAATCCCTGTCTGCGTACTGGTGTAAGTCTCGTCCAGTCACTGACTCGATTAACTACCTGCGTTACACGCAAGACGTGCTGGCGACATGGGAGTACGATGTCTATGACCGTAACGAGCGTGGTGTGCCGAAATACACCATCGACGAAACACAAGACCCGCCGATTGTCTTCCAATACCTACACCGTAAAGGTGACCCGGTTATTGACGAGCTGACTGGTAAACAGAAAGTGAAATACAAAGCCGGCGAACTGGTGAAAGACCCGCAAGGGAACTCCATCATTGCTGAGCCGCGTAAAGTTCGCTTCCGCTGTGAGATGGGTGTGTTTGACGCACGTTACCTGTTCTCCACCACGAAAGAGGTGCGGGCGTACCGCGATAAGGTAACAGACTTTGTCGTTGAGACCGTGACGGAAGTATTGCCGAAGATTCAAAGCGAGCTGCTTGAACGTACCACCGGGTACTTCGTGCCGCAAACGACCATGGGTTATATCGACGCTCGTCTGGGCGACGGTACTGTGGCACCGATTAAAGCCGAGAATCGCTTCAGCATTAACTACTACCTGACCGCGTCTAACCGTCAGAACTCTGACCTGATTAAGGCAATCCGCGAGCAAACCCGTCTGGTGATTACCGACTGGCTGGCATCGAACCAAACGGTATCCACCTCCGACATCACCGAAGCATTGAAAACCGCGCTGCAAGGTTCGATTATCTCTGCGGAGATGGAAGGGATGGGTGTGGACAAAGACATGCGTATCTTTACGGTACTCAGTCCTGCTGCACGTGCGACGCTTGGTAAGAAACTGGAAATCGAACCGGATGGCAGTATCGGTCTGAAGGACGATGTGGTGCTGAGCTACAACCGTCACGACCAAACAAAATAAAAGGTACCCTACCCCGATGGGGTAGGGCCTTACTTTATTTTTTCATCTTCGTCCACGGGCATTTGTTGTGGCGGTCAACAACCTTCGTTAACGCCCCGCCTACCTTGGCAAAGTCACGGCACACTGCCAAGACTGCCTTGGTACCCTTGAAGAAGCTCGAACCCGGTTCGTCACTGGCTGCACCCACTTCGTACAGACCCGTGTCTTTACCGATGGCCGCGGTCTGCTTGTTCTTAGAAATCATGTCAAAGATGTTTTCTTCAAACTTAGTAAACAGCGGCGGGTTCTTACTCGCTTTGGTAAACTTCTTACCGAGCGTGTCGATTTGATCGTACAGCGACTGGAAACGTTTCTGCAGTGCCGAGTATTTCTCAATATCGGTACGTGGGTTCGATTCCAGCTCGCTTGGGCCGAGCATGACCAGTGAGCGCAACAGTGCCGGATGGTCAGTATCGGAGATACCGGAATCCTTCACAAGGTCAGTCAACAGTTCTGTGCACATGAACGCTGAGGACGTCACGTAACGGAACTCATACGACCCGGTGGTACCCGTCGCTTCGGTATAACCAATCAACTTCTTAGCGAAGTCCGGTTTGATACGGAAGCCAACAGACGACAATTCAGTCGACATCGTTGGGTTACCACTGCCATCGCGTTCCAGCATGGAGAAGACCACCGCTGAGATAGTGGAGACTTCTTGTACGAAGTCCAGCGCGAGGTTTGCGGCCTCACGTTCGTCGGAAGCTGCATTAGACAGCAGGTTAGACACCACCTTCTCAATAGTCTTCGTGAGCTTATCCGCATCACCGTTCAAGTTGTTCAGGTTATTCGCATAACGCTTGAACAGAGAGCCAGTTGCATAACGCACCCCGCACTCTTTAGCCCCTTTCGGCAGAACAGCCCACGCACTTTGTGCGGCACGGTCATTGAAGATAGCAGACGGTGCACCGGTTGCCACGATTTGGGTAATCAGTTCGAGCGTTGCTTCACGTTGACTGATATCACCATCGGCCGCTTTCTTGAGGATAGGTCCGAAGAATGACTTACCGCCCATGGCCGCTGCAGACAAGTCGTTGAAGTAATTCTCGCCCTGTGCTTCTTGCACACGAGCATCAAGAATCGCCGCCACATCGTTCAGCGCTTTCTTCGACTTGTCATCCTTCGCCTGCGGGAACACGGTAACGTAAGCATCACGTACCGAACTGGACTTCAGGGACTCAAGAATCGAGTTATCACCCAGCTCTGCCCCTTCAACACGACCGTCAGCATCGGACTTATAGTCATCACCTTCTGAACCTGCACCACCGGCAGCCGCAGAAGCGTTACCGACAATCCACGACAGAATTTTGATAACCGCGCCCACGAGCAGAAGCAGGATGCCGTATTTACCAACCTGTGCGTACGACTCCAGTGCAACCACCGTTTCTTCACGATGGGTGCGAGAGTAGTTGCTGGTCAGCACATTGCGTACCGCCTGAGGGATAGTCCCCGGGCGGATAGATTCGACTGCGATGAACGTGTCTGTGTTCATCCCGTAATTGCGAATCTCTGCAATCACGTCTTCCAGTGCTTCCAGCACTTTCAGATTGTGGTTAGCAACGAGGTCAGTCTTCTTCAGAAAGTCAACGACTTCCTGCGTGGAGTTGACATCAATCTGCGCTTGCTGGCGAGCCAGTTCGCCCAGTTCGCCTAAACGGTAGCGAGGGTTAGAAACTAAACCAGTAGTTCCGGTCATGGCTTAGCCCTCTTCGCGTTGTTCCAACTGATAGAAGCTGATGGCGTCCATAAAGCGGTCCAGCCACAGTTTCACGGTTTCCCAGATGTCCGACCCGATGCCTTCGTGGACAATCTGCTGGATAGAGAACGCGTCGATAGCGCCACGCGGGTTCCACGCTTGCTCGTAGCGGTTGCAGTACAGCGCAATCGACAGCGAGTCAATGGAGGTGAAATCAATGTGCATGATTTCGTTGATACGCGAAGCGATATCAGTGATGTACGGGCGCAGGGTTGTACGAGCGGCTTCCTGACCACCGGTCGGGCCGTTATTCGGCAGCGGGGCATTATAGGCCAGCGTGATTGCAACAAGTGTGGTCAGCGCCTGTGTAGCCTGAACGCCTTTACCTTCATTCTTGCGTTTGAAATCATAAATCAACGCACCCATGGTAACTTTGTGTGTCATGATAGTTCCTCGTTAAAGTTATTTCGCCCCGGCGCTCAGTCGAGCGGAAGCCACGGCCAAATCGGACGTCAAGAATTTCTCAATGTCCTGCTGGAAGTCGATGGCCTTCTTCTCACGACGGCCTGACGGGGTCAGGTAATCGTGGAACAGTTTGAAGATGTTCGACTTATCGTTTACCTGAGACAACAGGTCATCAACCACAGCGATTTCGCGCAATACACGCTTGCGGTACTCGTTGGCTTCTTTACTGTTTACACCTTCGTAAATACGCAGTTCTTCAATCATCGTACGGCGCATGGTGGCGAAACGCTCATGCGGCTGATCGTAGATGTAATCCTGCGGGTCGGTGATAATCAGCCCGAAGATAAAGCAGCCCGCGGTGATGAACGGCATGTACACAGCATTGTAAATATAAAAGCTCAGGATGGCAGCCTGTACAACGATGTGGGTACCATAGTCTACAAACGAATTGTTGCGTGCCAGATACATTGGCGACGTTTCGAGTTTGTACAGACCGGTTGCCAGATGCTGAGCGGCACCACAACGGGCGGCAAAGTCATCGGCCAGACGTTCCCAGTTACGGTTGACGTAACCGTTAGACGCCACCGCATTGACACGCGTTTGTGACAGCTCGGTCACCAAGTGCAGATACAGAGGCTCTTTGCGGTACTCTTCCAGCAGAGTTTCCGGCTGGGCAATTTTGGTGTTGAGGAGTTTCTCAACGTCAGCCACAACCTTCATTTTCTCTTTCGGGTCTTCGATTTTCATCAGACGGTTGGCAGCAGCGTCCGCAATCATGTTCGTCAGCAGCGTACGACCAATGAGTTTGAAGTAGGTGTAGATGTGACCCACTTCGTGCAGAATGATGGCCCCGAGCTCTTCATCTGTGAAAGATTCGTCAGCAAAAAGCGCAGGGGTGACGTACAGCTGACAAATAACTTTGCTGTAATCGCCACCCACGGTTGCTTCGAGGTCGTTCACTTCGCCGATGATAACACCGTCTTTCGCGAACTTGCTGTAAATCCCTAAATCGTTGTTACCTTTGTAGGTAATGCGTTGGAACTCAGGAACCAACGGGTGGTTCTTGTCGAGTTCAGGCGGGTGCACGGCAGCCAGACGTTGGTCAGCCAGACCCAGCTCCGACGCATCGCACAGTCGCACGGTGATACCGAAGCATTCCTTAATCACCGCAGGAATGGTCGACGTTTCATACGCCGTACGGCTATAATCGGTCTTACGCATTTCGGCTACGGCAGCAGTGACCTTCTCAAATTTGTCGCGGTTTTGGAATCGGATAGATTCCGTAGCTACATGCTGTCCGTTCGCGAGACGTGCAGCAAGGTTTAACCAGTGTCCCATGGGAGTCCTCAGAATTTTTTACAATTGAATGCTCTAGTATAGATACCTAAGAATCCAGAATCGAGCAACCGAATAAGAAGGGCCGCTATGGTAAGCAACTTACACTTTAACCCCGAAGATGTCGTTGGCAAAGAATGTAAGTCCGTCGCCTACTCGACCGATGCCGAAAAGCAAAACGACTTGGTCGTCATAAAGGAGGTCGTCCATACTAAAGATGGGCGTCAAATCCCGCGACTGGTAATGCGTGAGAACGTAAAACGACCGATTTTTGTTACCCGCGAAGGACCTTCTTTCCGTAACCATCAGGAAAAGAAAGAGTTCGAACTGCGTGAGAAGTGCGTTGAGTACCACACGACGGATGTTAAGATGTCACAGACCATTCAAATGGCGCTGGGGCACAATTTCCCGAATCCAAAACTGTCGCTGAAAATGGCATGTCGCAGCCCGTTTGTGTATTGGGCAGACTTACCGGTCACCAGTTGGATTAAACAGAAGTACAAAGAGAAGTATCCGAATGCACAATCACTTAACCGCTCCTGCGTATTCGACGTCGAAACCAAAGAAGACGACGGTTCGAAACGTATGGAGATGGTCTCATTTGTTTGTGACAAAGAGATTCACTTCTTTGCGCATGCAGAATACTTTGACCGTATTAAGGGCGGTCATGAGGCCATTGAAAAGAAAACGATTGAACTGTTAAGTCGGGTTCCGTTCACAAAAAATAAAAAGGGCAAGAAACTCCCGAAAGGGCAAATCGAATACCGCGACCTGATTAAGGAAAACGGGTACGAGCTGTTCGTTCACCGTTGTGCAACGCCTGCGCAATGTATCGTGGCCATGTTCCATGAAGTTCACCGACTGTTGCCTGACTTACTGGTAGCGTGGAACATCGACTACGACTTAACAATCATGATGAAGGAGCTGGACGCCGAAGGTATTCCGTACGAAGACGTCTTCTGCCATCCGGATGTGCCGCACAAATACCGCAACGTGTGGTATAAGCGCGACCAGGCTTCGAAGAAAACCGAATCGAAGACACTGACCAAGTCACCTGCTGACCAGTGGCACGTGTTGTACTGCCAGGCATCTTTCTACGCTGTAGATGCCATGTGTCTGTTTAAGAAAATCCGTACGCACGAAGGTAACCGCCCGACCTATCGACTTTCCGCCATTCTGGAAACCGAAGTGGGGGTGGGTAAGTTAGATATCCCGGGACTCGAGTATAAAGACAACGTCGACTGGCACATACAAGCGCAGAGAGACTTCCCGCTCGAATACTGCGCATACAACATAATGGATAACTTGCTCATTGTGTTGTTGGATGAACAGACGAACGACCTGTCTTCAGCACTTACGATTCTTTCGGGTGTATCGATGTACGATATCTTCCCGTCATTACCTAAACGTATCTGTAACGAGTTCACCTACTTCCTCTGGGAGCAGGGTCTGGTTATCGGTTCAGTGGGTAATGCGATTAAGAATGACTTTGATGAAGAGGTTATCGGGACAGATGGCTGGATTGTTACCCTGCCGGCACACATGAACGCTGAGAACGGTCTGCATGTGGTTAAAGAAGTACCATCGCTGTTGACTGCCTTCCGTGGTCAAACGGCGGATGCGGACTTAACACAGGCATACCCGTCTTGTACGAACATGGCAAACCAGTCTCGTGAGACCACTATCATCGAATTGATTTCTATCGAAGGGGTAAGTGAAGAAGTTCGTCGTCGTGCAGGTGTTAACCTGACCGCCGGCCGTGTCAACGCCATGGAAATTGCGAACGAGTTGTTCCTGATGCCAGATAAAGATGTGGTGTTAGAAGCATTCTTGAAACGCATGAACGCAGCTAACGAAGAAGTGGTTACCACTATCGACGAAGAAGCCGCGTAAACAAAAAAATAAGTATTATATGGAGTAGTAGGGTGGTGCGCTAACACCACCCTATTAAATTAAAACTCCTTTGATTTTGCAGAAACGGGAACACGTGATGGTCGTCCTGTCAGACTAGCCATCAGTTTAATTGTGTCGGCCAACGAAGGCTGGCGGACAGGTATCGTCTTGGGTGTAGGACTTTTCATTCTCACTCCTTTCAACCATTGTAAGGTGTTAACCTCAAACAGAGACGGGATTGTTCTGTCACCCTGATGATATCTATCCAAAAAAAGATAAAGGTCCTACCTTCCCGCGAGGGAAGGTAGGGTGCCTTTTATTTTTTAGTGCTTGACGAGGAACACTTCGTCCAGCAGACCTTTCAGTTCCGGATCGGAAACCAGTTCGGTCAGGCGAGACACGTTGGTGTTCTTCGCGAACTTCGCCTTGTTGTCGAAACGGGCAAAGCGGGTGACGAGGTTGATGAACACGATAAACGCGGTCTGCTCGTCAGCGTTCAGGTTATCCAGATGGTAGTTAACCACTTTCGGATGGTACGCTTTGGTTTTCGCTTCAACCACAGACTTCACGAACAGGGCGAAGGCTTGTTTGAATGCGGTGCCGCGCTGTTTGAACAGCAGGCGGAAAGCGTGGTGCAGTTTGGTGAACGCCGTTTTGGACTTCGAGCTGTTGAGGTCAACATGCATACCGGAGTTTGCGCTGTACTCTTCCAGCAACTGACCCAGCAGTTTCAGGTCGTTCTGCTCTTCGGCGTTGATAGTACCAGCAGGCGCGATGGTCTGCGGGTCAGCAGCCGCGGCAGAGGTCAGTTCCGGGCGGGCAGCGTCCTGTGACACACCGGTGGTTTCTACAACGGTGGACTGTTCAGCGGTAGACTGCCGTTTGTTCTTATCTTGGTTTCCCATGACTAGTTCCTTAGGTAATGTGGAATCGGGGTTTGAATTCGGCCACCACGGTATCTCGGCCATGCATTGCACCCATTGCGTTCAACATAACGTTCGACATCGCCCCGGAAATATCCGCGGCAATCGCTCGTTCTTCTTTCGACTTTGCAACGCTGGAGCAGCCGGCACAAGTGTCAACGTGACCTCGTTGGCATAAGATAGGACGTCGAATGCGGATAGCTTTGCCCACCATACCGTTCAGCATCGACTTGGTTAACGGGACAAGCTTCCCTGTCTCAACCATGTTCATGCCGATATAGCGAGTGACATTCGCCTCATTAATAAAGACGAGATGTGTAAGCTTCGTACCGCAATCGTCAGAGGTGATACGGTGGTTCTGGAAAATCATCTGGATGATTCGAACCTGTTCACCACCTTTTGCTGTTTCGGCACCACGGGAGAAGGAACCCTCACGCACCCCGTTGAACTTCTCAACGAGTTTGGTCAGGTCACCGCCCTCAATCAGCGATGTCGGAATCAGCGTATAATCACCGCCTTCTTTAAAGGCGGCTTCAATCCCGTGCATGATAAGCAGCTTACGACGACGCATGCGGGATTTCTTGGACTTATAGAACTCGATTGACTGGTCGCCCTGCAACCATTCGGTATCCATGTCATCCAGAATCTTCTGAATCTTCACCACGACAGCCGGGTCATCCAGCTCATCCTTGTGCTTCTCCAGCAAAGCATCACGTACCTTATACAGGTCTGGATGCGTCTCTAACGAACGCAACGTGCCTGTCGGTGCAATCGCCTTACACATTGGAGAAAGCTCGCTCAGGCCCTGTATAAACGCGGCTACATGGCTCGGGCGCAACGCTTCCGTGTCGTCCGGCTTATCCGTGCCGTATTCCAGACAACGGCTATACAGTTCGTTCTCATAAACCAAGAACGAAGTGCCGTCTTCCAGATAAGGTAAGCGAGTGCCCACTGAGAAGTACACCACAATCCAGTTGGCGACATAGCGACCCGCTGAGGTTATCAGGTCTTTATTCAGTCCCGGATAATCCCCCGCCTTAATCGCGATTTCTTCTTCCGGCCAGAACAGTTCTTCATCCTTTTTCGTTCCGGCAATCGCTTCCCAGTTCCCCAACGAATCTTCATCCACGTTCCAGAAGTGCGGAATGCCGTCAATGAAATTCAGGTCGTATGCTTTCGGCTCCACGTTCTCCGGAAACCGGCACACGTTAAAGATAGACATGCGCCACGTCAGTCGCTTCCACGCGTGACTGTTACACGCCGCTATCAGGTAATGAAGCTTGTCCATTCGTGACCTCGTAAATCGCGCGCAGTGACTCTACCGCCGATTTAAGAATAGGCATGGCAGGTAATGCATCGTTATTGATAATTGCCAGACGCTGTTCCAGTGCGGCATACGCCCCGTCAAAGGTGTCGTTGTTGTAAATGGACATCCCGACCGCGTAAATCTCCAGCAGGCGTTCTTCTGGCACACCGGTGTTCTCAAACACAAGCGTGGTTGCCAACACATTCGGCTCAGTGGTACGCGCAGCGTTCTGGAAAGCCCAGACGGATGGGTTCTCAGGGTACAGCAGAATGTACTTAGCCAAACGTTGCAGTTCAGCATCGTCAATTGCCGTCGCCTGGTCAGTGATTGCCCGTGCGTTCAGGAAGTTGCCGATGACGTTCATGATGCGTGGCTCTACCAGCGTAATCGCGGAACCAATCTCAAAGAAATCATCCCCGCGCACGTAGCGAATCATGTTTTCCAACACAATCACTTCCGGCTCGCCCGATTCAGCAATCGCTTGCAAATGTTCATAGTCCTCGAAGTTCTCGAGGTCTTCCAGTACGGCTTTTAATACCAACAGCGGAATACGCGGATTGCGGTAGCAGGTGTCGGCATCAAAAGCGATACCCAGTCGATGACCTAACCCTACTACGCAGCTGATAATCCAACCTTCCAGCGTGTCGATGTGCGTAGCAACGTCATCCATTTCCAGATTATAAATCTGCTCCAGTGCAGGTTCGTAATCGTTGTCGATGGCCATCATCACCAACTCGCACAACGGCGCAGCGCGCTCAGGATGGCGCACCTCGATTAAGCAGTTGGCGTAGAAGTTGTATAGTTCGTTCATGACTGTAAGGTCCTAATGGTGGATACATACGATTGCGACAAAAAAAGAAAGGTGCCCCGAAGGGCACCCGTTTAGTCTTTCGGTAGGCTGTTCTGTATTTCGGTGGCCAGTGCGTTCTCGTCCTGATGGCGACGCTTGATAGCTTTTAACTGCATCTCAATCTTCCAACGCGGCTGGTCTAAGAACTGGTCAAGGTTCATCCCGGTATACTTGAAAACATCCTCACGAATGAACGTCTCCACCCATATCTGGTACAGCGAGTTAGCAAGTGGGTCTTCCTGACTGGACATCCCCACGTGAAACCGCCCCGTGTCTAATTCCAAGGAGGCGTCGTACGAGGCCATCAGCTCGTCAAACGCTTCTTGGTAGGTCACGGCCCGATGATCGCGACGCTTAAACAGAGAGGTGGTGTCAAGCTTAAGCGTGTTAATCAGGGTTTCATGGCTTAAGCCGACGTTGTCTAACCAATATTTTCGTATTGATCGGTTAAGAGTTTCTGAATCTCGTACACCACTCGAGAGAGCACGAAAAAAAGTCTGTCCGGTGAAATCTCAACGATACCACGGAACGCGCCATCTTTCTCACCCGTCTGTGCACCACACTGCGGACAGCGATGGGACATGTAGCCAAAGATGGCCAGACGACTGCGCTCGTTGAACTTCTCGATAGCCGCTTCAAAGCGTGAAACGAATGCACGGTCAGAAGACAATGCAACCAGCGCTTCACGGATTTTAATCGGGTCGCGTTCAACGTACGGCTCATCATCACCTTCTGCTTTCGCAGTGATGGATTCGATGAAGTGCAGGTAACGAGTCAGACGACGGGTCTCTGCGGCAGTACGCATGTAGCTGTTACGCTCTTGCTCTGTCGCATAGTTACCCAACGCATCGGTCGTGGACTGGTTAATGTCCGCCACCCACTCTTCAGACGTGTCAATATAACGAGCAATTGACGCGTGAGCAAAGCGGAAGGTCAGGTCGTTGTCTTCCCATTTGGAGGATGGGTCAACCACGTGCTGACGACGATACTCGTTCTGCTGGTCGAAGGTTAACGGTTCACCTTCACGCTGGCGGTTAATGATGGCCAGCTGAGTCGGCGACAGAATCCCGTTCGCGTAACGAATGCAGCGGGCGATGTTCAGCTTCTGCTCTTCTTCAAACGTACACTGCGGTTCAGTACATGACATCAGCCACGGAATACCGCCTGGGTATTTCGCAATGGTGCATGCCATGACAACCAGCCAGTAGTCACGTTCATCGATTTTCGCATACAGCGTCTGATGCATGTCACCGTCGCCGATATCGAGCGTGGTATCCACGACGAATTTCAGGGCGAAGTTAACCATGTGCTTCAGATACAGGCCAGACGATGCGGACAGCAGAATACCGAAGGTCGACAGACCTACCTGATTGGTATCCATGGTCTGCGCCACGTCGTAGTCGCAGAAATCGTTTTCATGCGGCGCTTTCGACGTGATAAAGAAACCCGACGCAGGTAGGAATACCGTAACCGGCGCACCCGAGTTCTGACGACGGTAGATAGACTTCATCAAACCGTGCGCTTGTTTCGGATGGTTCTTGATGACGAACTTCTCATCTGAACCGGTATCGAGTTCCTGACGCCATTGGATGTCTTCACGCAGCGCAGCTTCGGACTGAGCCTGATTACCGTTCTGCATAGAAGGGGACGCGATCTGCATAATCTGCAGGATGCGGTTGTAGATATCCTCTTCTTGCGGCGAACGGAAGACCGGATGACCTTCCTGATTACGCTCCAGCGTACGGAAGAACGCATTGAAGCTTTTGGATGACTGCGCCAGATTACGCAGACCACCGACCAGTGCCATACCCGACAACATACCAACCGGGTCATCGTCATCGAGTTTCATCAACTCGCTACGTTCACCACGCGGTACCGGAGATTCCAGCAGGGACGCTATGCGACGCGTCTTGTCCGTAGCTGAGTCATCCGCTGCTGCGGCCGGCGCAGCATCTGCAGCTGGCTGTTGAGCTGGGCTGACTGGCGAGACAGGTTGTTGGACATGTCCTCGTTCCTGTCCGCCAGACGCTGGTCGTTGTAAAACGCTTTCCGCGCCTTGCGCTTGCGTGGTTTCTTGCTTGATGCCATGCGTCACTTCCTGCGTTTGGGTCGGCGCATGCTGCGGCTGTGCCGGGGCAGCGTCAACGTGTGGAACTGCTTCGGATGCAGCTCGTGCGGCGGGTGCTGTGGAAACTTGCCGTTCCACGGGCTGCTGAACAGGGATTTGCACAGGGGTAGGATCGACGTGTCGGTGAACGGCTGTCTCGACTTCCTGTCCTGTTCCACTTCCTGCTCGCTCGCTATCTGCACGCCCGCCAGCAGGAGCGCTTGGATTGATAACGCGCGCAGTCGGAGAGGCATGCCCCCCACTATTGCCACTTTCACCACCATTCCCTGCCTCCAGTGCGGCTTTGCGCTCACGCTCACGTGTTTCTAACCACAGTTTACGGGCGGCTTCCGGATCGTAATCCTCTTCATCAATCTTTTTGAAGCCATGGTCTTCAGCGGACGGCAGTGCTTCGTCCACATGGTGAGCAGGGCCACCCATAAATGGGCGACCTTGGTTTTCAGTTTCTTGACTCATTGGTCAGATACCCCTACAGATTAAGACTGGGCGGATGCGCGCTCGAACGCGTCTTCGGCGCGATCTTCACGGGTGGTGTCTTCGTCAACAGCTTCGAAGGCCGGCTCCGGAAGAGGTGCTGCGTTGGCCTGAATAGCTTCCAGCACCGCGGCGATGTCGGCATTGTCTTTACCGTCGCCAGTTTTCAGCTGGTATTCAGCAATCGCAGGAAGAATAGAAGAGGTAGCGGTCAGCAGCATGTTGGTCATTTCTGCATCCAGTTCCGCCAGTGAAGCGGTCGGTTCAATAAGCATCAGCTCAATGTCTTTCCACTTAACGTCTTTGGTGTTCACCATTTCCAGCGCGGTTGTACCGATTTGGTCAGCGCGCACACTGGCGTCAGCGTACACTTTGTTGTAATGGTCCAACCAGCCAACAAAAGCGGCGTACATACGTTCCAGTGCCGGTTCAGCGATCGCTTTTTTCTGTTCGTCTTCCAGTTTAGCAACAGCTTCGCGCTCTTGCTCAATCATGAGACCTACACGCTCGGCGTGGTCTTTCCACTTGTCTTCGCAGCGCAGGATGTTTTGTACCGCACCGAAGATCTCTTTACGACCGCCAGAGCGCGGATTATAGGACGGTTTCTTTTTACGACGAGACATGTTCGTTATTTCCTTTTATCAAAAAAATAAGGGTAGTGGGGGACATAATGAATGTCCCCCTTGTTATTAATGTTTAACGGTAACCCAGTCCATCCACTTGTGTGAATACAAGCGATAGGCCACTTTCGGGTTCTCGTCTACCGACGTACCGGATTGGTCATCGTGCCAGAGTACCCAACTATACTGCTCATACGAGGCGGTATTGCGGATGCTGCTAACACGAGTTACGTAGTACGTCTTTCCGCGTTGGGTGATAAACATTCCAGCGTAATGCTCGGTCACCATGTAGTAATGGAAAGCTCGGCGAGTCACCGAGTCTTCACATAACTTAACGACGGCGTCCTCGACGGCCGGGTAAGCCCGTAAAACCTTTTCGAGAAGGCTTGATAGACTTAAACCTTGATACGGCGGTAGGGGCACTGCCGGAGAAGGAGGAGCTAGCATGCGTTTTCCTTATAACGTAAGGGGAGAATGAAGTCAGGAACGACTTCACTACTTCCTTCAGCGACTCTTGCCGTGACGCCAAATACTGCAAGTGCTTTGGCATTTCACTGCAATGCAGGAAAAACACTTTTGGTGTTAAGTCCCACTTAGTCACTTCACGTGGACGACCAGCAATCTGCTCATTCAACTGACGGTCATCGATTGCAATGGTAACAATAGCCACCACCAAACCGGGTATGTCAATTGCGGTACCTGCTTTCCCCGGAGTCGAGACCCCGATATCTGCAGCAATGAACTCGTCGTAGCTGTCCCCCGCATTGTACTTCGCCACGGTCAGTCCGCTTGGCCCATCTCCGTTACGCAGTCGGTGCTTCACATACTTTGTGAACGCGACGCACATTTCTACTAAGGAGAAGAATACCAACGCTTTTTGACCCGGCTCATACTTATCGAGGAAGGACCGCTTCATGATATCAAACACCATCGAGAAGTACGAATCTTCAAGCTTGTGTTTAATAAGTTGCTGCTCGAACAACTTGTGGTTATACGGCGACATGCGACCCACACGCCTGATAAAGCTTGGGTCATCAATGCTGTAGTACAGGCCACGGATATCCACCACTGGGATATAAGGAACACTGACGCGGAAGCGCATCGGGAAACGTTCCAGATAACGGTCAGCGATAAACTTCTTCGCAGCGCCCGGCTTCAAGGTAGCAGACATCTCCAGTGAGTACGGCGGGTTCAACAAAATCCCACTGAGGTACACCAACAGGAAGTGTTCGTGCACTTCGTCGTACACCACCTGACCGGCACCGATATCGTCGTAGAAAGACTCGAAGTTCACCGGGCTTGACGCCATGGTTGCAATCGCTTCCTTCATGAAGTTAAACAGTGACACCGTCGGGAGGATAACCACCTTTATACCCATTTTGTCGAGCTTGCCGGTTCGACCGTCTTCAATCAGGTCATAAATACCTTGCGTTCCCTGCGCAACGTACACGTGCTTCTCATCCACACGCAGACCGGTTTCATCGTCGATACAGTCGAACTTCCACTTGGCTACGTAAGTGGGGCGATGGATTAATACGGTGCGAACACCGCGTTTCACCATGACCTTTTGTGCTGATTTTGTCTTACCTCTCCCTGTCTGGATGGCAAAGATAATCTGCAGGTACAGCGGGTCAAGTGCTTTTTCTACCACTTCATTCTGATAGTAGAAACGCGACTCAGGGTCGGTCACTTCCATCTGAAATCCATAGTTATCGAATTCGCACTTGTACGGCTCACCGCGTTGGTAGGTGTGTTCCTTCACCTCCACTTGCTTGTTGTACTCAATCGCAGTGTTCAGAACAATCTGCTTAATGCGATGGAAGTAGTCCTTGTGGAAGTAGAACCAGTTCATCGAAGGAACGTGTACGTAATAGGCGTCCCCCTTTTCGACGGTAATTCTCCCATGGTCGCGCCCCATCTTGGGCGCATGCAAGTTATCTTCAGCGAACTTTAAAATGGCTAATTCGATAACCCTCACGGGCACTTCTATTCGAAAGCCCATGCTGGTATGCATAACGTTAATGACGAACATCTTGCCCCTCACAAAAAAGAGAGGGGCCGGAGCCCCTCAGTTTATTTCTTAACCGCCGGCATCGCCCCGTCATACAGAGACGCAGGACGCACACGGTCGGTCCAAAAGCCGATGTTGTCAAGGTAATCTTGCTGGCCCTCATAGAAAAACATTGGGACAGCAGAACGACGACCTATGATGGTGTTGTGGTCACAGAACCGTTTACCGGATTGCTGGTTAAAGTCTTCGTTATCAAAGCCAACTGCTGGGAAGGAGTTGGTCGGTGATTCCACACGAGAGACGGCCAGCATAATGCCGATATGGGACATCGGAATACCCTTGAGCTTACGGTCAATGAACTGATACATGTCGAACATCGCATCGGTACATTGCTGCTCTGTTGCACCCCGTTGGTCCACCAGTGAAATGGACTTAACCACACCGTTTTTGTTCTTGAAGAATGCAGAACGCTGATTGCCTTCCATCTTCTTCGACTTCACTAAACGGTCTTCACCATCGACAGACGCAGAACGGATTTTCGCCTCCATTGCGGATACAAACTCTGCCATACTTTCTGACCGATTTGTATAAACTAACAGAGGACGGTTCACGTTCCAACCGGCGAGAGGGATGTGGACAGATTTACCCACAATGCGCAGTTTATCTTTGTTGCGCAGATAGTGTTTCAGGAAGTCTGGTGAGAAGTTCCCACAGACGCCCATACGCACGTTGATGGATTCTTCATCGAGGATATTCCCTTCTTTATCTACGCGCACAAAGGTCAACGCATTGATGTCGGGCAACGCAGTTTCATCTAAGTCCGACAACGAGCCGTGGTACGCAATCTGGATAAGCTCGGAGTGAATCTTATCCTGAATGGTCAGCTCGTAATCGTCCCATTTACCAACCAGAGGTTTATTCTGCAGACGAACCGCTTTCACCGTGCTGTGTTTAAACAGTGTGATGTAACGTTCCATCGTGGTGGTGAACACCAGTTGGAGAACTTTGCGCAGGAAGTCCAAGTGCTTCGTGGACAGAATCCCCTGTGACCCCTTTTCCGAAATGGAAGTCGAGGCCAGATGACCCGGCGCAGTCCCTTCAGACATGTTATCGACCATATCGCCCATACACACCGAACAGATGGACTGGCGGTGTAACAGTTTACAGGTCATGGCTGAACGGAAGATGAGCGGTTTGTTCACATACTGCTTGAACTCACCTTTATTAAAGCGTTGCCACGGTCGGTCTTGATGACCTTCCAGTTTAAAGTACATCCCGACCATTGCATTCCACGCAGCTTCGGAGCCACGGGTATCCGTAAAGGTCTTACGGTGCGCATGGGTCGTTCCGCAATCGCCAGTGGTGAAGTTCATCAGCACGTTGGCGACCAACTGGAATTTACGGCTGGTATATTCAGCATCCGCGATGTTATCTGTGTTATACAGGTGCGAACGGGATGTTGAACAGGACTCTTTCACACGGCCGACATCATCCAGACCGGTGAAGAACCCTGACCAAACCTGATTACTGAATACGCGCGAGTCAATCTCCGACAGTTTCCCACGGACAAACGCCTGTAGAATCGTATCAGACTTAACTGTTTTGTCGCGTACCGACATCACTGCCGCATTTCGGCGCATGGCTGGGTCTTCGAAAATCATCTCGATTTCCTGATACGCCAGTTCCACCATGTCGTTCCCTTCCTCATCGTACCCTTCCGGATACTTACGAGCCAGTTCACGCACAACGTCCATACGCGGGTGTCGCCAGATTTCGCGGAAGGTATCCACGTCCACCGTTGACACATACGGAATCAGGTTTTCCACGGAACCGTTATAAGCATCCGTGTAGCCGTGTTCTGACAAGACATACCGGATATCCGCAATCGGAATCCCGTAATGCTTCGCCAGCTTAAACATATCGCCCAGCATATCCAGATGTTTCTTATCGGTGGATACCTCATCGCGATGATACGCGAGATAGCTTGGCGTGGGGACAAAATCGTACAGACGAGAGAATGCCCAGTATGGCCAGCTCAGTTTGATGTGACGCCCCGCCATCGGCAGGGTCACGTTGTCATCAAACGTCACGTCATAACGGCCACTCAATTTCCAGACCTGCGATTTGGTGAGATTACGCAAGTCACGCACGTGTACAGCTAAGCCCTTTTTCATTCAGTTACATCCTCGCGACGTGGCCGTACTAATCGGAAACCTTCGCAGCGGTGAATGTTATCCACCAGTTTATCAATCTGCGAGAAGCCCATCGGGAACTCTTTTCGGTCAATCAGATAACCCGGTGAAGTCGGTGTGTGGGATTCATACAACCCACGTACCACAGCACGATGCACATCCGGCGAGTTCGCACGGTTATGAATCTCATCGAAAGTCCCTTTACGGTAACCTTCGAGCAGTCGGCGTTCTGACTCACCGCCGAACTTGATTGCCTTATACTTCATCGGATAGTTACCGGCGCCGGCACCGCTGGCGTCAATCGCACCGAGATAGTTCGTAAACATAGACGACATGGACGAGAACTCACGACCAGTTTTATCCAGACGTAAGGTTTCCACGTATCCGGTATAGAACGTGTTTTTCGTCCACTGCTTATTTCCGTTATAGTCGGTCATCAGCAGTCGAGTACGTTTCGGTTCGAACCGCCCCAAACCATCACACAGCTCGATAGGCGACTTCGGCAGTTCATGCGGCAGGTGAATACGAATACTGGTTTCGTAAATCTGCTCGAACAGCTTGATACGTTGTTCGGTCGTCTGATGGGTCAGGTCGATTGCACGACGCCACTTCTCGTTATAGCAATCCAGATAATCCATCAACTCTTTCCACGCATCATCTATCCGGTTTTCTTCCAGCATTGGTTTCATGCGGATTTTCAACTGCTCAGAAGCAGCCGACCAGAAGATGTGATACGGGGCCGAGTAAGTAGAACGACGCATGATGGCGTTCGCACTACGCAGACAGTGAATACGCATACCGAATTCATCAAGCGGCATATCTTCATCATCAATCACTGCGCCGACAATACCTTTGGTACCAGAACGGTCAGTAATCTTCGATGAAACCGTAACCGGAATTGGATAACGCACCACAATCTCAATCGTGTAATTCGTTATCGCTTCTTTCAGGTTACGTTCCGGCGCTTCCTGCAGCTTCTTCATGTTCGAGTCAACGTAGTCAGGTTTGTTTTCATGACGACGTACGGACTTGGTGAGTTCATCACGGATATCTCGCTGGAACTCTTGGAACACTTCGTGGCAATCGGAAGCCAGCGCAGTACGAATCAGCAGGGAAGCTTTCGGTGACCAGATAACATCTTCTTTTACTGAGAAGTAGAAACGCAGAATGCTCGCATAGTAGTCTTTCAGACCCAGCGCGTATTCATCCAACAGACGTTTGTTCTCTTCAGTACAACGGATGTTATTGACCCCGTTTTTCACCTGTGCATCGTTACGCCACACTTTGATATCGATAACGCGAGACCCATTCTCCTCAGATGGGTTTGCCATGTACTCCGGGTCCGCATCAACATATTCACAACGGTCAAAGAACGGCGACGGGTGTTGCAGTTCACCGGATGACATGTCGATGGCGGCGTACAGTGGGTCGTACAAACGTTTGGCGATAACCAAACCACTGTTCGGGATGGCTTCACCGACATTCGGGAAATATTTTGGTACCCAGCGACCATCCGCTGCGCGATAGCCCATGATGTCTAGCAGGACATCACCATCACGCATCACCATGGTAATTCGACGATACCCGTAGCCATGCATCATCTTTGCTGCGGTTTTGGAGATGAGGTACGCATCCTCAATATTCTCCGGATGGGAAATCGGTACGGTGACCAGATTCACGCCGTCTACGAATTCCCCATCTTTCTGGCAGTTGAGTTCAGTGAGGTTGTCGCCCACATCCAGAATGTTTGTTTCCCCGCGCAGAAGGCGCTGGAGTTTCGGCGTCTCCTTTTGCAGAGAAGTAAATACGTGGTCATGGTCCGTATAGCCAGTGGTCTCCAGCAAATCAATAACCGGACGCCCACCATCGCCTAATGCGGAACGACGGAAGAAGATTGCACGCTGCAGAGGCGTGGAGTCACTACGACACGCGGTACGTGTAAAGATGGCTCTCAGAAAACGGCCATTGTAGTTGTACTGATAGACCTCACCTTGGTCTTCAACCACATGGTTAAACAGATACTTTTCATACTCGGTGTCCGCGCCAGTGAAATGGAGCGTATGGTGTGGGTTATCCACCGGCACTGCCGATTTCATATGACCGCCAACCATAGCCGCACGTGCACCGGAAACTTCATCTATCAAAGCTTCACGGTCAGCGTGGGTGCTCTTTAACTCGGTATAGGATTGCATTCTTAATACTCCTCACAGGTTTACACCAAGATAACATATATGTTAATTTATTTTAAAGGAGGAAGTTGTGCTTGATAGCTTTGTAACTTACGAGTCGGCCATTCCTGCCCTTAGCACAATAGAGCGCCAACTCATCATTGACCATCTCGACTACTTGCGGAACCATCCGGACACAAAGAAAGCAGTAGCGGTAGACCCACGCTACTCGTATCCGGAGATGCACAGCCTGTATGCGTATTGCAGACTGGCCGGTATCCCAAGCGAACTGGTCTTCCCAATCATGCTTTTAAACAATCTGCGAAGCCCGATGGAGTTTACCCCTGATATCCAGACATTGATGATTCCGGACATCGGTGTGGTAGCCAGCATCTTGGACTCCGCGGTCGTTTAAAAAAATAAGGGGTGCTAACCCCTTATTTATTTTTTGCTTACAGCATACCGCTAAACAAACTGTTGTCGTTACTACCGCCACCACCGAATGGGTTATTGTTACCACCCCCGGTGAACGGATTGTTATTCGACGCAGCTGCAAACGGATTGCTGGAAGTGGTACTGGTGAACGGGTTGCTGTTACTGGTTGTGTTGGTGAACACGTTACCAGTGTTACCGCCGAAGAAATCAGCAGCGCTTCCCGCACGCGGCGTATGACCACCACCCAGTGCTTGTGACAACGGAATAGAAGAGATTTTCGACGGCTGTGCCTGAGTACGGCCTTCGCGAATCAGCTTCTGTTCAATCGGTGCGTATTGTGACAGGTCAACCTGACGGGTACCGTTCACAAACACGTTACCGGAGTTCGGTGCCGTTTTCGGAGACAACAGAGACAGAGGGTCAATTAACCCGTTCTCCGTTTTGCGGATTTCCGTCGCAGTCTGCGCAACCGGCTCTTCGTAACTACGTTGTCCACCCACACGGAAATCTTTCTGCGTGGTTTCGACATTGGCATCACGACTACCGGTATTGTACGGCAGGGTTTGAATTTTCCCGTCGTACTCACGCATGTTGTCCAGCTCAGGCAGCCACGTGTCATTCAACAGCTCGTAGTCTGGAACGATATCTTTCAGACCTTTTGCATGTTGATTAAACTTCAACACGAATTCCGCCCAGCCACGAATCAACGAACCGTAATAGGCACGTTGGTCGTTTGACCCCATCTCTTCCGGATACCAACCGAACACGGTGGTGAGCAGGTTGTGAATAATCACTTTGTCCTGCTTACGTTCCAGACGGACACCGAAGTACGTTGCTGTACCGTCATCCTGCTCTTCACTGAACGCATGCTTGTAGTTCGCCGCCCGCAGATATTTCGCACCGTCGATTTTCTGGTCAGGCTGGATGCTCAGCATAATGCGCTGCTTCTTATCCATCTTATCTTTGATATACGTCGCCACGTTCATCCAGCTACGCAGTAACTTATCATCGATTTTCGGATCTTTGATGCCTTTGGTCATCTCCGCCACAAACTTCTTAAAGGTTGCGGAACGTGAAGACTTCCCATCGGCCAGCGCCTTAATCAGGAACGTGATAAAGCTCATGCCTTTCACGTACAGCTGATTCTTAATCGCCTGCTTAAGGAAGCGGATGGTGCCGGACTCACCCGTCATGACCGATTCACACAGTGGGTGATACGCATGGCAATCGTTACCCAACTCATCACGCAAACCAGCTTTAATCATCTGGTAAGTAGGGAGCACCATCTGGCGCTCCTCACCTGCGTACTTGAACTTCACCGGGTCAGTCAGCTCACCATCTTCTTTGTGGAAGAGGAACGCATCTTTATCCCCAAAGCCCAGTGAATCCAACTGGGCGCGGTAGAAGTCAATAATGTTCAGCTTGGTACTCATCGTGGTTTCCTTTTAGAGTTTGAATCCAGTAACGTCATCGCTGCCGAACGAGAACCCGCCAGACGCGGGCTGGGAGACCGGTGAATCCGGAATCGTAAACCCGTTAGACGGAGCAACATTCGACAATGAGACCATCACCGCGTTCGAGGAATCGCGACGAGTATACTCATCAAAGCCGTGTTGGATTGTATTGAACAACGTGCTGGTATTTTTCGCAACGGTGTTGTTGTAAGTATTGTCGTAGGTCAGGCCGATATGCATACGGGAAGACATGAACGACGCGAAGGTGTAGAACTCGGTGGTTGGTTCACCGTCCGGCGTAATCTCAATACGGATTACCTGACCCAGACGGGCAATCACCACCATTTTGACACGAACCGCATTGTGACGAGTTGCCGCAATGAAGGTCTGCATCATTTCACGCATGAAGTTGCGAGCCATCAGCGCTGGGATACCCCCTTCACTAATTGACTCCGCCGAACCCGGCACCACCGACAGCTGTGGCTGCGTGTCGAAGTTCGCCATACGGTTGTCAAAGACGACACGTACGGTATTAATCAGGTTCTTAGCCATCACCTGACCCATGCGCATGCCAACGTCATACGCTACCAATGACGCTTCGGTAGCAAAGCCGTTGGTGCTAGTCCAGCTATCGGTTTTATCAATACCCATGTGCATGTTACGCAGAGCGGTGCTCAGCGATTCTTGCAGCATACGGTTGAGGTCAGCCGGGTTGAACAGCACAGCACGCAGGTCACCCAGACGGAACTTAGCATCCTGAGACTGGCGATAAGCATCGGTCACGAAGTTGTTACGTGACAATGCAGTACGCATGGCGTTAGCGAAGTTGTGGTTCTTATACGACTTCACTACGCCCAGACGACGCATCTCACCTTCCAGTGACATGGTGCCGTTATCAAAGAACGCATTGATGCCCGTCAGGGAGTTAGACTCCTGCTCATTCAGTAATGAGTTAAGGAAGCCCGTGGACATCGCACCGATGAACGACTCCGGACGAGTCAGCTGCGCTGTAAGCAGTTGCGCTTCAGATTGCAGTGACGGGCCAAGTACGCTATCGGAGTTGACGCTAAAGGAAAGCTCCTCACCTGCCAGCGGATTCACGTCCAGATTGGAAACCGTTTTGGCTGCCTTAGTCAGCGCAATCGGGTCCAGCGTCAGTTCGGTACCCTGTTGCGTTACCAGTGTGTTCGACAGTACATAGTTGTCTACCATCTGGAACGAGTTCGGGTCAACATAGCGGTTACCGACGGCGTCGTACTTATAGCTCAGACGCACGCCATAGATGTCGTTGATGTACAACACCATATCGTCAGGCAACAGGCTCGCCAACGTCGGGTCGGCTTCTGACGTGTAACCGGTCAGGATGTAACGAATCTCCTGCGAGCGAGTTTCGTTGATTGGGTTTACCACCACTACCGCCACGAAGTTATAAATGCGGCTACGCTGCTCGAAGCGGAAAGGGGTGACAGTATTGTTCTGTTCGGAAATATCAACAATCGGTTTCTCGAAGCTGCCCGGGGTCGGGTCAAAGCCTACAATCTTACCCATTGCTTCGCCATAATCAAACGCGCTGGTCGCGCCCGCACCATTCTGAACAATCACATCGCTCAGATGGGTCAGGTCTTCGGTACCTGCGTTAAATGCAATTCGGCGACGAATCTGCTCAGGGATTTCGTAGACCGGGTACATTTGCAGTTGCAGCAGTTTCATTGATTACTCCTCGATATGTTCTTTATAGTTGCGTGTAATTATTCGGCGGCCAACGGATGCAGTTCACGATGTTTCTGTCGTGCCTGAATCAGTAGCATTTCGGACAACTCCATTTGGAGATTCTTACCCGGGATGTAACCTTTCACTTCCGGTTGCACGCCCAGAATCTCTGCGACCTCAGGTGAGGTTTTCAGATGGAAGCTGTACGGGTTAATGTAATCGCGAATCAGAATCATCACTGACTCACGTAAAGGACTGATGGTTTCCGTACCTTTATGCGCACGGTATGCCTGAGGATAATATATTTCCGACTTTTCTTTGATATCGGATTCGATTGGCAGGAACGGATATTCCAAACCGTCACGACCCGGTAACGCAGAACAGCTTAGCAGTGCTGCGGCCGAAAACATTCCATAGCTTGCCCAGATTGCCTGCGCAATGCCCATGCCATGCATGAAGGCTTTCTGGTCGACATCTTTATACGTACCGCGGTGCGCATGACGATGTAACACCACCGACACCAACCACTCGTGCAGTTCAGAGAACGGACGTGGATGATGTTCGATAATCCCATCGATGTGCTGTTTGCATCGGGCTGGTGCGATGTCTGCTTCGATACGTTTCAACGCTCGACGATACTCCGTAAAGTAAAACGCCGTACGTTCCGATTCTTTAATCGGTGCTGTAGAGCGTGCATTCACGGTATCAATCACGGAGGTCTTGCCGCGCTCGCCATTGAGTTTCATGGTGGACGCATGCGGTTTCTCGGTGACGTGGTGTGCTGACATTTTATCAGCAAACCCATTCAACACTTCCGGACGAATGCCATAGAAGATGCGGCTTACGATGGAGTTTTCATCCATCACACCTTCTTTGAAATCCGCACCTACCGGTTGCAGTGCCAGAATGTTCACAACAGTAAATGCTGTGATGTACTCTTCCAGCGCGTCGATGCCATAACCTTCCACGACCGCAATCAGTGTCAGTGACGGAGCATTCGAGTTCTGGGAACCGGCTTCCTTCTGAATTTTCACGATGGTGTGTGGTAAAGAGTCGCGCAGCTTTTGAATCGCTGGATGACTGCCCAGTTTGGACGTCAGCAGAATTTCGAAGCAATCGTTCGTCAAGGTCACGATTTTACGACGAGCAGACTGTGAGTTCATCTTCACAGGTGGATACGCACCGAATGCCGCGAAGACCGGAATCAGTGGTTTCAATGCCAGAGTGAAAGTCATGAGGTTATAATAGTCAGAGACCAGATACGTCATGGCTTCCGTGTAGTTCGGAGAAATGTTGTCGAAGTTGTTTTCGAGCTTCTTCGGAATCCACACTTTGTCTTGCGGGTAAAGTGCAATGTAACGGTCGACGTAATGCAGCTCAACCAAACGACGCAGCATGTCCGGCAACACTTCAAAACGTACATCGTCCGGTTCAGTAACCAGCAGTTGCACATTCTTGTAAATCTCCCAAACTTCGTCGAGTTCTTTCTCGGAGAACGTACCCCAGAGACGATTCAGTTCGAGGAACAGCAGTTGGTCACGTGACAGGAAATCCCCATCATCTTCCATGCGAATCTTGACCGTGTTCTTTTTACGGTTGATGTGCGGCACGTTATTAAAAGTAATGGTTTCGCCGTTACGACTAATCACCACGCTTTCGCGAATTTTCTCAATGTTCATCAGATTGCTCCTCGGGTTATTCACGACGATAACATATATTTCAAACCACTTTCAGTGTAGGGGTGGGAAAACCCACCCCTGTGCCAGCACCGATTAGAACATTTCGTCGTATTCGTTAGTCGCCGCAGCCATAGAACCGCCGCCTTGACCGCCAGACTGACCACCGCCTTGATAAGAGCCGCCTCCCTGATAAGAGCCACCACCTTGACGCTGACCACCACCCTGATAAGAACCACGGCTAGCTTGACCGCCGCCACCGTTGTTGTTCCATTCACGCGGATTGAACACGTCTTCCAGTGCACGAACAAACAGGTCGAACTCTTTTACGAACGTACGGGTCATACGCTCATGCACTTCCAGATCCGGAACCGGCTGACCGTTACGCAGCAAGCGCACGCCTTTGTCAGCATACCACATGAACTTCTGTGCCTTTTTCTGGCCGTTAACATCACCGGACAGACCGAGGAACGGAATCAGATCTTCGCCACGACCCACGGTAATAATGGTCGCCGGTTTGTTCTGACTGTTGGTGATTTCGAACTCGAGCTTGCTCTGCTCTTTGTTACGCAGGGCATCTTCCAGCGCGTCGCAGATTGCGCGCAGGGTGCCCAGTTTCATTGCCGGGTACAGACCTTCGCCCTTCCCGAAGAAGTATTTGAAGGTCAGCCCCTCACACTCACCATTGAACATGTTCGGCTCAATGGACATGGATTTTTGCTGGCCACGTGCGTCAGGTTTGGTTTTCGGCAGAATAGATTTGTCTTTAAGAAACTTATGGTTGAACGCCATGATGACAGGTCCTTTTAGTTGTTGGTGTCACGCTACACATCAATTGTAGGTGACGTAAAAATTAAGAGTTATTTACTTAACCGGTCGATATACTCGATTAAGAACGGTTCGTTGGCGATGCGCAATGTGGATTTAATGCGGCTCATAGTCGTCGCTTGGTTCCAGTTAAACTTCACAGCCACCTTCTCCAATACACGACGAGACTTCAAATCCTCCGGTGAGAACATAACCCCATCGCCATACAGCTGTAGGGTTGCTTTATTAAAAGGAACGTTTTCTGGCTTACCGTTCAGCTTAGTGTACCACTCGAGTTGGCCTTTCACTTTCCCGGTATGGGATTCCAGTAACATCAGTTTAGGGAAATTCTTCTGCCACAGCAGGTCCACAGGTAAATGCGTTAAGCACACCGTGTCCACGTTGTTCGAAATCTCCACATCGAAGAGCTTGACATCAAACAACTCATCTTTCACCACGCGCTTATACACATCCAACTCAACGGAGTTGTAATGGGTTTGGTTCGGGGTGGTGGGATTTTTAAACTTGGCCTGAGGGAATTCTTTGTTGATTGATTTGTACTGGCAGAGGTAGAAGACACATATGGTCGAAGGGGAGACGGCGGCTACCGTCTCCCGAATGGTTTTCACATCTTCTTCGATTGCTGCAAGAGCAATATCTGCATCAAGTTCTGCTTTTTTATCTTCGAACGCATTATAGACGTTGCGAAATAAGGTACGCACATTCACAAAGATAGCGCGGAATTTGTGAACCGGGGGTTCACCTTTATCAGCTGCATGCTCACCCGTATGGAGTAAGCCCTCAAACGCAAGGGACGTTGCAATGGACATGGGGTATTCTAACCCAAAAACCCGATCAACGGTCGACAGAGCCATTAGCTCTCCTCATCGTACTGATTCAATAATCTCCGAAACAATATTCGGGTCGTATTCTAGCTCGGCCATTTCTGCCAGAATAATAGATTGCACGTTATCTGGGTCGATGGTCTCGACTTCAGATGTGTGACTAAACGCCTCGACTAAAAGCTTTTCAACTTTCGGGTCGCGAAGTTTGTCTCCCTTGATATTAAATATGTATTCTTTTTTCCACCGCGCAATATGCTCGGCAATCGGACTATCGAATGCATATTCAATCTTAAGACGCCCCACCTCTGGTACGGGGGATTCGTCAATGCGTTTTAACGCAGCCAGACACGCCTGATAATGCGCATCGTAGTCATCCATTGCGCGCACGGTTAACTGCATGCACGCATCGGTGTTCACGCGAAAGTACAGTCGGGTATGCTCATCCGTAAAGTCCGCGATGGTAATACCTTTTTCTTCCTCCTCACCCATGGCGAGGCGCTCTGGACTTCCAGTGACGCGGATAATGCCATTGAGTTTCGGGCGGTGGTCATGGCCGATAAAGATGGCACGCTTCGCACGCTTAACCCAGAAACTCTCATTAAACGACTTCTCACTAAAAACAGGTAGCTGGAAATGAAAGCAACCGTGCATGACAAAGAAATCCACTTTGTCGATACCGCGCGTTTTCATCAGTTCCGCCATTTCCTGCTCTGTCTCTGTCGCCTTTGTGTTGTAGTCATCCTGAACCCAACCTACGGTCATGTCCAGCACAGGGTCATGGTGAATCCCAATCCCCGACAAATACATCACATCAGCCCCAATCGCCTTATTGATACGCGGCACAAACTTTGATTGGCCGTGGTCATGCGAGTGGGTTCCCTCCAAGATACGCAGCGCTGTTCCGGTCTCTTTGCACCACTTCAACAGCCATGCAATAAAGTCCAACGCGTCGTGCGTATCATCGGAGCGAAGGTGCTTCGAGTCGTCAAATAAATCCCCTACTATATAAATGGCATCTGCTGTATTTTTTAACTCGGTAATCAACTTCACGAGCGAGTTGGCTATGTGAGAGGTAGGCACCCGCCCATGGAGCAGGTGCACATCACCGAAAAATACCACTCTTTTACAGCCGACGAGTTTAGTTACCGCACTATAGTGCGTCTCCATCGTCAATGGCATAACGTTCTCTTTCCTTCGGTTGCTCGGCTTTAGGTCGAGAAGCCGGGTCAGGTTCAGACAACCCTTCCGGATACTCAATACGACCGTCAATACCGTAATGCTCGAAGACTTCGTTCAGTGTGGCGATAGTCTGGCGAGCACGTTCGAAATTCATACCGTACATGGCACGGTCAATTGCGCCGGCAGTGCTGTTAATCAGCTGATTAATCAGAATACCACCGTTCTCTGCAATGATTTCACCTTGTAAGGCAATCTCAGTGGACGCATCCGAAAGTGACTGTTGGTTGTCACGTGCAATGATGGCTGGTCCCGGCATAAGGAGTGGGGGTAATGTAAAAAGTACATCCCTCAGATCGTCAGTCAGGATTTCCAGTGGCACGTAGTTAGAGCCAATGAACTCAGCCCACAGCAGCGGGTTGAAGGTATCGTCTAACAGGCCGGTCAGGATAGGCAGACCCAGACGGCGGAACGTCGAGTCGGAATAGCGGGTCGCGCCAGTCAAATTCACAAAGGTGCTTTCCAACTCTTTCACCTGCTCCAGTTGAAATTTTTCGATTTCGGTTAATTCACGAACCGGCTTTTGTTGTTCGGTCATTCTTTATTCTCCACTTCCACGTATTTTTCAATCGAATACTGTTCAGTACCTTCGGTCACCTGAACTTCGATAATCAGCTTTAAGCGGACATCGCTTTCAGGGTCTTCCTGTATGAATGTATTGACTTGTACTCCATCCGGGAAGATATTACCGTACAATGAAAGAAGGTCTTTCTTGACTTCTGAGCGGAGCGCTTCAGGGTCTTGTTCGGTACGGAAGCGGGCATGTTCAAGAGATTTGATATTCCCCTGATAAATAATTGACTGACTGAAACCTGCTTCGGTGTAATTGTTCATCACCTCGCGGATTTTTTCTTCTGCGGTGGTGGCCCAGCCACGAGTAGAGAGCGTGCCCACTACAATATTAGTCATAACGAAACCTCAGAAAAAAAGAGGGGCCCAAAGCCCCTCTTGTGATTAGTAGCAGGACGCGTTGTATTCGGAGTAGGGGTCAGAATCTTCCCAATCCAAATCACGCGCACGACTCCAGCAGATTTGCAGGTCAACTTTATTGATGCGTGACAATTTACCTTCACGCTCTTCCGGCAGCACCCAGTTAAACAAGTGAGTCGGATGGTATTCAGTTACCATGCCATCGGTCGCTTCACGATAGTTGGCGTCGGTGTGCATATATGCATTCCCACGGAACTGGTCGTGTTTGGCGAACCCATTCTCAAAGCCAGCCGCCATGTTGTTGTTATACAACGTACGGTACTCCGGCATCGCAACCAAGAACGGCTGCATTACAGGAGGGGCCATTTGGAATTCGCCGAGTTGTTCTAACTGACGCACGATATCTGCACCACTGGCGAAACGCATCTTACGCGCTGCGGCAGAAGTCAGACGGAACAAATCAATGCTGGCTACTTTTTGGACTTGCTGCTTCACTTTATCAACAAAGTCAGACGCGAACGAATTGATATCGAACGTGCTGTTGAGGAAGTTAGCGGCGTCACCGGTGATCTTCGTAAACGCAGTCCCGGGTTGGTCCCACATACTCATGCAATACTCCTCAATTGTTAGCCAGAGCTTCTAATAATACGGCGTCGAGCGGTGTACCCATGTGCTCATCTTCTTCCTCATCCGCGAGGAAGTTGTTTTGCATACTGATGACCTCATTGTGCAAGACCATCCCATGGGCTACTTCGTCTACGTTCGTTGCAGACATAAAACCGTTGTCCGGACGATAACCCATTGCCAAATCCATTTCGCGCTTATCGACTGGACGCCACACCATCAACTGGTCACCATCGAAGTCGGCGTTCATCATCTTGATGGCGCGTACAGAGATACGAATCGAACACTGATTCACATCTTTGATGACTTTGGTAATCCAGAAGGTTTCGACAGAAAGCTGTACCAGCGTCGGGTTACGCAGCATCACAACCATGATACCTTTGCCACCCGGCGATTCCGCAATGAGCTCGTCCAGAATCTCATCAATCTCACGGTCGTATTGCATACAAGCAAATGCGATTCGCGTTTCGCACTCACGCGCTGTATAGCCACGACCCATCAGTTTATTCTCAATGTCGATTGACATCAAGTTTACCATCCAACGCCAAGGTGCATGCAAGTCCCAGGTGCTGTGTGGCTCGGAGATAGGTGAAATTGTTGCACGGCCACCGAACGGAATGAAGGTCGAACTGACTTTCGAACGGTAGATACCGGTTTTCTGCGACAAGGTTTCTTTTCGCAGGTCGTTGTAGAAATACGCCAACTGACGGTTAGCTTTGATAGCACGACCCAGCAAGAAGCGCACGTCTAACGCGGTCTGTCGAGTATAGATAGACGCAATGGTTTTCACCGCATCAATCGCCCCTACAAATACCGGGTCAACGCTTAAGCCACGCTGCGTCTCTTCCGCCACGATAAACTTCGACGTGATGATTGGCAAGTGTCGGGAGAAGATTGCGTTTGCCTGTTCAGCAAAGAACTTAATCCAACGCTCACGGTCACGTTCTGGCTCACCGTTCGTATTTCTGCCCACGTTCATGATTTTATCCCAGTTCTCCTTACGGACTAAGATTTCAAATACACGGCCGTGGTGTTCGTAGAAGTTTTCCATCCCACGTACATAACAGTTCTCTTCCAGAACTGCGATAGTCGTCTGCATACGGGATGGGACTTGGTCGGGCAGTTTGTAATTAGGGTCAATTAACCACATTATCAAATCTGCACCACGCTCTAACGTATAGTTAGTGCGGTCGAACTTCTTCAGCTGCGTTAGGCCGCCAAAGTTCGCGTTGAATAATAACCAGAAACGCGGATTGATAAACGCTTGCATTTCGGTTGGCGCTTGTAGCCACACTTCCGACTCGAGTCGGTTCTCCGTGACCACGAAACCGCAGCTCGGACATTTATTGCCAAGGTTGTAACGGTGCGCGGTTGGGTGCTCACAATGAATGCTGCAAATCGGCGTGTTGTTCAACTTCTCATTGACAATACGGTTCTGCAGTAACGCATCGATGTGCTCAGTAACGACGCTACTGTCGAACTCACGTGCAATGTCGTTGATAACCACGGGCGGTTTAACACCCTTTGCACGCGCTTCCAGCATGAGCTGAAAGTAGTAATTGTCGAGATTTTCTATCTCGCCTGAAATACCGTAGTATTCAGTGGTTTGCTCACTCATTCTTACTCCAACGAAAAAAATAGCAGTTGAAAAGGGGGAGAGGTTTTATCCTCTCCCGTCTTTAGTTACAGCCGGATATTACATGCTGAAATAGCCAGACTGCTGAGCGAAGTCGAACGCGCTGTTGGTAGACACGCCACCAACACCAGACATTACGAACAGTTCGCCAGTGTTGTTGTAGAACGGTACGGAATCCGCAACAGACACAGCGTTAACGCCAGTCAGCTGCAACAGGCCGTGTGCATCAATCGCTTCGTACAGGAACTTAGCGAAAGTGGGGTTGATGGAAATCTGAACAGCTTCACCGGTCGGAATCGGATCGTTGCCAGAGAACATGCTGTTAGCCAGCTGCGCCAGATAGATACGCTGCTGTTTCGGAGACATGTTACGGTGTTTGTAGGACTGAGCACGGAAGTATTTCAGCACTTCGGCACGGTCGTCACCCAGGTGGGTAGTGGTGCGCAGCAGGTCCATATCGGAGTATGAACGCAGGCCGTTAGAACCACGGTAAACACCGGCTACGGTCGGAACAACACCAGACACGATGTGAGACGCGTTCAGTGTAACGTTACCGCCGAATGCCTGACGCAGACCATCGGAGAACTTCAGATTGTCTACAGCCGGGAACATGTTGTCCAGCAGAGCCAGCAGGGTTTCCAGCGCCTGAGGTTTGTTCTGTGCCACTTCGGACAGCAGACCAATCAGACCACCGATACCGTTACCAGCACGGTGCTCAACTACCAGACCAGCGGTTTCGTAGCAGAACTCACGCAGGAAGCGTTCAGCCGCTTCTGCAGATTTGTCCATCGCTTTCCAGTCGGTGTTAGACACGTCTGCACCCCAGTTGCAGTTCTGCGCCAGCGCAGAGATTTTACGAGTCTTACCGTCCAGAGAGTTCTTGATGAATTCCATCCAGCCGCCCAGCGCTGCAGTTTTAGCCGCAACACCCAGCATCAGAAGCTGACGTTCGAACGGTGCGTTCGCAGTCAGGGTAGAGGAGTCCATCAGGCTCACAACCAGCTCAGGAGAAATCTGACGGCGGTCTTTCATGGAACCGTCAGCGTTCTTCACGATACCGGTGTAACGCAGGTTAGCGTAACCAGCTGCGGCGCAGTTCGGATACTGCTGAGCGTTGGTACCGGACATCAGAGTCGGTGCAGTGTTCTGCTGCATCGGCACGTGAGACAGTTTGATACCGAAGTCAGCACGCTGTGCGTGACCGTTTACGTCCAGCACTGCGCCTTCACCGATACTGCCAACCTGTGCGATGAACTTGTCGTTTTTGGTGACGACCAGTTTGCCCAGATAGCCAGAAGCACGACCGAAGATGCTGGTCATCATCTGGCCCATGATGGACAGAGCACGCTCACGGGTCAGGGCGATATCCAGATCCGGGATGGTGTTGATGGAAATGAAGCGCGGGTCCTGAGACAGGCTGTGGGTGGTTTTCAGCGTTTTCGCAACAGTGGCGATAACGTCTTTGTTAATCAGGGAAGCGATAGAGTAGTAATCTTCCTGATTGTTGTTTACCACCAGACGCAGGGACAGGCCCTTCTCGAAGAACACGATACCGAACAGCGGGATGCCACGCAGTTCACCAGCGACGTAAGCCGCAGAACCGAATTCACCGGTTACCGCATCAACAGTACCGACCTGGAAGTTGGCCAGATACTTGTTCTCTTTCGCCGCTTCTTTAATCAGCTCGACGAACTTACCAGCCTGAGAGTTGACGGAGCTCCACTCAAAGGCCATGTTCATTTCGGCAGCGGTACCAACAGAAAAGCCCTGAACGTTGCCAGTAGCAGCGTTAGAGTCTTTAGAAGTGTTGGAGTTTTTGTTTTCGTCGTAGAATTCTACCATGGTATTTATTTCCTGTTTATAGAGATTGAAATGATTACTTTGAGTTAACTCACGGGAATAAAATATGTTTGAATAATCTTTCAATAACATTACTCAAACACGTAGAACGGTTTTAAGCGCTCTGGTTCAATACAATAAAATCTATCTGTAATTTTTTAGAGTAACGCGGTGGGATAGTATGACCACCCTTAGGAGACTTCCACATGTTCAGTAACGCGGATATCCAGCAGAGCATCATAAAGTCACATAACGTTGACCCTACGTCCATAACTATTGCATCTGTTGTAAAAAATAATCAGAGACGTATTCGTAACCGTGTAGAGGGCCTGCAGAACCGAGTGAAATCCGAACACCTACTGGTGCGTATCCTCTCGGCTATCGGCTTTCAACCCGACGCCACGTACGACGACATATACTGGGCGTGCCGACGTAAGTTCATCAACATCGGCGCAGCCATGCGTTTAGTCTCTCCCAGTCACCCTGGAGAAATCCATGTAGGTGAGTTCATTCAGGGACAAGCGGAGTTAATCGCTATCTCTATTGAACACATCGACCCGAATACCCCGTGGCGAGAACTACAGCCTGCCCGCTACCTGTTCCACGACTACACCAATCTGAACTGGCAGATGGGTACGAAGAACGGTGGACGCGGTATTAGCTATATTGAAATTAATCTGGTTGCTCTGGTTTGGCAATACTTCCAAGCCTACAAATATTACCAGCGTAACAAAAACCACGGTGGGATAAATCTGCAGACCTTCCTCTGGCGGTATGTCGTTTACCGTATGCTCCCTACGTACATGGACTTAGCGGTATTCAACCGTCATCGGTTCTTGGCCAACGGTGTAGCTATCGAAAAGGATGATGACTTCAGAGACTATCCTATCCCAATGCTCGCACCACTCGTAGACCGTAATGCAAAGGTTATCCGTGAGCGACTGTTATCCGGTAGTCCGCTCCCCGGTGTGGTAATGAACCACCTCCTCATGTATTTCAATGGGAAACCGAGTGCGTTAGGGTTACTGGCAGATGAATCGTATTCCCGTACAAACCAACAGCGCTGGTTCTACCAACTGGTGAACCTGAACTTTATGGCGTATGTGGTAAACTACGATAACCCAGCTATGGCCCGTTACTACCCAACACTGGTTAGAGAGTTAAGGAACTTCTTCCAGTTACGGTTCACTGAACGTTTACCTTCCTCAGTAAAACTCACTTTGGATCAGAACGTATTCAGTAAGCTGAATGCAGTGATCGGATCATAACTACCTACCTACCCATTAGGGTAGGTAGGTTTACTTTTCTTTTTTAAGTTTAGATCGATCTTAGTTACTTACTACGGATCTGATCTACTAAGTTAATAACCTAATTATTTATTAAATTAATAGATCAATTTACTATTACTAAATTATCTCCATATATATACATATTACCCCCTCCCCCGTAGGCCCCTCCCCCGTGAAGGGAAGTTGCATATAATAAGAGTTAAAATGAACACTCCAAAAAACCACTTTCTAGGAATGACGCGGGTTCGTCCAAAAAATCCCTATCCCGGAAAACCGAGATAGGGCACCTTTTAGTGTCTTTCGATGATAAGCGGCAGACGATAGGCTTCAGCGATTTCACGAATCGTCAGGTCAACTAACGGCTTGGTAATCGTCTGGTCATCGCCGTAAATAGCACGACCTTGACCATCGCTTACCTTGACATCAGTTTCACACACCATCATCGACAACTTCTCATTAGGGCGAGAGGTTGTCAACTGATATGGCTTATCATCAGCCCGACGTGACAGCTTACACATGTGCTTAACCGTCGGGTGACAGTAGAGCAGATAGTTTAAGACCGCAGCTGCTGCGGTCGGGTACGCGGTAGACGCAAACTCAGGAGCAGCCGCGTCAATATCTTTGCAGAAGAAATACTTTTCCATATTGTTCCTTATTCAATCGCCTCCCCGTAGTAGTCACTCAACAGACGAGTACGATCTTCGTCAATCATAAACACACCTAAACACTCCAGCACATGATAATACGGTTCAACCGTAGCAAAGGCTGTACGACGAGAGTTCGCTGCCTTGATAAGGTCAGGCGGTATCCCGTGGTTGCTCACCAGATAGTCCGGCAGCATCAGTGAGGTATATTTACGTTTTGGGTTCTCTTCAAACCACTTCTCCGCACCCGCTTTAATGATAGGGTCTTCAATCGAAGCTAACCAGTCAGCAATTTGGGTTTTGTTCTCGAGGTTTACCGGCAGACGTACTGCCTCGTAAGGAGGTTCATCGAGATAACCATACTTCGGCCCGAAGATGGCGTTATACATACGGTGATAGTGGTAGTTCTTTTCATCATCGTCCGCATATGCACTGCGGTCTTTGATGTTGGTGGTTTTGAGGTAATCTGCCCGACCGTTACGTACGGTAGAGGCAACCTCGTGTTCAATTTCTGCTACACGACGCAGTACAGGCAGAATCTCAATCTGCTCGCCCGCCGCTACCGTCTTACAGAAACCTTTGATGGTTTTCTTAAACTCATCCATAACGATTGGCGGGATGTTCGAGGTACGTAAGGATACGCCCTTCACTTCCAGCTCTGGGTCGGTCAACAGCTGACCTTCCTGTGCAGTAATGAGTGAGAAGTAGTGCTTAGCTTTGGTGGTCAGTGCAAAGGAGTCAAACTTAAACTCGTTCTTTGCCGCATACAAGAAGATACGATCGGTGTGTACCCCCATATTCTTAGACATACTCGCCATAAGGTGACGCATGTGCTGCGTTGCCAAATAGATAATCATGTCCGAAACACGGGTCGCTTCTTCACCGAAGTACGAACCAGTAAACCACGTTGCCCACCACTGCGCCGTCATCATTGTGGAGTCGGTATCAGATACCACACCCACTTTACGTACCACGTCCGGCATACGTGCAATGTTAACAGGCAGGTTTTTATTGGTCAGCAGCACTTTGATGAACTTCGAATAACGACCAATAGTTTTCTGCAGGAACAGACCAGTACGAATCAATTGTTTGAAATCGTCCTGTTGATCCCATGGCAGCCACTTATCGGTCTCTTCATCTTTCTTGCGAACGTCACCAAATGCTTTACCGACCGGCACGATATCGGTACGGAACTGCGAGATAACGATTTTCATATCGCCGTCAATCGTTTTCAGCGCCTTATCCCAATCGGTCACTTCTTCATCAAACACTTCTTTACTGATAAGTGCTTTGAAGAAATCACGCATCATGCCGTCGTTGAATTTGGCCAGATGGAACATGTCGCCCATGTAGACCAATGCCGCACGTTCGAGTCCAGGAGTGTTCTCAACGTACTGACGGATTTTCTTATCTGCTTCCGGGTTAATCCAGTAATCGTTGGACGAGTAGTGGATAACTTCCATCGTTTCATCAACGGTTGGAATGTGCAGATTGAATTCTTCCACAATCTGTCCGAACTCACGGAAGTCAGTGAGCGTACCGATAGACAGGAAGTGGTCGATAACTCGGTTCGGTGTGTCGTAGTGACGACGTCCACCCAACAGACGTTCGTTGGCTGCGTTTGCAAACGATGTTGCAGTACGGCAGGTAGACGTCAGTACCGAGTGTGAAGACTGGTTGTACAGAATGGTGTACGGTGAGCTGAATGCACCAGACGAACCGTTGTTCAGAGTTTTAACGGCGTTCTGCTCGTTCTTTTTGTTGATGTGCAGTACCGAGTTACCCGCAGCTTTCGCAGCAAACATTTCGCCTTTGATAACTGCACGCTTAGCCACGTTCTTTTCCATGAACTCAGACAGCTTAGAGCGCTTAACAGTTTCTGGCAGATAGAAAGTCAGTGATGGGGCGCTAATCAGTTCCTTCTCAATCACCTTCTGGAAAAGTTTATCGATAGTAACGAACTTCTCTTCACGGTCACCGGTTTTCTGGTTACGCACAAACATACGCACTTTCGGGAACGTGTGTTCCAACTCGCCACCCTCTTTAAACATCTCCTTGATGTTCATGCGGATGGTTTCGATATCGTACTCATGACCAGTTTGGTTATCAACGTAATGGAAAATCTGCTCGAAGTACGCATCAATAACGTCGATGTCGCGTTCGTACTCTTCCTTGTTCAAACGGAAAGGTGAATCGTATTCAATAGTCATGCCGACCCTCTAATTCTTTTTACAGCCTCTAAACTAATGGACTGAATCGTAAAAAAGGGCCGGGACCCTTTAAATCTACTTCTCCAAGCGCTGGCGAATTAAGATTGCACGAAGCGCGTGGTTGTCTAAATGCTGAGCGGTCAAGTCGTCAGAGCCATGGTACTCCCTACGCTCGCGGGCTTGCAGGGATAATACTTTCACACCGGCTGTGAGCATGTATCTTGCGGCGGCCCGTTCTAACGGCGCGGGGTACTGCAGATTACGATGTTTACGCACACCGTAATGTTTCTGCAATGGGTATTTCCTTACCGAGATAAAGTCCCCGACGGCGAGTTTGTGGTCTTTAATGACGCCCATGAATTCAATGGGCCCCATGTGATAAACGAATTTACGCTCAGGGTCGCCTTCAGATTCGATGGTGATATCTAACGAGACAACCTCCGCATCACCCTCATTCTTTATCGGATAAGTGGTTGTACCGATGTCGACTACTGTGCCTGAAAACGTGTCGAGTGTGAGAAAATCAATGATGTCTTTAAATTTCATGATGGCACCGCGGTTATTGTTATTGGACACATTAACGACGGGATGCGTAAAAAAAGAAAAAGTCCCAGACTCCACGTGGGAATCTGGGTGAGTCCGATCTCAAAGTAATCAGTACCTCTGCATATTAAATCACTGAACGAGCCACTTACCCACACCGTCCTCTGCAGGATTAAACGGCTTAGGGAATTTGTCGCCAAAGTCGAGTCCCTCACCTTCACCAACTTTCAGCAGTTGTTTTAGGCCGTACTCGTCTTGCTTGTTCAGTTGTAACATTACGGTGTCACCCATGCGAAGGCCGCGCCAGAATTTGCGGTCGTACCAAATACGTACCGTGTAGTCACGGCCCGTCTTGGTAGAGGTTACAGTGATAGTGGGGTTTTCTGGGTCGGTATTATAAGCGCTTACTACGCCTTCTATACGATTCATGGTTATCCGGTTGCTGTTTGTAGTCTGTGCCAAAAAATAAAGGGGCCGGAGCCCCTTAACCTGTTTGCTCAATGACGGTGATTTCAACATCATTCAGACCACGTGACGCAAGCGCCCGGCGAATGTGTTCAATCTCATCGACATTGTCAATTGCAATCGTGCATTGTGCTTTAATCTTCTTCACCACAACCACATTACGAATCCACGCATCGGCAGCCGCGCGTTTGATTCCTTCCTTATCACGGAAGATGAGGAAGTTGTACTCCTGCAGGTTGTTAGCCGGTTGCGCTTCAAGCGAGGAGTAGATGTTTTGGTGAATGGCGTTTACGTCTTCGATATCCATGGCCATTTTGTAGCCACAGGTACCAAGCACTTCGACGTACTGCTCAGACCCGCGCAAGGGCGTATCGTAGGTGATGTTTACGACAACCCCATGCGGGACAGTATTAATGTCGAACATTTAATCCTCCATTGTGAGGGCTAATTGGAACTTAACGAACGGGTTCTGGTCGTTAAAAGTTACGCGCATCAGCCCACGTTTAAAATCTTTCGGGTGGCGGTTCATAAAAAATGTCAGTGGCGTTTTATAACTCGCTTCAATTGCTTTCGCCAGCCCCCGCGCTACTCGGTCTGCGAAATATTGCGCCAACACCTGAGAGTCCGCAGTGTCACTCGCCCCTTCTTTGTACAGGCCGTGAATGATGCACATACCTTCAGTGTACTCATCCTCACGATAATCGGACGACAGCGCCTTGTCGAACTCCCAGACGCGGTATTCTTTCGATACCGCTTTCATGAACTCACGCAACTCTGCACGCAGATTAAACGGAACGACGAAATTGTACTGGTCAATAATCGACCATGAAAAGCGCGCGACTATCTCTTCGTAGGGTTCACCTTCCCCACTTACGATTGCCTCCAGGTTCTCCTTGGTGAGGCTGATAGCGCAGACCTGTAACGCTCGTTGCCATTCATTCATCAATCGCATGAACGGCTCAGACCCCTGCAGGTAATCAATAATGCCGTGGTCCTGCAAAACCGGCCCGGCATTTGTAATGTTGTACTGACTCATCTTCAACCTCGAGTTAACCTGTGCCTATACAGGTTGGATGAATTGTAAAAAGTTAGGTCATAATGAAAAAGGGCGTTCCACAGTGATAAGGGTATCAGCTGGTCCTTTGATAACTTGACCGATGACGACGTCTTTGCGATAGAGCATGTCCATCGCCCCGAGAATGGTAACGAGTCTATCATAATTAAAATAGCTCGGCTGGAAATCGCCCCATCCCATTCCCCACATCTTTATCGGGATAACAGAGTCCATCGGAAACATTCTTTTGATTATGACCGCAAGCCTGCCACATGTAATAGGTGGTGCTGTAAACATGGCAAACTCCCCCTCACCGACTTGTGCGTCGACGGTAAGGTTGCTAACAAACGTTTGCGCTAAAATAAAGATAAGCGCGTGAGCCGGTGGCTCACGCATACCTTCCTTTAGCATGAAGTCAACCGTCTTCGTGACATTCTCACGAGGAATGATGTCTTCAAGGGTCAGGATTAATTTCATACGTCACATACAACGACCATGGAGAGGAGGTCGTCGCCTCGGTAGTCAATGTATTGGCCCGGGAACATCGAACGTATCACACTCACCAGACCGGTCTGCGTAAACAGTTCTTTATTGAGCATATCGACATAACGACTGGTCACTTCCACCGTATCCGCCTCAGACGAGTCTACTGTAAACGGTAAGATAAACGTGGCAACTTCGCTGTTAATCAAATCGTTCGGATCGTCGTCGAGACTGAAGTTTACGGTATCGTCGCCATCAAGCGTAAATTGTCCGGTTTTGATTCCGGGAACGTTCGGATGTAAGTCCAACGGTTCAAGGTTATCCACACCAAACGCATCAAGGAACACCTGAGAACTGCCGCTCATCGCCCCCGCGATATACGCATATGCAAACACGCGATAAAAATTGGCGTCGTCGAAAACCTCAATGTTGACTCCGTCGAGTCCTTCCACGAGGTTTTCGCGAATGAGAGCCGCGAAGCTCTCAACACCGTAAGCGTGTATTGCATCCATCACAGGATACAGCACACGTCTACTCATAAGCTCGCCCCTAAACGACCCGCCAGCAAATCAAGCTTGGTGGAGACTTCAGGACCCAGGGCACGCACGACCGCAGGGTCTTCGTACTCCGGCAGCTTAACAACGCCATAACGCAGAATGAACTCCACGCCACCAGAGCCGTCGCCAGTATAGCGCGCACCAACCCATTGAGCATGACGAGTAAACCAGAAGAAGGTGCTGGTGATGGCGCTGATGTACGCACGAACCAACTGACCCACTAAGCGTCCGTACTCCAGCGCTTGTTCTTGCGTCAGGATAACTTTACGTTCCGCCATTTCACGATGGATGTACTGCATGGTGCTTTCCATCATGGTCGGGATTTCTTCGTTATCTTCACGAAGCATCAACACATAGTTGAGCATCTTGTTGACGTCTTCACAAACAGCCGAGAGTAACGAGCCCGGGTCGAATTCCGTCAACTGCCCTACCAGATTTTGATAGTCCGGAATCAGATAATACTCGTCGCGAGTGTCTTGCATTTTAGGCTCCTGTGATAAATGCCCAGATGGTGCCTTTGACTGGCTCCATCATCGTGTATGGATTAATGGGTACGGGGATGGCGTCTTCCACGCTATGGAATACCGCACGTGAATTACCCAATTCGCTCTCTAAAAGATTGACGGCTTGCGGGAAGCAGATTAAGAAATCCATATCCCGCACATACCGTTTCAATGCTAACTGCGCTGAACAGAAGGTAATGTGCTCAGTGCGGGTGAGTAGGTCCAACAAAACAATTTGTCGAACGAGGTGGTCATACTCACCGATGGACAAGTAAAAATCTACACTGTCCCCACCCGCTTTCTCGAGCGGCTTACGCAACGCTTGATAGACGGGAGACAAGTCGAAATAAATTACACGATGGGATAGTTTAACCATCATACCTCCTAGACCGACGCGGATAATACCGGAGTAGCTTTCCGTCGATACGATAGTAAAAACGATACCCTTTCTCAATGCCCATACACCCGCGCATGGCCCGCATTAATTCAAGACCAATGAGTCGGGATAAGTCCATTTTCGCTTCACGGATGTACGAGCAAACTAAACGGTGGGTAAAGCCCATGTCAATGGCACCCCACTCGTTGTAGTTTTGTAAGTAATTTGGGAATAAGCCGTGAAGTATGTCTTTCAAAAGCACGTGACGTTGGTAACGCGTAAACAAATGGTAGTCGCGTTCGTCATCGTCTAAAATAAGGGTTGTCCATGCGGTGGTTAGAATTACATCAATGCCCACCACCCTTTCCGCTGTCAAATCGGCCATCTGGGAATTGTTCCATGTAATATTTGTGACGGATGTCGCCGTGTATTTTCAAATTCAACGCACGTACGATTTCATTGGCGTCTGCGAGCGCAGTAAGCTCAACTATAGCATAGCGGTTGAATTTATCGCCCAGTACACGACGAATCATTAATTCGACTTTGTCACGGAACGAGCGGAACGCGTCATTGTACGCCATGTACGCTAACTCGATATCCGGAGGCCGTTTGACGATAACGTCAGGGACATGTATCAGAGGTGAGTGTGGGTCAAACACGTTCTGACGGATAGTACGAACCACAGCGTGGCGAACCGGACGGGCTTCACCGTTCTTATTCAGGAATTCGAATAGCTGCTCAGGATTAATGTATTTAGCCAACAACTCTTCCGGCGTAAATCCAGGAATTGCTTCGACGGATTTAAACGTAAAGAACAACGCGCAGTTGAGCATATCGACAGTCATCTGCTCCTGCTCGCGCGTTCTCATGCGTAACGCGTCTGCATAGCCTGTCTTTTGGATCGCATCCCAAAACCAACCATGAACGTCAGCTGGGTAGAATTTAAAGTTGTACATGCGACTAATGCTCCGTTAATTTCTTTAAAGTACAGAGGTTTTTCTTGACCCAGAGTTGAGATAGTGAACCACAGGTCGGTAGCAAAGAAAGCCTCGGCGAAAGTATTGTACGCATCACTTATGTCCAAGTGACGCCCCGGGTATATCAAATTCTCGATAGCGCGGGCCAGCTCCACAAATGACAAACGATTCACTTGATAAACGCGACCCAACGCTGATAAGTCTACCGGGGGTATGACCAGGATAATTTCAGACATAGAAACTCCACATGTATACTGCTTCCCACAGATAATATATGTTTCTAATTAGATTGATTGAACCCCCAAAGAATGGGTCCGTGTTGTAAAAAAACTTACCCCTGTAGGGTAGGGTTAGACAGATGCTATGAACCCCGCATAATGATTTCTAGGAGCTTATAATGAGTGCCATCGACGCATGCCTCAGAATGATACGGCGGAATATCCCGAAACCGATTCTGGATGCTACTTTCATTGAACCCGGAATGCGAATGTTTGGCGCACCGGCGTCAATTGAGAACCAGATTGTTGAGAAAGTCTTAAAGGATACTGTTATCCCCGACCTCTCGCAATTCGGCCAGTTGAAAGAAATCGACCTTTCGGCGTTATCCTACGAGCAAGACCCTCACGACCAATTCACTCGCATTTATTACATCCCTGAAGAGCGTACCGGCGGTAATGATATCATCGCAGCGCACTTAGTGGGAACTCCTGTTGCGGGACAAGCGTATACCCTTCCACCGGCAGGTTCGTACCTGACTGGTTCAACATCGGGCGTGGTTTCCAGCACTGAGCAAGTGGTGAACTCCCACTCAGCGATGCCTCGCCTGACGTCGTCTGAAGTGATTGTACTGGGTCCGAACACGGTGTCCGTTAAAGACCCGGGTATGTTCCAGTACGGAACCCGACTGAAGGTGCGTACGAAGCTGTCCCCGGAACTGAACGAGATTAAACCACCGTTCTATCCGGCGATTGCATTATTGGCATCGTGGGCAACTAAGCAATACATCTACAACCAACTCTCACTGGACTTGGACGTAGCCCGTTTAGAAAACGGTGTGTCGTTCGATAAGTTCAAAGACTTCGTTGAAGAGTATCGCGATGCCGGTCAATCCTACGATGACCAGTTACTGGTTGCTAAGCGTGCGTTGGTCCACAACGACAACCAAGGCAACCGTGATAACTACCGTAGCGGTGGTCGCTTCGCAGTATAAAAAAATAAAAGTAGCTACTCTCCCGCTGGGGAGAGTAGTCTCTTCTTTTTTTCATCCGCCGAATACAGACTTCAGATGTAATGAAGTCCCCAGCTGCCACGCATCGCCGTTACGTACCGTTTCCGCTTGGGCGTTGATAAATCGGCGCAAGGAGATGAGGTGCTCGGCAGGGCCGGCAATCGGTAAATCCTCACTGCTGACAGTAACCGCATTAATCGCTGACACGATGTCGTCGCAACCTTCCCCTGCGGTACGCCAGTCGATTTCAACCGGACCTTTCAGGTGGGGTTGTTCAGTATTACGAACCTCATCCGGATGTAGGGCAAAACCCCACTCAATTCCTGTTAAGAATTTCTTATCCAGCTCAGACTTCGGCTTGATGTTGGCAAGGTCGTCCGGGTGGAGTCGAACTACGTCCACCGGGCTAATCTTTCTACCCATTGTTTCTCTCCTCACTCGGAAGTTAGTGTACGGTGTCTAATGGTATCTGGGTGTAGTTCCGAACCATGTAGTAATAGTCAAACAACGCCGCGAAGATTGACTCATACGAATCCTCTGCACGGAGCAACTTATCAACCAGATGCCGCAACAGGTAGTCCATGTGGTCTGAATTTTTCATCATGGTTTTAACATCGGCGACTGTCAGTGCGGACGGACAGGTCAAGGTATGCGGTAATTCAAAGTTGATGCATTCTTCTACAGCGGTAAATTCATCGATGAAACTCTTGAAGTAGGGAGTCGTGGTAATGAACGCGATAAACGTTTTATATTTGCCTCCGTCGTAGGTGACCTCACAAGGAAACTCACCCGCCCTCAAGTAGTCAAAAAAGTTCTTATTCACGAAATCTCTCCTTTCCACTATATCAAACGGGTCAACTGTAAAAAATATCAGTCTAGACGGCCATTCCATAAAAAAATAAAGAACCCCACCGAAGTGGGGTCTTTGGCTTAGCAGTCGAACGTATACTGCGCCAGCACATAACGCGGCATGTAGATGCAGTACCCGCCGTAAGCGTCATTACCGAAAGCGCCGAGGTCTTTATCGGTTTGCACGATAGGGAACTGACGGTCGAGCAGATCGTCTGGGTTATCAACTACAGTGCACGGCCACAGCTGAGGCCAGTCGCTGGACATTTCGTTAACGTGCTCGAAGTCTTCCTCCAGCGTCTGTTTCCAGAGCGCATAACCATCGGCCGCTTCCGGCAGAGGCAGCCAACGGAACATACGCATGAAGTACAGATGCGCCGACTTCAGAGTGTGAGTACGTTCATGCTCGTCCAGCACACCGTTCTCAATGAACCCGATGTAGGTCGTAGCGTCACGTTGCAGGTTCAGACCAGCCTGCGCCGCGTCGTAATGCTCGGACTCGCGATAAGCTTGCAGCCATTCACGCGCCGCAGCAACCAGACCCGGTTTGTCAGTGCAAACCAGTTTACCCAGTTCAACTACCCAGCTACCGTCGTCGTTCTTCTTGAAGAACTCACCGAAGTGCTCAAAGAACGGCATGCCGAAAGCCAGATGACTTTCTTCGACCGCGGCACGCAGGTCAACGTCTTTGTAGTTCGGATGTTTCTGCCACTGACGGACTTCTTCCGGAATCAGATACGGTACGTCAATCATGCGGACGAAAGTACGATTCTGGAAACGTGGTGTTAACGCGCTGACATCGAGCTCACCTTCACGGTCAGGTGATTCGACGCCGTCAAAATCTTCACCCACTACGATGATAGGTTTGTCGAACACGACGGCGACCATCAGACGAGCGGCGGCAGCTAACATAGACGCACGTTGCTCAGGTGAATGTTCGTAATCTTTAAAGTAAGAATGAAAACGGTCAGACATGTCTTAGCCCTTATGGTAGAATTGGAAAAGATTGTACAGCTCTTGCTCACGCTCAGGCGTGTCGATATAAAGCAGTTCAGGGGTGAGTAACGCCGCGTCATGCGCGGCAGTGAAGATACCGTCAGTGATAGCAGGCTGCTCTACTTCCTGCAGCGTCTGCAAACAGATACACTGTCCACCGAGCGATTTGTAGTAAAGCTGTGTACCCGGCAACGAATCGACGGTGATATCGGTCAAGCTTGCCAGCAAGTCCACGGGACCGGTCGGACCGTCAAACGGCAGCTTAACACTGTAAAACTGCAGGTAGTCCGTCCAAGTCGAACGTTTGGGAATATACTTGGACAGGCGACGGCGAACATCGTCGAATTCACCATCTATTTTTGGGACGCGGACTTTCTGCTTAACGAGCAGCACACCTTTGATGTACGCGAAAATCATCGGTAGTAATTCGTTAAGTGGGGCTTTGTCAGCGGTTGCAATCGCGAACGCCGATTCGACGTAGTTGCACTGTGCGGACAATAACGCCTCGTTAAACAGGATTGCCCCTTCTGGGGATACGTTCAACACAAGGTCGTTATTAACGTAAACCGTTTTCATGGCGACGCCGAATAACACTGCGAAGTCAAAAGTATTAACTGCCCAGTTGTCAGTGTAAACATATCCACCGAGGTCAAGCTTTAACTGGCGTGGGCGAATACGGTAAGATTTCTCTTCGTCCGCGGTGTTGATAAATACCTGATACAGAGGCTTACCTTCGAGCACATCTTTGGCTAACTGCACCGCAGCATGGCGGACTGCCGCAGTTGTGTCGGTAGCATCAAGATACTTATCGTTATCGATGGTGGCGACCTGACGAAAAAAGTTCTCCTGCGCCGGGGAGAGATGAATGCGTTTTAATTGCTCTTCGAGATGTGTCATTGTCAATACCTTTAGCAGAGGGTCTATATCAATCGGGGGTCTTGTAAAAAACCCCCATAAACTTACAGCGCTTTTGTCGCTTCAGAGAGTCCACGATGCGGATACAGCGCCGTGTACTCGTTCAGGCGACGTTGAAGGTCATGGGCCAGCGTCTCATCGAAATCATTACCGTCGATAGACATCGCGTTAATCTGCGTAGGGGTAATCAGAATGGTGCGACGATAACGAATCATGTCTTTATCAACGAATTCCAGTCGTCCTGTGATTTCAGCAAGGTCGTTAGTAGAGTATTCGACCATCTGACAATCCGACGCCAGCTCAATCGGAATGTTGAACCCGACGTTGTAAGAAACCCGGATAGTCTCTGAACGTTCCATCGACATCGTTTCAAGCACGAGGATATTATCCACGCGTTGACGCATGCACTGGCGTTCGAGTTCGGTATGCAGAACACGGTAAAGGCTGTTTACCGCATTCTTCTCCAGTGCAATCATTGAGCGGAAATCGCCCGACGAGTCTACTGTGAGTTTGTGCTTGCCGTTGTTAGTGATGATAGCGACCATTAGAGTTTCATCCCCGTTTGCATGTAGCCGAGTAAAGTCTCGAAAGGTTGTTTTAAATAGTGCGGTAACGCATCGTCGATTTTACCGCCGCGCTGAATAGACTGGACAATAGGCTGACCATTGCGGTAGGTCATCCCCCACACCGAACCGTCCATCCCACCGTTCTCTTCAAAGGAGTACGTATATCCCTCGTCCGGTGAATAGATACGGCGAAGGAATAAACTGTCAGGGGATTTGAACATGGTGATGGAGACGTCGTTGTAACGGTCGTCTTCAATCATGCGCCCATCCCACCGCCGGTATTCGTGAACGTAAATGAAGTTAGTACCACGTAAGTCCATCAACCCGTTCGCCTGCATTTGGTGGATACTGTCGGTAATCCGCTGGCCTAACTGGTAGCTGATTTCATGGTCAGAGTAATTACCTTGCAGTTTAGCGAAAGGTAGCAGTTCATGTTCTTGTTCGCCAAGCGTAACATGCGTTAAAATTGCGGTCATGTGATGTCTCCAAGTATAAGGATAGTGGGGTATTTATTCTGCTGTTTTAGCCAAATATTCTTCGTAGGGTAGAATCTTTTCGAATTCGGACACGATAGCATCTTTCAGAATGTCTGCAGTGAGCAGTCGTGTATTGATATCCTGCGTACTATCTAAACATTGCACGAAACAAAGGTCGGTGTTCCAGAGATATCCGCGTGCAATTAATTTACCGCCTGCCGCCGGGACGGGGGTGCCGTTGATGTCAGCCGGCACCAAACCGCCAATAAGTAAGGTGGTGATGTCTTCTTCGTCAACAACGTCTGTATCAAGCCATACGGCAGTATAGCCTAGCTCTTCATGATCAGCCACATCGCTGATAGTTGTAGTAACAACGATAACTGTCTGCAGATACTTTCCAGTATTCGCATTGTGCCACCGCGAAAGCGCTTGTCGAAGGACCTCACGTGGTGAGACGGCATCTGCACCAGTCTCCGCTTCAAAGTAGGCAGTTTCGTTCATGTGTTTGATAAACAGTTCTGATTGCAT